GTTCGGAATTGTATATTGCTGGAAATAAGATTGCGATTTTCCATGCATTTATCCAAAAAGAAAAGACAAACTACTCTAGATCTCTTTTGATTGCTCCGGATGAATTTCCGATTGATCGAAGTATGAAAGCAATCTATTTAAGAGATGTAAAGAGTATTTATTATTCCATGGGAGAAGAACCACCGTATTCTGATGAGGATCTGATTGGTAAATATTTCTTTACCCACTTGTCAGATACTTTGGATACGACAGATTATTATACTTCTGGGTTTGATGTGGTGGAAGACGATGAAGAAAACTATGATCGAACTACGATGATTAAATACAGTGAAGCCATCTTAAATAATAAGGAATGTGTTGTAGGAGATCATTTGATTTTGGGTTCTTATTTTTACGTAACCGATGAGATTGAGGATACCTATGGAATTTCTACCAAGGTTCCCATTCATTTAATCTCTACGTATTATGATACCCAGTTTATCGATATCTTAGAAGCATCTGGATTTATTGATTCCTTGATTGCATCACATCCGACAGCAAAGTATTTAAACTTCATCGGATCAAAGAAAATTGATAATATTACAGCAAGAAAAGCAAAGAACTTTGATATTCTTTACATGCCTTCTTGTAACCGAGAAGTGATTGGATGGAAGTTTGCAACGATCTATTCCGGATGTCGAGATTATTTTGTAAATACCATTTACAACTATTACTATCGAGATATCTATGATTACTATGATAATTTCATTGGACTTGCAATTGTGCAGATGACCGTTACTCAGGTAATCACAAGAAGTATGGAGACCGCTCTTGACAGAGACTTCTATGACGAGATTATGGTAAGATATCTTTTTGAGATGTATGGAATACCTTACTATTCGGATCTTCCTTATCAGACCCAACGAAGACTTGTAAAGAGTTTGAATCTTTTGATTCGAAATAAAGCAACCAACACCGTTGTGTATGATATTGCAAGTATTCTTGGATATCATGATATCAAGGTGTATAAATATTATCTTGTAAAAGAAAGATTATTTGACTCAGATGAGGCTCTTTACAATGAAGATGAGATCTCAAAAGAAATCGTCCTTAATTCTGCTGGAGAATTAGCAGAAGAAATGACAGTCATCAATAATCTGGAAAAGATGTATGATGTGTATTTCCAAAAGGTAGATTTAAAAGAAACAAACTTCCAGAATGCTTTGGTCGATGCAGAAAACCGAGTGGACTATGATTCGATTGTAATGAATGATCCCTTATGGTGGGATGATGATGAAACCTTTGAAGAGGTGTATGGAGATTCTACCAAATATACTGCAGACAATGAGGGAAGTGTATATCACAGACAATACAACTACATGGAAACAAAATACCTTGGTATTTCTATTAGTTACAAGATGTCGGAAGTGATCTATGAAAACATCCTGTTACTTCGTGCAATCTTTGATAAGAAAGATGAAGTTGCCGATATCACTGTCACCCTCCCGAAAATTACTGGAACAGCAGACGTAAGTCTGTTTGATTTGATTGCATTTTTATGTGCGGCAATCAGTAAGCAGTATAATCTTTCGGGAGAAATCCTTACAAAGTATTCTAGTATTTTGGATGTGATGGGTTATATCACAGAAGATGTAGATGGATATAGACCATGTGATACCTTGGTATTTAACTTTGAAAAACTTACTAATGCAGAAACTTACAAAGAACTGATGAAGAATCCCAGCCGATATATTAAACCGGATGAGTTAGAAACCTTTAAGAGTTATCTTAATTCCCTTACCATCAATCAGGCTACAGTATCTGAAAAAGTAGATGCTCTAAACGATATGTATTCAGACATCAAAGGTCTTGGTTATTATATCGGAAGAAAGATGTCAGAAGCAGAAAACCTGATGGAATATCGAGCTTGGAGAGATTTTTATGAAGCTCTCTTCATTGGTCAAGAAAACAATGAGATGTTTACCCTTGGAAATACGGGAACAGTTGCAACCACATATCTTGAGTACTTGAAAGTAATGAATCCTTCTTTATATAATGCGATTGATGAAGCAGATGATGTTCATCTTTATACGATGATTGACCACGCAATTTCTCGTTTGGAAAAGGTAATTCATGATTTGAAAACTCTTTATACCGTGAATGATAGTAACTCCTCTTTGCTGGATTACTTGATTAAGCTTGTGAAGTTCTTTAAGTCTTATACCACAGATTTGATTGATGTGACCACGCAATACGTCTTTGATATGCGTCCGGATAACTTATTCAAGTTGGTGGAGTATTATAAGATGTTTGAAGTAGACATCAACAAGGACGTTTACAAACTGATGTATGCAGATACTGCAAAAGTAATTGAGACTTACAAAGAAACGGATCCTTTAAAATACAAAGAGATTATTCATCATATTCATGAGACTGAATTTATCACGGATGGTGCTAGTATCAATCATCTGAATTGTAAGACTTGTAAAAACTTTAACGCTTGTAGGAAATACTGTAGAAACGATAAGAATACCTGCGAAGGATTTTATCGCGATGAAGGAAAAGATATTGCATGTAGATTTTATGGATACGATTCTTCGGGGTTCTACAAATACATTAGTTCCTATCGAGATCTTTTATTATCCGCAGACTACAAAGACTTTTCCGATATTCATTGTATGATCAGGTCTCATCTATCTTATGTGTATTATGCATATAAGTTGGTTACGGGATATAATCCTTATTATGATGAAGATCAGACATTTGATACGACAACGTTGATTGATCTCGTTTATGATAGTTTGAATCGATTAAATGATGTGATTGGAAAACACGAAGGATTTCCTTTTATCACAGATGTGGGTTGCCAAGGAATTGAGAAATGGATTACGCTATTAACAAAGAAAGATTCCGAGATTCCTAGAATCTGCACAAATAAGAATTATCCTTGTAGAGAAAAGATCTGTAATATCCGTTACACAAAAGATGAAGCAAGACTGCTTGATATTGTATTGGAATCTGATAAACCTTTCAAATATGTGGAAGAGATCGGACTCTATGCAAAAGCATGGCTTGGATCTTATCATCTCTTCTCAAAGGATGAAATCAATAAATGCATTGAGCATGAGATTATGGATGAACCCACCTTACTTAAATTTGCAGAAGAAATTGGAATGGACGTAACTGCAATCGGTAAAGACAACGTTCGTTGTTTGTTTGATACCTTCAGTGAGGTATTCCAGACAGATATCGTTTTGGATCACATGGGATTTCGGGAAGAGTTAATCTTCTTAGAAAAAGATCCAGAATGAAAATACGCTATGAATATAAGCTGAAAACAATCTTATTAATTATACCATAAAAAGAAAGGATGGTAAGACAAATGTCTAATTTGATTTTGAATGACGGCGTTGGAATGAAAGACATGCTTGTTCCTATGCCTCAACTTCATAGAAGTGGAATATTCCAGAAAACAGCGGTTATGGGTGGATATGATCTCCGCTATAATAAGCTTGGAGTTTCTTCTTTGGGAGAGACAGTATTTTCTGAGAAAAATATGGTTCCCATTGGCGGTTGCCAGTATTCTTTTGAGCAGCTTTACGGAATCGAAGGACCTCTTAAGGTTCCTACTTTGTATGAGATTTCTGGTGGTACCATTGGAATCCCTGATGTATCCGTTTTGGATTATAAGGCAAATGGTGAGACGGTTACTTACAGTATCCCTGCCGTAAACGGTGATGTAAATACCAAGCAGATTATTCATCCTCTTGGTGAGTATGTTTGCTTGTTTGGTGTGGGTCTTACTGGTTCTGCAACCAATGTTCTCACAAAGCCTTCCGTAGACTATAAGGAGTATGCAATCCAGAATAGTCTTTCAGTAGAAGACGGACATGAGATGAGCGGTGTTATGATTCCTTTCCGTTATACAGCAAATCAGCTTTCTGAGACAGATCAGATTAAGTATTTCGGAAAGACTGACACCTGGACAGCTAGTACCACAGATAAGATTGGATACTATTTGAAGAAGTTCGAAGAGGATCCTACCATCAATCATTTCTGGAAAGCAACAACCGATGAGACAGAGAGTACCAATGAGGTTTCTCAGAACGAGTATTATCCCAGAGAGAATACCAGTAACTCCTCTACGATTGAGACTTATACCGAGATGATTCTTAAGATCACTCCGAAGGATATGAAGGAGTGGTTTGAGGCAACGGATAATATTGACTCCGTAAGAGTAAATACCATTGCCCTCTTTACAGGAAGATACAATAAGCTTTCTGGAGACTACGAAAACGTACGACTGTTCTCGAAGCTTTGCTTCCCTGTAAATCCTTTGTCTTTGACAAAAGACTTTATTATTATTTACAGAGTTTACAGCTCATAACTTAAAAATACTGAAGTGAAAAATCGATCTCCCTTGGTTTTTCACTTCAGTTATATATTATTTTACTGATGCGATATACAACTGTATACATATTCGTATCAACAATATACCGAATGTAAAAATAGGAAGGAGAATTAAGATGTTAAACGTTGGTATTATTGGTTGCGGAAATACGGGAAATCAGGTTTGTGCTTATTGTGCAAATAAATATCCTGATATTCCGGTCGTTGCAATTAACTGCAGCGAGAATGACATGGTATCCTTGCCCAATACCATTCAGAAGTTTTTGATTGGTGACGGTAAAGGTGCCGGTAAGAATAGAGAAGAGGCTAAAAAATTCCTCGAAGACTCTATTGTAGAATTGGTTTCAAACCAGTCGGTAAAACAGCTTCTTGCTGATCTGGACATTGTGTTTATTGTAAGTAGCACTGGTGGTGGAACCGGATCTGGAATCAGTATCATTCTTTCGAATGTAATTCAGGAGATCTATGGAACTGACGGGGTTCTTCCGATTACAGTTGGAGTTCTTCCTACTATGAAAGAAGGTCTGTCTACTCAGGCAAATTCCTTGAGCTATCTTCAGGAGCTTTATGAGCTCAGTACGTCTTCTACGTATATGCTTTACGACAATGACAAGATGAGTAAGCTCTACACGGTGGAGATGCTTAAGAAAGTCAATGAAGCAATTGTGGAGGACATCAATATCCTGCGTGGATATTACAATGGAATCACCACTTACAATTCCATTGACGAAAGAGATGCTATGACACTGATTGCAACTGCCGGAAGATTATTCGTGGCTTCCTTATTCGATGTAAAGGAGAAAGATATCGACGATGATATCACGCTGGAGGATAAGTTGATCACGGAGATCAAGAAGAACGCTCAGGCGGAGATCCAGATGGATGGCATCGTAAACAGAACCGGTGTGATTGTGAACCTTTCTGACTCTATGCTCGGAAAGTTCGACACCCATGTTCCGAAGGTACAGAAGTTGATCGGTTCTCCCATTGAGGAGTTTGAGCACGTTTCTGTAAACTCTGACAGGAAACTTGCAAACAACATCTTCTTCATTGCTTCAGGTTTAACTCCGATCAATGATCGCATCCGGAAGATCAAAGATCGTATTGATGAGATCAATGAGTTGCAGAAGAAGAAGGAAGATGATATGGAGTTGGATTCCGATATGCTTTCCCAAGTACAGTCCAAGAGAAAGTACAGAGATTCTGAGTCGGCTCCGAAAGATACCCAGGTAGACATCGGAGCAATCTTTAACAAATTCCGGAATAAGGTTTAAATAATAAATTATTAATTAGGTAACGTTGAAATTAAGTATTAGGACGAAAAGTAAATCCGAACTACTTAGTTTCGACGTTACTTTAAAAATTTTTATGAAGAAAGAGAAGGAGAACGTTATGGCTAACGAAAACAAAAAGGAATTTAAGATTCCTAACGATGTAAAAGATTTCGCTTCGTTAACAAAGAAAAAGTATGAAAAGAAGTACGCAGATCCTTACATGAGTAAGGATGAGAAGAAGAAAGCTTATTATGACATGCTCATTGATGAGCTTCCTGCGGTTATCAAGTTACTTGTCAACTATTCAAACGTAAGAGAGGTTGTAGATATGAAGCACGACATTTATGAGCGTTTGTTTGATAAGAAGCTGATTAAGAAGATCACAAAGATCGTCGAGAACGATATCGACGAGATTGAGAATATATGTCTGCTTCCTATTATCATTTATGATGTGATCAAGGAGGCAAACAAAGTTCATTCAGAAGAGCTTAAGGACGATGAGAAGGCAGCTGATTTTGATCTGACCGACGTCGTTGATTTGAGCAGACTGATCCTGAAGAAGAAGTTGAAGAAGCTGGTGAAAGCCGGAGTAAACGAGGACCTGGCATTTGACGTACTGTCCATCATTCCTTCCAACAGTGTGTTGAAGAACCATGGAATGTACAGACTTCGTCAGATGATGATGGTTCTTTACAACTACTCTAAGACCGTTGATATCGACTTCGATAAGCTGATCAAGTATGTCGTATCATCCGACTATTATCCTTCTTTGATCGCATATTTGCTTCTGGAGAAGAAATCTGATTATGTAAACTACGATGAGAAACAGAAGGAATTCTTTAACAAGGTTACCGACTGGTGTTTCAATACGATGGAAGGATTGGAGAAAGAGGAGATCCGAGAGATCTTGAAGACTTACTTCAACTATCGTAAGAGAGACAAACAGCAGAACAAGGATTCCAACAGAAGATTCTTTATTGGTACTCTCCCGGCTGATGAGTTCCCGAATATCACCAAGGTAGTCGAGAAGATGAAAGCAGCCGACAATACCATCGAAGAGTTTCTCTAATCAGATCTCAAGAAATGCAAATACAAAGAAAAGAGGGTATTGAAAGATGAGAGTTCAAATCGTGAATGTAGGAAAGACAACAAAAGCCAGTTGGCATGTTGCACCTTCCGTCGTAAAAGCAAAGAATGGCAATGAAAATACCGTATATTTCTTAGAGTCTGAGGATAATGGAACCAGTCAAAAGATTAAGATTGGCGGGAATGAAAAGAATTATCCTTTGGATACAAAATTTGACGGAAGCATGGTTACTGACCATGGTAAAGTGGAAGAGGGAGATTACACGATTCAGTCCATCGATCTTCCATTTTCTTCGGTGTTTGTAAACCCGAAAAACTTAAATCCTTACATCGCTGGATTTGTCGATGAAGAGGATACTGCTACGAGGAAAGACAGAATCGTTGTTATGATTCTTGGAGAAGATCATCAATATATCCGTTCCAATGTAAATCATAACCTGGCAGAGATCATTTGTACATTCCGGACAAATAACGGAATCGCATGTGTTCTCCAGGTGTATCAGGACAGATTTGATGAGCTGGTTTCAACCAGTAACGGAAACGAGAGATTTCCTCTGATTAAGATTGACACGAAGGAAGGAGATTGCTACAAGCACATTCGACTTGAACTCAATACTTCCAACCCTTACGACATTGCTCTTACAGAATCCTTTGTAAAGAAGTTAAATGTCATTGAGAAGCTTTCTTCACTGGATGGAAATCTGGAGAAGAAGAGAACTTCAAGAAGATTCATGAGACTTAGTAGCTCTTGGATCACCTCGACATTTATCTATCCTGCAAACAAGATGTCTTCCGAAGAGATCAGCAGAATCATCAATGAGAGAAATATCAGTTCGGCATTGGATGAGGATGTTTCTATTCATGTTTATCCCATCAATGTGGATGAGCATGGACTTGTAATAAAAGATAATGTCTTCGAAGACACTATCAATAATCTGACCAAGGCAAAGGTGAAAGCATTTACTTTGGTGGATTGCAAAATTCCGAACGGCTATTATGGTGATTTGAAGCCGCTTTATATCTTTACTTGTGATCGGTCGGATATCGATACTCCGGCGGCAACAAGACTCAAATGCTTCAAAACAAATTGATTTGGATATTTGCATTTAGTAATATATTATAATATTGAATAAATCGAAAGGAGTCATGAGATTATGGCTAAGAAACCAATTTATAAAGCAGGAGATGGATCCGTAATATCCATCATCAAAGAGAACACTACCAAGCACGGCAAGATCAAAGGTAAGAACAAAAAGCAGACAAAGGTCCTGCGCGGTGCATGTGTTCATCACACCACCAACCACAAGGGTAAAGTAAAACCCACCATTGGAAATAACGATGGAAAGGTTTGCAGATGCCGTTTGTGTGGAGGTACGTTTAAGCCGTCTACCTATGATAAGGAGGCTGCTGAGAATAAGATTAAAGGAATGAGAGAGATCAACAACCAGGCGAAGTATCTGGCTGTGGCTCTTGGAACTGCAAATGAGAATATCAGATACTTCTCAGAGTTGGGCTCTATGATTGAGCTGTTCCCGAAGAACTATCGTAAGCTGGCTTCGATTGCAGAGAAAGTAGAATCTGTAAAGAAGAAAAAGAAGAACAGAGACAACGATAATTATTCGAGTCTGGGAAGCTGGAGATAAGCTTGCTACGTGCCTGAGATGGTTGCTCCTTGCATGGGAAATGAACTGTGCAAGGGTTCTCCTTTCTAAGTAATTAGGAAGGATAAAGTGAAAGGAAATACGTTTCCTAACACATTCTCTATATAGACGAAATGAAAATAAATAGGCTTCGAGGGTCGGAGAATCGAAGTGAAATAAATTCTTCGAGACATATAGAATAACTTATTTAGGTGTATATCGGGCGAGTACCCTGATTTATACATGTATAATTGACAGTTAATCAATTATAATTCTAAAATGTCAACTGTTAACTGTTACGATGTAAAATTGTTACGATGTGAGTTATTCGTGGGTTAATCGTAGAGCACAGAGAGCCGGGAGATTAAGCACGATATTAAATGTAAACCAGACCCATTTAGGGGGTCTTGTTAGATTTGAAATATGATGTGTCATTCAAATCTTGGGTTAAGGTCATCTTTCCTATTTAAGATTCATTCCTCCAAGCTGTCTATATGGAGAATAAGTAAAAAGCGTATATGAAAATACACACAATCAGTAAACTTTACCGGTTACTGAACATAAATCTGTAGATGTGTTTATTGGTAAAAAAGTCACAGCCATGACTTAGACTGCCGGAAAGACCATATCCTACAGTGTGATTAAGTTGTGTTTTTCGTCTCTTTAGAGTTTTCAGAAGGTAGTCACAACCTTTACTCGCTAAAGACCAAGAATATTTTAAAGAGACGTCCCTACAAAAACGCGACTACAATGAAAATACCTTTTGTCATAATAATAAGAAAAATATGGTTAGTACCAAAAGAAAGAAACAGAGATAAAAATTTCTCTGTTTCTTTTTTTATATAAAATTAAATAACCCTACAAGGGTAGGGATAATATCTTATTATTGGAATAACAGAATAATAAATCAATTAAAGCCTGTTTTTTATTTAATTGATTTATTATTATTTTGATAAAAACTAAAAGAAAGGATCTAAGACCAATGGCAGATGCAAAGATGATGTACATCGAAGATGACATCGAAAAGATTCAAATGAAAACCAATTTATATCTAAAGAGCTATGGTCCAGAAGGGGAATTTCATCTTACCAAAGAAGTGGTACAAAACAGTGTAGATGAAGTCATTGACCCGGAATCAAACGGCAGTGATATTGTTATCATTTGTGATAAGTTAGAGGATTCCGTTGTCGTAGAAGATGATGGAAGAGGAATTCCAGAAGATGACTATCCTCTTGATATTTGTTGTACCAAATTACAGTCAGGTTCCAAATTTATGAGAGATGCAGGAAGTGATTCTGCTGGAGAGTTTGGCATTGGAATTACCTGCTGTAATGCATTAAGTGATGAGTTTACGATGACCTCTTTTCGTGAGAAAGAAAAGACTGTTCATACGATCTCATTTCAGTTAGGAAAGAAGGTCTTAGATGAAAAGAGACCTCTTACCAAGAAAGATAAGAAACATGGAATGTATACGAAGATGATTCCCAGTAAGAAGTTTTTGGGAGCAACTGCGCATTTACCGGTGGATACCATTGAGACATGGGTAGAGAAGATTTCGTATTTTATTGCAGACCATGTAAAGATTCACTTTGAGATCAGAGAAGGTCTTAAGGTAATCACCAAACGGAAGTTTGAAAAGAGAGATCCAATTGGACTTCTTGAAGATATCTGTTCGGATGAGATCATTATTAAACCGATTCATTTTGTAAGATCCGATGAGTTTGATGAGGAAGTAATCAATACCGATAGTAAGATTGATGCTCCTACAGTAATCAAACACAGAAGAGCTACTTATGGAGTGATGATTGCTTATGATGATAGTCTGGATCCTTGTTATGATTCTTATTGTAATTTTGCAAATACCACAGAAGGTGGTGTTCATGTGGATGCGGCTGAGAAAGCTTTTTGTAATTACATTCAGAAAGCAATCAAAGATTCTATGACGGACAAAGAGAAAGAAAAGATCGACATTCTCTGGAATGATATTCGTCAGGGTCTTAAGATGGTAGTGTATTTGAATACCAATGCAAACGTACAGTTTGAAGGAAACGTAAAGGAAAAGATCAATGCAAAGATTCTGACACCCATTATGAGTGCAGGAATTTCGGAAGAGATCGTAAAGTACTTTGAGGAAAATCCAGATAAGTTAAAAGCGATTGTGAAACTGGTCAAAGGAAATGCAAAAGCTCGTATTGAAGCAAACAAAGTACGTGTTGCAACAGCAAAAGAAACCATGACTTCGATCAAAGAACAACAGATTCCAAACTATGACAGAGCTTTGAATACGGGAAAGAATGACTACCGGGAAATCTTCATCGTCGAGGGTGACTCCGCAAAGGGTAGTGCATCCAGAAGAAGAGATCCGAATTTTCAGGCATTCTTTGCAGTTCGTGGTATGACAGCCAATCCTTACAATAAGTCTTTGGTTCAGATGATGGATCCAGAGTCTGGTAATAAGGAATGGAGAACGTTCGTTCAAGTACTTCGTTGTGGAATTGGAAAGAACTTTGATTTGTCAAAGCTTTACTTTAATAAGATTATCATCTTAACAGATGCAGATATTGATGGTTCTGGAATTACTTCTGCAATTGCGGCATTCTTTATGAAATGCTTACCGCAGGTAGTAGAAGCAGGATATCTATACAAAGCACTTCCTCCTCTTTATAAAATTAAAGACGGTAACAAAGAAAAGTTTGTTCACGATAAGGAGGAGTATGTTGACCTTTATTTGGATAAGGTCGTAAAGAACTATGAGATTGCAATTCTTGCACATGGAAAGGAATTTATCAATAAGAAAGATTTTAAAGAGTTCTTATTTGATACCGAATCTTATTTAAGAGATTTGTCTTCGGTTTCTAATCATTACCGAATTAGCAAGTTTTTGATTGAGCGAGTTGCATCCTTCTTGGTTTGGAAATATCCGACCATTGATTCTACGTTTGATATTGGAGAAAGATTAAAAGACCAGAAGTTCGTTACGGAGCTGATGGCAACTATTCAGAAGCTCTATCCGGAAATTAAGTTTAATGATAAGGATTGTGCTTTGTTTGGTGTTGCAGAAGGACACTTTGGATCCATTGAGTTAAACTCCAAGTTTATGAGAAAGATTACTCCTTTGCTGGATACGTATAAGAAATACGGTTATACATTATTAGTGAAAGAGAATAATGAACCAGTGAAAGATCTTTCGATTGGAATGTTTACGGAAAGATATCAGAAGTACATTCCTAAGATCTCCCAGCGTTTTAAGGGACTTGGAGAAATGACTCCGGAAGATTTGTATGCTACAACACTGGATCCTTATTCTAGAGTACTCATTCAGCTTACTTCCGAAGATCTTAAGAAAGAGATGAAAGTCTTTGATGTACTTCATGGAAAGAAGAAGAAAGACAAAGAGCTTCGAAAGAAAATGATGCGAGAGTACCATATCAAACCGGATGATTTGGATAACTAGGAGGAAACAAACATGGCAACGAACAATCAAAAAGTAGATCCTTCTTTATTTAAAGAGAAGATCAACACAGCGAATATTGCGGAGAAGGCTGAAGACTATCAAAAGATTTATGGCGCAAATAAGAATTTGTATCGATACTTTCCTTCTATGATTGATGGATTGAAACCCGTAGAGAGAAGATTTCTTTACGGGTTGTATATCGCAAAGAAGTATCATGGCAACCTGTTAAAGTTAGCGAGAGCAGCAACCAATGCAGTAGAGTTTCACCCTCATGGAGACGTATCGATCTCTGATGTTGGCATTGCATTGAGTCAGGAATGGGTAAATAACGTTCCTTTGATCCATGCACCTGGTAATAATGGATCCATCAGAGGGGATGCTCCTGCGGCTCCTCGTTATTTGGATGTATGTCTTAGTGACTTTGCATACGACTGTTACTTTAAAGACTTTGCAAACTCGAATGTAGATATGAAGGTTGCATACACTGGAGAAAGTGTAGAGCCGGAATACTTACCGGCAAAGTTCCCTGTAGGGATTATCAATGGTGGATTTTCCAGTATCGGTTATGCGTTTGCATCCAACATCCCTCCGTATAATTTTAAAGAGGTATGCGAAGCAACGATTCAACTGATCAAAGATCCGACATCTAAAATCTTACTTTATCCGGATTTAGCAACAGGTGCAGATTTGATTATGACAAAGAAGCAAGCAAAATCATTGTGTGAAGATCCTATGTCCGATACAAAGATCACAATGAGAGCTCATGCAGAAATTGATCATATCAATAACATCATTACGTTCACATCGATTCCGATGCAGACAAGTACTGGAATGATTGTATCAGCATTAGTGAAACTTCGGTTAGCAGGAAAGTTTCCTGAGATCAAAGAAGTAAACGATAGAACTACAGACCAAGATGGATTGATCTTACAAGTGATTCTGGATCCGAAAGCAAATCCAGAAGATGTACTGGAGAGACTCTACAAATCAAAAGCAATGTTAAAGAAGACCAATGGCGCTTCCATCACATTGATTGATGATTACATCTCGTATGAGTATTCCGTAAGATCTTTCCTGACAAGTTGGATTGACTACAGAAGAGATACTCTTCGTTCCTCCTTTAACAACCGACTGATGCAGTTATTGGAGGAAGAGCACATCAATGATATCAAGCTCTTTATCTTTGGTAAAGACAACTTGAATAAGACGCTTGAGATTTCCAGAACGTCAGAGAATAAGAAAGTTTACATTGAGCGGTTGATGAAGACCTATAACATCAGTAGTTTACAAGCTGGAATCATTGCAGGTCTTCCTACGTCAGCATTTACGAAAGATGCTTATCAAGGATACGTAGAAAAGAAGGAGGCGCTTCGAAATGATATCGACCGTATTAATGAGATTCTTAAGTCTGATGGTAAAATTGATAAGGAGATTATTAGAGAGCTAAAAGAAGGAATTGATAAGTACGGCACACCCAGAAAGTCCAGAATTATCAACGATGAGAATGAGATCATCTCAGATAAAGAGGTTGTGGTTGGCATTTCCGAAGATGGTTACATCAAGAAGATTGCAAATGATGGAACATTGATGGGATATGTGACCAAAGCAAAGAATACACCGATTATGCCGATTCAGTCAAGAGATAGTGATACACTGGTGATCTTTGATAGTGCTGGGCAGGTGTTCTTGTTACCAATCTCTAAGATTCCTCTTTTGAAAGAGAAAGATCCTGGAATCTTAATCAATAAGTTTATTGATGTAGTAGAGAATGGAAAGGTAGTGTCCGTATCCATTGCTCCTAAGATTGCAGAGACCACTGAGAAATATCAGTATGTATGCATTACCAAGAAAGGGATTGCAAAGAGAGTTCTGACATCCGTAATGCTTAAGTCTGACAAGACAACTAAGTCTCCTATTGGAAATGCACTCATCTTAAATAACGATGATGAACTCAGTGTCGCGATTTGTGTAGCAGACCTTAAGAAAGAACTGATTCTGTTTACCGACTTTGGTAATGGAGTTCGTTTGAAGCTAGAGGATATTCCTCTGCAACTCCCTGGAAGTAAAGGTTCTAAGATTGTCAACTTGATATCCAGAGAGAACATCGTTGGTGCGAATCTCATGGAATCGGATGATAAGTTCTTAGTGTATGTAACTTCCTCTGGTAAAGTGAAAAAGACGGAGCTTAAGCTGTTCCCTACGATGCAGAAAAAGGATGAACCGTTGTGTTTGGTGAACCTGGATGGAAATGAATATCTGGTTTCCGTAAAGTCTGTAAAAGGAAATGAAAAGCTTACGTTCTTTAAGAAGAATTCAAATCCGGAAACTTTGAGTGTAAATGATATTCCGTTGAAACTTAGAGTGTCAAAAGCCGAGAAGATGATCAAATGTCCTAAGGGAGATTGCGTCATTTCGATGGTAATCAATCGTTAAAACAAAAAAGATACATAAACCTATTTTCAGGTTTATGTATCTTTTTTTATTTATTTTTGTTGTAGAGAAGCGTTAATCCCTTTCTCTGCAAGGATGGAATGAATCTTTGCGAGTTTACACACGTTCTCCCAACCAGTTATAGTAAGGGTATTGAACGATTCCAGACATTCATCGATATCATCTTTTGTGTAAACAATGCAAGGAGTCATAGGGGTAAGACCTTCTGTTAAAGTTTCCTCATTTGTAGTTGTATTTTTCGGTTCAGTCATATTCATTCTCCTTTCTAGAGTCGATCGACTCTAGGACATTCGTCCAAGTAACTTTTCTTTTTTGTAGGTTTCTGAGTTTCATTGGTAACGGACTCCTGCTTTGCAATGGTACTCCTTTTCGGTATGGAAATACTCATATGCCCACACAAAGTACAAGAATCCCTTACACAAGTTCTACGTTCCTTGCTCACATGGAACTTCTCGATAGGAACCTGATCAGTGCATCGAAATACAACGTTCTTTTCAATGTAAACATAGTTCATATCTCTGGTACACTTTCCACCTCTGGAAGGAATGCAGTATCCATTCACACCATACTTCTTTAAGTACTCATTTCTGGTATTGAAATACTCTTCATTTCCAAAGTCGTCCTTTACTAGATATCTTGGAGCAGTTTTCTTATTAGATAACTTCTGTCCACGGTAGTTTTGGTTAAAGAGATCCTCTTCTGCCATGTAGTAGATATCGTTTGCTTCACAAAGATCAATGAACTCCTGATACTGAGTATTGATCGGCGTCACAACGGTTTCACATTTAAACTTCGGATGATACTTTGCATTGATTGCTTTTGATTTTTCAATGAACTCATCCAACTTCGCAAATTCAATGTGAAAACTTGCTGTCATAGAAAGAGACTTATTGTAACTATCCGCAACCGAAAAGAGATCCAGATAATACTCTACAGTATTAAAGAGGTTGGTTGTGATATTTACACTACCAATGGCATCGCACTGATAGAGTCTATCCAGAATCTTATTGAGTCTTGGATAGATCGCAACCTCTCCACCAATCAAATCAATCTTTACATTCTTTTGATTGATTTCTTTTAATTCTTCTGAAATTCTACAGATCTGAGGAATGGCATCTTCGCACTCCTTCATATCCAAAAGACCACTGGGTTGATCTGTGATAAATGGTCTTCTGATACAGTAACTACAATGGTAATTACATGCATCAGTTAATCTCCATTTGATAGTACAGGATTTATCAAGATCAATAATTTCCATTTTGTTTCCTCCATTTATATTAATCTTTTTATTTTATATTGTCTTTTTGAGAATAGAAAAGTAGGGAGGTACAAAAAAAATACAAAAAAATAATCAGTTGTTTTTAACTAATTATTTTGCCTACTATGGACTGCTCCGGCTCGCACTTTCACCGGTCTGTTATAGTGCTCATCAGGACTTACAGGGAACTCATCCGCAAACAAGTGACGGATGAGCATTTCGCCTGAATTATTGTTGATTCATAGTAGGCTGTTATTTTTTGTTTTGAGCAGTCTAAAGTTCCATACCCACACTACATACTTTGTATGTTATCTTTTCTGTATGAAGAATAATGTATAATGATTACTCTCATACACGATAATAATATATCATTAAAAATAATAAGAATACACCGTGTGAAATGAAAAGATAATATGGAAGAGACTAAATACCTCTTCCATATTATCTTGTAGTGAACGAACTTAACCAATCAATGTGATGATTTCCTGATACTCCTCATCTGTGAGTCTTCCAGCACCATAATAAACATCTGCCATATTGATCAGTTCGTCTTTTGTCTTTTTTCTATCGGTAATCAGTTTTTTCATGATTTTATAAGCCATGATTTTTCTTCCTTTCTTATTTTATGATAAGCCAAGCTCATTACAGCTAAGTTCATACATCAGATCTGCTACACATTCGGTCAGATCATCGTTATTTAATGGATCTACAACTTCCACAGGTTCGTCTGCATTCTCAACTGGCTTGCGCTCTCGATCCGTTTTTGAAGAGGTTAAAACAATACCATCTTCGTAGTCTGTGTAAATATTCCATTTGTAAATGAAATTCTCACAATCTTTCAATACGGTATCGTCGTCTCTTAAGATCCTAAATCCAGGATATTCTCTGGTTTCGATCTCAGGCTCTTCGAATACTGGCTCCTCGGGTTCTTTCGTTTCTTCTAAAGTAGCCTCTTCTTCTGTAGGTTCATCATCTTCGGAAGTTGTTTCTTCTGATACTTCTTCTATTACTTCTTCAGTAGGTTCCTCATCATTTTCTTCAGTAGAATCTTCTGTTGTTTCTGTGATTTCAGAATCACTAGTTTCATTGGTTGTTTCATCGGTATCTTCGGTAATCTCTTCGATTTTGGGATCTACAACTTCTTCTGTTTTAGGTTTTTCTTTTATTACAAAGATCTGAAAATCTTCCGGGATACTTGCGATGTATTCTTCTGCAAATTCTTTGATTCCTTCCCCGAAGATTTCTACACGATCACGATAAAGTACACACCGGGATAACGGCATAGTTACGTCGGTGTTATTAAATTTAATATAGGGCATTATGGTTATCCTCCTTAATCTCCGCTTGTTTCATAAAGTACACAGTCTACTTCATAGGTAGATGAAGATGCTTTTACAGATACTTGGAAATTACCAGCGGTAATCGTAAATCCAGTATTGGATGTCGTTCCCATAGCAAGTATCGTTACATTTGCAGTACTAGATGATGAATCCGGTGTAGCAATCATACGTGCGCTCATTCCATAAACAGCGTTGGTTGATTCCGTACGTGCATATACCATAAGTAAATAAGTCTTTCCAACACCTAAAGTGAACGTTTGTGCAGTGGTACTGATATCATACGCTTCCGCATAAAGTTGAAGAGAAGAATTCAATTTATGGGTATTGGTGGTAACATCTCCTGCAAACCATCCGTTTCCAGACCAGTCTAAGGTATGAATATTTTTCCTGGAAACGGATGAAGTACCACCACCAACTATGTGAGCTGAGGATGCATCAGATGTATTGAATTTTCCTTGTATGTGTTGATAGGAACCTGGTGCCGTCGTGTAATATCCTTCTGCATGAGAATAGGAACCTGATACCGTCGTGTAATATCCTTCTGCATGAGAAGCGTAAGGTGCCGTCGTGTAATATCCTTCTGCATGAGAATAGGAACCTGATGCCGTCGTGTAATATCCTTCTGCATGAGAATAGGAACCTGCCGTCGTGTTACAACCTTCTGCATGAGAATAGAAACCTGATGCCGTCGTGTTAGAACCTTCTGCATGAGAAAACGTACCAGATGAAGTATTATAACTTGACCCTTCCTTATAATGATTTGATAATAGGTAAATAGTCCCACCTTCATATTGTACAGTAATTTTTGTATCATCCGATCTATATATAAAGTCTCCTCGCATTCTAACACGTCTTTGTGAACATGCCGAACTGTCAGTCACCCGATTACGTGTTACGTTAGAATATAAGGATAACAAATAAGGATCTTCATCTGAAAAACTCCCATCTATAACCCCATATGGTGTTGTCATTGTAAAGTTATTTAAGTGAAGTGTCGCATTTTGGTTGTGTATCTCTAAGCTACCACAGTCTCCGGTAGGTGAAGATTGAAGCCGAATAGTATTATTGGTTGGGACAGATATATGAATAGAACCGTTATCCTTTAAAACAATATTGTTATCCTTAACGGTATTATATATTACCATGCACGATGAGGATGCTATTTCAAGCCTATAATCAGTATCAGTATTATAATCGATATATGCCATATCTCCGAATTTTATATGTTTTTTGTTATGAATTCCTAATACTATATCGTTTGTATATAATTGACTAGCATTTATATTTGTAGCATAAATCTGATAGATGTTCTTATTAGGGGAACCAATCTGTCCATAGTTATTGCTTGCGGGATAGATTCCTTTACTATTACTTGCAGGTAATATAATATTCCCTCCCATGGTTACGGTAGTTTTTGCTGTAACTTCATCATTAAATGTAACGGCATCGTCAAAAGTAATTCCATTGGTGGCTCTCATGATAATTTTACCGCCTTCAGTCAAATCAATACAAGAACTTGACCCATGAATCATAGCTTTTTTGGAACCCCATACTTTTATTCTACTTGATTCAATATTTAACTGACCTCCTTTTATTTGTTGCATGGAGGCATCACCAATTCCAAAATAGACATGATCATAACACTCTTCACCATCTGAATTGACATAACTATGAGCATTTATCTGAATCGTTCCAGAAGATATAGATACCGTCCGCGATGCATCATCTCCTATAACGAGATTATCGCCATAGATCTGATAAAATTTTTTATCAGAAGATCCGATCTGACCTGTACTATTTTCAGAAGGATAAATTCCTAAGGTTTTACTCGCTGGAGTGATAATACTACCACTCAGACTTCCTCCTGCTAACGGAAGGTAATCACCGGATACTCCTCCGGATTTTGGTATATTTAAATTAAATAATAATTTTCCACTTTCTTCATCGGTTGTGACCTCCGCAGATGGCTTCTCAGAACTGTCGATCTGAGTAATGGTAGCTGCGGCATCGGTTACAACCCGTTTTCCATTTTCTTTCAGATAACCATTAAAATTCCAACTTCTTGACATTTTATGATCTCCTTTATTTATTTTAAAATTTCAGTATTTTAGCAATACTTAAAGTGTAATTAATAGTATTGTCCTTGAAAAAACACGTGAAGATAACTTTTAATCTTCACGTGTTTTCTTGTTTTTAAGAGAAACTAACCTCATCATTGTCTGTATTATACGAGATAGAAACATCATTTGAAATGGTTAATCCTTTTTCTAAATTTAAACTTCCTGTTACATCTCCACCAGATACCGAAACGAATTCATTCAAAAACGCATTTGTTAATTCACTAATTGCTGTATCGGTATAGTTTTTTGAATTGCCATAAGCAGTCTTTACTGCAAAAGATGTTGCAGCGATATTTTCCTCATCGGAATCCGTACTGTTTGAAAGCATTACAATTCCTTTGCTTGTTAAGGTTGCCACATCCAACGTAATTTTTCCTGTTTCGGAATCAAGCGATATGCTATCTCCAATAATTACACCACCAAGGGTGTTGTGTGTTGCAATAGGAAGAGAGTAAGCCTCTGGAAGTGTTGCTTCAGTTGTAGACACTGCAGTAATGTGACCGTTTTCATCAAACGTAAAAGAAGGAATCTTTATGGAATCTCCATAGTTTAATTCCCCATTGGATCCATCACTCGATCCAGCTTCAACCGTATTTTTGTGTCCAAAGGTAATGGTCTTATTTTCATCATTTACGGATATCGAGATTCCATTGGATTCTGCAATGATAGCAACCAGTTCATTAAAATCTGGTGAGATTCCACTCTCTTTCAGATTTTTAATCCCCGTATCTGCATATTCATTTGCTGCAACAAGTGCAGAATACACGGAAGATCCAGAAGCCGCTTTATTTGTTAAGTCTTCCCCATACTCATTGGTAAGAAGCACTCCACCAACTTCAGTTTCTGTTGCTTCCTTAATAGATGCAGATCCAGTTTTATCAATCACAAAGCCATTTCCAATTTTAATTCCACCAAGTTCCTCGGTACTAGCGGTTGGCAAGGTATACCCTTCGGGAAGGGTAACCGTTGCAAGTCCCAACTCTGTAATGTGACCGTTCTTATCCACACTAAAAGAAGGGATCTTGATATCTCCACCATGTTCCACATTTCCATTGGTACCATTTGTAGACCCAGCAGGAATTAAATTTTTATGAGAAACCGAACCCGTTTTCGCTTCCTCATCAAAACTAATTTTCAAATCATCGCTGTCTACAAAGATTGCTTTCATAGAAGAAATACTAGGAGTCACCCCGTTTGCTAATAAATCTCCCAAGGTATCAACACCATCTTCTTCTGTACTAAGTAGTACATCAATATCTCGAACGACAGGATATAAATAAAGAGTTTTCCCGTCTTTCACTTGACTGATCAAAACAGAAAAATCTTGATCTGTATTTACAGGACTCATATTCCTTATCTTCCTTTCTTTATTATTCCTGAAAGTGATTACTTTCTTTGCATATTTTTGTTAGTATTTTTACAAATACTGCTTATTATAAATGTTTTTTTGATATCCCACTACCTGCGCTGAAAGTATAGTAATTCAACAAATATGTAACGAAAAAATGAAAAGGAGGTAGCCGCGATGGCTATATTGGACACTGAGAAAATCATCAATGGTACCGATTCTAAGCGTCTGAAAAATTCTTACGAAGAATTAAAGACTGAGTACACAGATGATGCAGTACAAAATTATCGTAAATGCTTTATTGGAAAGCCTCTTTCCTTTATTGTAAAGAATGCAAAATATATTTCCGCTGAGCCTCAGTACGGATTGCCCTTTATGTCATGGACTGCAAAGAACGTTCCGATGAGATATGATTCTCTTTGTAATTTGAGAGATTCTGTGAAAGGATATTATTCAGATGCACAAGATAAGATGAATCCTTTCTTAAAAGATCTTTATGGAAATGCAATCTCAGATATGGATTCTTTAGTAGATTCCAGATCTCCGGAAGGAACTATTGAAGTATCTAGTTTATCGGATGCTGTAGATGATAAGTTCTTTGATGAGACTTATGCAAGACTTTGCAAATCGAGAATTGATTCTGGAGATGAAGAGGCTTGTAAGATTTTTGGAGAAGATAAACCTTATGCTGGAGAATGTGATAACTACCAGGATTTTATCAGTAAGTATCCTTCTATGGCAAAGGTTACTTATTTAACTCCTTATGCAAAAGAATTGGATTTGGAAAAAGAAATGTGTGAGTCTTATTTAGATATTATAAATAGCAATACTGGAAATAATATCGAAGATAAGACCAATAATCTTCTTGCTTGTGAGAAGGTTCAAACCCTTGCTTTCTCCGATCGATTTATGGAAGGAGTCAATAGCTTCAGTAATGCAAATCTTCGTTCCGTTGCACATGGTATTTTAAATGCCGACATTGGAAGTGAAATGATTTCTGCATTTAATGAAGCTGCTGATGATACCATCAATCCCGTTTATTATGATCAGAAGAGTGCAGTAAACTCTATCATGGAGGAATCTGTATACGATGATTTGTACAGAGAGGATAGAGAAAAACTCCATAGTGATTTGATTGGTTTTAAACATGCAATGTATGAGTGTGTAAGAAATAACGTTCATGAGCAGTATGTGTTAAGAGATACCGATGAGATCTTGATGGAGACTCCTCTCTTTACTACAATCAAGGAATCCATGGGAATTACTGGTTCGGTTACCGTAGAAGAAGGAGAATTAATTATCAACGAAGCAGTTGCTGAAGTTGAGGCATCCTTAGAGGAAAACCATTTTTTTGAATACACGGCGACGGGGGCGCCCAATAAGGTATTGGCAAAAAGACATGTGATGTATGGAGAGGTTCCGAATAAGAACAAAGCTCAAAATCAGAACAACAACAATACCACCTCGAATGATGACGACGATGATGAAGATGATGACGATGGGGATAATTCGGATAATAACGACAATCAGAATATTTCCAATTCGAATAAAGTCTCCAGTAATGGAATGCCCAGTGCATCCAATCCAAATTCCAAGAAACCGGTGAAAGCAAAACCGGGACTGATTGGAAAAGTTCAAAATGCTGGAATGGAAGCTCATAAGGTAAGCAGAGCAGGTGCTCAGAAAGTTCGTCAACTCGGAACCGGAATTAAGAATGCTGGTAAAGCAGTGTTAAAAATTCCCTCTGGACTTGTAGAAGGATTCAAAAGTATTATCCATGGATTTGATGAGATGGATGATAACCGACGTAAAGAGTATATGTTAAAGCCCGGTTATCGAAAGAAAATCATGAAGAACCTTCGTGTGGCATGTACTTATGGTCTTGCTTTTTATGTCAACAAACTCTTTGTTCCTGTTGTATGGTTTTCCAGAAAACTTTCAAAGGAAAAGGATAAGCGAATTCGAAATGAGTTTGCTTCTGAATTGGAGACAGAGATCAAAATCTGTGAAGAAAAGATTCAGGATGCCGCAGGCAATATGGACAAAAGAGAGAAATATCAATTGATGCGTTTGAAAGATCAATACGCTAGAGAGCGTGAGAGAGTTCTTATCAATAGTAAAGCTATTTAAGGGGGATTATCATGATTGAACTGATAGAACGAGAAGTTCCTCTTTTTGAGAAATTGGGACTTTTCACAGAAGCCCCAAAAAAGAAAAAGAAAAAGAAGCCGAAAGTAATTTCGGTTCGTCCCATTAAAAAAGATTACGATAAATATATTACACCTGATGAAGAGTATGATGCAACGGAAGATGACGATGAAGATTACTCTGATTACAATTCCTTTATCAATATCACAGATGATGATCTGGATAACTTAGCAGATACCATCCCAGATGATGACGGAAATAACGATGATGTTTCTGATGAAGAAATGGATAACATGGAGAATGATGTATCCCAAGAAGAAAACGATACACAAACTTCAGACGATGATTCAGAAGGAACAGAGGTTCAGGAACAGTCTGCCGCTGACAAAGCAAATGCAGCAACTGCTGCAGCATCCGATGATGATAATACAGAAGATGATGAAACTCAGGATAATCAAACAGATGATACCGGAGATACCGGAGAGCAATCCGCTGCAGATAAGGCGAACGCTGCAACAGCAGCTGCCGCATCAGATGGTGGAGACACTTCAACAGATACTTCCGGAGGGGATGCTTCTGGGGGAGACACTACTGGAGACGCTTCCGGTGGAACTGATGGTACTACAGATGGTGGTGATGGAACCACAGACGGAGGTGCTGATGCCTCTGGAGATGGATCAGGAGATGCTGGTGGCGACGGTGGTGATGGTAATGCAGATGGTGGAGATGGTGGAACCATTGATGCCACTGGAGCAGACACCTCCAATGATATGGATTATGGTGCAGAAGTGGATTCGAACTCCGATGATGGATCGGATCCAAATGCGCAAGGCGGTGATTCAAATGGTGATCCAAATGGAGGAGACCAAAATAATTCAGAACCTTATACCAAAGACAGTATGCGAAAGTATCAGCTCTTTATGAGGTTCATGAACTTATATAATGCTGTAAAATACTTTATCGATAAATTGGATATTTTAACAACTGATGATGAAGTCTTTGAAGCTGCTTCTCATAAAGCTTTAAAAACCTTTAAAAAGATTGAAGATATGATGAGAGACTATATGGTATTGAAATTCCAGTCCGATAGTTATTTGCAGAATTCTTTCTTCTATGAGAAGATCAAAGCGAACTGTATGCTGGTACTGGAATTGCTCAATCAAAATAAAATCAAAAATACGGAAGATAAACAGTAAATTAAAGTTATTTATTCGAAAGAATATTTAATTTTATAAAAAGTGAAGAAAATACCTGTATAAAACAAATTTATTTGATTGATTTCGTTTTCGTTAAACAAAACCAACAATTAATAAAAGTTTATAGGAGGTAAGAGAATATGTCATTGGCATTTCTTGAATCTGCTAACTTTGAGGAGACCGCTACCGTAGGTGGCTTTACAGCCGCGAACAATGAGAATAGTTTCGATAACGTTTTCGCTGAGGCAGTGGCTGACCTTGAGAGAGCAAAGATTAATTATTTCATGGATATTGCTACCATGGTGAAGAATCCTGATATCATGGAGGCATTTAAGGAGAGCGCCCTGTCCGGTCTTCGGGCTGAGTCTGCAGAGCGTTCTGATAGCGACGTTTGGGGTTCTTACTCCAATATGTACGATCAGGTTAGCCAGCTGTGGGATAACTGCACGACTGACTTCGTTCGTGAGTCCGCTACTGTTGGTCAGTTGATGCCTATTAAGGCAATCGACTATCCTATCCTGGTAAAGCAGCATCTGTCTCTGGCTACGAAGGACATCCTTCAGACAGAGGTGACCAAGTCCCCTGTTATTAAGAAGCAGATGGAGCAGGTTTGGATCGTTGACAATCAGACCAAGCAGAGATGGAGATATCCTCAGTGCTTCTACAACGATGAGTACAAGGATATCTATGAGGCAGGTAAGGGTCTTCCTATTAAGAATACCCCTGTTGATCTGCCTGTATTTAACTACGACATTATCGGCAAGTTGACCGACGCCGTTGTTCCTGAGAGAGAGAAGTTTACAATCAACCTGAAGATTGTTAAGGCTATCACTACCGATGGCATTGAGATCCCTGTTGATATGTACATCAACCTTCATACTTCTCAGTGGATTGGCGGTAAGATCGATGTTACCGTTCAGAATGCAGACGGCGAGCCTGTAGAGATCCAGGATGCAATCACTGGTGATGTTGACTTCATCAGCAACACCGTATCCCTGTCTTCTGCTGCTGGCAAGATTAAGTCTGTTGTATTTGATGGTTATCTGAGCAACGAGAAGAACGAGAGATCCGTTAGCTTCGATTACACCAGAGAAGAGAAGGAATGGAAGATCGAGGACTCTCACAGAGTAAACATTCCTTACTCTATCGAGGAGTTGGATGACCATAAGGCTCTGTTGAACATGGATCTTTACAAGAAGACCTATGACAACATGGCTGAGTACCTCACTCAGATGGAGGACTCTAAGATTATCGACTTCCTGGATGATCAGTTCGAGTATTTCGCTGGTTTGGAGCTGGATCCCCTTCAGTGGAATAGCTTCGTAAGATTCCAGGATTTCAACTGCGATTCTAGCACTCAGACCACTGCTCTGCCTTCCGAGTTCATCGAGAAGCAGCTGAAGTGGACGATTGATCGTTTCGTAATTGACCTGACCAACACCGCTAAGATGGAGGATCTGACCTTCGTTATTTACGGTAACCCTAAGTATGTTTCCTTGCTTGGCAAGAACGTGAACTGGGTATTGTCTCAGGGTAGCAGCACAGGCGGTATCAAGCATAACTATGCTTATGGCGTTATGAATACCGGTAATGTAAAGATCCAGGTTGTATCCGCTCTGAAGTTTGATGAGCGTCGTCCGAACCACAGGGGTCTGAGAATTGTACCTATCGCTTTGGATCCTCAGCAGATGACCTTTAAGCACTATAAGTACAACACTCACATCCTTACCGCTAAGGACTCTGCTTACAAGGCTCCGGATCTTCCCGGCGGTTCTTACACGAACTTGGTAGGTCTGTCTCGTTACACTGATGCAGCTGTTCAGGGTATTCAGGGTCAGATTACGTTCAGCAATGCTGAGTTCATTGATAGCACTTTTATCCGTAAGGAGTAATCATAAAAGAACTAGAGTAGATTCATTTCTACTCTAGTTCTTATTTTATATTTTTGAATAACAATTATTTAGCAATTAAATTTGCTTAGAGTATTCTATGTAACCTTCCTCAACAACATGGATCCATCGAGATTAAATTCTCGATGGATCCATAGTTATTATTTATTCCTTTGCTCTTTTCTTTTTCTAATATATCGTAAGGTGGAATCACTGTGATCAATTAAGGTATTGATGTATTCTGATTTCAAAGAACTAATCTCAGATCGTTTGATTGTTTTAATATGGTGTGCTTTCTTTGCATGGTTTTCTTCCATATTATTCCTCCTCTACTATATTATTTAAATACTCCTCTAATGCATCATCTAATGCTTCAGGATCATCATCCGGATCTTTTTCCAGACCACTTAATAGTTCTTCCTGCTCATCCAATACCTTTTGCATGGATGCGATTTCCGGTCTTTGTTTCATTTTTTCTTTCATTGTGAGAAGTTCCTCATTGGTCAAAATTCCTTTTTCTAAGAGGAGTTCTATTATAGTAAGAAGATTTGTGTAGGTATCTACCATAAATTTTGTATTAGCGAACATCCCCCTATAAATTTCCATATCTTCCATGATTCATGTCTCCTTTCTCATTTTATATTTAACTATTACGTTAATGGTATAATAACAAAATAAAGGAGTTTTAATTATGTCAACCTATAAAGATTTATATGATTTAGAACGATTCAAATCTTTATTCAATTATATTGTCACAGAAGAATACTGCCAGGTAGTAATGGATCATCCATCGTTATTTGTAAATGATGAGAATTTTACCCATTTATACAAAGAGCAGATCGATAAAGAAACGAAGCAAGTGAGGATTCGTCCAATCTTTGATTTCTCAAAATTTGAAGTTGTTTGGACGGCGATCATTGTAAAAGTATTTCATGATGAAAAAGTACTTGAGAAGTTTCATATACTAAAAGATGAAATGAAACGATTTCTCTTATGGATGAAATATACTTTGGATGAAAGTTATATCTTATTCACATTACTGGCTGCGAATAATGAATCAAGTGTATTTTATGGAACGATTCATATCAATTTGGTAAATGTAGTAAATACCATTGCAGAAAAACTATATGAAAAATAATAAAAGAACTCATGCAACGAAAAATTGCATGAGTTCTTTTATTATGCATAATAAATCGTTTTTCTTTCCAGATGATAATTATCATCCCACTGGTTGATAATATCTCGTCTTTCATTGGCGGCTTCCGCCCAATCATCAATCTTAAGAGTAATTCTACCATGAGCAGTTTCCAACTCATTGTAATGCTTCACGACATTGTAAAGAACTTTCTTTACATCCAAGATTGCAAGTTGAGTGAATGTCTCTTCTTGTGAAAAAGGAATGGACGATAAAGATAAATCATGAAGCTTTGCATACTTAATGAAAATACTTCCACCATATAGGTTATATACGCGAACCTTTCTGGGATAAAAGAATTCCCAAGTAGGTTTTGGAAACATCATGTTTGACATGTTTGCTCCAATATTCGTTGTAAGCAAATCCTGAATCATATTTGGCTCAAAGAGTGGCATACCCGCTCCGTAATATCCAATTCCAGATATATCACTTGCATCATAATAGATATCTTCAATGGACAAGATCTCCGTTCCATCTGGTACATCCAAATACAAATCGGTATACTCTAGATTTCGTTCTGCTTTGTCAAGTTCCGAAGCAGACTTTCTCACAATTTCATACTGTGGGAAATACTGAGAATACACACGAAGTGTCATTTCTTTGATTGTAGTTCGAATGGTACCATCTAAATCATCTATCGGAAGAGCGATAGCATATAATCCAAGTTCTGTTTTAATACGTGTCATGAGTTTTGATAAATTCATATTTTCACCTCATTTCTCTATTAAAAATATGTTTTGCATTGGACAGTATCCTAAGTCAGTCTTTTTTGTAATAATTGCTTCGTAAATATTAAATAGTTAAGGATGGTAAAACGACATGGTGAAGTACAGAGAATTTTCAGATAATGATTTAACAAAAATGTCAAAAGAAGAAAACGTTCCTGAATCTGCAAAAATATGTGGAAGAAGGAAACCTTATTATTTAAGTAACCAAGGGGTGGTTAAAAATCCCATAAAGAAGAAACCAATTATAAGAAAGGAAGATTTATCATGAGTGTAAGTAGTGAAAAGTTCGTAAAGTATTTCGAAGATCTTTACAACAATGGAGCAATCTATCTGTGGGGAGCAAACGGTGAGACCATCACAAAAACCCTTACGGATAAATTGTACAAGCAATTTGGATCAGCAACTTACAACAAAGATTATTACAATGCGAAACTCGCAGAAGGAAAAGGAAAGATTGGTGCAGACTGTAGTGGTGCCTTCTATCCTCTTTCTGGTGTAGACAGATCTGCCTCTGGCTTTTATAACGATTGCACAGAGAAGGGTCTGATTGGTGCCATTCCGAAAAACAAGGTTTGTATGGTTTTCAATAAAAACCTGACCCATATGGGTGCATACCTTGGAAATGGATGTACCGTTGAGATGAGAGACTCTAAACTCAATGTTTACAAAGAGGATCTCAAGATCAGTAGATGGTATTATTATGGGATTCCCTCTTTTGTAGAGTATACCGAAACAGAAAAAGCTACGGATACCACTTCGTCCGATGTTATCGTAACCAATTATCAGACTTGGGTGAATACGAAACTTGGAAAAGAAGAGATTAAAGTAGATGGAAGTTACGGAGATAACACTTTGAAAGCAACTGTAAAGGTTCTTCAGACGTTGTTTGTAAAAGAGTATAAGACCAACACGAAGCTTTCGATTGATGGAAAGTATGGTACCAAAACAATTGCAGCTTGCCCTGCTTATTCTGCAATGAAGAAAAACACTACTGCTTTTGCAGATATTACTTATATCGTTCATGTTTATCTGTATGCTGTCATGAGATATGACATGAAAGGAATTATCAATTCCACGAAGGTGTCTACCAATTATAGCGACATCACAAAAGCATATGTTTCGAAATATCAGAATGATACCAGAGGTTTGGCTGCTGATGGATACGCTGGAAGTGCAACACTTCGTGCGATGTTCGCATCAACCAATAAGTAATTAAAATCCCCTGTATGAGATTGATTTCTCATACAGGGGATTTTTCAAAAACAAAATGTTAATGCGTTGGGTAGAAAAAGTCTTTTGCCTATGGTAAACTTCTTAATAAATGTACAGACTCGCAATTTGCAATTTATGATTTATTGAAAATACCGCTCCTTTCGTGAAGCCTGACGCATTACTAGACTCCTAGAGAACCTTAGAACGTTCAGTTCTCTAGGAGCCTTTTTATTGCTCATACTCGATTTCAATATAGTTTGCAAGATTATTATCTTTCGGTAATTCATTTACAACAGAAACCACATCCACTGGATACATGGAAAACATGTTGTTATGAGAGATAATAAAGATTTGATCCGCATTTATCATATCAATCAATTCTTCAATAATCTGAATAAAGTTCGATCGATTGGACTCATCCAACACCGAGTCTAACTCATCCAATAACATGATGTTATATTTACTCATACTTTGAAAAGAGATTGCAAAAGATAAACTAATGGAAAAGAAGGATTTCTCTCCCTGAGAAGCATACCGAATATCCGGTACATTCGTTCCCTCTTTTACAAAAGGAATTGTAAACGAATCTGCCGCAATATCAAACTTCTCTACATATACTCTTCCATTATATATTCTATCCAGTAATGCATTCACCACATTCAAAGATTTCTTTAAATAAAGGTCAATGAAGATCAAAGGAATTCCCTTATTCGCGGAAAGAGATTCCTTCATCAAAATCCATTCATCATAGTATTTCTGATAAACCTTTAATTCTTTTTTAAATTCTTCCAGTTGTTTTAAAGTGTATTGAATTAAGGAAATATCTCTTGTGATTTTATTTTTTTCAAGTGACATGGAATCTCGAAGTTTTGTTTTGGTAAACTTCTCTTCTTTATACTGATCTTTCTTTTTCAAAGAATCATTGCTTTCTTTTACAAAAGATTCCAATTCGTTTTTATTTTCCAGAGCCTCTATCAATGTATGTAATTCACTTAATTCATCTTTATCTTTCTCTAAACTGCGTGAAATTTCAGCGAAAAGTTCTGTCTCTTTGGAATAATTGCTCGTTGTTTGCTCTAACTTCAGGGACAGCTCTTTAATCTGTTTTTTCAAAGATTTCAAAGAAGATTCATGAGCCATTGTTTTTAATTCAGTTTCTTTATTTTCTAATTCTTCTTGATGAGATAAATACAACTCGTAATCTGTGATAAACGATAACTCATCAAAGATTAACTTTTGATCATAAACCATTTCGGTTTTCCCAATCTTTTTAAGAAGGACATCTGTTTTATATTCCTTCCTGATATACTCAGGAAGTTTTAAAAACAACTCTTTGTTTTCCGAAAAAGACAGTAAAACTCCTTTGATGTTGTTATAAGCCATATTCATATAAGTATAGAACTCTTTTGACTTTAACTCACTATCTTTTTCAATGTTCGCAATCATCTGAAAGTCGTTGATGATTTCCATTGCTTCACAACTTGTACATTTGGAAGGAATCGAAAACTTCGGATATCTGGAAAAGACTCTTTTAATAATCGACTTTCCATTGTCAATCTCTTCATCCTCAGTTGCTTTCCTCAAATGATCTTCAATATAAGAAATCACGTTCTTATCTTTCATCAAAAGATCACAGACTTTCTTTACAACTTCCGAACCAAACTCATAAGTTGTATTTAAAACCTCTTGCTTTTCTTTAATGAATGCTAAGAAGTTTTCAATATCTTTTCTAGTATATCCAATTTCTCCATAAGGTTTGAAACGTTCCTCTTCTTCCTTAATAGTCTTTTCTAAGGAAACGATGATATTCGTTAAACCAATAATATCGGTAGAATCTTCAATTCGACTCAGCTGTTGACTCAAGATATTAATCGAAGACCTTGTGGAATCCATGGTATCCAGAGAGTTATCCAAAGAAGATTTTAAACTCCGTAATCTCTCTGTGTTTGTAGCAATTCGTAAAGACAATTCCACTTCGTCATTCTTAAGAGATTCTACAGATATTGAAGATTTCTCTTTTAGCTTCTTTTCCATCTTCTTTAGTTTCACTTCAGAATCCAGAAGTTTCTCCATGTCTACTGGGGGAATCGACCCAATCTGAAATTCAATTACCGATATCGTATCGTTTAATTTCAAAATGGATTCGTCCAGTTCTTTTAATTCTTTTTCTTCTTTCTTTAGTTTCTCTTTTACTCCATCCACATCATCTACATTAAGCTTATTGATTTTATCCGTTGTATGAGAGATTAATGTCTTTAAGGTTCCTACTTCCATATTAATCTTCTTATAATACTTAAGATAGATATCCGCATCTTCTAAGATCTTTGACATAAAGGTCTTTCTCTCAGAACTCTTAAGCTCAATGAGATTGGTTACATTATTTCCTAAACGAACAAGTTTCATATACTCTTGTTCCATATCCAGTTCATTCTTGATAATTTCCTTAAAGGAAGTGACATTTCCATTTGGATTTAATTCGTCTCCATTTTTCTTAATGTAAGACTTCACAGAATGTGTGGATTTATTTGGTGAATAGAAATGGTCGATTTCATATTCGTTTTCTTCATCTTGAATGATAATTTTTTTATGTCCCTCTTTCCCTTCCAATATAAGTTGAAGAGAATCCCTTTCATCCACAGTTCCGAGTGTGGCGAAAGGGTTTAACTGTGACAGTAACACTGTCTTACCGTGTCCATTCGGACCAGTAATCAAACAAATCTTATTTTTTGACTTTCTTAAATTCAGTCTTACAAAAGTTCTGTGCATGGTAGCATAGATACCAGCAAAATTTGTTAATTCAAGTTCACATATTTTCATAACGTAAACCCTTTCTAAATTGATTAAGGTTTTGTCCCCTAAGAAATACGAAGTCATATTTTTTAGGAAAATCTAATTAAGTAAAATAGAAATATATTATTTTATTGATTATAACACGATAAAGATTTAGAAAGGAAAACTAGAATGAACTACAATGGAGATGCTTTAATCTTTTTACATGATTTCGAATCAGATAATATATTTCGAGATACGCAATGTATTGTAAATCACTATTGGGAGAAAACTTGTGGAGACAGATTGTATAGGACTTCCTTTGAACTTGGCGAAATAGAAAGGATTGTTCCTAGAAGTATGTTCTCGAAAGTATTTGACGATCAGATTGGTGATCTTTACAAGCTTGTATTATCTAGGTATACTGGTTGCTGTGAATAAAATAATAGGAGATAAATTATGACAGAAGAATTGACAGAATATTATGATGAAAGCGATGATTTTAGGTATTCATGCCATGCAGAAATCCAAGATGGCATAACAACGTTTCCCTTCAGAATCGTTTCCGTATTTCCGTTTTATCTAGCATCTCATGGAGATCCTGAACTCTATGGAATACATTATGTCCCTGCAGAAGGTCTTTATGAAGAAAGAGCTATCTATGCACATTCCGGTAACACGATACCAACAGATGACTGTGGAATCATATCCAATACAATCACGGAAGTATGTGAATGTGCACTCAGGGAAACGGAATCAAGACATATGGCATTAATAGAGTATGACAAAAGTTACAATGAGCAACATAGTGAATTTATTCACCAAAACCAATCGAAGGAGTATAGTGATGTTACCAACCCGTGAATTCCCGAGTAGAAGCCAGATATGGACTGAAAACTTTCGTTTAAGAGAAACAACTCCAATTAAGGCATTTGATAATGAAGTTAGACTCGTAAGGTCTTTGTCTATTGAAAGACAAAAGATTTATAAATCTGATGATGTACGTCAGCGTATCACAAGAAAATATATGAGGAGTGAAGAAGATCTGATTTACTCATCACATGAATTATGGATAAGAGATGAAGAAGATTTTGATCCAGGTCTAGATACGATATTAGGAGTGAATATGGAACTTAAGAAATACAATTTCATGTCAAAGCAGGTTTCAAGATATGCAATGATGATGGAAGTGGAAGGAAGTGGAGAATTTATCAATACGGAAGGATGTGCAGAGGGGAGGGGATCAGAATGCATGTAAATATAGACAAGACAGAAGATACTGCCAAAAATCAATGTGTATCTTCATTTTATCATATTTTACTTACGTCAGAGGTAGAAATTTGTAAAGATAACTATTATGTTATTGATGACACCTTCAAAACCCATAATTTAAGATATGTTCATGAGCAATCCTCTGGAAGTACGAAATTCATAAGGGATGAAAATAGGTTCTTCTTATCAGTTAGTGAAAGTGATTTAACAAGATATCTTGAATCAGGTCATCATGTTGATCCTGCTAAATCCGAAATATCTAATCATCCGATATTTTATAGAAGGCACACAGGATATGTTTCAAGGGATTTTATGTTACCGGAAGAAACCTGCCCGTGTTGCAACCCTGCATAAATATCTAGATTTGATGGGATTTGAAAGAAATCATATATTATTTTATTAGAGAAAAGGAGGTTTTAAAATGAAAAAGAAAGAAGCAATCACATCTATGGATGTAATACAGTATCTATCTTCTCCAGTAGCTTCCGTATCCAGTGATACCAACTTCGCTCTTACACCAATCAATAAAAGACTAGATAACGAAATCAAGGTGAATGTGGCGTTAAGAGAGTTCCATAAAACCGTGGAGAACTTGATGAAAGTGGTTCATGGATTTCCAGTTCTTAGTCCTACCTTTTTGGAGACTGGGAAAGCAACAGGTTTAGATGAATCAGAAAGATTCTATGCATCTAAACTTTGGAAAGGGAGATTTAATTCTGTTGAAGAAAACAGTGAAATCTTCAAAGGAAGATTTATCAGTATGATCATCTCTTCTATTGATGATCGGATATCGGAAATCTTAGCAAGCGAGATGTCTTATCGATCTGAGAAATCAACAGCAAAAGGAGAACTGAATTTGATCTTTCAGATCTCTTCGTGTATTACGAATTTCTCTACGAAATTTATGAAAGGTGAAGATTGTGAGGATGAACTTAGGAAACTTTTCGAACTCGACATTATGGGAACCTCCAGGGAACAGAAGGCGAAAAAGAAAGTTGTTAATGTGGTGCTTAAAGAACTGGATCATTTGGAGGAAATGGTAGATACTGGATTTTTCGCAGGAGCAAAAGTTCCGGATGATGCATTCATTCAAAACATCTGTATGTTGGGATATATTGTAACCACTGGATGTGGAGATGTAAAGAACAAGTTGATGGTGCCGGAAGGGACCAGATTTAAAGATCGTGATGCGATTAAAACGATCTTGGAAGTTTTGGGGTCTTGCATTCTCGATAAGAAAAATTATGGGAATGAGCAAACGATGTATCAGTGCTACGTTGGATCCCTTCCGATTCTTGCATATGATTTTTCGGATGTGAACTACAATCCGTATTTGAGAGAAGGATGTAGAGCACTCAGTTATGTCGGGTTCTTATCTGGAAATAAGAAGATCAAAAAGATCATTCAAAAGATTGTATAAAAAGAGGGTTTCCCTCTTTTTTTATTTTTTATTAGAATCAATACATATCTTTAATACTTTAAATCCAAAAGGAGGATATTTAAAATGGCAGAGATGAAGGACGTTGTTGTTTATGACAAGGATCTGATTGAAAATTTGCTGGAAAGAATTGATACGGAGATTCCGGTAAGAGGAATCGATAACATGAAAGTGATCGTTGACATCTTCAATACCCTTTCCAAGGGTGGTACTGTTCAGCAGGCTCAGGTGGTTTATCCCAATGAGACAAAGAATGCTGAGGTAGTAGAAGCAGAATCTTTTAAACCGGCTGATGAAGTGGTTTATGATGCAACAGAAGATGATTCTAATGATGAATCACTGGTAGAGCAGTAATAAGAAATCCCTACTCACATATTTTGTGAGTAGGGATATTTTTACACTTCATCTGCAAATTCCACACCAGTCTTATAAAACTCTTTGATTACTTCTTTAATGATATAAAGAAGAAGAGGAGTAATAAAGAACATTTCCAGATTTGCATCTAATTTAATCAGTTCATCGTTTAAGGAAGTATCAATATCAAAGAGTCCAATCTTTTCATTTCGAATGAACTTCTTGATCAACTCCATATACTTTGAATTGGTTGGTCCATTTAATCGAATCGTTTCTACTGCATGATCTGAAAGAATCCGATAACAGTTTTCCGGATTGATCATCGAAGGAAGATCCACTACATAAACAGATTCATCTTCCCACTTTGCAAATGCAGATTCTTTTCGTCCCATTCCTTTAAAGGTTGTATAAAGAAACGGTTTTAAGAGATTGATATCTTTTCTTTCAAAGAAGCGATAAATACTTCTTTCGTATTTGAGTGTCTTCTTATTATCAAAGAACTCATCTTCTTCTAAGAAGATCGTTTCCAAACTATTTTTCTTTTGGAATAAAGAATGGTTGTTGATGAATGTTGTCATGTACGGATCATACAAACTGTATCCGTTGTCCATTTCTCCAAGAAGGATATTGTATCGGTCGTTGTAAAAAATAGAAAGATACAGACTTACCATGTCGGAATACATCTTATCGATAATATCTAATCTCTCTTTGTAATCTTCTTGAATGATACACTTGTTTTCACTTCCAATGTTTTCCATGATACAAGTGTACTTATCATGAACCTGTTTATCTAAAGATTCTCTTTTATCTTCATCAATGGTATCCAGTTTGAAATGAATCTTATAAAAGTTATCCGGTCGGATATTATCATGCTCAATACTGGTTACTCGAAATAAATGAGATTCTCCCACATAAGGAATCACAAAGTAATCATTCGGAAGTGCTTTTACAGTATTTGGAAGGATTACTGCTTCCCCTTCATAAGAGGAATCAATTCCCACATCAGTATCTTCCAACTGAAGAATGATTTGGTCTAATCCATAAATCGGAAACTTCTCAATCTTCTGAAACCGAAGAGGAGACTTATTTCCAATCACGGTTTCAATGTCTTTGAATCCTTCATCGGATGTGGATTCATTTATGTTAATATGAAAATATGTTACGAAGGTAGGTGTTTGCTCTAAAAAACGAATAGAAGGATTCTCTAAGCGTTCATCATACTTAAGGATATTCTCTTCTACAAAACGTTCTTCGTCCAATAAGAATGCCATAATCGTTTCGTCCTTTCATTTCATTTTTAATAAATTGTCCAAATCTAAAAAGAAACGAAAAAAAGAATAGCCCAATAAAACCAGCTATTCTTTCTATGTTTATTTAAAAGAAGGTGACGTTCACATTATAACCGTCATCATCATCCTCGTCGTCGTCATCATCATCCCATTCATCATACTCATCGTCGTCATCTTCATCATCGTCATAAAATACGGAATCCAACTCATCCATGTCTATCTTTGCATACTTCTTTCCTTTCTTCTCCTTTGCTTCTTTTAATTTCTTGTGCTCTTCCAACCGCTGTGTAATAAGTAACTTGTCCTCCGGGTGAATGATTTCCCCACTGATTGCATCCGCAAGACTTCTAGGTTTTCCATTTGTATAGGAGCCAAATATCATTTTCTGAGCATCATCACTTTCAGATATATGCTTTTCTACTCCTGTAAGAATCCCTTTTCCAGCAGCTAGTAATACGTCTAAAGATATTTTCATAACTGAATCCATCCTTTCTTTTTCTTTATTTCTATGAATATAATATATCAATAAGTGGTTAAAATCCCTAGAAAAAACAATAGGTTAAGTGTATAAACGACGGAAAGAAGGTGTATAGATATTGAGTACAATAGCAGTCGTAGATACCAAAAGATCTTCACTAAAGGTTTACTCTGTTGCAAGTGCAAGAGATACAAACTTAATCGGTACCTTGGAAAAAGGAACCACTGTGACAATTGAAGAAACCAAAGTGATTAATAATATTCAGTGGGCTAGAATTACTTCAGACACTTATTCGGGATGGGTTATACAGCAACACCCATCTCTTAGTTATGCTTACTTAAAAGTAGCATCTACTTCCAGAAGAGCTGCAGCTAGAGCAGCATCTACTACAAGTTCTTCTACAACGACGGTATCTTCCAAAGCAACCGGAGGAGATAACAATCCCTCTTCGGATTCTTACGTTGCAGTTGCCAGAACTACATCTGGTATGGCTAGTAATATCGTAACTGAACAGACAGGAAATACGGTTGAGGTAACCCCTGGAAAGTTAGAAAGTTTTGATAAACTGGAGAGATCTTCTTATTATTTATCTGACGCATTGCAAGATTTAAGAAGAAGCGTCAATATTATAACAGGAAGCGTGGATTCTTTAGTTGCTAAAAACTCAACGCTTTATAACCGGTTCAAAGTTCCAGTTCCGGATATTGCATTGGCAAAAACCTTTGGTCATGTATTTTTTACCAGACCAGATTGTAATATCTTAAATTACCTTGGTTCGAATACTTATGAACTGACAAAAACGGTTGCCAATAATAGTGACTTTAAGTTGGAATTTAAAAACCGAAAAGAACTATTGATGCAATTATGTAGTACCGTTGGGTTTGATCATGATTTCATGATGCTTCCTTCGAACCAAGTGACTAGTTTTGAGACGAGAGATCGATCTTTAAATACCGATGTGTATGGAAGAAACTTTTATGGATACACAATTGCTTATGGTAAAACAATCGATAGTTCTGTTGCTGCATCAGATGTATCTATTAGCTTTTCAGAGGATAAGAATCTTAGCATTTTAAGATTGCATCAACTATGGATTAATTACATTGATGGAGTGAAAAAAGGAGTCTATCGTCCAAATGATAACCATCTATTCAACAAAGAATTGGATTATGCTGCTTCTTGCTACTATATTTTATGTGGAGAGAATGGTGAAGATATTATCTATTGGGCGAAACTTTATGGAATCTTTCCAACCAATGTTCCAGATTCTGTCCTTAGTTGGACCAAGGGAGAACAACTATCAAATCCAAGTATGAGCATTACTTATCAATACTCTTGGAAGAGAGATAACGAAGTAGAGTTAATTACTGAGTTTAATGCAAACTCAGAAGTAGGAACTGGATTTACTTACGAAAAAACTTATAATGATGAGTTTTTTGGTACAGGAAATACCTGGGTAGGAGCACCCTTTATTGAGTCCGTTACAGAAAACGGAAAGCTCGTTTATAAATTAAGGTTTAGACCTGAATAATGAAATGAGGTGAAACTGTTGGCAGATCAATCTGTTACAAGAAATTACCGTGACAACTTTGATTTCAAAGAGTTGACCACAGACGTATTAATACCGAAATATTTCCCAGACCAAGACATCTCAACGAGAATGTCAGGATTACTGGGTTTGACAACAGAGCAGTTGGCAGTCATATCCGAAGATGGATTTAATGCCGTATCGACACTTTTAAAAGAATTCTTTATTACGAAGGCAAGTTTGCCAGAATCTATTTATAGCTATGCAGCAATCTTCCAGTTATCGGACGTGCAAGGTTCTGCAGCTGAATGTACTTTCCTTTTGGTTTTTAGTGAGTCCGAATTAAGTGATGTATTTGATGAAGCAAACTTATCTGCTACTCCGGGAAATGAAAACTGTATCTATATTGGAAAGAACACAACGATTTATGTAGAAGATATTCCATTTATTTTGGATTATGATATTGAGATTACCAGAAAGAAAACGAAGCTTTCTTCTACGGAATATGTATATGGAGCAAAGTATGTAACCACAGAGTTTACCAACTCCATTTCTACAATTACCAATCCTTATATCAAGATTCGTAGAACCGTGGATGGATTCTTTGGTTTGGAAATTCGCGCACATCAGTGTACGAGATATGAGGAGACTTATAGTATCATTGATAACTCTGCTTTAAACTATCCTGTAGTGGATGTGGAGTTTAGTGGAATTATTGCTGGGTTTGATGCTTGGTACAAAGCTCCTGGAGATACCGAATGGACGCAGATGATTACAAAGGTGGATAATTCCCTTCCGGAGAAAGATCCGTTTTGTTATTATAAGATCGTGGATGAGAACATCCTTCGATTACTTTTCTCCTTGTCAGATTCTTACTTCCAACCAGAGTTTAACTCGGAAGTAAAAGTAATCGTTTATACCACGTTAGGAGAAGCTGGAAACTTTACTACTTATACAGGAACCGATGTAAGCATTTCTAAAGATGTAGAGAGTTATTCTTATAATGAAAACTTCATTATCAATGCAATGGTTCATGGAGCTTCCTCTGGTGGTAAAGATAATATTGACATTGAAGAGTTGAGAACGTTAGTTACCAATCAATTTAGTACCGCAAATGTACTTAGTACAGACAACGATTTGGAACTTTACTTCAATGCTTATGAGAATCGAAATAACAACATCATCAACTTCATTAAGAGAAGAGATGATTTAGCATCCAGACTTTATACGGGATATATGGTTTGTAAGAATGAGGATTATGTCTATCCCACAAACACACTGGATATCTCGATGAACTATACGTATTGGAATAATCCAGATGGTGGATATATTTATACCCATGAACCTGGTCATCTTTATACGTATGATGGAAATACAAATCGAGTCACACCTTATTACAAATTGGGATTTAATGAAGTGAAATATATTCATAACTTCCAAGGTCAGAACGTTGCAGAGTGTATCGTAAAAGATTATTTTGCATGGTTGCATGAGGTAGACCCTTCTGTAAATCCGGATTATGATAAGGATGATCCCGATTGGGAAGAGAATTGGGTTTACTCAAAAGAAGAGAATGAAACCCTTCTTTACTATGTAAATAATATCATGTATACCTGTGAAAATCCGGATTGTGGATATCATTCTCATAAGACCTTCATCAATGAAGATGGAGAAGAGACTTGTTATTGCTGTCATCAGAAGATGATTTCCAAAGGAAAAACGAATATCAACGATTTTTGTTGTACCGTGTTTGATACCGATGAAATCGAAGATCGGATTCAAGCGAATGATTTTGTTTATGCAAATCCGTTTCTTATGAGTATCACGAAGCATCCTGGCTTAGTGAATTATTACTTAACAATTATCAATCAAGAGTCTTTGCTTGATTTTACAAATTACAATATTGATACGCCGTTACAGTTTGTAATGACTTCTGCAAAGTTTGAAAGACCTCTTGCACAAGAAAAGAAATATACCGTGACGGTAAAGATGATGAGTTCCATGCAGTGGAATCCAGATCTATTGATTCCTGGAATTTCGAAATCAAGTTATGTACCAAGAAGATCTCAGTTGGAAAACAATTATCTTCGTTTGATGATGGTGATTATGGATGGCGGAGTAGAAGCTTGTTATATTGAAATGGTTCCCAGTGCTTATGATTCCGAAAATGATGTGATTACCTTCCAGTGTAGTTTCATCGTGAATGACCATGTGACATTAGGAAATCAAATGCAGTTGGATGAATATACGCCAACACAACTTGGATATACCATTCACCTGGAAGAAGATGAAGGAACTGAATACACGATGGATGAATCCGAAGTGTTGAAGGTATGGGTGAATGAAAGAGAATATATGGATGGATCCGAAAGCGGAGAAACCGAAGAAGGATCCTATAACGAAACCGATGTTTCCACACTGGATAGTGAAACTTCTTCAAGTTCTTCGTCCACTTCTTCTAGTTCCACAACAGGAACTACTACAGAAACAGAGGACGATGAGGAGGAAGAAGATACTTCTGCTATTCATGGAAACTTTGTTTATGTAACAAATAGTTCTTCGAAGTTGGTTCCTATGGAAGACTTGGAGATTCGATTTGTCGTACTTACCAAAGAATATGAGGACCCGGATGATTGTGTTACCAACAACTATCCTTCCAATGAATTATTCTTTAACCTCTATAACTATCAGTGGACCAATATTTATTCCACCTTTAGTGATCGAGTGGATTTGATCAAACCTCTGACGATGGTTCGAAGCAGTATGTACTTTAGAGATGACAGATTGTATAATGTCTCTTATGGAGATATTTATCTGTATTCTTCTCCGATGGTAAAATACTCTCTGCTTCAGCATTATGATTCCAGAGGAGAGCTTGCAAAGAATGAGTCTGGAGTAACGCAGTTTGAGATGTTTACCTACATGATCAGTACGTTTTATGATCAGTACAAACATTTGGAAACCGTACTTTCTTCTTCTTTGTGTCAAGCTTCTTATATTGATTTGAAGTTTTATAATACTTACGGAAAGAGTAAGAATTATATTATTGGAGATGAAGATGAACTGATTGACAGGGTAAATATGAGTATCGCATTTTGTATTTATCTAGTTGCCGGTACGGATATCCTGAAAGTACAAGATGAACTCAAACTCTACATCAAAGATAGTATCGAGACCTTAAATGAGAATGGAAGTAATGATTTCCATATTTCAAACCTTATGCGGTCTATTGAGAATAACTTTGCTTATGTAGATCATTTGAAGTTCGTTGGTATCAATGGAGAAGTATCGTCTACAGGTAGTTATGCATTAACCGATGAGATGGGATATTCCTCTGATTATCAGTCCATTAAAAATATTACGAAAGATTTGGATGAACTTAGTAAAGAAGAGCGTTTTGCTTATGTACCTGAAATGCTTTGCATTAACAAAGATCAGATTTGCTTAACGTTCTATATTGAGGAGTAACTTATTAGGGAGAGGGTTTCCTCTCCCTTTTTTACTGATTTATTTTCACAAGTTCGTATATATTGAAAAAACATTGTATTAAATTTAACTATAATAAGGAAAGGGTGAAAAAACTATGGGTAACCCAGTTGTGGATTCAGAAAATAGCGTTATTAACTTTATAGATGAACTCAACAAACAGCGTCGGTATCAGAATGCGATAGACGATGTCCAAGCAGATCCGGTAATCAAAGCACGCCGTTTGGAGGACACTAAGAAGGATGGCGTGAACACCTGTTTGAATAGTATTTTTACAAAGGTTTGTCAGGATTCCATTCCTGAGATAAACGGAAGAACTGCTTCCGTAGATGATTTGGATAAAGTGGTAGCAGATTACATTTCCAGAAGAACCAATGGAAATGATGCTACGTTTTATGTAAAGGAAGCAATCAAGAAGAATAAGAATGCTTCGGTAATGAAAAATATTTTGGAGTCGGTGGAGAAGATCGTATCCGATCAGTATCGTGCAAAATCCATGGATCCGAATTCCATTACCGAGGAGGATTATACTTTTAAGATTACTCCTGAGATCGATGACAAACTCGCGACAATTATCCGGGATAATAATCTGGATGATTTGAGTGATGTAATCAAAGACAATGTAAGAGATACTGCAATCTCTGAGGTAGAACTTGCAAAGAAAGAAAAAGAAGACCGACAGAAACTGGAAGAGGAACTTACCAACGATGAGTCTATCACTTCTGAAAGCGATGTAGAAGAGGCAGTAAGAGCAAGAGGTTTGAATAAGACTTCTGTTTACACTCCTTCTTTGTTTGAGTCTGTGATGATTCATGAGTTTAATAAGATTGCTCCTTATCAGGCAGTTACCGAAACTTGTGAGTATGCTCCTATCTTTGAGGGTGTGTTTAGCAACATGAAAGAAAAGCACGACCAGAAGTTGGAAGATAAATCAAGAGACGCAATTGCAAATAAGAACTCTGAGTTCTTGGCAACGGTGGATGAGATGTACAAAGCAGTTTATACTGCTTATAGAGCAAGCGTAAGTAAAATCAACACGGATAAGTTGACGAGCGCTCTGACAAGTTCTCTTTCTGCTAGTACCACCGGTCTTACGGTAAAAGCTCCTATCTCCACTTCCAAAGTAAGAGAGGTTGCAGATGCTTATGAGGCATTGTCAAAGACCATGTTTGATAACATCAAGTATCAGAAATACAGAGTCCCTAAGGGAAAGACTCAGGTATATTCTATCGGAGAAGCCATTGGGGAGTTTAAGAAAGACGTAAAGCTTTTGGATGATTTCTTCAAGGAGCCCGATGGAAAGAAGTTTGTGAACAAAGCAAACGCATTTGTGGTTCCGAAGGCAAATAAGTGCACAACTCCAAAAGAGGTCGTTACCATTTATCAGATTGCGCATGATGTTTACATGGCAAGAATGAGTGTTTATTCTGCAGCAATCAGCTTCATTGAGTCTTTTGCAAAGACCGCAGAGGATCTGATTAAGAAAGGTTCTAACACCGAAGCAAAAGAGTCTGCTTTTGATAATGCAGTTGTGGAGTATACACTCCTTAATATGTCGAAAGCTTTGTATCTTGAGAGTTTTCACTTACATGATGTAGATGAACTTGCTAGAGATTATGCAAAGAAATATTAAAAACAAAATCCCTAACTTCTTTTATGGAGTTAGGGATTTTTCTTACAGATTCACGTAGTTATTGTTTTTTGTTGAAAAACATTAAGCTAATACAGAATTTTAAGAAAGGATGATCAAAATTATGGCTGGTTTAGCTACAAGTCAAGCTGTAGCGCCAAATCTCCAGAAGGCTGATGATATGGGTCTTATGTTTATCGCAGAGCAGGTTTCCCCTGAGAATAACGTGGTAGACAGCCTGAAATATCAGGAAAAAGCTGGAGTAAAATTTGCACAGTTTGATACAATTTTGCAAACTTTCAGATGTTTAAATAGAAATAAAAGAAAATATTGGGGTCCCAATATTGATGATATGCTGAAAGCAGAAAGAATCGTTACGATGTTAAGAACAAATGCATGGTACGGTGAGATGGATCATCCCTACGCTGCTTATCAGGATCAGAAGTTATCACCTGAAAGAATTCAATTGATTGAGATGTCAAGACGTTCCCATAAAATTATGAACCCTGCTGTAAAGGGCGATATATTGAGAGCAACCATTCAAACTGCTTCTGGAACCGAATGGGGAAAAGGATTTTGTGATGAAATTTTGCAGGGTCTGATTCCTTCCTTTAGCTGTAGAGCAATTGCGGGAATCCAGAATATTAATGGGGAACCTTATGTAATCGTAAGAAAGTTGATTACTTACGACTGGGTTCTTTATCCTTCTCATCATGATGCAAATATGGAGGGAACACCTCAGTTTATGAGTAAGAGTTCTGCTTTGGTTGCATTAGAGTCCGCTGGAGTGGACAACGGAAAACATGAGGATATGAGAGAGTCTTATACAAAAGATATTCTCATTCCCTTAAAAGAGATTTTGGAACATGTTGGAATCAAAGATCCAAACACCAATGCAATTATGGAATCCTTTGATTTATCTTTGGAAGATATGGTTGGGTTTGATTCCAATTTGGATCATACGATTATTCGAGACGGAGACAATACCATTTATGCAAAGATATCTCCCCAAACGAAGCATAGTGTTATAGATTTCCTCAGCTCATTTTAAAAGGAGGAAAAAATAAATGCCGAATATTATTAATGACGCGTGGAAAGTCATTGGTAGAGCAAAGCGTGATACGAAAGCGTTTCTTACTGATCGAAATTCCACCGAATATTCCTTGAATAAAAAAGGAGAGAAGGTATTCTACCAAACTCCCCATGGAAAAAATGCAATTCACGGAGCTGCTACAAAATACAAAAAGGAAAACTACCTTAAAGGGTTAAATTCCGATAACGTAGATGCAACGGTTCGGAACTTGAAAAAAGCTCTGTCCGATACTATGAAAGAACTTTCGGATAACGAAAAAGAAGCCATGAATCCCAGAAAGCAAGCAGAATATGGGATTCAGAAAACTGGCAGATTAAAATATGCAGACACCCTGACAAAAAAGAGGGGTGATATCGTTCGTGCTTTAGGAGAAATGGGAGTTTATGTAAACCCGGAAGCTTTAAAGCATGGAAAAATTCAGTATGAAACATACGAAGAATCTGTAAAAGAAGGAGAGTATAAAACTATGACAACACAGGATTTGAAACAGATGAAGATCGATGTATTTGAGGAGTCAGCATCTGGAAAAATTTCAGATAACTTCAGAGATTATTTGTTACTCCGTCTTGAGAGTGTTGAGAATGAAGTCGAGAAAAACGAGGCAGTAAACTCTGTTGTAGAGGCAGCAATCGAAGAGCAGAGAGATCAGTTCGTAGATTACATTGTAGAGTCTTACAATGCTGGTTTGATTACAGATCTGCAAAGAGATGTAATGCTTGAACTTGCAAGCGAGGATTATATGTACAGTGTGGCAACACCTGATCGTATTCCCGACTATGTTCGTCAGTATCTGGAAGCTGCTGAGGCTGGTGACGAAGAAGGAAAAGAGGAAGCTGCAAAGAAGATTAATGAAGCAAAAGATGTACAGGATGCTGCAGATGACGGTGGTTGTGATGATGGAGAATCCTTTAGTCTGAAAGAAAAAATTAAAGAGGCTAAAATCACTCTTACTGACGAAGAGAAGAAGCTGGCTGACAAGCTGGATGAGAAGCTTTCCAAAGCACTGAGCGGCGGAAGTGATGACTCGGGTGATTCTTCTGATGATGACTCTGATGATTCTGGTAAGAAGAAGGGTAAGAAGAGTAAGAGCGATGACGGTGACAATGCCGATGATGGAAGCGATGATTCTGGTTCTGACGATTCTGGAGATACTTCTACCAATGAGAGTGCTATGAATGATGAGATCTGGAACTACGTTCAGGAAGCTGCGGATGATGGCATCTATTCAGATGAAGAGATTAATCAGATCAAGAATACTCTGGAAAGAGTTGGAATGATTTAAAAAAATAAGGAGTACGCAAATAAATGCGTACTCCTTATTCTGTGCCAGATAAGACATAGATCAGCCGGATTACTCAGCCAGATCGTCCTTCACATCATTCAGTGAATCAACAATGGCTTTCTTCTTTTTCACGGCAAACACCTTCATACCAATACTGGCAGCCAATCCAAGTGTTCCAACACCAACCATCAGTGTTCCAATTGCTTTCTGCTGCTCTCTTTTTGCTCTTCTTTCACTCGGTCTCATAGTTTATTCCTCCCCAATAATATTATCAAAATCAGCATAGTAATAACTACCATCTTTGGTAGTACCGTTGTCAAAAACAATTTTGCAAAGAAAGTAGATAAGGTAAACAGCCGCTCCTCCTAAGAGAATCTCCACCTTTCTACGGTTGACGAATTTCCATAATTTCTTGATTGCTTTCATCTTTGTCCTCCTTATGAACTTTAAGTAATGATAGAATGATTGAGATTATCTCAATCATTCTACCCAAGTAGTACTAGTCATCTTCACCAGAAGAAATCTCCGCATTTACCTCGGCTGCAATAACAGCATTCGTCCATGCGTCTTTTGCAACCCTTACTCCAGCAGTAGCGAAATTCCAAGCATACCTTGCGGCACAGCAAGTTCCCATCACTACCAGTTCCGATGCAGACTCTACAGCAACATCATAGGTGAACTGCTTTGCTGTCTTTTTGAGTTTGCGTCTCTCAAGTGCATTGAATCCCATTCCTTTGGTGACTTTTGTAAACGTTTTGTTTACTTTTTTCTTGACACTCATATCAAATCTCCTTTCTGCTCATGTATTTTATACACAAGATTTTATTATTGTGTACTCGATATAGTTTTTTATCATATTAGAGCAAATATGCATCTATATCTATTCGGATTCATAGGAATAATATATCTTTATTTTCTTGATAAAAACAGGAGAAAACAATTTGTTAAAATCGTGAAAATATATCTAGGAGGATCATACAAATGGATATTAGAGATAGAGTAAAATTAATGATTTATGAGAGAGGTCTCGACGAAGATACCGATCTGATAGAGGTTGTAGAAAGTGCGGAGACCATAGAGGAACTTGGAGATGTTTTGAGAGTTATGTCAGAGGGAAATCCTCGTGACGATCTTACCTACGCAGATTATAAGTTCATTTCTCTTATACGTAACGAGATAAAGAATTTGAAAGAATCCAAACACGCTAGTGATTTCAAAGGTATTATAAGTGTATTGGAAGGATATGAAAAGAAAATCATGTCCCTGTTATCAAAGAGATCTACTACAGATAAGGATATCGAGGCATGTTGTGAAGAGTTTATTATAAAGCTGGATACCGAACTTAATAAGTTAACCGTTTCACTGAAAGATGAGTATGCAGATATCGTTGTTAAATCTTATGATGATATCGACAGCAAACAACTGGATGATGTGAGAGATGAAATTCAAGAGCTGAATTCTCTTAAAGGAAAACTGAAATCTGTTATCAAAGGAGTTTCTCAGAAAGCAAAATCTGTTCTTAAAGAAAAGAAAAAAGAACAGGTTTCTGGTGGAAACAAAGAGATTCAGTCTACCAAAGAAAAAATCGAAGAACTGAAAGAAAAGTTGGATAATAAGGATTGATGGAAAGAAATATCTGCTTTCTAATAAAAACAATGTGTTAATATTAAGATTACAAAAGTAATTTTATATAATACAAGAAAGGAATGAAAAGATATGAGTTTTTTAGATGAACTTAGAAATCCTCTTCCTAGTCGACACAATGATCCTTACTTTAGAGAGGGTATTGATGAGATAAATAATGGATATGAGGATGATGAAGCCGGATACGATGACAATGATGATATAACCACTCCCGTGGAGAATGATGATGTAAATGATGATATGGAGAAGCCTGAAAATGGTCTGGAGTTGAATCCGGATGAGGATGCTGAGGCAGATTCCATCATTAACATTGCCGCTACTCCCATTATCTTGAAGGATGTACTTTCTCAGGATGAGGTAAATGAGTTTGCTGAGAGTTCTGAGTTTGACATTGCAGTAGATGAGGGATTTGCTATGGAGGCGTTTCGTTCGAACTTCATGGTAGACAACTCCCTGTTTATGGAAGCAAAGTTCTATCAGAAGAATATGGTAAGATTTACCAAACAGGCAAGAACCAATCAGCTGTTTGAGGTTTGTGTACAGGCAATCGCTCGTGCAAAGAGAGATCCGGTATACTTCAAGCTGGCTAAGGTGCAGGGCATGAGAAGACGTCTTAAGGCAGTTCTTCGTCAGAGATACAAACAGCCTGCTATGAAGAAAGCAAAAGAGTATGTAATGAGACTGAGAAGATCTAAGTCTCCTACCATTGCAAACGCTGCTAAGCAGATTGCTGATAAGTAGAATCCACTTAACGAAGTGAATGTGAAAAATCACATTCACTTCGTTCTTTTTCTTTTGCTTATATATTATTTTTCTGAATACAGAAAATATAACTTTTAGGAGGTAATAAATATGGGCAAAAAGAAAAAGGAGAAAAGAGAAGCTTATTATGGGAGATTCACTGATGAAGATTGGGAAAATCCATTTCCGCAAGAGAAGTTAAACCTTATGGCAGATCAGTTAGAGACTTATATTGAGATGTATGATAATCTGTTGTATTGTCAGAACTTAACCAAGAAAGAATATGAGGAGGCGGTTTCAGAAATTAAGAAAGCAATCAAGAAACTTCGGAAAGGAAAGAATCTTGAAACGGTATTTGATATTGACCGGGTGGAAGAATCCATTGCAAATGATCCCATATTCGTAAAAACATGGATAGGATGAGAAACGATGAAAATCTATATGTTTTATTTAAAGTCCACGAAAGAACTTTATGCCTATACGTTAACGAAAGAGACAGCTGAGCTCTTCATGTTACAAAGGAATATGAAATGCTTCATCTACCAGAAAAAGAAAGTTTCTGACATCGAAGGAAGAGCATTCATGAGTTATAACAAATCAAAGATGCTTGGGAAATTTCCTTTAGAAACAAAAGGAGTTCCAGTAATTGATTTTGCAGAAACTTATGATGAGGATGTTCGTTTATCTGTAGAGATTGAGAACATCGAAAAGATGGTAGAAGAAATAGAGAAAGTATTTCGAAAGTATCCTGTGAAAAAGAAATACATGGAATCGATTACTAGACTAACCACTATCGATGATGGTGAGAATCATCTGGTAATCGATACTTTGTCGTTGTTTATTGATTTGAATAAGAAGACTTTTATTGAGGAGAAAGAATATGATCACTATGAAAACTCAGTATGGCTTCCACAATCAGTTAACAATGATGACGTTCTTTATAATTTTTAGAAGGTAGGTTTACAAAATGGATACAATACAAAATGAAAACATACCAGAAATTCATGGTGTGGAAGATTTAAAGAAACTTACTCAAAAGTGTTACACACTAGAGCCGATTATGGCAACGGAAGAGATCTATGAAGACTTCTTCCAAAAGATGTATAATATCATCAAAGGATGCTTCGAGATAAAAGAATGTAGGGAGTATCCGATTACCTTTAAGTTTTATACGAAAGACACAGAAACCTATACGGTTCAGCTTCGTCACTTCATCATCAATCTTATTTTATGGGAGCCGTTTGTATTGGTAAATACAATCAAGTTCTTAAATAAGAATTACATTATGGATGGTACGAAGATCATTGCGACCAAGGAATATGATTTGGATAACTGGATTAGTTATCGTATCATTATTCCCCTTCGTAATTTCAATGTGAGGGAAGTATCTATCAATAAGGCAGTGTCAAAGGTTTGTTATAAATTGAGAGGGATTTCCTTGGATTTTTCCTTGATTATGAATCTCAATTTTTCATATTTCACCTTTGATGATATGTATCGCAACAATGATAGGATAAAAGATATTATGGAGTGTTCTTTCGATGATGCGATGCAACCTAGAGACGTAGAATTAAAGATTGAGAATCTCTTAGCAGAAGAGGTAGATATCTACAAGAAGTCAAGAAATGCAATCGGTGTGATTATGAATGCCCAAACAGGAATTAAGATCAAGCAGTTTGGTGAGTTCACCATTGCACAAGGATTGAAGCCTACTTTGGATGGAGCGATCATGACGCATCCCATTGAGAATAGTACTTTGATTCGCGGATTGGACAGACCCTCTTATGTTTACATAGACGGATCTGCAGCAAGAAAATCTTTGATTTTAAATAAGACCGTTATGGGAACTGCTGGAAACTTCGGTAAGCTGACCTTACAGCTTGCGAGAACTCTGGAATTATCTACAACGTTAAACGACTGCGATACCAAGCATTTCTTGAGGATTAAGATTCAGGATAAGAAGATGCTTCATAAGTTCGACCACAGATACTACAAAGTATCCGAAGATCAGGATTTCCAACTCTTGGATGGAGACAACGATAAGTTCTTAATTGGAGAAGAGATCATTCTTCGCTCTCCTGTGACTTGTGCACTGGGAGATAAAATCTGTGCAAAATGTGTTGGAAGAACGGCTGGTCTTAATTATGATATTGCTGCCGGTATCTCTGGATTTGAATCGGAAGAGATTACAAAGGAATTGGAGCAGAATGTCTTATCCTCAAAGCATCTACTGACAACGCACTCAGAAGTGCTTAAGTTTAACGATGCCTTTGACAAGTTCTTTACTTTGGATTCTGGAGAAGTCTATCCTATTGTAGAAGACAATGATGAAGTGGATATCAACAAGTATGCAATCTACATCTCTCCTTCTACAATTAACAAAGTGGATGAGATGGACGAAGAATCCTCTTACAATACTTACATCAGCGGCGGGATGTTTTACGTTGTAAATCTGGATACCAAAGAGATGACAGAAATCAAATTGGAAAACGAAGGAAAAGCAATCTTCCTTGCAGATGATGTAATCGATTATATGAAGAAAGGAAAAGGATATATCAAATTCAAGGATCTGGAGAACGATACAAAGATCTTTGAGATGAGTATCTTAAACGATGAACTTACGAAACCTCTTTATGAGATGATGGGTCTTTTGAATAAGAGTCATAAAGATGGTGAGATTCAAACCATTGATGAAATGGTACAGAAATTTACAGAGCTTTTAGTGATCTCAGGAATTAAAGCATCCGCATTATCTGGTGAGATTATTATCAATCGGTTGATTCGGTCAATCAAGCATAAATACGATAGACCTGATTTTACCAATCCAGAATTGGAGCCTTACGAGATTATCACAATTGCAAAAGCTTTGGAAGAGAACAAATCTCCGGGGCTTGGTTTATCGGTTCAGTACATCAAGAGGCAGTTGTTGAGTGATGAAATTGTCACAGAAAGGACTGGAACTTCTTATATTGATCCGTTCTTGAAACCGAAGGTTCCGAACCTTTATGATATTTATGGACCCAAAAAGATGAAACCCAAATACGAATCCAAAGGGGTTTTATAAAAACAGAAAATAAGTGAATAGAAGACAAAACTTCTATTCACTTATTTTTTTATAATTCTTTGAATTTCCGAATCAGATCTTTTAACTCATCATCATCCATCTTTTTTGCAGTACAATACTGTTCCTGATCAGGCTCTAAGAATACAATTCTTTCTTCTTCTAAAGTTTTCTTTACATCAATCACTCTCTGATTGGTACTTCCTACGTAATGATATCCTTTGGAAGCATGGTCTTTTTCATATTTGCCATCACAGAGAACATCGATATGGCTGAGAATCCTAGCGATAGAAACCGAGTCTATGATATCCTTGGTTTCTTTCTGATTATCATCAAGTGCTTTCTTTAACAAATCTTCGAATTTAAATCCGGTATAGATCCAAATTGTTTTGGAATCACCAAATAGATTCCGAATTCTATAAATAAGACGATTGACGTCTTGTGCACTATAACAGAGGGGATCTCCACCAGTAAATGTAACACCGTTGATGTAATCGGGTTTTAAATTATCTAACACTTCCCATGATTCATCTTCCCCAAATTCAAGACCATCGTTAGGATCATGAGTAATGGGATTTTGACACTCATCACAATTATGAAAACAACCGGATATCCAAACCAATACTCTTAGTCCGTATCCATTCTCCATATTATTTGTTTCGATATTATGATATCGCATATTCATTACTTCCTTTCCGTACATTGTTAAACAGTTGTTTTTCCGTCACTGAAAAGGAATGGAAAACAATTATCTAAAATGATTTCCAATTCAATAAGTTAAGAAAGAGAGGAAACTGATTATGGGAACAATAATCGGAAGACAATATACACCTCAGGATTCGAGTGGTAACAGAGATGTGATCCATCCTGAGACACAGATTGATGCTGTACTTGACCCGATAAGTGGAGTACCCCTTAGAGACCAACTCTCAGACATTACGGATCAGTTGGCAGTAGTGGATCCAAGTACGAACAAACCTGGGTTTATTACCCCGGATATGAAAAAGCAGTATGATAAGATGGCTCAGAATACAATCATTACCGATAGTGTGAAGCCTTCTCTTAGTTCTGGTGGATATTGGTTCAACATTTACGATCCAACCACCTCTGAGGTAGACGACGAGTAAATATCCCTATAGACTTTTAAAACAATAATATTAATAGAGAAGCATAATAAATGTTTCTCTATTAATATTTTATTCAAGGAGATAAATGCTATGAGTGCTAAAAATGTTATTATCAAGCGTAAAATCGCTAATGATATTTATGAGTTGATGCCCAAGACCACTGGCGAGCAGGTTACCGTAACTTACGGTGCTACTGTACAGAGTCTGGCTACTACTCTGGCAACTGTTTACACGGATCTGGAGTCTTGGAACAACTTCAAGGCTTCTGTTGACTTCGCAGGAACTGACTCTGCACTGGATACTCTGAGAGAGATTATCGATTACCTGTCCAAAGAGGACGTTGCTACATCCGTAGCTGGTAGACTGAAAGAGCTGGGTGATTCTCTTGATACTCTGTCTGGCACCGTTGAGACACTGACTGGTCGTGTTGATACCAACGAAGCTGATATCAAGACCAACAAAGAGGCGATTGCTGCTAACAAGGATGCTCTGGATGCTCTGACTGGTCGTGTTGATACTGCTGAGACCGATATCAAGACCAATGCGGATGCAATCGAAGAGCTGAAGACTGCAACAGGCGCACGTGCTCGTGTTCTGTTCATCGATGTTGAAAGTCAGATTCCTGACGACGTTACTGAGAGCGATCTGTTGTTCCAGGAGGTTTAATTTAAACCAACCAATGACCCCAGGTATATTAATTTATACCTGGGGTTCTTTTAAAGGAGGGATAAGGTATGTTTGATTCCGCTTTAGAAAAAATTCATAAATCTGTTTGCTACTTATGCAAAGAGTTAACGTTATTCTTTATCGGTGGATTTTTGTATGTACTGGTTGAGATGTTATGGAGAGGGCATTCCCATTGGACAATGAATATTGTTGGTGGAATATGCTTTACGTTAATTGGATTAATCAATGAATTATTTACTTATGAAATGGCTTTAGAATTACAATGTTTAATATCTTCCCTAGTTGTAACTGCAATTGAATATTTGTCAGGTTTAATTATCAATGTGACGTTTGAATTAAATGTGTGGGATTACTCTAGCCTACCACTGAATATAGATGGACAGATTTGCTTGTTGTTTGCATTTCTTTGGTTTTTATTAGCGATTCCAGCAATCATTGCGGATGACTTTATTCGGTGGTGGATATTCAATGAACCAATGAAGAAATACAACGTAGTAACGTTTAAATTATTATCAAAGCTTTTTAAAAAGAAGGAGAATGAGTAGGCTAGGTAACACTAGCCTACTCATTTCTCGGGAAGAAACAAATAAAAAAGTATGACGAAGTATTTTCACCGAAAATACGATTAAAGCTTTGCAAGCAATTCGTCCATATTACTTGTGACGATATTGTATTTTCTACAAAGAGCAATGTAGTAATAAGCAGAGTGAGTTTTCGCTTCATCCGAAATACAATTACAGATAATCTTTGTCTTCTTATTCATCATTCCTTGTTTCATTTGATAGGAACAAGATACCATTGCTCGATCTCCAACAAAGAACACATCGGTGGTATTTGCAGAATTTCTTTTCAGTAATACCAGTAACGGATTTGCAATCTGTTGATTCAAATCCACATTTCTTTCATCCGACTTAAATAACTTCCTCTTCATCTTTTTTAGAGGGGTTATTTTATTTTTCTTTTCATATTCTTTTAGTTTAAATCCTACGGATATATAATCTTTGGTTCCTTTAAAGGGACTAACGACACCCCCTGAAATGACCTTACCAAATGGAAGTAACATATTGCCTTCACTCCTTTTTCATAGTTATAATAATGTCTTATGATAGGTTTAACAAAGTTTTAATCTCTTATAGAAAGAGGACGACGAAATGGCAAACGAAAATAATAAAAAAGATAAGGAGAATGATATATCGCTTAGAATCCGGGAATCCACAAATTTTCAGTCTTTAAAATTAAAACAGGTGAATTTGCGATTTGAAATTTTCTCCTTAGATTCAATTGTAGCATTTATCTACAAAGAGAGTGTGTTAAGAACACCGAAAGCTTTAAAGAATATTTATAAGTTATTTTTGAATATAAACCCAGAACCATACAGCAAGAATCCTGATTTGAATACGAGGTTCTGGGTGATTTTAAAGTCTTTGGCACTCATGGTAGATAGTAGGTTGGAATCTATGAATGCCATCAAAGCAGAATTGACAGAAGACAAGGAAGCAAACGATGAGATTCGTAAATATGTAAATACCATTGAGAACTTAAAGATTGGATATGAAGATAGTAAGAAGTTATTAAAGCGTATTGACGACAGATTACGCTTTGGGTATGTGATTACCGTAAAAGAAATTCTAAGAGATTTCTTAGATGCAATCGATGATGAAGAGTATTCTAGTTTTCAAGAGATTTCCAATGATTTGGAACAGCTTTGCATTTCGATTGTAAATATCAGACGAAATGTAAATAGCATGGATTCCGAAGAGATGTTTACTTTGGATCCAGATAAAATGGACGATTTGATTACCAGTGCGGTAACAAAACTTCAAGATAGAATGAAGATGTTAAAGACTGGTATTTATGGGTTAAATGTATTTCTTGCTCCGGCTTATTTATCCAAACGTCTTTATATGTATTTGGCATTCCCAGGTGGTGGTAAATCTCAAATCTTATTAAAGAGTGCTTTGGATATCAAGAAATACAATGAGCACGTAAAAGCAAAGGACCCAAACAAAAGACCTTGTGTCACATTTATTACAATGGAGAATAGTATCGAAGAGACCATTGAGAGAATCTTTAATATGGTTGCTTCTCAAGATGATATTCGAAACTTTACTCCGGACCAAGTAATCAAAAAGTTAAGAAACAATGGAAAACTTACTTTAACAGATAAAAATAATATCAATATCATTATTAAGTACTATCCCAATAGGAGTATCAGCACCAATGATCTGTATGGAATTATCCAAGAGTTGGATGATGGTGGAGATGAAACCATTGCACTAATTCTGGATTATGTAAAGAGAATTGCTCCAGCAGAAAGTGCTCCTAGTGAAAAAGAAGAATTAAAGAATATTACAAATGAATTGAAAAATCTTGCAACGTATTATGACATCCCAGTCATTACAGCACAACAGCTAAACCGTGTCGCATCTAGTGTGGTAGATACTGCACTTCAAGCAAAGAAAGAAGATGTAACAAAGTTAATTGGAAGAGATGGTGTTGCTGGTGCCTGGGAGATAATTGAAAATTCAGACTGGGTGTGCGTATTGAACCAAGAAGTAAAGCAAGATACTCTTGAATTATTTATGACTTTTAAACTTTTAAAACGAAGATACCGTTCTAGTGATGAAGACGAGAACATGCGGAAACTTCAGTATTTCAACCAACCTTATGAACCAGGAAATGAAATCAAATTAATGGATGATGTAGGATTAACGAAACCTCTTATGACATTGAGTATGAGTAATCAGATGATGGCTTTGGAAGATGTGAAGAGAGGAAAGAAGAATGCGGTTGAAAGAGAAGAGAAAGTAAAAACTGCAAATCAAATGTATCAGATGATGGACTTTGATCCATTCGATGTGGACAAGTCAATTCAATTTGATGAGTAAAAAACAATAATGAAGAACTTAGCTGATTTAGCTAAGTTCTTCATTTATTAATCGCATCACATCGGTATGAAGATAGGTATTCACATTATCTCCGCCAAGGTCTTTTCCATTGGTATCTTTAATAAAGGAATTTACTACTTCTCCTACCGACAAATTCTTATTAAACAAATAATCATATTTATCTGAGATTTCACTTAATGCTTTCGCATTGGTTACTTTCTTCTTTTCCACATATCCATTTACGAACTCATAAGTTACGTTTTTTGAATACCGAAATATTTCTCTTATGGTATCCATGAATGCTTCTGGATTTGGATAATCCTCTGGTATGTTAAAAATGAATCTTACATGAGGTTCATCCTCTGTTTTTGTAATATTAGACAAGGTGATCAATCTTCCATGAAACTCCTCATCTGATTTAAAGATTTCATCCTTGTATCCAAAAGAATAGGTTTTATAAGTAGGAGCATCCATATTTTCATGAAACTCCGAAGAATATTTTTTATCTTCATAATCAAAAGCAATAGTAAAGAATCCTTTGGGTTCTTCTTCTCCATGAATCCATCTCGTGAAACTTCCAACGTAGTGACACCAATCCGTAATATCTGTATGGATATGATAATGACCAAAGTAAACTTCTCCTTTTACACACTTCTTAAAATCTGCAGTGGTAAAAGTAGCTGGTTTTAATCTTCCATCTTTCTTTGTTTCTTTGGTTCTTTTTATCATGGTCATTGCTTCTGCAATCACCCCATGACCAAAGATATAATCATAATAATCCTTCTTATCAAAGTACTCTTTGTAATACTCGTTTTTATCCTGGATATATTCTTCCGGAAGATACAAAACATGAAATCCGGGAAACAATTCTTCTTCCGAAACTGTCTTGATTACTTTAAAATCGATATCCGTTTGTTCTCCAAATACATTGAAGATATGATACTGGTCTACTTCATGTGATTCGGTTCCATAAATCACACGAATCTTATTACTAAGAACGGTAAGTTTTTTCATAAACCATAAACCAATCTCACACGCTCTATCATTTAAATACATCTTCTTATCCCAGAAATCTCCAGCGATAATAATAAAATCATATCGATCCTCTTTGAGAGGTTTGAAAAAATTCTCATTTAGTTCTCGTCTAAGATCATTTGGATCTGACGCACCAAAATGTAAATCTGCTAGTACAATTCCAGCGTATTCGTTTTCATAGGTTCTTTTCATTTTTTATTCCTTCTTTACTCATACTTACAAAACTGTGCAAAAAGAAATAAGATATAAGACAAGGAAGAGTAATCAAATACTCTTCCTTGTCAAATTTATTTTAGAAAGTAATCGAAACTTTCTTTACTGCAGCAATGGTGCTAGCAGCGTTGATTTCAACTTCCATAGACTGCTGTTTGGATACCAAAGGTCTTACCACTGCTTCAATGTCAGCTGCAAGAGTCTGAAGCTCTTCCAAAGTCCAATCATAGGTGCAAGCCTCACCCGTTGCGTTCCAGCTAGGCTGATAATCAGGATTGATGGTGCACATCATAATCATGGATACGAGCAGACTCTGCTTCTCCTGAGTAATGCTGTAAGAAGCCTCGGTATTCTTGTGAGCAGTACTGGTTACTGGATGAGTTGCCAGATAGTTTGCAAGGTTTACCTTACTCTGAGCAATCCGATAAGCTTTCAGATCTTCCAAAGAAAGATCATCCTCGTTTACATCAGCGACTTTCTTCTGAATCTCTGCTACAGCCGTTGTGGCAGCATTCAGATTCTCTTTGATCTCTGTATTGTCTGTAACGATACTTGCATTCTGATCAGACAGATTATTTACTGCGGCATTGAAAGCCTTCAACTGATCTTCCAGTGCAAGGATCTGCTCAGGAATGGTAGAACTCTGAGAAACCTTAGCAATCAGAATATCATAGGTTGTCTCCTCACCATCAACGGTTTCGGAATACTCACCAGTTGTGATCTGCTCCAGAACGGTATAATTGCTTCTCTCAGCGACTTCAATATCGTTCTCCAGAACTTTCATATTCGATGACTTAAGCTCATCATTTACGATTGTCTTCACCTGCTCAATGGTGGTAATCTCTTTTCCGAAAGGAATACTCCATACTCTCTTTTGTACACCCTTCTTTGTGATTGTATCCTCATAGGGCAACGAAGCCAATGCATAAGTAGTAGAGTCGTTCATGACCAATTTATACATAGTCTTTTATCCTCACTTTCAAATAGTTATTTTATTTCAATAAATTGAATTCATTGCATTAAAGGATTGTTTTAAATACGGAAATTCAGATTTTTCAAATATCGATATATTATTTTATTGAGTTTGTGTAAGTAAGATAAAGTTAGAAAGAGGATAATCAATGGATAAATCTTATGAACCCGTACATCAAATCATTGCAACCTATAACAGGCGTTGTGGTGATTATATAAGTTGTAATCTTATAGGAACAAGTGAGTATCCTATAAATGAATATAATACAACGAATGTATTTACATCTATGATTGAAGAAGTTGATAAATACGGTGAAGTCGTTAGGGTAAAGATGAATTTTAATTATGGAGAAGAAAGAGGTACCCCTATTTTCTATAGTAAGCCGTACAATACCCCTACACAATACAAGTGGCTTGACATAGTCCCTTGGAATGCATTTGAAAGAAGAGAAAGTATAAGAAAAATAAACAATGAGAGTTGTTTTTACGAAACTATGGATGTTTGAAACTATGCATGGATATAATATCAGCATAAAATAAAATCGAGGAGGAGTATAATGTTACAAGAAAGAATATCAATAAATAAATGTTGTAATAGGGTTGTGGGTCATGATCAAGAAATCGGGGATCATGAAAAGAATGAAATTTATATCAATAGTAATCCGGAGTGTGATGATACCAGATTGCTTTGGGATGAACGTGCAGTGGTGATTGGAAACCACTGCACTCCATTTGAGTCTCCTTATCTTAAATTTACTTGTGTTGTGGGTATACACAATTATGAATGTAATAGTCGGTCTTCATCATTATTGACACATCGTGAATATGTAACGGTTACCAATCGCCACTCGAGTAACTTACACAGTTCTTCTGATATACTAGAAGAAGCTATTTCCGGAGAGGTTTTATATCGTTCTATGAGTCGTAGCACTCTTGTTAATGGCGCTTACACTTTAAAATGGTGTTCACACTGTTAAGTAAAAGGAAAGGAGGACAAATGCTATGGATAAAAGTTTAAACATATTTAAGAATCTTCACGATTTAAAAGAATTTTATCGAATTGATGATATTGGTGAGAGGGCATTTAATAAGAAGATTTCAAATGTTCATTCAATGGGTCTCGATGTGAATGCTATACAAAACTCTCAACGTTATTTGGCGATAGTTGATAACCGTGCAAGTTTAATGGAATATGATAGTTTATTGCACTATGTTACGACTGCGCATATGTCGTTGCCATATATTGATGGTAGACCCCACAAATCTTTATCTTCGATGGTATTTATCCGATATGAGATGGTTCCATATACCAGAAAAACGGAAAGTATTTTTAATTACACTAGCGTCCTTAGTGTAGAAAGTGCGATTCGGCATTTTATTGGAAATTATCAATATGGAATGATGGGAGAAGAGAAATGATATACACAGGGGAAGACGTAGAAGCCTTCCTGGATATGATCAGGTGCTCTCGAGAGGCAAATGGGTATCGAGCAAATGCAACCAAATACCAATTAGAAGAAAATAGAATCTACCGAGAAGCATGGGCAAAAACTTGTCCTAGATCTCGTCGTGCATATGTTAATGCGGATGCGTTATTAATATCTCAAAATTTGGATAAATCCTTCCTTCATCCACAAGACAAGCTATTCTCTGATTTTGAAATCTATGATAAAAAAATTACAAATATTCATGCGGAAGGTGGAAGAATATGGATGAGAAAATGTGATATGGCGGCGATCGAGAGGATAAAAGACGAGAGCTAAAAAGAGAGAACTGAAAATACTTAATTAATGAATTTGGAGGCATAAAATCATGAACAACGCATACATGCGAAACCCGAGAAACATCATGAAAGACATCTATGAAATCGAGGTACTACTTAGAGTATCTATGGTACAACTTGTTTTTGCGTTATCATTCGTTTTTGCATTCACTACGTATTCAAACATAACAGATTTCTTTGGGCATACCAAATCTCAAATTATTGAGATTACGCCGGAAGAAGAGTGTGAACCAATTACTTCCGAAGTAGTTGTCGTCACAAACAAATTGTATTACAATCATGCAATTATGGCAGATCCTAGTTTCATGGAATTACAGGGAGATGAAATCTTCGAACCTGTTATAGAAGAAATTCCAGAAGAGGAAGTAGAAGATACCGTAGCATATCGAATGGAAATCGATGAAGAAACTTATAATGTGCTATTAAGAGTTGTGGAAGCAGAAGTCACTGGAGAAAAGTATAAGTACAAAGGAAATAACGTGAATGAAGAAGAAATGAAACTAGCAAAAATTCGCGTTGCCCAAGTATTTATGAATCGTGTAGAAAACGATGAAACCTTCAGTTGTGTGGACAATCTCTATGATGCACTCACCTATCCAAATGCAAGTTCTTCCTTTAATGATGGAAGATACTACACTGTAGAAATTACGGATTTAACAAAAGAAGCAGTAGAAGAAGCATTGGATGCAAGTACTCCGGATTACACCAATGGAGCACTTTACTTTGCAGCAAACTCTGTCACAGAGTTTTATGGAACTTATCTGTTTACAGATGAGGTTGGACATTCCTTCTTTAAATAAAAAAGCATACCAATCATAACAAGATTGTAATCGAAAAAATCGATTGAGCAATATATTATTTACTTGGATATAGCAGAGGGATAAAAATTTCCTATCTGAGTATCATATCATTTATATTAAAGGAGGGCTCAAACTATGAGCGACACAAACAGAATCGGATATTCACCGATTGAAACTGTTGAGACTTACAAGTTCACTACGAACGATGTAAGAGATTTTCTGCAGCAAAGAATCAATATGATGATTAACGCTGCAAGACAGAAAGGGAGCAATTGCGAAGATGTGCAGATCACTTTGATCAGTATGCCTTATTCCAAGAAGTTCGCTCCTTTCGTAGCGGTTCTTCCTGAGGAAGCAATCAAGAAGAGAACCAGTGAATCTGGAGACCATGTAATGAAAGTGTTCCAGAACGATGAAAACAGAGAGCTTGCAAATTTGCAGGAGCCGGTTTGGGATGCCGTATCTTCCTTCGTTTATGTAAAGGGTGATAAGAAAGCATTCTTAAACAGCAGTGACTACAAGGCAAAGCTTGGAATCAGCACAACAGCAGCAAGAGAGATTGCAGGACTGTGCTCTCCTAAGATGATGAGAATCGGAGACCACAACTCTAAGACGGTGGTATTCCTGATTGACCCGATTCGTGTATTCTCCACCATGGTGAAGAAAAATCAGAGTGAGATTAATCCGAAGACTCATGCTCCGGCTTATGTGGTTGAGGCAGAATATGAGAAGATCGACCGGGATAATTGTAGTTACCGAGTGATGAAGAAGCCCCGTGAGAGAAAGAGGAACGAGGGAGTTAATGATAAACTTTCTAAGATCCTGCGCGGCAGCTTGAATCGTCAGTAAGATAAAAGGGTATGGAGTAAATCATTTTGGTTTACTCCATACTCGTTTTTCAACACAAGAACTTTTTGTTAAGAAAATATGAAGAAAGGAAAGGAATAAAATGGAACCACAGGACTTTGATTCCTTTTCAATTTGTTTCAATATCATGAAAATTCGATATGCACAATATGCTCAAACCATTGAAGATTCTCATTTTTTGCGACCTGGAGATAAAGTCAACGTATTTGTCAATGTAGAATCTGTTCTTAAATTGCTATCGAGTTTGAAGGATGTAGATAAAAAGGTTTACAATGCGGGAGATACCTTTTCTATGATGATTGCGGCGAATCTTGTGAACCTTGCCGCACATTATCGAAAATTCTTTCGAGCAGATGGACTTGATACTAATGTCATTTTGTATATGACAGACGTCAATTCCACCGTATTTAATGAATCACAATTCAATCCAGATTTTCGTTCGTATTATCTGGTGAAGTATTTGAAAAATCCAAAGTATTCTTTGATGGGGGAGAAACTAATAAATGAAATTATTCCTAGGGTGAAAATGATTACCGAAAATATTCGTGGAGTCTATTTCGTTACATCACGGAATATTGATAGTTCAGTCGTTCCGTTTGTTGTCTCTCAAGTGGATAGTTCCAGAAAAAATCTGGTGGTTACCTCAGAATATGTAGACACGGAGTATTCCATGTGCAGTGGATTCTTATGCCATTACATAAGGAGAAGTCCTATGGCATCTACCATCAGTTGTTCCGTAGATGGTCATTTACGCTCTTTAATCAGGAAGAGCAATGAGGATTATAGTGAAGAGATTAATATCTATTCGAACAAAGGATATTACTCTTTATTATTTGCAACCCTTGGAGAACAGTACCGAAGTGTAGATGGAATTCAAAACATTGGAAGTGGTAGACTTCTTCGAATGATTGTAGATGGTATGAGAAACAATGATCTTACTATGAATACCAATGGAATCGATATGCTTAAGACCATCTTTCCAGAAGACCTTCAACCGGATGTGGAATCAAATTATTTGTGTTTGGATATTGAATCAATGGTGTCTCGTTTGACGCTAGAACAGATCTATGATATCAAAGCGCAACTGATTGATCGGTCGAATAACAACGGACTTTTGGAATATAATAACCACGCATATTTTGAAAATCGACTGATGCTTGAAGAATTAACTGTATAACCTTAGGAAAGACAATTTCCTAAGGTTATTTTTTTATAGAAAGGACGGAATACTATGGCATTATTTAATCCAAGTGCAATCCAGAAATGGAGATACGTAGTAAATGCTTGCACAATGATTATCAATGGAAAGTCCTATTCGTTGGAAGGGCGAAACGTTTCTTCCATTGAGATCGAATCAGATTTTCTTACTAATACATTTTCGATTTTAAAAGTCGTTTTCTTATTGGACAATGAAGTTTATTATGCAGCTTCCCAAAACAAAACGACATTAAAGATTAATTTGAATCTTCAAAAGTATTTTCAAAATCCGGAGAAAACTTATAACTCTCCTAGAAAAGATTTTATCAATGCAACTTTTGCAACCATTGAAGACGATTTAAATATTCAAAGAGATTCCAGTCAGTTATTGTTAAAAAATCAAACGCAAACCGATAGTACTTACAATTTGAAGGAACCACAGAATGAATTAGAGTTGTATTTATATAGAGAAGAAGTAGCAACGACAATGAAAACCCAGATTAATGAAGTCCTAGTAAATACCACACTCACATCTGCAATTGGGTATCTACTGACCAAAGGAGGAATTAACAACTGTTTGATTAGTCCTTTGGAGAATAACAAGACCTATGATACTATGCTACTTCCTCCGCTTACAGTAAGCAGATGCCTTGCACATCTGGATGCTTATTATGGTTTTTACAAAACTGGATCCATTATCTTTTTTGATTTTTTAAGAAGTTACATCCTGAAATACAAAGGTGGATGTACTGCATATGAAAGTGGAGAAAAACAAGAAACGGTTTTCTTAATCCCTCTTCCAGAATCGGACAATACTGCAAATGCAGGAAGTGTGGATAATGATAGCAACGATAAGTATTACATTGCTTGGCAATACGATAAAGTTACGTTTTCTAATAAATCCGTATCCACCGATGTATTAAAAGGAACAGATGCTGTGGTAGTAAACGCAACCGATGGAACCACTACAACTTCATCAAGTAATACGGTGACCAATGGAAGTTCAAATAAAGCAGTGATTGAAAATACAACCGATAATGAGTGGTTAGGTTCTACTTATACTGCACAGACATCTTCTTCCTCCGTCGTCGTGAGTGGAACCATAGCAGACTTTGATATCTCTGCTCTTGCTCCAAACAAAAAGATGACTTTGGTATTTGAAGATGGAAGCATTGGAAATAAATACAATGGAACTTATTTCTTAACTTCAGTTACGTATAAATTCTTGAATGAGAATGCTACTGGTGATTTCCAGATTGCTGGAGCAATTGAACTAAGAAAAATGTAAAGAAAAGAGGTATACGAAATTCGTATACCTCTTTTCTTATTACTTACGATTATCGACAAGCGTAACGGCATTTGCCTCTTCAGTTCCCTCTTCAATCGCCTGATAGTTATTTCCACCAAGAGAAAGAGTCGTAATGGTTCCACCATTGATCTCCATGGTAGATTTTGTAAAGCTACCACTAGCATCATTACCATTAGGTTTCTCAGAAGTTCCAACGAAGGGAACCTCGCCACCAGCATAAGCAGACTCAATCTTACCACCATTAACAACGATGTTGATCTGCTCCATGTTACCACGGTTAATTCCCTGAAGGACTTTAATCTTACCACCATTGACAACAACAGAACCAACGGTTGTCTCACCATTGCTTCCACCAACGGTCAGATAGTAAGCCTCGAAGGTTCCACCAACGGTAATGGAAGCTTTCTTCGTATAGGAGATTCCTTCACCACCGCCAAAGACAAGGGAAGTAGAGGTTCCACCAAGAAGAACGATATTTGCTTCTTCAGTTACACAAGGACTCTCCTTCGGATCTCCAGCATACCAAGTAGTTGCATTCTCACATCCACACTTCTTTGTAAGAGAAGAACAACCACCACCATTGATTCCTTTGACTTTACCACCATTCATATGAATCGTTGCAGAAACCGTGTGAGACTTATGAAGTCCACCACCAACAACGTTATTCACATAACCACCATTGACAGTAATATTTGAATTGGTGTAGGTATCATCATCGTGTCTACCACCAAATACATTGGTGTTGGGAGTTACAACTTCCTCTCCACCATTCCACTTAATGATTGCACCGTCTTCACCATCTTCTCTTGCTTCAATCGTAACCGGTGTACCATTTGCAAATACATAGGTAGCACCATCAATCGTCTCGATCGTAGGAGCATCTACTTTAGCAGACAAAGAATGTATATAAGTCTCGGTAACAATTTCACTTACCAAGGATTTTACATCTTCTGTTGTAGGAATCGTTCCACCATCTTCTTTCATGTTATCTGACAGATCTTTACAGACCTGACCGATAAATCCAAAAAGCGTACAATCTTTCTTAGCCATCTTTTTAGTTCCCCTTTCTATATGACTTATAAGAATGTCAATTTTATTCCTGAAATTTCTAGTAGCAATCTATTTGTTTTTTAACGTTGTACTAACAAAAATCCATGAAAGGAGAAATGAAAATGAGTTTTGTAGAAAATGAAGTAGAAAGAATTTGTAAAAATGAAAATGGAATAATTGAAATCAATAAGCTCCTTACAAAAACTGGAAAGGTATCGGATGGGTATCATACCTTTGATGAGTTGTATCATCATAGAGCGGTATTATTTTCTGTGATATGCAGTTTATTTAAAGATTCGGCTTGGAAATCCTTGCGGCATGATACCGGGGATATGTATGACGGAATGTTTATCGTTGGGATTGATACACCAGAGGGTCCAGCAACGTATCATTATGATATTGAACCTTACTGGGATATGTTCCATGTAAAGGAATTGGAGAGAGCCCCGAAATGGGATGGTCATACACCTGAGGAAGCAATCAGAAGAATTAGTTCCTTAGCAGGATCTATAGAAATAACTGATGTATAAAAGAAAGGAAGACCAGACATGGGAGCCATTGAATTAAACTCCGATCAAATATTTGCTTCTTATGAAGCTGAGAAATGGTGGAAGTCTGCTTCTTCTGATCAGATATTTGAAATCTCAGGAGCAGCTGGAACCGGAAAAACTACTTCCATCAAATACATCTTACAAAAGATTGGTTTGAATCCTTTAAAGGATGTTTTGTTTGTGGCATATACAGGAAAAGCAGCAACGCAGTTATCCAGAAACGGATTGCCTGCAAGAACCTGTCACTCAGCATTCTATGAGTTTTGTAAAGAACCAGATAGGGATGAAAATGGAAGTTTGATTATTTTACCAAATGGAAAAATCAAAAAGAAGATGGTATTCAAACCGAAAGAATATCTGGATAAGAGTTACAAAGCAATTTGTATTGATGAGGCAACGATGGTAAATCAGGAAATGAAAAGCGTGATTGAATCTTTTGGGATTCCCATCTTTGCATTAGGGGATACCAATCAGTTACCTCCTGTCTTTGGAAAATCCGTATTCTTGGTGAATCCAAATGTCACGTTAAGAAAACTGATGAGACAGGCAGAAGACGACCCGATTATCTATATTGCTCATCGTATCTTAGATGGATATGATTTGAAGTTTGGAATTTATGGAAAGAGTGCAATCATTCGTAAGAAAGATTTGAATGAGTACACTTTAAAGAGCAGTGATATTATTTTAAGTGGAACTAATGCACTCAGACATGAAATTAATAAGATTTTTAGAGAAGAATACTATGCTTATGCAAGACAGGAATTTCCTTATGTGGGAGAGAAGATCATCTGTAGAAGAAATAACTGGAAGAAGAGTGTAGGAGATAATCTCTTTTTAACCAATGGAACTGTTGGTTATGTTACTTATGTGGATCGAGAATCTTACAATGGAAAATCCATAAAGATTGATTTCCAACCAGACTTTACTACAAAGACTTTCCGAAATCTTTTAATTGACTATAAAGCACTGATGAGTTATAAACACCCAGAAGCGCAACTTGGAAATCCATTTGACCGGTTGGATATCTTCGAGTTTGCAAATGCCATCACCGTGTATTCCGCACAGGGTTCTCAGTGGGAGAATGTAACAGCACTTGCAGAACTCTATGGAGATAAAGATTTCCAAAAGAAAAGTCTTTATACCATGGTTACCAGAGCATCCGATAAAATCACGTTGGTTTTATAAACGAGATTCTATTTGAAAGCTATATTATTTTCATAGATAAACACGAAAGGAGAATTGCGATGGCAACCATAGAGATCACGCAATACAGTGACACGACGCATATTCCGAAACAAAGATTTCGAGATATCATCGTAAACGAAGACTTATCAAAAGAAGAGTTGAGAGTCTTCATGTACTTAGTAACCATTTTGAATGGTTATAATTATGAGAGGAGAAAAACCCAAAGGAATAACAAAGACCCTTTGAACTTTCTTACGGTTTCTCCGTCTGTGATTTCAGAAGAACTCTTAATCAAAAAGAAGAAAGTAAAAGAAGCCATTGACAGACTGGAACTTCTCGGAATTTTGGAAAAAGGTATGAGCTCTTCTGCAAAAGACGGGTATCGATTTACCTTTTAAACCTTCGGTAAGAAGTGATGATTTTATTTCATCACTTCTTACCTCTTTTTCTATTTCTTTTTTTACATTTCTCTAATTCATAGAGAAAGGAAGTGCTTAAATGGCAACCAAGAAAGAAATCGAAGAAGAAGATTTGGTAAATAAACCAAAAAAGACAATTGATCTGGTTTCCAATTTGCAGGGAACCGGAAAGAAAGGTGAGAATTATTTTGAGAGAAATGCTTCGGTTGTCACCTACAAGACAGGTATTCCCCAGTTAGATTATTACTTGGGATATCGGGTGAATGTCTATAATGATGATGACGAAGTCATCGATTCCTATCCGTCGATTGGAATCACTGGAGGATGCATGGTAACCTTTATTGGAAAACCTAGTACCTCAAAGACAACCACTGCAGTACAGATTGCTGCAAACATTGTAAGACCATTTGAGAATGGAATCATTGTGCACTTTGATATGGAGCAGGCAATGAACTATTCTCGTATTCAGAACTTAACGAAATTTACCATGACTCAGATGAAAGCTGGTAAATATATCTTAAGACAAGAGCTTACCACGATTAACGACATTAAGAAGTCTATCATGGATATTTACTTTGAGAAGACGAGAAACCCCGACAAATATCGTTATAAAACTGGTAAGTTAAATGAGTTTGGAGAAGAAATTGAAGTATTCGAACCCACGGTATGCATCATTGATTCCATTGCATCCATGTCTGTTGGATTTAATGAGAATGACAAAAAGGATGTCGCTCGATTGGAAGAGGTTGGTAGCCAGACAGAACGAATGAGAATCACTGGAGAGATTGGAAGATTCTTTAATGAGATTCTTCCTTATTTAAGAAGAGCAAATATTATTTTGCTTTGCATCAACCAGATTAAAGCAAAACCCCAACTTGGATTTACGCATGAACCCTCTGAGATTTTTTATCTGTCTCCGGATGAGGCATTGCCTGGGGGAAAATCTCCTCAGTTCTTATGTCATATTCTGTTAAAGTTTATCGCTGTTGGATCAGAGAAATACAACGAAGAAGACGATGGATTCGATGGATTTGGTGTAAGAGTTTTGGTAATTAAATCCAGAGGAAACCAGGCAGGTCGATTTGTAAATCTGGTGTATGATAAGGTAAGAGGAATTGATACCCTCCGTTCTTCTATCAACTTTGCAAAAGATCTTGGACTTACCGGTGGAAATAAGAACTGCTTTTATTTTAACTCCGATAAAGATGATAAATTCTCTTTGAAGAATCTTCATCATGAGTTCCGGGTAAGAAAGAACCTTTATAAGATTCTCTTTGATAATATTCGTCCGGAATTGGAATCCAAACTCTCTAGTATCGAACAGGAAGAGTTGGAAGTGGTTCCTGAAGAAATGGATTATTAAAAAAAGTGGGGGTATGGAAGTAGATTCCATACTTCCCTTTTCTATATAAAAAGAAAGGAGAATACTTATGTCACATGAATATCAATTAAACCAATATTTTGGTATGGCACATGGTCTTGCCAAAAGAACGATTGTGAGAGGGATCAAACCAGAGAATAAAGAAAGACCGTGCCTAATTGTAAGTGATTCCAATATGCTAGATTATGGAAAATTTGGAACGAAGATTACGTACTGTCCGCTTTATACTTCACCGAGTAATGAAATGGATATTCCAATCTTTCAGATTTCCAATACGGATATGTCTTCTAGTTGGATATCTTTCATTAACCCTGGAAACATAAAAACGATTACGTTAAGTGATGCAATCGAATTTCATACCTCAATTTATTCCGTATGCCCGGATGAAGTATTTGATTTGTTCGTTCGATCCAGTAGAGCAATCATTGCATCCGATGAAGAAGAATATGAAAAAGTCAAGGAGGACATAAAAGAATACAAACTCAAATTCATGAAGAATCATGAGATTAGTTATATTCGTTTCCCGTATGCGAGAGGAACCGACCGGATTCTTTATGCAGATGGAAGAGACGTTTTTGCGGAAGGAGAGAAAACACAAGTCCAAACCATTTGTTTTGTGGATGGCGCATTATCCTCTGCTTCTGCAGCTTGTAAAAGAAATCTTCATAACAGAGAAATTATGAAGCTTCCGAAACCTCAAGAACCAATGCCGGTAAAGAATGAATCAAATAAGGAGAGGGTAACTACTTCTCAATCTCCAGTTTCCAAGAAAAAGAAAAACAGACATGTGAAACGGAGAAAGGATAAACCTGGAACCTACCAGGAGACAAAAAATCTGCTTACGAAAGATCCGATTCTTTCGGATCTGAAATTTACTCCGGAAGAAGAAGCACTGCTTCATATGAGACCAACACAATACACAAAACCTTATCCAATTTCAGAAGGAGAGATAAACGAAACAGTGTACTCATCGGAAGATGAAGCAATCAGCAAGATTGAAATTCCTGAAGAGATTGCTCCTAAGAAGAATGAAGTCGATGAAGAAGTGAAACAAATTCGATCCGAGTTTGGTCCCTTTCCGAAGAAAGGAGTAAGAGTATCCGTTGTTGCAACTCAACAATTGATCAACTTTATGAAGGTATTTGCACGGGAAACCGATCCCGTGATTCTTTCCAAAGTATTTGAGTTAAAAGATGAAAAATCTTTAAAAGCCAGACATCTTCGAGTAAAAGAAGAATTACTTCGAAGAGGCAGGGAAAATGATATTGTTGATTGGGATATCGTTTAGAGAAAAGGTGTATACGTTTTGCGTATACACCTTTTCTTTTTTATTTTCTCTTTCACAATCAAATAATCTTCGTTTTATATTTATAATCACATATTATAAATTGAGAACGACTTAGAAAGGGGTAATTACACTATTATGAAAGAGAAGTATAATTTACGAGAGGAATTATTAGCAGCCGACGAGAAATATCGCGGCGATCCTTCCATTGAAGGAAAAGGAATGTTGACATTCCCGCAATACGTAAATAGTATGAGAAGTGTCATGTTTGCTTCTCACTTAAATCAGTTTAAGACGCAGCTTTATTCTGATTTCCCCCAGTTCTTTTCTGGTGGAGAAAATGTGGTAGGAAAGCACAATACCTCCTACAAAGTATTGGACGAATCTATTATCTTTCGAAAGATTGTAAAGTTCGAGGGATTGGTAGAAAATCCTACAGTTTACAAACTGTTTCTCTTTAACAAAAAGAAGAATCGGTATGAGGTATTGGAAAGAAAACCCCTAGAGAATTTATCCGAAGTATACGGATATCGGAATAACAACGAGATGATTGACTCCTTTGTTGAGGGGCAAGAAATCGATCAGGGAACCGTTGCATACAAATCCGTTTCTTATGACCAGAGTATGAACTACTCTTATGGAAGAGATGTGGTGACCATGTATTCTTTGGATCCCTATACATCTGAGGACGCTGCAGTCATCTCTGATGATTTGATGGATAAACTGGTTTGTACCGAATCGGAAGAAAACATTGCAACCTTTAACGACAATGATTATCCGTTAAATCTGTATGGAGATGAAGTAAATTACAAAACCTTCCCAGACATCGGAGAGGAATCCAATGGTATCTTGGTAGCTTCCAGAAGAAAGATTAACAACCAAGTCCTCCATGATTTTAAGGCAGATATGCTTTCTAAAGTACTTGATACGGATACAAAGTATTATCTGAAAGGAAAAGTGATGGATATTGATATCTATTGCAATAATGAGGACTTGCAGGATAATTCTTTCTATCACCAGATTTATACTTACTGGGTAGCTCAGAATGAATACTATACCAAGATTGTAGAAACTTGTGAAGAGATCTTTGCTTCCGGAGAGGATTACTCAGCGGATATAGATTATCTTTACAAGAGAGCAAACGAGATGTTGGATTTGAAAAAGAAATGGAAAGAAAAAGACAGTGCTTTCTCCAATGTTCAGGTTCACATCCTAGTGGAAAGGGAAGTTGGTCCTTCAGTTGGTCAAAAGATTACTGGACGAAGTGGAAACAAATCTGTTATATCTCAGATTCGTAAGAAAGAGGATATGCCGTATTACTATAATGCAGATGGAAATAAAGTTCATGTACAGTTAATCTTGAATCTGTTAGCAATTGTCAATAGAACCACTGCCGCACCAATCTTTGAACTTGCTACAAACTTCATTGGAAAACGAATCAGTGAATATATGAGAACACAACTTACTACATTGAAAGAACGTGAGAAAATCTATTTCGATGTTCTTACCATGTTCAACTCCAAAGAAGCGAAGTATTTAAAGGATAAGTATAAGAATTTATCTACTAAGCAGAAACAAGCGTGGATGGATTATTGTATGAATCATAAAATTCATTTCCATCAACCGTCTATGACAGAAGAATCACCAATCTTCTACAGACTTGATGCTATCCGGGAGAAATACAAAGATCTACTAGCACCGGATACAATGTACATACAAAAGTTTGGTAGAGAGATACAATGTATCGAACCTTCTTATATCGCAAATATGTACATCTTGATGCTGAAACAAACAGCAAAGAAAGGATTCAGTGTAAGAGGAATTGGAGCTGTAAATGCAAAAGGAATACCAGAAAGAAGTTACAAGTCGAAATCTCATAAAGACCTATTCTCTTCAACGGCTATACGCTTCGGAGAATTCGAAACATTGAATTTTTCAATCGGATGTATGCCTGAAGAGGTGGTATTAATTCATGCACTGTATCGAACTTCTGTAAAAGGTCGTAGAGATCTCGGAAAAGCACTGCTTAGTAATAAGCCGGTGATTGATGTTGACAAGTCTTATGATTCTCGTGTGGCAGAGTTCTTTGAGATTATTTTAAAGTCTTTGGGATTTGAGATTAACTTCTTAGATTCTGATGATGATCTTGTGGAACTCTCTTCGGATGAATTGGAGTTCTTTGAACTGAGTAACGGAAAAAGTTGTATCTGTACTCCGTACGAAAAATATCTTCTGGATAGAAGAAATGAAATTGCGGAAGAGATTTTGCATGAGTATGGAATCTTAAACAACGATGAGCTTCAGGAAATGATTGATGAAGAGATTGAATCTAGAAAGTACTTTATTGGTGCTTGGGACGATAAGAAAGATTTCTTCGTGAATTGCACTGAAGTAGAACCTGTAAGAAAAGAGATTAAATCTATGGAAGAGATTACTTCTGAAGTGGATTTGATCAATGTAGAAATTGATTAAGTTACTTATTTTAAGGGATGTATTTATATCATACATCCCTTAAAAATATCGATTTTTGACAGGAAATATAATGATGTAATATTTATTTGTATTACATGCATTAGAAAGGAGATAAAAATGCGGAGAGAAGATATAACGATATTTGGAAAAGAAAGTATTTCCCATGTAGAAAAAACAGGTTTGTTTTCTTATGCAGTGGTAAGAAATTGCGATAGAAAACATATCTTATTTTCAAGGAAATTGAAGAAGTTTCTCAATGATGATATCTTCATGACCTACACTGGGATGGAATATGGAACAGGGGATTTTGTTCTTCTTGCGGAAACAGTAAATGGATCTGTTGAAATTTACAGATGGAAAGGAAAAGTGAATGAAATTAACATATGAAGTGGCTATTGATACCGATGATTCTGAGGCAGACCGTTTTGAAATCGTGTTTGGACGTAAGATATTGGATGCCCTTTATCCTATTTCGAGATTTAATGGTGTCAAGAACATCGAAGTGAAAAGTATGAAACCTGAGAATTTTAATATTAAAGAGAAACTCCATGAGGATTTTTGGAAATTAACTGTTAGGAGTTTTTTGAATATCAATGGAAAAAGAGAAGTATTCCAAAGAGAAACCATTTTCTTTAGTCGTGATATAGCGTTGAAAACTGCGGAGGATTATTCAAAAAGTGATACTACCTTAATGGTAGAACTTACTGTCCACACTTATTTTTATCAGGGATTCTTTTCAGAGAATAAAACAGAAATTCCTGTCACCACGGATGGTGGGATCGTTTTCTTATATAAAAAACATGGATTGGAGGAGGATGGTGACGAATGAAAAAAGTAAAATATGAGGTATCTTTTGTGATGGACGTTTATTCGGAAGAAGAACGTACTTCCGAGTATCATCGCACTCACCAAGAGATTGGTGATAGAATTTTGTGTTTCATGGATAAATTGAATGCGAAAGAGATTGATATAAAACATATTCCTGTCGATTCCGGTGAAGATCAACACACAGAAGACTCTACAGAGTGGATAATGGAAGTCACAAGTGTTAAAAACATCGATGGTATAAATAATGAGGTATCTAAACATAAAGAAACTTTTTATGACTTACCTTTAGCATTGGAAAGGGCTGGACAATTTGTAAAGAAAGATGCGACCTCACGGGTGAGTATTACTGAGTATAGATCTACGTATTCCAGTATAGGATGTGTTTTCTTATATAATAAAAGAAATAAGGAATGAAGAAAGAGAGGATGAATGAAAATGAAAAAAGTAAAATATGAGGTATCTTTTGATGTAAAGGATAACATGATTGGAGTGTTTGATTTCACGATGGGAATACATAGTGCGGTTTGTCGTGTTTTGGAATCTGCAGGTATACAGCATATCGAAACGAAAAAACTCAAGTCTTCCAATAAAAATGGAAAAGCAGGAGTATCCATTAAGAGTAGATATGTATTACAAGTTAAAAGTATCCGGACTATTAATGGGAAGAATGAAATCTTTGACAAAAAGACAACTTACCATGATAAGGATTTAGCATTGCGAGATGCACAGGAACTTGAGAAGAGTGATGTAATCTTATTTATTAGCGTAGATAACTACATCTATAATTCTAACGGAAAACTTATTTGTGAGGAGAATTTGTATTCCTATGTAAGGGATGGACTTGCTTTCGTATAAATATCAGAAAGAAAGAGAGGATGAAAAAAATGTCCAAAACAATACATAAGGTAACAATGGAGCTGAGTATTTATCTTGATGAAGGAACGTCTGATGGTCTGGATATTAAAGAGTGGTTGTTACAAGATGGATCAGTCGAGAAGGTAATCGAGAATGCTATTTTAGCCGAAATCCCTTGCATTAACGTTCGCAATGTGATTGCATCAGAAAAGCATTTAAACAGAGTAACCCCCATTGAATTTTATGTTATGTCGGTAAATACTCAAATGGATGTCCATGGGGTAATGGCTCCCTTTTCTTATCAGAATACTTACACGGATTATAATCAGGCGTACGATATTGCAGAGGGACTGCGAAAGGTCAAGGACACATTAGAAGTGAATATTGACCTTTGTTATTTAATGCCAGATGGAACCACTGTGGCGTCTAATTATCATCCCTATAAATACGAAAGAGAAGACGTGATTCAATATGAATACGAAGAGTATGTTGATTACTTATAAAAATGAAAGGGTGTAACAATCCGTATGAACGAATCAGCACTTAAACTTTGGAACAAGTTCTTTGAAAAGAAAGGACATGCAAAAAAGAAAGAAAATCATACGTTTGAAGTTATTTTCACGTACACTGATTTAGATCAGGACACTGGAAACGGTCAATATCTTGAAAGCACGGTTGTTGACGCATTTGTTTTTGCACAATCAGAAGAGGACGTGAAAACTGTGTTAGAGAATATCTTCCGACAGCGCTTTCCTAGGAAGAGGATCACATTATATAAAAGTATTATACCATATAATGAGCCTGTTGTCTTCGTGTGTGGTCTTTGATCTAAATCTTGTGCTTATAAAAAATAAAAAGAAGGGTGGAATAATCAGTATGAAAGAATTAACACTTGAGCCTTGGAACAAGTTCTTTGAAAAGAAAGGACCTGACAAGAAGAAAGAAAAACGGATGTTTGAAGTCGATTTCCGATATGCAGATAATGATGAAAAAGTCCAGGTCCGGGATGAAGTGAAGACTCGGTTTGCAACTGCATTTGTTTTAGCAGAATCGGAAGTTGATGCGAAAGCATTGTTAGAGGAATATATCAAAAAGTCTCCTAGAGATATATCAATTATGCAATACCGATCCATTGAGCCGTACGAAGACCAAGTTATAGCGATAGAATTTGGAAAATCGTTATAGCAATGGAATTCGATAAAAGCGAAAGGAGACGGAATAATGGAGAAGAAAGAAAGTCCGGATCTGGTTACGCTTGAAGAGCTCATGAAACAGGTGAAAGAAATTGAAGGGCTTAGAGTTGATATTAAACCAAGAGAGGGTCAACTGCATACGTTGGTCCGCCCTTACAATTATGAAAGATTACCAGATTCTGCAACGGTGGACGATTTGAAAGCTAGGATTGATGAATGCACTCGTCCGTTTTTGTATAACTTCTAGAATGATTAATACCGAGAAAGGAACGAAACGATGAAACAGTTACTGATGATTTTGGGAATGATCTTATTTCATTTGATTGCTGACTACAATCTACAAGGTTGGTTGGCATCTGCAAAACAGAAAGAATGGTGGAAGGAGAATTGTTCAGACGAGATGTATAATAAAGATTATCTTTGTGCTTTAATCGAGCACTCCCTTTACTGGTCAATCTTCATACACATCCCGGTAGCAATTTATCTGTACCAGATGCTCAGCGAACGAATCTTTGGCACAATGTGGCAACTCTTTTTGACGACTACCTTGTTAAATTCGGTTATTCATGCAATCGTTGATAATGAGAAAGCAAATAAACACTCCATCAATTTATGCGAAGATCAATTTGCCCATATGGCTCAGGTTTTGGTAACGGGTGGAATGTATATTCTTGTCAGTTATTTACTGAACTTGACCTAACTTTCTAACAACATAACGAGGAATTTTTCCATACGCAAATATGGAAAAATTCCTCGTTTTTAAATGATATATTATTTATTTGAAAATACTAGAAAACAACAGTAAAAAGAAAGGAAAATTTGCTATGTTTATGTCGAAGAAAAGAAAAAGAAGAGAAAGAAATCTTATGATCGCTGCAGGGGCTGGGGTAGCTTGTGGAGTAGTTGGAATAACCATGTCGGCGGTGACATTTGCAGCCACAACGAATAAGAATAAGAAGATGCAACAGGAGATTGATGAACTGAGAATGCATGTGTCGAAATGTGAGAGCATGATCACGGACATCAATACGAACATTGCGACACTGGATAGCAACGTGATGAAAATCAATGATGCAATGATTCCCATGCAGAAAACTTTGTTATCACATAACATGCTGAAATAATGAATGATGCAATTCCTGAAAAAGATCGGGAAGATCCTGTAAAACATCAGGAGGCATTCGAGAAACGTGATTGTAAACCACCTCTTGTAAAATATCAAGACGTGTATAAGAAAAAGAAGAACCGAAAGATAAAAAATTCTTCGGATAAGATAATCATAAAGGATATTGATCCAGATGAAAGGAGCGGAGTGACCATAGAAAGATTTGTATAAAAAATTACGAATCTTTCTTTTTTATATCTTTTTTGACATTTTCCTAATATTGAAAATACCAAATTCAAATAAAAAGGAAGATGAGAATATGAAAAAAGTAAATAGTGCGTTTTTAGATAATTATAAAGAAGATGCAGTAAATGCACTTCTTCAAATGAACCCAGAATGGAACAGAGAAGACGTGGAAGAAATCGTTTATAATGAAATGAAGAAAAACTTCTCTAATCCAGATGTTGTAATTGATAACAACTTTATCCATTCCACAGAAGCTTCAAAATTACTTACCATATTTGATTGGTCATTAGGACATGATGAAGCATTGATTGCTGGAAATGGAACGTTTTATAAGAATCAATATGATGGAGAAAATCCTATTGCGAATATGTTGGATGGTATGTTAAAGAAAAGAAAAGCATTTAAGAAAGAGATGTTTAAAGTAGAAGATAAGACGTCAGATAAATACAAGGATTTGGACTTGAAACAGCAAATTCAGAAAGTCAACGCCAACTCATACTATGGTGCTTCTGGTATGCCGGCTTCTGCATTCTTTTCGAAATGGAGCGGACCTGCTACAACAAGTTCTGCTCAATCTGTTATTTCAACATGTTATTCCACGTTTGAAGGATTTATCTGTGACAACTTTTTGTTTTACGATTTGAATGAATGTATGAATTGGTTGAAAATCGTAAGAGAACAAATAGAGGAAGACCCGGAAACGGATTTTTGGGTAGTGCCTCATGATACCAATGAAGTATATGAAAAGTTACGAGGAATGTTTGTAGAGTGGAAAGACTCTTACGAAGAACCTTTAAGAGAATATGTTTCTCATTTAAGTCAGAATGAACTTACGAGAATTTATTATAGAAATAGACTAGAAGAGTTTACAAGAGATCATAATATCATTCAATCTCTTCATAGGACAATTATGAAAAATATCAATGTTTACCCAGTATTATCAAAAGATACAGTGGAACATGATGAGAACTGGGAAGACCAAATCCCTAAGAAATTTAGAGGAACGTTTAGTACAGCAAATGAGTACAATGCATTTGCTTGTAACGAAGCATTCATGGATCCGAATAATATTCCAGAATCGGTAAAAGAAGAGATTGAGGAGTTGACTGGATATTACATGAAATATGTTTATACCAGATATTTGGTATTTGATAGAATTTATCGACTGAAAAATTTCGGAAGAAAAACCGTTATGGTTATTGATACCGATAGTAATATCTTGGTATTAGATGGATGGGTGTCCTTTATCTTAAATGAAGTTATAACCGATTCGGATAAAGACCAAGAAAACAAAGAGTTTATTATCATCAATACCATCACCTACGCTCTCACAACTCTGATTACAGATACGTTACTTTATTATGGGAAATGCTCGAATATTCCAGAAGAGTTTCGCCCTAGATACAATATGAAGAATGAGTTCTTTATGAGAAGACTGGTGGTATCTGAAGTAAAGAAACGATATATGTCGTTGTTTAAATTAAGAGAAGGAAATTTGTTAAATCCTCCGAAAACCGATATCAAAGGATTTGACTTTAAGAAAGCCTCTACGTCGGATGTGTGTGAGAAAATCTTTACGAAATTATCCGAAGATTATTTGCTAAAAGCAGACACCATTGATGTAAAAGGATTGCGAGAAGAATTACGGAAACTGGAGAATAAAATCCGAGCTGATATTGAAGCTGGAAATTTGACTTACTTACCGATTGCAAATGCAAAAGAGTTAAGTGCTTATGCAGACCCTGGCAGTGAACAATCCGTACGAGGAGTGATTGCATGGAACTCTTTAAATCCAGATAGTAAGATTGATTTACCAGCAAAAGTAAAGATGTTAAAACTGACGTTATTTAAAGAAGAAGATATTGAACCGTTAAAAAGAACTCACCCTGAGATTTATCGAGTTTTGAAAAAAGAAGTGTTTGAAGATAAGAGTGGAATCTTCGTGACACAAAAAATAAAAGACGGAAAAGTAAATGTAAAATCCAAAGGATTACAAGTGTTAGCACTTCCTGCAAATGGACAAATCCCTGATTGGGTAAAACCTTATATTGATTACGGAAGTGTGATTGGAAACATTATGGGACCGTTTAAATCCGTAACAGATTTGCTGAAATTAAATTGTGTGGTTACTGGATACTCAAAGAATGGAGTAAACAGAGAAACCGAAAACTTCACAAATATGATTTCATTTTAAAAAGAATAAATGATACTAACAATCAAAATTGTTAGTATCATTTATTTAATCATTTATGCTCACATATTAAATGTGTGACTAATAAATTAATACGAGGACGACACTACCGCAAAAAGGAAATTACCCCTAATAAAGATAACTGAACTACTAGATCGATGCTTGAAGCTTATTTGGAATATAGATATTCCCTCAGTAGAATGCCCTTTGGAAATAAGGGATCCACTGTCGTCTGTCGTTTCATTGTCATATATACTTATAGTCATATCCATATACCAACAATAGTTACCAGATGATGTTGAGTGGCTAACGTTGTAAACAATATCATCATTACTAAATCCATAATTAGATAATAGTGATATATATTCTCCATCTAAGTAATATGTATCGTCATTACGAGTAGTTATTTCAATAGTATCTGATGTATTTGAAAATGAAAAGTATGCTTTTATTTTTAATAACTCCCCCGGTCTACAAAAATAAACAGGTTGTATCCCTGATACACTAGGATCGGTTCCTGCAAATTCTGATCTATTCATTGCCATGAATTTTAATAGGTTACTCCAATTTGGTAATAATGTTGCCGATGCAACTTTTTTCCAATAATACTCTTTTGTATTATCAGTTAAAAAATAGTTAGAGTCACTGCTTCCGGTATAATCTACTAAGGCTGCAAGAGCGGAAGCTATACCATCAAAGCAGCCATTTTGAAAAGACTCTTTAAACTCGTCGAAGTCATTTTGCAAATCACCATATTCTGATTCCAGGTCAGTTACAGACTCTTCAAGTGTTTTGATTTTAGTACCATATGTCGAAATACATGAAGAATTATTTTGTATCCATTCAGATACATTAGTAATTCTTTTATCTAGTAAATATCCCTGATTTGCTGACAAAGCTTTGGATGTTTCTCCTTTAGTATCTTCATCTGTACTATCGACAATGTGAGTTGTTATGCTATTAGTTGTTTTTGATTTTGCTGCAGTTCCACTGTAATCTATTCCATCAATATAAGCATAATCATTGTCGCCATAATCTATTTCAAATTCTATATTTTTTGTATATATCTTACGAGAACACAATTGTCCATATTGTGATTCAATGTATATACCGGGATAGTACAAAAGAGATCCTGTCCCGCCATCGATGGTTCCTACCAATTTAATAATTCCATCGTTTTCCCATAATTCTGTTTTTACTTTATCATTCGGTGCAGCGGGAAAATACACCTGTGCTTCGCTAGCAGAAGTTACTCTTCCATGACTATCAATTGTGAGATTCGGAACCATAAAGAAACCGCCAGTTCCCAGATCGATATCCTGATCACTAGGAGTGCCATAAGTTCCACTTGTCACTCCACTTAATCCCAATCTTTCGGGATCTAAAGTTCCATCCGTGATATTATCAGCATTCACTTTTCCTTCAAAGGATTCTGCATGGAGAGTTCCAGATTCTGCTGTAATATATACACCGGTATCATAGTACTCATTTTTCCTTACAGATGTTTCATCTGAGGTTGTACCAGTCAAATAAATTTTCTTATTCGTCAATTTCGAAGTGATGGTGTTACTAGCACCACTGATCACATTAAAATTGGTTCCATCATATACCATCTCTACTCTGGCACCAGCAGGAATGATATTTGCTTCCAAAGGAGCTCCGTTTCGATACAACGGTTTTGCACCCAAGGAGTTCACATTCAATGTAGCACTCGCTACAGAAATTTCATTGGTAAATGCTACGGTGATATGTTGTCCGTTTGTTAACGTGAACCCTGTTGCAATCACGGTTTTATCAACCGTGCTTGCAGGGGTAGAACAAACACCGTAGAAGATAATCTTTCCCCGAAGGGTTTCGTCACTCTTCATCGTCATGACGACGTCGTCCAAAGTATTCTTTGGAAATAAAATATATCGATTCCCATCGGAATCGTAATGATCCATTTCAATATGATGTCTTGTCGTACTCATATTTTTAAAGACCTCCTTGATTTTTTAATATAATACAGATTTTATACTGAAAGAATTACAAACCATTGATTTACCATTAGAGGATAAGGATAAACATTACTGTTTTGTCTATATATATAGTAACAGAAATATCCTAGTGCGATTCCACTATTTTCTTTTAATTCTATGTCAAAGGTGATCTGGTTATCCTCCAGATCAGAATTTATTGAGTTAACTATATCATCTTGGTAAAGTCCAGATTTTTCTGTATTTATATAAGATGCGAATTTTGCATTACCACTCTCGATAATGTGCACGAGTTTGTTAGTAAATGGTGAATAAGAGGTATTAGTATCTGATGATTTCCTGATAGACGAAATATATTCAGTATCTTCATCATAATCTATAGGAAGGGTAATTGATATTGATGATCCTTTTTCTCCAATAACAAGTCCACTATAGGTTTCAAGATTAAAATATTCTGGGTAATCATACATCATCAGATGAGATAGCCCAAATAAATTGTTATATACGTGCTTATAATCAGTATATGATGAGTTTTCTGATAAATATGCTTTGGGGTATATTCCTGCTATACTGATAAGATTTGGTATCAGTTCCTCAGATTTATATAAACCATCACTTATTTCATTGACAGATGTATCTAAATTCCCATAGTTGGATTCCAAATCCGACACGGTATCCTTTACAGTATCGATTCGATCATCCAGATTAGAAAATGTTGTATCTAATTTATTAAGCAGGTAATACCCTTGATTAGCTGATAGAGCTTTTTCTGATCTTCCATACGCATCATCGAAATCACAACTGTCGACGATATGATCAGTTATGCTTCCAGTTCTAGATGATGTGTTTGCATTACCAGTATATTGCGATGCAGAAATAGACCCTTCCATATAATCATCATTATCGCTTCCATCTAACCCGAATTCAAGTGTATTTCTTACATACATATTTTTAGCAGTCAACAAACTCCATTTTGAATCTATATAAATATCTGGATGAATTTTAAGAGTTCCAGTCTCCCCTTCTTTATCAGTAGTTCCAGCAATATAGAAAATTTCGGTCGATTCAGTTTCTGTTGACACATTGCTATCTGTTATAGGAGGAAACGTGAACTTAATATTTTCTGATGATACAATTCTCCCATATTCATCTACTGTTATTTTTGGAACTAAAAACGTTGCTCTCGAGTAAAGTGATGAATTTTTATTAGGACCATAAGTTCCAGCCGTAACCCCGCTTGTTTCTAATCTATCACTGCTTAAAATACCAGTTTTTATATCGGATGCATCAATGCTAGTTCCACCAACGATATTGAAATTCTCACCATCATATACTAATTCCACATTAGTACCAGCAGGAATGATATTTGCTTCCAAAGGAGCACCATTTCGATACAACGGCTTTGCTCCCAGAGAGTTCACATTCAGACTAACCCCATCTACTGAGATCTCATTAGTGAATGCTACGGTGATATGCTGACCGGAAGTTAAAGTAAATCCTTCAACTCCATCTACTACCTTTCCTTTCTCAGTAGCACTTGTATCACATACCCCATAAAATATAATTTTCCCGCGAATGGATTCCCCACTCTTCGAAGTCATTTTTACATCATCTAATGTATTTTTTGGATATAAGATATATTGATTCCCTTTGGAATCAAGTTGAGTCATTTCAATATGATGTCTTGTTGTTTTAATCATATTTTTAAAGACCTCCTTATGAATAAATTCCTATATATTTCGTACCATAATTTTGAATTTCTTATGGTTTTCACATTAAAAGAATGTTTTGAAATGAGGGCTTGGCTGGTTTTCCAGTAGTTCCCATCATTTCAAAACATCCTAGGTATTATACATTTAAAAACAGTCCATCTACATAGACATTAAAATCTCCAGTGATATAAGGAAGGGCATCAAGATCAATTCCATCCAAACCATTGTAATGATTTACACAGATTAAAAGAGATCCATCTTTTTGCTCTACTGCTACATTATGGAATGTATGGTTTTTAATAAAGTTGGAATCAGGTCCTTCCGTTACAATCACCGTTGCATCTTCGTAATCATAATTCTTCCCATTAGCAAATTTGGAAGGAAGAGGAAGAACGAATTGATACTGATGAATTTCACCAGTCGTTCCATAAGGAATCTCTTCTTGTGTAGTGGATCCATCCGAATTGGTTTTCGTAATGGAAATACTACTTCCATGCTCTGCAGCTGGATTTGTGATTTCCTTATATTGATTTGCAATACTCGGGCGGAAATGTCCACTCAGTTGGTACTTCTCACTTCCATAAGTAAGACATGACCAATTATAAGAATTGCTATCGTAGGAAGCAACTTCGGAACTGTGAACAACCGTAACCCCAGCGGAAACATATTCGTTCCATTTATCAAGAAGTGTATTTCCATCTGGGAAATAAACACAACGTGCAAGTACTCTTAAAACCATCGGTTTTAAGGTTTCTGTATTTTTATCACGAGTTAATAAAAAACCGGATAACAAATTTTTCATTTTCTCTTATTCCTTTCTTAAACAGATTTGGAAAGTTCTGGATAGAACTTTCTTATGTCTTTCGTATTCTTTACAATATCGGACAAGGTTGTCTGACTTACTAAGAATCCACCAGCAAGGGTATTCTGAATCATAAAAAATACATAAGGTAAATAATCAATTGCAAGAATGGAAGATCCACCATACGTATTTAAGAATCTCTCTACAAAATACCGCACCGTAAGAGATTGCATTCTAGGAGAGATCTGTTTTAATACACCAAAGAGTTCTTCCACGGTCGTAGCTTTTGCATTCTGATAATCTGCCAACGTTAAATCCAAACTCTGTAGATTCTTTTCAGTTGTTGTCTGCAATGCATAGTTTGTTGACATATCTGAATTTCCAAGTTCCCAGATATTATCCAAGAAGAATTTGGATATGGTAAAGGATACTTTATCATGAAGCGCAGTGTCCAAAGACAATGCATAGTCTCGGTTTAAAACTCGCATGAACATATTCGTGTACACTTCATTACAACAACGCATGATCGTGGTATTTCTTTTAAATACATTTGGTCGAATCTGTAGATTCAAAGCAACGAATCCAGCTTCCATTAAGATATAAAGCGTCTTCATATCAATATTTAATCTGGTTTCGTCAGCAGTCAATTTTCCAAAAGAACTGATAAAGATACTTACCACAGGTCCATTTTGAGATTTGTGAAGTACAAACGGAATGGACTTCGTCATCTTTTGGGTAGTAGACTTCCAATACACCAAACGAACGTATCCGTCTTTATAAGCTTCCAATACTTTACTCAGTAATGGAGAAATACGACTTCTCTCCATCTGAAGAAGCTGTTCTTCGATATAACTTTCTCCAAGGGGAATTCCTTCTTTTAATGCCTGCAAAATTCTTTTTTGAATTTCACCGGAGGAATTAAATAGTCCATATATAAAAGAGTCTGACATGGATGCTTCCATAAAAACAGAAGAATCATAGTTTGTTCCTATCATCTCTTAGTTTCCACCTTTCTTCTATATTAAGTAGATTGTTTTTCGGGGTCAAATCTATCAAATCTAAGAAGATAAATCTCAGACAATTACATAATCCCAAGAGGGATAAATTTATTTTTATAAGGAGGTAATCATTATGATTCAGTCAATCATTGATACCGTTACTACAAACACAGATGTTACCGTTGTAGGCGTCATCGTTGGTGCGATTGTGATTGTTTTGCTTCTGGGGTATCTGTATCTTAGAAACAAATCCATCAATGACATCAGAGAGGATGTTTATAAATTATTCCTTCAGGCAGAGAAGTCTTTCACTGAGTCTGGAGCAGGTGTGAAGAAGATGGATTGGGTTGTTACATCCGCCTATTCCCTTCTTCCCAAGTATGTTCAGGTCTTTGTAAGTGAGGATACCTTGCGAGTTATTATTCAGAAGTGGTTTGTTGCAGTAAAGGATCTTCTGGATGATGGAAAGATTAATAATTCCGTAACGAGTACAGAGACAGAAGAGACTACGGAGGAGTAAGATTATGACCTACAAAGGTATTGACTTAAGCTGTTATAACGTAGTAAAAGATTACGAAGCGGCTGCAAAAGATAACGTGGATTTTGTTATCTTGAAGGTTATTCGTAAAGACTTAAACCCGGATAAGTTGTTTGAAACTCACTGGGAGGGATTCACGAATCAGGGAGTTCCTATTCAAGGTGTTTACAACTATTCGTATGCTACCACTGTTGCGAAGTTCAAAACCGATGCAGAAGCAGTTGTTAAGATTTTGAACGGAAGAAAGACAATGGTATGGATTGATATTGAGGATCAGTCCCTTAGAACCCTTGGTCATACGTTGGTTGAGGGAATCAAAGAGTATGGAAAAGTCATTAAAGCGGCTGGGTTGGAATTTGGTGTTTACACCTATATTTCCTTCTACAACTCTTACTTGAAGCAGTATGAGAGTGAACTGGACTACCCGTTCTGGGTTGCAAAGTACCCCTCAAGTGCAAAAGTAGATAATGAGAAAGATCCTGACGCTAGTAAGCGTCCTAGTCTTAACAAAACGATTTATGGATGGCAGTGGTCTTCTTCTGGTGTCGTAAACGGAATTTCCGGTGTGGTAGATTTGAATGAGTGGTATGTCGATATCGAAGCAAAAGCTTTGGAGACTGCTACCGTTGCTATAAAGACAACTGAAGAGAAAGAAACTGCTACGGATTATGTATCGACTGGTTTCTACAAAGAGATGGCAAGTCTTCTTGGACTTCCCAATGGAACTGCAAAAGAGGTACTGGAAAAAACAGTCACCATCAGCACTTCCAAGAATAAGAGTCACAAGTCGGTTACTGCTCTTGAGAGACTGATGAAAACCATGGGATATTATACTGGAAGCATTGAAGCAGATTCCGGAAAGACACCTGTCTTTGGAAATGGAATGGCGAAAGCAACTGCTTTGTATCAGAGTAATATCGTAAAATTAAAAAATCCGGATAAAGAATGGACTGCAAAAGGCAAGTCCTACAAAACCGCACTCCATGTAGTGTAAAAATAAAATGAGACTAGTTGGATATTTCCAACTAGTCTCATTATTTATCGAAGGGATTCTAACAGATAAAGTTTCTCTTCTTTTGAAATATAACCACTTTCATAGACTTCTACCATAGCAGCTTCTTTTACTTCTTCTGGAGCACTCTTTTTGAAAGTCGCTTTCTTGTATTCAGGTCCTTTCATTGGCTTAAACTGAACCGGTTTATCATTTCCACGATTTGCCCAAGTCATTAAAGTCTTATCCAATTTCTGAATCCATGTCATTCTTTGTTCCTGAGACGGAAGCTCTTTCGTCTTTTTAATTTTTTCAAGTGCTTTTTTAATAGTAGCGAAAAGTGCGAAATATGCAGTTACACAATTCTTCATATTTTTATCTTTTTCTTCCGGAGATTTAATGTAAGATCTAGCAATCGCATCCATGGTATACAAAATAGGATTTAAAGGTCCGGGAATCAAAAACTGCTCAAATGCAGTAGCTGCAATAAAAGCAGAATCAGCGACAATCTGCAGTTTTTTCTTCAGCTCTTCATACTTGTCATCTTCCAAAATTTTTCCACTTTTTACATCCTTCTCCACTTGAGCTTTTACAATGGGAGTTGCAACAGTAGCCGCTACTTTTCCTACACCATATCTAGCACCCATCTGAGCTCTTGAAATTCCTTTTCCGGCAGATGCTATCGGTTTTACAACCACACCAGCAGGGGAGTTCTTTACATTCTCATATCCATCTTTAACATTACTTTTTACTTTAGAAACTGTCTCTTTTCCTTTAACATAGGTCTGACCAATTGTTTTCTTCACATCTTCTTCATAAAGATCGTAATCATCATCGTATAAGTACGACATCTCAAGACCTCCTAAGTTTTCTGATTCTTTTTTCAAACGATAATTTGAGAAGTCATCTGGATTTTTACTCCAGTCTTCTTTATCGTCAAATCCGTGATCTTTTTCCCATTTTGCTACAGCATCTCTGGCAACCTTTACTGCTTCATTTCCTTTATTGGATGTACAGGAAGCGCCATCTGTAACAAAATAAAAATTCGCATCATATTTACTTGCGAGTTTCTTTACTTTCGAAGCAAGTTCTCTTGCTTCTTTTAACGATTTACAAGACTCCAACATTTCGTAAATTTTTTCTTGGTCCATAGTATAATCCCTCACAGTATCAATATTAAAGAATTGTTTTTTTTTGATTTAAAATAGGCGTAAAGTCATTTTTATCATTGATATATCATTATTGTGAATTCGAATAAATATAGCCTTGAGAAAGTTATATTATTCAGAATGAAATTTCATATTACATACCAACCAGAATATCTAGTAGGTTTACGAACGATTCTGGAATTTATTCAATCATGGAGGGAAATGATTATGAGTAAGATGAAGGATTTTGTAAAGGATTATCGTGAGCTTTGTGATGTAACAAATGCGCGCTCTGCAGCTAACAAGTCTGGCGTTAGGGCTTTTCGTGATCGGCATTTGGTCTTCGACTTGGCTTTAACTGCTGCTGGCTCCATCTTCTTCTGGTCTTGCATTGAAGCATTCCGCCATCAGGTGAGATTAGCCAATGATGAGTGCAAGAAGAGGAAGGAGGAGGAGAAGAAGATGCAGGACCTTGCAAACCAGGTTATCGGTGATGACGAGTTTGCTGAGTGATGATCCGTGCTAGCTCTTGAAGCAAGCAAAAGAAAGGAGGGGTTGATTTTCAGCCTCTTCTTTTTTTGTATTTAAACAGTGAAAAAACATTTTTTTAATCAACATGAAAGGAAGAATGCCTGTATGAGTATATCGATTATTGGACCAAGTTCTGCTACAGAATACCAGTTGGTCAAGTATTCACAAACAAATAATTTTTATCAGGAAGACATCCTGAATTTATATATCACTTATGCAGTGGAGTTTAATATCAAAGTAGATGTTGCTTATGCAATGTCTTTGATTTATACAAATTATTTCAACAACCGCATTATGGATAATAATCTGGTTGGAATCGGTTTACAAGAAGAAGGAACCTTTATGGAAGGTTTTGATTCCATTGAAAACTGTATCATTGCACAAATGGAAATTTTAAAGAGAGGTTATTCAGAAGAGTATGTTACGGATAAACCTCATTCCAATTTGTACCGAAGAGTTCCTGCTGGAAAGATTAAAACCACGGAAGATTTGTTTAGCTTTTGGAAGTATGATGAACTTACGAATTTTACCGTTTATGATTTCAATAAAATCATTCGTGAGATCGAGAGAACCAGAAAAGGAAACCCAGAATGGCAAGCCGGTGGAAATAATAAGTATTACTATGTGAGAGTAAAATCCTCTACAAGTAAATCCGAAATCATACAGCTTAGGTCTGATCTAAGAGATAAGAATTTTAGTATGGATGATATGTATATCAAAGCAAGTGATGGGCTTTATACGTTGGAGATTGGAAAACAACAAAGTCCTTCTACCGCTGCAATCATCTTAAAGAACCTACAACTGTATGGATATAATGGAGAAATAAAATATCGTAAATCAAGCGACGAATAATTTTTTAGTTGGATTCCGTATTTTTATGGAATCCAACTAATTTTTTATGTATTTCATTTTAAGAATATATTATTTACTTAGATTAAAAGGAGGGAAAGAAATGGCAAATGCAGATTTCACATCGATAAAAGAGGGGTTAGAATCTGGAATCCTTACGCCACAAGATGCTTCGAAATTTATGAGAAGACTAGATAGTCAGGATTTTATTCATGACATGGTTTCTCAGTTTGATGAAGGAGTAGTTGCATTAGAAGATTCCACATTGCAGACCTTAGCAGATGCAATCTATATTGCATATTACATTTACACCTATAGCTCATCTGAGACAGGAATGTCGGATACGGAATACGATAAGCTCTATGAGTTAATTGTGTTAAATGGGAAAGAAGAATTTGTATCACTTCCTATATTGGAAGATGAAACAAATGATAATGTGGATTATCATAAGTATCCGGTATTAAGAGGAACTCTTTCTAAGATTCATTATCTTGCTCAGCCGAAAGAGAAGGCTGCAAAGTCCAGAAGATCTTTGGAATCCTGGATTGAATCTACCGAGAAATTGTATCTGGAAAGAACGGGAAGACATTTGGATTTCAAAGAAGTGGAATGTTATGTGTTCCCGAAGTGGGATGGATGTTCTGTGATCTTTGAGTTTGATAAAGATGGTAAGATTGAGAAAGCACTTACTAGAGGATATACCAAATTAAACACTGCAGAAAACATCACCAGACATTTCAAAGGATTAACAAGACCAATTGAGGAAAACGTTCCGTATGGTCTTAAGACAGAAGTAATGATGTTAGAGTCTTCTGTGATTGAATACAACAAGATGTATGAAAAAGATTACAAGCAGTCTAGAGCAATCGTTTCCGGAATCTTAAATTCGGATAAACCGGATGAAAGAAATAACTATCTTGTGATCGTTCAGCTTCGTTATATGAAGGAAGGAGAAGAGATTGAAAGTCTCTGCCCTCAGGTATTTGATAGTCCGTATATTCGTTGTAAGCTTGGAGCATTTGATGCCATCGAAGCATTCGCGCAAGAGCATCGGTTTACCAGAGGGCTTCGTTGTGATGGAGCAGTGATTCATATCATCGATCCGGAAATACAAAAGATCTTAGGAAGAGCAAACGACAAAAATCGTTTTGAGGTTGCTTATAAGTTTACGGAAGAGTATGCGTATACAGAAGTAGAAGATGTAGAGTTTCAGGTAGGACTTCTTGGGAGAATTACTCCAGTGGTAAAAGTAAAACCGGTGAAGTTAAAAGGAAATACGATCAACTCTGCGTCTCTTAGTAGTATTGACAGATTGGAGTATTTGAAGTTAGCAAAGGGAGATAAGATTAAGATTCTTTATGATATCATTCCGTATGCTACTTTGGATAATGAGTGTGAAGAACACAGGAGTCTCAATAAGATGATTCGTCCGAAAGAGAAGTGCCCTAGCTGTGGAGAGAAACTGGAAAGAAAAGGTGCATTCTTATTCTGTACCAATCCAGATTGTGATTGCAGAAGGAAGGGTAAGATACTAAATTATCTTGTGAAACTTCGGATTCAGGATATCTCTTATGCGACGGTAGACGAGCTTTACGAGATGGGAATCTTAACAAAGATTGAAGATCTGTATTCCTTAAAAGATCATAAGGATGAGATCGTAGATCATCCAGGATTTGGAGAAGTTTCGTTCGATAACTGGGTAAACCAGATTGAAAGTAAAAGAAGAGTTCCGGATTATGCACTTCTTGGAGCAATTGGAATTGACGGACTTGCAGAGAAGAACTTTGCAAAGATTCTTCAGATGTTTACGATCAATGATCTGTTTGATATTGTAAAAGCAGGAGATGAAGAGATTCTTACGTTGGTCAATGGTATTGGAGAAAAGAAAGCCAATGCATTAATCAAAGGAATCAAAGACAACAAATCTCTGATTAAGTTCTTAATGAAAGAATTGGAGATCTATCATGAGAATACTGCAAATACAAAATTCACTGTCTGCTTTACAAAGATTAGGGATAAAGAGATGGAAGAGTTTATTGAATCCCTTGGCGGTAAAACGGTAAACTCGATTACAAATGATACCACCTATTGTGTTGTCCCTGACTTATCCGTATCTTCCTCGAAGACCGCTGCGGCAATCAAACGAGGAGTAGAAATTATACCAATTGATAATTTAAAGGAAGAACTTCTTAAGAAGTATTCCAAATAAATTATAAAGAAAATCCCAAAATAGGAGGAAAAGAAAATGGGTAAAGAGTATTGGTCAATCTTCGATATGAACGAAGGAGAAAAGAAAAAGAAGAAGGGAAAGGAGAAAGACAAAAAGAAAGACAAGAAGAAACCTGCTCATTCCAAAGAGTCTAAGGTGTTCCCGAATAAAAACAAGGAGCACTTAAAGAAGTATGATTCTAAGAAAGAGCAGGGGAAAAGTGTCGGGAATTATGGAGAGTTCTTAAAGTCCGATGCGAAAGGAATTTATTCCTTGGAGTTTCGTAAGGATGGAAAAGATCATGATGTACTGGTGTATAAGACTCCAAAGCAGTTTCCTACGGTTTTTCGTCCCGGTGAGGATTCCATAACCTTCAGAGATTATTTGAACGATCTTTCCAAATCTGCAGATAAGGAAGAGATCGCAAAGATCATGTATGGATCCAAGATCAAGAAAGCAAGTTATTCCGATCTGGAGGATTCCTTGATCAATTACATCCTGCATGATGAGTATGTGAATGAGCGGGTGGAAGCAGAAATGATGAATGATTCTCCTCAGGAAGATGATGATGAGGAAGAGGACAACGAAGAAGATTGATTGACCATACGGCGGGGTGGAGTTTATCTTCACCCCTACTAAATTTTCATTAATGAAACGACAACTATTTAGCTATAAAAATACCACGAAAGGAATTAAATCTATGAGTGATTACAGCAAAGTCTTTGGAAAATCTACGAAAGTAGTAACTTCAAAGAAATCCAAAAAACATGATATCTTCTTTAATGATGTTTCAAAGAAGAAGAAAAAGAAGAAAAAGAAATCTCCCTCCTTGGAGAAAGAATTGAACAGGAGATTTGGAGGGAAGAAAAAGAAAGGAGATCTTGCTATCTGGTATGAAACAGATGCTTCAAAGATTGGAGATCTTCTTAACACAAATACTCCTCCTGGAATTTACCGAGTGAATATTGCTTGCATGGATGAGTTTGGATCCAACGTGGAATATGCCATCGAGAACTTACTTGTTTATGCATCTTTTTCACACGTTGATGAAAATAACGTTGTTCTTAAGTTTGCTGAGTTTCTTTCCGGGCAAGACATTTATGATTCCATTGCGAAATCCTGGAACATCACTCCTTCGGAAGCGAAAGCGAAAGTAGAGAGCAAGAGTACCGTGGTAACCGTTGACATGTTTAACACGGAAGACATTATTTTTGATAGTTGATTTCCACAGAAAATAAATAAGGAAAGGAAAGATTACTATGAAACTTATGAACAAAGACGCATGGGTGGAGAAGCTCAATGATTTGATGAAGGTTTTAAACACCCATGAGAAACTGAAAATTACTACCGAAATAAATGATAAGAAAGAGGAATCTGCAGGAAGCTTTTCCGTGATTTTCCGGGTATCCCATAAAGATGAGAAAGCCGGAAAGAAAGATACTAAGATTGCTCTTTACGTTTTTGAGAATCATCAGGCGATTACCACCTTTATCATTAACGGAAGAAACCTTTCTCTCTTGTTTGAAAATTCTACCATGAACTCACCGGATATCTCACTTCACTATTTGAAAGATATATTATTAAATGAGATGGAATGGTTCGCAAAGGCAGAAGAAGAAGCAAAGAAGAAAAAGGCAGAAGCGTATAAGAAGAAATTCCAGGGGAAGAGGAAATTCGACAACCATAATTCCGGAAAGAAATATGGAAATGGAGGTCAGCGTAAGAAACCTTACGGAAACAATTATCATTCTCCGTCTTATAAACAGCACGTTCCTGGATATTATCAGACTGCCGATGCGAACAATTCATCAGAGAAAATTTCGAACCGTCACATTTATGGCGGAATCAGGAAAGGTGAGTGAAGAGGATGACTCAGGCAGAAAAGGTATTTAATGAAATCGTCGTAGAAGACAGAGAGGAAGTCGAGTCCATAGGAGAAATGGCAAATCCGGTAATCTATCAGAAGTTGAAGATTCGGCTGGGTGCCAGCTATGTACCGATTGCAATCTATGCAACCATCTTCGATTGCATCATGGCGTATTTAAAAGAGATTCAGGCAACCAAAGAAACTCTTAAGATCAACATTGCAAATCGACTGGAGATTGGTTACACCACAAGTTTTGATGTCGAAGAAAATTCCGACATGGAGAAACTTGGAAACTTCATGATTTACATGAAACATATTGAGAATAACAAGTTGACGGATGTGGATGAGAATGAGCCTAGTTCAGTAGTTCGTTGTACCCAGTGGAACGAGGCAAACATTACCCAGTCCATTACGCCGATCAAAGCGATTACCAAGGCGGCAACGGAGAAGCTTCAGTCAAGACTGAATATTCAGTCAGCGAATCCGGAGATTATTATGCCCTTATTTTGTCTGATCCATGACAAAGTCGTTGAGTATATGAAGTTAAAAAGAGCAGAACTTGACGTCTTTGAGCATCGGATTAACATGGCAGGATGTTATGATGTTTACGCAAGGATTTTAGAGGATGGAGTTGAGATATCCTTTAAACCCAATGTGTACGATAAGCTCACCATCAAGGATGATGGAAAGGCAACGAAGCCGAACGAGTAAGATTCCTGGACTTGATTGCTAGAGAGATTTGATTGATCGATTTCTCTAGCAATCAGTTATCTTCGTAACTTCTAATGATTTTTCATTTTTTATATGGAAAAATATTTGAAATGATAAATTATTTTAGTGGAGAACAAAAAGAAAGGAGAATAAAATGCTCGAATATTTATCAGACTACGTTGGTGACTATGAGAAAAATCTAAACACCCAACTGATGAACAAAGAAGCAGACGGAGACTTAGTCGAATATGTAGTCGACGCATGGAAGTCTTTGGAAGTGTTAAAGTACATCAAGTTCTTAGGTTATGAATACAATACCAAAGAATCCGAGATTGACATCAACCGTCATATCTTCAAAAGAAACAAGAAAGTACCAAAGAAATACCAATACGATTATAAGTTAATCAACGATGATCGGGTTGGTCTTCTTACGGTACATCTCTTAATCAGTATTACAGAGAAAGATCCAAAGACTGGCTTGGAAAAAGTAAGAGAGAAACGAATCAATAAAGACATGTTGATTCCCATCACAGATGATGATGGATATTTGTTTATCAACGGGAGAAAGTATTATTTGATTTACCAGTTACTGGAAAAATCAACGTACACTACGTCCATGTCTACCGTTGTGAAATCTCTGATGCCAGTGGTTATCAAACGAGTACCAATCTACTACACAGATGTAGATGGAACAGGATATCTGCTCCCGGTATTTCGAACGTTTGTCTTCCATAGAGAGACCGACATTATGCTATTCGTTGCATCCCAAATGGGAATTGAATACGCCCTAATCTATATGAAGGTAGATTCCATTATGAAACTGATTCCTTCGTTAGATAATAGAAAAGAAGGATATATTTACTTTCAAATCTCTTCCAAATGCTTCTTAGAAGTACATAAGGAGATGTTTGATAAGTATCAATATGTCCAGGGTGTTGCAGCGGGTGTGATGGAAATCCTGACAAATCGATTTGATCTTTCTATGGTGAATAACAAAGAGCAGTTCATTAAGAAGTTGACTCCATCGAACACCTTGGAGAAAGGATTGGATACCTTAACGTCGTTCAACCGAATGCTGGATGAAACCACAAGAAGAATCTTGATGGTGAATAAATATCATAAGAAAGATGTGTATGCGATTATCCGATGGGCAATGATGGAATTCAATCAACTTCGAATGAAAGACAACTTGGATTTGGATAATAAGAGATTACGCTGTAACGAACAGATTGCATCTCTTTTGACCAAAGAGTTTTCAATTCGCTTGAATCGAATCATTAATATGGGTTCGAAAGCGACATTGGAAAACGTTGTGGATATATTCAAGTTCCCGGGGTCACTACTTATTTCCAAAATGCATTCCAGTGGAATCCTTCGTTTCAATGACTGTATTAACGACATGGACTTCTTCTCGAAGTTCAAATGGACATCAAAGGGTGAGCACTCTCTTGGTAACAAAAACGGAAATAATATTTCAGCAAGATACCGTGGACTTCATCCGAGTTATATCAGTGAATTTGATTTACTAACTTGTGGCAATTCTGATCAGCATAAAGGGTCAGGCTGTTATGTGAATAACAGTTTCAATTCTCTTCTAATTGCGGGAACGAACTCGTTAAGTCTTTACTACTAAACTAGAATGGTAACATATCTAGTGGCAATGGGTAACTCCAAAGGTATAGTAAAAAGGTAAAGAATAGAGACAATCGACGCAAGAAAGTATCTCACAATGATGAGATATGGCTTCAACGATTAGGGAAAGCTAGACAACCATATTGATAGAAATATCGAAATAGATTATTCTAGGTGGTTTGAAAATAAGGTAAGTTGAAATACTTACACGAAGCGAGTAGGTCCAATCATAGGACGAAATGTAGGTGAGAGATATATTATATTTATAGTATAGATCAAAAATCCCAAACGGAGAGCTCTACTTTAATTGGTAATAGATTAGAGTAGATGAAGATATAATCTAAATGTAGAAAATACATTTGCCAGGCACAAGCGGTATTTTATCACCTTTTAGTAAGATAAAAGGATTGTACTTCAATAACGATGGGGAACCAGATTCCTTCTTGGTTGATTTCATGAAGGATTTGAACCGCGTCTTTAAAGAAGAAGGAAAAGATGCTATCATGGTGGAGTTTGAAACCAAAGAGGATTACTACGATGTGATGTGTTATGTAGAGCATTTCTTAGACGATGATATCAGAGTCTATGCAGTAGACAGGAATGCTCCTACGGTAATCTTCGAGAAAGAACCGGATATGGTAGCAGAGCACGAAACAGGAATCATAGATTCCGAAGAGTATGAGGACGGCGTAGAAGAGTAGCAATACTCTTCTACCTCAAAGGAAAGGAAAGAAAAATGAATATCATTAATCAAATTGCAAATCTTGCACTGATCTTATTAGATGCAGGTTTTCATCCGATCTTGATTACGATAATTATTACGGTACTGGCATATTTGATTGTGACATTTGTCATCAAAATCGCATGTACGTTCTTCTATTTCATCCTGAATCTATATACGAAGCGCTTGATTAAAAAGACGATAAGAAAATTGGTATATGTTAAAAAATGGACAGATGATGCAATTCAGGTATGCTTAGATGAAAAGACTCCAGATAAAGTTCCGGAAATTGTTATGGCGTATGTCGGAAGCATCTGCAATGTATTGGATAGAGTCACTCATTCAAACGATTCGAACTACATTGTAAATGAAATCATACCTGTTGAGGAGGAAGAAGAAAATGGAGGAACCTCAAAAGGAACGTCCGATTAAGTTGTTTATGGATTACCCTTTCATTCATCCAGATATTAGCATTAGAATCCGATTGCGATTATTGAGAACTGAGAAGAATAAGTTTGGACATATGGTAGATAGACCGACGGCTCAAGTAGTTAGAAATCTTGGAGAACCTTATGTCAATTTATCTCCAAACTTTAGTGTCTGCTTCAATTTAAAAGATGAAACAGGAAGATTTAATTCTCAAACATCTTTGTCTTTATCGTCTATCGGAGTAATGCTTTTAAAGGATATGGTTTTCGATATGGTAAAAAATATGAAAACCAGAAATCTTTACTACTACGCAAAAGGAGAACTGCTCTTGAATAAAGATGTTGCATTCTCTTTATCGAGGAAATGCCCGATTAACAATCGGATGGTGACTATGGAATATGTAGTGGTAAAGGGAAGAGTATTTGGAACAGACAACGAAAACTCGGTAATCATGCCTTCTTATGAAGGATTCCGAATTATGATTGCAGGAATTAGTACTGTAGCGGACGTAACATATGATGAGGGGAGATTATTGTATGAAGCTTTGGATAATCTTCAAACACCAAAGATTATGAATATGATAATTCCCTTACTCTATCAATTTGCAATCACACCAGATGCTTACTTTGACGAAATACCGAGTAATGATTATTAAAGAATGGGAGTTAAAATGCAATGGGAAAGAAGAAAGAAGAACGTGAAGTTTCCTTTCCACAGTATGTAAATCGCTGTGGAAATGTGCTCACGGTATTGGGAAATTTTCTCTCAACACCAAAAGAGATTTTACGGGATGGCTATGGATACATCTATAACAACCGTGTTTGGATGTATAATCCCAAAGGAGCTAGAATTGGGAGATATGCAATTTTCCCGTCTATCCGATATGATAGACATGATGAAATCGAAACAGATTTCAGCGTCATCAACAAAGACGAAATCAGTGTGGATGAAATGTGTAATAACAGTTTGAATTTGATTTTATCAAAGACAACTGACGATATGAACTTTGTAGATAGTACGGTGATTACTCCGGCATCTAGTTCTACCTCGATTTATGTGCCGGAGATTAAACCCGAGGATGATTTCTTAAAGAAGATTATTAAAACCATCTTCCTTATTAAGAAAACTTCAACTGCAAGATATCGAAAGAAGTTATCAAAACCTTATGCTTTCTCCAATATCTTTCAGACCATCAATGGAGATACAAAAATCTCTACCGTGGTTTGGCAAACGGTCATTGAACTTCTTGGAGTGGATTGTGTCATCATTGTAAAAGACAATGGTGGAGATCCGGAAAGTCCCTTTGGGAATTACATTTGTTACAAATCCAAGAATGACCGACTGGATATTGTGGAGGAATCTGATATCGATACTTATGTAAATGAAGCAATTCATAAATAAAAGGAGGATGGAATTATGTCAATCTTTAAGAAAAAGGAAGTAGAACCCAAAGAGGAGGATAGAGTATTTCCGGGAAAAATTGGAATCGGAATATTGAGTGAGATATTAAATGATAACAAAGGGGAATACACTTATGCTGCTAAGGACTTAAGAGTCGAATGTAGTGACATACAGTATTACCACAACCCCTATAAGGAGTTGTTTGAAACAACTTTGGAGACCGGGTTATTATCTGCAAAACCCGAGGTTCAAATATCTTTCACCATTATTTTTGGTGGTGGTGTTTATACCGTGAGAGCGGACGTCTTGTTTGCATATCAGGACGCAATCATATCGGAAAGCCCCAGGATCGTTCACGAAGTAGCGTTTTCCGTATTGGTATCTGCAAATTACGATAATGAAGATGTAATCAAAAGATTGAAGACTTATTGCTTGAAGGTGGCAAAAGATGTTCTTGAGAATGCTGACCAGAGCGAGTTCCTTCATATTGAAGAAGACATTGATGCCTTCCCGGAAACTCTGGAAGGTCTTTACGAAGAAAGAGCAGGATATACCATGTTTAAAGAGCATTATAAGAGCAAAAGCTTACTTAATGCTTTGGAATTATTAAAATAATAAAAGGAGATTAAAACAATGGGAAAGAGTTTTGTAGAACTGAAATCATCTATGGATGACATTCGTGAGGAAAAGGACGCTGCAATCAAGAAAGCAGCAAAGGAGATCGCTAGAAATATGTCTGCTAGCGTTGCAAAGGATTCCGCAAAAGGATCCGCTGATATCGATAAGTTGCTTCAGGGATTTTCAGATGGAGACAAATACCTGATTATGAAATTCGCTTTCATATTTATGTGCTAGACCTTTTCGATTCCACTGTGCTAGAAAGATAGTACAGTGGAATCTATTATGAATAAGAGGTGACGAAAAATGAAATACAACTTAAAAGTAAATTATTTCTGCGATATACATGAATGTGGACCGTTATGCTTTGATAATCATATTGACCAAAAAGAGGGAGATATTGCATTTATGTGTCCGATCTGTTATCACATTTATCGGGCACGCGTACGAGCAAAGCAATATGTATTCTTAAGGCAAACGTCCGTTTCGGAGAACTACGCTGACGTGGTAGTAAGTTCCCCAGAGCTTCATTTTCGAATAGATAAATGTCCTGAATGTGAAGGGAGAGATCTCGACTTAATTGTTTTGGATCCGAACATCGCAGATATTATTTCTGTCTTAAACAAGAAAGGTTACCTTACAGAATACTGCTGTGAAGGACATGGAAGTTGTGACCCCTATATCTATTTCAGGAATCTTGAACATTTTGATTTGTTTTCTTTGAATCTTCCCCTGTCGTGGTATATCGATAATCTAGATTTAAAAGAAAACTGTCTTGTTATTCGGGCAGACCGTAGTAATTGGGAAGCTGCCTTAGAAGAACTTCAAGAATGGGTAGATTCTCTTCCGGATATTTCAGATGTATATAAACTTAGTGATGCCCTTAACAACTTGAGTAAAGGGATTAAAAATACAGCTGATAACATCATAACGGCTGTGAAGGGAATAAGAAAATGAATAAGAGAATTGATGTATTTCATACCCATATCGAAATCTCCCCTTACAAAAAAGGGGAGTATTTCGAATTAGAAAAAGCATTATCCAAATGGGTTCAGATTACCAGAAGTCATGGGAAGTACGAACCCGTTGGATATTTCATTGATGATGATAAGTTGTATTTACCGAAAGGGATTAACTTAGAGGTGTTGGAAGATCACTTCGGCGTTTTAGCAACAAAAAACTACGAGCCAACGCCTTATAAAGAAATGAGTCAACCTTACGAAGTTTTGGTAGACCCAAGATCAGAGATTCAAAGATCTTCTATTAACTTTCTAACTTCCCAAGAAAATTTCATAGGGAATCGAGCATACTGCCAGTACAGTTTGAATTTGGAAACAGCTGGTGGAAAGACGTATTGTGCCATTGCTTCCTTTACGAAATTGGGATATAAAACGTTAGTGATTGTAAATAGAAGCTATCTGTCTGATCACTGGAAAAGTGAAATCATGAAGTTCACAAATATTCCAGAAGAGAGAATCATTCAAGTCTCTTCAGAGATGATGCGAAAAGTGATTGAGATGGAAGTAGAAGGAGATGTGTATATTATCCTTCACCAAACCATTCAATCCTTTGCAAAGTCCGATGGATGGAATGATGTGAATGAGTTCATGTCTGTTGCAGGAATTGGATTAAAGATCTATGATGAAGCACATGAGTTTATCAATTCATCCTTCGTTATTGATTCCTACACCAATGTTAGAAAGACATTTTATCTAACCGCAACGATGGGTCGGAGTAATGCAAGAGAAAGCAAAATCTTTAATATCATGCTCTCTTCTTCTGCGAAATACAACGATAAACTGGAAGAGAAAGAAAGAAAAATCCATTATCATCCAGTCATCTACAAAGGAGGATTGAGCCAGAAATATATCATTGGGATGAAAGATTCTCATGGATTTTCGAGTTTTAAGTTTATTGATTTTGCACTCTATTCTGATTATTCCTGTGGATTAGAGAATGCATTAAAGTATGCATTATCAGAAGCATTGGAACATGAAGGACAAATCTTAATTGTATCTCCGAAGAAAGAATCAGTGGATTGGATTGCTCAAATGGTTTCTAGATTCATTGAAGGAAAAACCATAGGAACGATTTATTCAAATAATAGTAAAGAAGTGAATTTCAGAAATCAAAACTGTGATATCATTTCTTCTACAATCAAGTCCTGCGGTACGGGATTTAACCCGCCGAACTTACAATGTATCATTTGCGCAGAGCCACATTCTTCCAAGATTACAACTCATCAGTTGAAAGGAAGACTGGATCGATTCAAAGGAGAGGATACCTACTTTTATGATTTGGTAGATAAGACCATTCCTTATATGATCCAATCGCAACAAGAGCATGAGAAGTTCATGGAAAAGGTTGCAAAAGAAATTGTACCTTTATACCTTTAAAAATGAAGTAGAGTTTATTTAAACTCTACTTCATTTATTTTTTTTTAGAAATCATCTAAGTGAATATTGAGTGGTTCATTCGGAATATTCATTAATTCGTTATACATCTCTTCTGCCCATCCGTTTCCACCCTTTTTCCGATAGGAATTGAACTTAATCCGAAGTTCTTGTTTTACGCCTCTTGGCATGGTTTCGTTGTTATTGATATATTTATCATGAAGTTGCGTCAAATAAAGACGAAACTCATTGACATCACTTTCTAACATCACATCCACGTTTGACTTTATAGTCATGGTTGTGGAAGCCAATTCTTTTACCATTTCTCTTGTTTCTTTTAATTCAGTTGTGATCTTTTCATCCCCAGTATCGGAAGCGGAAGAAATCTTTTGAATATCCTGAGATAAGGTTTCAATGGATTTCTTAAACGTTTCCGTGGTTTCTGCAAGATCCGTTTTCAAACTATTTAAAGAATTGACTTCAGATGCGAGAACGGACACCTGCGTATCCAATTCTGGAAGATGTTCAATTACACGATTCATATTCTTACGAAATTCTTTTTCTTCTTCTTTGGATCTTTTGTTTTCTTCTTCTTGTTTTTTCTTCTTCTCTTTCTTTTCTTGGATAATGGGATACGTCCATTTGATGATAGGAAAGATCACAACAATTAACAAAGAAAGACAAAGAACATATACACCAACTCGAGTTTTGCTTATCGTATCGACAATCTGTAGTACAATAGATTCTGATACATCCGTCATAACAAAAATCCCCTTTTCTTTTCATTCGAATCACAAGTACATCTTCATATACTATCCATATTGCTTTACAATAGTGTTTTTTAAAATATTTTGCGTGAAATGCAAGAAAAAATATATTTATATATTATTTCTTTGTATAAATAAAGATAAGGAGGGACGGTTCTTATGCAACATGAAGAAATTGCAGAAGCTTTGATTGAGATTGAAAAGTCTTTGATGAAAGCAAATGCAAATTTAAATGATGTGGTAAATCCAATCCGGGTTGACCAAAGAAAAAGAACGATATCCAAAAAGGATAAAAAGAAATTAATCAATTCTTCAGACCGGTTTAGTGCAGCAACACTTTCCCTGAAGAAATTGATTCAGGACATATCTTCATCCAATCTGGTTGGAATTTCTACGGGTGTAATTGATAACCGATTGTTAGAAGAAGACTTCACAGATTATATGTCGGAGATTTAATTGGTACGAAAACGTTAACATTAATTTGGAAGATGTTTTATTCGCTCTATCTGATTTAAGATTTTTACAAACGAAAAATACTAGAATGGAAGGCTAGAAGAAAACATGACACAAAAAGAATATGAACGTATTAGAGAAGAAGTATCCAAAAAGTACAAAGATGAAATCGTCTCTTTAACAAGAGACAAACAAGATCTTGTGAATGCATATGAAGAGGAGAAAGCAAGACGGGTTTCCGCAGAAAATAAATACTTTAAGTTAAAAGCCGTAATTGAATCTATGCCAGAGTCTATGCAGTCGATCGTTGAAATTTACTCATGCATGTGTAAATGAAAAGAAAGAGTACGCGAGAAAAATCACGTACTCTTTCTTTTTTTGTCTTTTTGAAAAATCAGAAAATCAATTTGTATATTATATTAGTGAGTACGAGATAAATATACCAGAAAAACATCTGAATTTCTACTCAAAAAATACAAAGTAGTTTTGAGAATGATTACTAACGTACGACCGAATTCTTAAAACGAAAGAAGTAAAGGAGGGCAAAAGAAAAATGCATAAGGCATTTTCTGAAAAGATGTTCGATTCTATGACAGATTTAAACGGCTTTAAGTATTACGGAAACAACATCGGAGAGGTTGCACGTGCACTCGACGAGTTATATTCCGAGGATCCACCTATTCAGAATGTGAACGACAGTTGTGTTCGCTTCTTTAGTACTGCTGGTTTTACAAACTTCGTAGAATGTCTTTGCTATGAGGAATCACATGAAAGGATAAATGAGGGAGATAATAACGAAACTATCCATGCACTTGATTTGTGCGCTTTTATTCTGAATGAAACAAGTAGTAATGATTCTGATAGCCCATCGCGAAATGTAAATTTGGTTGACTTCACCCGGATGACTCCGGAATGTTTGATCCTCCAAATTTACCCCTTCTTGATAAAAAGAAGAGTACAGAGATTTCTCTCTATACTCTTCTTTTTTTTATGCTGCAGCTTGAATGGTTAACATAATGTACCAATAAATTCCTTTTTTATAAGAAATTCTCGTACCTTCTCTTTTGAACCTAGAATGAATTCCAGTTTCTTCCGCCCATTTATCAAGCAATCGTTTAATCGTAGCAATGTTTTTATTATTGGAATTGGTTCTTCTAAATAATTCAATACCAAAAGACAAAAACGTTTTGGATTTGATTTCATTGACGGGATGCTTTTCATCATAAAGATAAACAAACAAAACCGCATTGATGAAATCTTCTAATTCTGTAGATCGTTTATCCGTAAGAATCTGAGTTAAATACAAGCGAAGTTCTACAATAGACAACTGAGACATCGCGGCTGCAGTATTTAACAGATTCAGATTAATTCCATTGGTAAGGATACTGATGATCACTGCTTGCCCAATGGTCTCTACTTTCGAGGTATCATTTACAGCATCATCGATTAAGGATCCCGTACCGTAAGTTTCGTTTTGAGTTGTCATGGTATTTCCAGCAACGTAGTTTTTGTTATATTCATTCGCAATCTTTTTGATCATTGAGTTTTGGTCATTTCGAATACGCTGAATATAACGAACTACTTCTTTATCGGATCCATCCTTAAAGTAAGGCTTTAAGAATTTATAAGAACTGTAAATGCTTGCACGAAGAGCTCCAAATACATGTCCTTCTTGTTTGAAAATAAACTTCTCTGTAAGATGATCGGCTGTATAACGCATCACTCCTGCATTTGCACCATACTTAAAGTATTTACTAAATACTGAAGGGTAAGATGCTAGTGCATGAATTACCAAGGTAGCGTTAATTCCTTGCTCATCATTTTTCAAAATATAGTATCTTAAAACGCAGTAAAACAAACTAAAAATGGGATTCTGATTTACCAATTTGAAGTTTGCTTGGCTTGAGACTGCAGATACTCCTTTCGATACAATTTCTTTTAATTCTTTTTCTGTGACATTGAAAATATCATAGAATCGATTCTTATCACCATCAGTGAAAGCAATCATGGAAATCGGACAAGGTTCATGCAATTTTTCTGAGTTTCTGTCAATGAAGTTTTCCACTGCCCTTTTAAACTCTTTATCTCCAACTGGAGTTTTTAATACTTCCGATACTTTCGGATAGATTCCTTCAATGATAAAATGAGAATCACCGGTTGCTTCTACAATGAAATCCAAAAGCTCATTAGAGATATCATCATATGCAGATTCTGTTATAGAAGTATCTACAATCACTTGATATTTATCTTTATATACGATATTTGTGAGATTCTTTACCTTAGAGAATTCAATGTCCTCTCCCAGATATCTCTCACAAATTGGTAATACTCTTTTTGTGAAAAGTCTTCTTCCTTCTTTTGTAAAGTACGATATACAACCTTTCGGATATTGCTCTGGCTTTGGTAACCATGTAAACATGGATGATCTTAAAAATTTTTTCCAAGTTTCAGGATCTACTTTTTCTTTCAAAGCTTCATAGATCCCTTTTCCTTTGTAAGTGAATCGGAAGTATTCTTCATCTACTGACCATTCAATGTTATGGTCTTTGCAATATTTCCGTCTGATTTCATTTGACGTATCAAATTCCCAATAAAGCCATTCTTTTTTCTGATGAATTAAATCCTGCCAGTTTTTATCATGCAGTCTTATGTCATTGAATACTTTGATATATTCGGGCATTTCTTCATCCGGAACGATCTTTATGTAATCCATAATTTCGTCCCAACTAACACGAGTTACTTTATCTGGTTTTACAGCAAAATCACATGTGAACTCATCGACACTGTATTCATTTCCTCGACCAAGATCTTTCCCATTAAAGGTTTTTTCATGCATATAAATATCGATGGACTTTATAAAGTCTTCATGCTTCTTAAAAAAGCTTTCACTTATTATGGTTTTGAAGGCTTTGTATTTTAGTCCATCTTGATCAAAATCGGAAACCGCCCAGGTAACATTTTTCCATTTGCACTCTGGGAACTTTTCAAAAAGCTGATTTGCTAACGCCCAAGCAATCTGACTTTTTTGAGGTGTCCACCAAGAAGAAAATCTTGGCTTTGCAAGTTTGTTTCCAGCATTTACTGTGATTGGAACAACGATATCTTTTTTTGAATTTGAGAAATGATAAAGTTTAAATTTCTTATTGAAATAAACTTCCGGACGGGTGACCAATGTATCCATATGTGTTTCGGTAACAGGAGATTCATCCTCTCCAAGATAGAGTTCCACCCCTTCTCTAAATCCTCTCAGTTTTCCATATCGTTTAAATACGTCTTTGTATCTTGCAGCCGCTTCTGCATTGGAATAACGATAATCATATTTATCATCATGATCCATTGGGGTATACATTCCTAAGATGGCATACATATCTGCGCCGTTTAATACCGCATACAAGTCAGCATTACTTTCAGGATAGATCACTTCTCCTTTTGCCATCGTTCTTACACGGTGCTCCGAATAATCTTCTTTTCCGAAAATATTTCGATGAGCATTGTATCCTCTACAGTGCCCAAGACGAATATGACCAAACTCATGCAACAACGTAAAGATTGCTTGGTCTTCTGTATCTGTAAAGAAACCAGGATATACAATGATGTGATATCCAATCTCTTTATTATAACTTGCTGCTCCTGGTGTAAAAGAACTATCATCAAAGCAGATATACACCGTTACTTCCATTTTATCGGGAAATGTAAAACTAGCCGCTGGATATAAATAGCATCCAACATCTTTTGATTTACGAACCTTTTTTACTCGGTCGGTTTTCCCAAGTTTTATATAATTCTTTTTTAATATCTTAATCAATGCAAGCATGTTCTTACGACCTATTTCAGGGTTCGAACTAATTCTTGCTAACTTTACCTTATTAAAGAAATAATTCAAAAGATAAGACTCTTGAAATAAACCTTCTTCTGAATAAGAACCAGAAGAATTATTGTTTGTTTCCATATCATTTTACCTTCTTTCTAATCGGGTTAAAGTAATGTTTTTTGGTCACTTTTCACTCGGGTATAGTTTTTTATAAAATTCTGATTTCATATCACCAAAAAACAATCTGTTAATCACAAAATGAAAGAAGGTTTTATTGAATGGTTAGAGTGATTAAAAAGGACGGAACCCTGCAGGACTTTGACATTCAAAAGGTCATTACCGCAGTAAAGAAGTCGGCGTATCGAAGTTTATACACCTTTACTGAGGAAGAATTAGATAAACTGCAGGAGTTCGTAGTGGAAGAACTTTTAAATCGATCCAATTGGGAACGAGAAGAGGATGACATCATGTACGTGACAGTTCCCACGATGCACAATATTGTGGAGAAGGCATTGGATAGCGTTGCTCCCATTGTTGCAAAATCTTATAGAGATTATAGAGACTACAAACAGAGCTTTGTAGAAATTTTGGATTCCGTATATAAGAAATCTCAGTCCATTATGTATATTGGAGATAAGGAGAATGCCAATTCGGATTCTGCTTTGGCAAGTACCAAGAGATGCCTTATTTACGGTCAGTTAAACAAAGAGCTTTACCAGAAGTTCTTTATGAATGTAAAAACCTTACAGGCATGTAAAGATGGATATATCTACGTTCATGATATGTCCTCTAGAAGAGATGGCTTTAACTGTTGTCTGTTTGATGTAAAGTCCGTTTTGGAAAACGGATTTGAAATGGGAAATATTTTTTACAATGAACCGAAAACTCTTGACACTGCATTTGATGTGATTGGTGATATCATTCTTTCCGCAGCAAGTCAGCAGTATGGCGGATTTACAGTTCCGAGAATTGATGAGATCTTATCTAAGTATGCGAAGAAGAGTTATGAAAAATATAAAAAGGAATACCTTGAGAAGAAAGAAAAAGTCCTTGATTTGGTTTCCGATGAAGTAAAAGAACAGACACATTCTGAGATCGAGAAACAGGTTGAGGAAGAAGCCTGGGCAACCTTGGAAAGAGATATGGAACAGGGATTCCAGGGTCTGGAAATAAAATTAAACACCGTTGCAAGTAGTAGAGGGGATTACCCTTTTACTACATTTACTATCGGTGCATCGACAGATAAATTTGCTGTATTAGCAGCAAGAAAATGTTTGGAAACAAGAATGGGTGGACAGGGAGCTCCCGGAAAGAAAAGAGCAGTCCTTTTCCCGAAACTTGTTTTCACTTATACCGAAGATCTTCACGGAGAAGGAAAACCTCTGGAAGATTTATTTGAACTCGCTGTAAAGTGTAGTTCCAAAGCAATGTATCCCGATTATTTGTCTTTGGATGGTAATACCACCATTGCAGAGATGTATCACAACTATGGAGAAATCATTGCTCCTATGGGTTGTGTAGATGGAAAAGAAATAGTAACTTATAAGTTTGAGGGAAATCTTTATGTGGAATCCATCTCCAGAATGTGGAGTCGAATCCGTAAAGTATTCAGTACAATGCCTCAAATTGAAGGGGAATCCCATCTTTATATGGACTTGATGGACGTTCAGATTTATGATTCAAAAAATGGATTCGTGAATGTGAGTCGAATGGTTCGTAATGAAACAAGGTCATGGATTACTCTTACCTTGGAAAACGGACGTGTTATTACTTGTACACCGGATCATCCCTTCCCCGTAAAAGGAAAAGGAAGAACAAGAGCAGATCAGATTTCAATTGGAGATGTGATACCCGTTATCACAACCCAATACAACGAAGTGTCTGATGATATCACGGATGACGTTCATACCTGGGTAAACGATTATGATATAACACCGGATTTTTCTTGGATGTTAGGAACGCTGTTGCTTGCTTTAGATGAGCGTACCGATTCTATAGCAGTTCCGGAGAATGTACCCAAAGAGTATACGGAAAAATTTTTCAATGAATTGGAAAAGAATTTTTCAAAAATTGGACCGGAGATAGGAACAGATTATTATCCTTATCCCCATAAAAGATCATCCACGATTTATAAATTTGATAGCAGACCATCTCTTGCTAAATTGATGATATTATTTGCATCTCAGAATGTAGAGATGCGGATTATTCCTAGTATTATCTTCAGGTCAAGTAGAGAATGCAAACTTGCGTTTTTAGCAGGGCTTATTGAGTATGCTGGAGTGATTATGAAGTGGACTTTGGATTCCACTGTTTCTATTACCTTGTCAAGTTCTGGTAAGGAATTGATTCTTCAAATTATGGCTTTGATGCAATCGGTTGGAATGCAAGCAGAAGTAAACTATGGAAAGGACACGTACACCGTACATGCCCATTTGATCGATGATTTGAAGAATTATATTGTAATAGAAGATAAGAAGAATTATGTATCGTCTAAGCCATCCAGTAATTCAGAACCCTTTGTGGATGGTACGGTTATTGAAATCAAACATCGTGACAACTATTTTGATTATAGTTACGATGTTACAACAGATTCTGATCATTTTGATGTATCTGGAATCTATTCTCATAACTGTCGTTCCTTCCTTTCTCCTTATTATGAAAGAGGAGGATTTGAACCGGCAGATGAAGAGGATCGTCCTTACTTTACAGGAAGATTCAATATGGGTGTGGTTTCTTTAAATCTTCCGATGATTTATATGAAAGCACAACAGGAAAGCCGAGACTTCTATGAAGTTTTGGATGAATATTTGGAACTCGCTAGGGACGTTCATGTGAAGACAAAAGAATACCTTGGTGAGATGAGAGCATCCACGAATCCTTTGGCATTTTGCCAGGGTGGGATTCATGGTGGTCATTTGAATCCTAGTGATAAGATCAAACCGTTACTTGATCAGGCAACTGCAAGTTTTGGTATTACTGCGTTAAATGAATTAAACCGAATCTACAATAAGAAATCCATTCGTGAAGACGGTGAATTTCCGAGACAGGTTATGGAATACATTAACAAGAAAGCTTTGGAGTTTAAGAAAGAAGACCACATTGCTTACGGTATTTATGGAACTCCTGCAGAGAGTTTGTGTTTTGCTGGAGACACCAAAGTGTGGGTAAGTGGAATTGATTCTGACGGAAGTGTAAAGAAATGTATCAAAGATGTAAAAGCAGGGGATCTGGTGTATAGCTATGATCATGATGCAAATCGATTTAAGTTAAGAACGGTAGTAGCTTCCTCCCTAACACAAAAAGGAGCAAGAGTTGTAGAAGTAGAAACTTCGGATGGAGATAAATTTATTTGTACCTCCGATCATCCTTTTGCCGTAAGAGGAAATGATTGTATTGGATATGTAGAAGCACAGTATCTCCAAGAGAATGATGTTTTGATGACCTTCTACGTAAACTTTGCAAGTGAAGCAAAATGTACTTATGTAAAATCGGTGAAGTTCTTAGATGATCCTTGTGATGTTTACAATTTGGAAGTACTGGATACCCATAACTTCTTAATTGGTGACGCTGGAGTTCTGGTTCATAACTGTGGAACTCAGGTTACTCAGTTTAGACAAAAGTATGGAATTATTGAAAACGTTTCGGATCGAGATTATGTAAGCAATTCCTTCCACTGTCATGTTACAGAGGAAATGGATGGAATCGAAAAACAGGATAAGGAAGCTTCTTACTGGGATTTGTTCCAGGGCGGAAGAATCCAATATGTAAAATATACTTGCAACTACAACTTGGAAGCCATTCGTACTTATGTACGCAGAGCAATGAAAATGGGTCTTTATGAAGGAGTAAACTTCAAACTCTGCTATTGCGAAGAATGCGGACATGAAAGTACGGATACGGATGTTTGCCCTAAGTGTGGAAGCGAGAATATCGTATCCATTGAAAGAATGAATGGATATCTTTCCTATTCCAGAGTCCATGGTCAGACAAGATTGAACGCTGCGAAGATGGCTGAGATTAAGGAAAGAAAATCCATGTAAAAATATAAGAAAGGTGAAAAGGTAAGAAAAGTATGAATGTCCCTTATGACTACTACTTTTTACCCCTGACATTGGAAGAATCCAAAAAAGGAGAATGCATTGCCTGGGGATATGTATTGAAAAACAAAGATAGATGGATTGACGTTTGTAGTTCTGACTATGAACTTCAGACATACGATAAAGGATACACCAGAGTTGTAATTGGTGATAACGTTTATACAATTCATGAAGACTACATTTATGTAGCAGAGAAAAAGAGGGTCTTTGTCGGTAAGTTCTACGATGTGGAAGAAGATAAGATTATTACGGATGAAGAAGAGGAGACCGTAAAACCTACCATCTTCAGAAAAGACCAGTATGATTACTTTGCTGAAAAGAGAAAGACTTTCGCTGAAGAGATGAAGAATCAGGAGACTTCAGAGGAAGCAACTACTGAAGAGAGTAAAGAAGCTTCTGAAGAAGAAACAACAAAGGAAGCAACTACTGAAGAGTCTAAATAAAAACAAAAGAACTACTTAGGATTTTTCCTAAGTAGTTCTTTTTATTTTACATATCTTTCTTCAAAGTGGAGTTTAACATAAGTCCCTTTGTCACAAGATCTGTTTTAATACCCATTCCAAGGAAATAGGTATCTACCGTATTAAGTGTTGTCTTATTATTCACATCATAAGTCAAATCACTATATTTTACATATCCTTGTTTTGCAATATCCGAAAGCATTTCTCTTTTTGCAACCATGTCATCAGCTCGAGGACCATTGAGCTCTTTTAAGCAGTTTTGCATATCCAGAGCAACCAACATGGAGTTTTCCAGATCGGATTCTCGTCCGTTCTTATCTGCACCAGTTACCTGTCCTGTCATCGCAGAACGGATATTACTGGAAGTAGAAATACCGTTCTTTTTTGCAACCGTTTGCTGTGTTCTCTTTACGTGAATATATCCAACTGGAACTTTCTCCCTTGTACGAATGATTCTGGTTTTATCCATAGTTACATGAGGGAGATATACATATTCAAACAAAGGAACGTTAATTACTTTCGCAGCGCGGTCAATATCATCAAAGGTAATCGTTCTTTCGTAATCTACAATATCCAAAATCAAATAAGCATCTTCATCTTCAAAGAACCCTCGAAACCACTTTCTAAATGCAGGAGGAGTCATAGGTTCAAACATCGATTTATACTTATTCGTGTTCGTTTTTGTCTTGTCAAATGCAGTGAAAAATCTACAAATCAGAGATAACATCTCTTCTTTACACTTTATATCATCAGGTGTTCGGTCAAAGATGGTTTTAAGAGATCTCTTCAATTCCACAATACATTTGTTTCCAAAACTGGTAAGAAGAATGGAAGGGGTCATACGCTTCAATACGGAGTTGGAAGCGATTAGAGTACTTACTTCTTCATCCTTTCGAAACTCCGAATAAGGTTCGTATCCTCCGGGAATCACTTCACCAATCGTAGCTTTCAAACCAGTAAAATACGCCACCTTCGATCCAATCTCCAAATACTCTTCGTGCTTGATATAAAACTCGATCAACACACCATCTTCTAGTTTCTGACCTTTTACCATTCCATATTTGTTCGGAGTTACTTTACCAGTAGTTTCGGTAAACAGCACACCACACTTCATAATGGAATCATTTGGGTCATATTTCGAAAGCATCTTTTTCTTTTCGTTGATTTTCTTATAATACTTCGAAAAGATTGCTCTAAGAGAAGGGCTAAGCTCCTCTAAGTCTACGGTAGAATACATCTTGATATCTTCAATCACCCCAGCGGTTTTTGATTTGATGTTGTTTCTACTATTCTCCATAACTCCTTCTTTTAATTCATCGGAAAGAGTACTTAATAACTTATTGAGTTCGTTGTCTTCATAAGAAGTATCAAACTGAATCAAAGAAGATCCAATCTGAACACGATCTCCAACGTTTGCGATAAAGTCCACGGTAGCATTTTTACCAATTACAACTTGTCGGTTAAATGCCATTTCCGTTGCCATCTCATGGGACATCTTTTCCGTAATGACAGTGGAGTCCTGATACGTATTGTACGTAGACAAAATTCCAATCTTTACCATAGTTCCCATGTTCATTCGGTTTCCAGTATACTGACCCGCTTTGAAGAAATCTTTATGCCAAGCAAGCATATCATTCTTCTTAAACTTCATTCCCACACGAAGATTGGATTGCATCCGGTTTGAAAGGTAGAAACCACCACCACCGTTTTTCTCAATCTTCGGAGACAAATCAATTGCTTGATGAGTACCATCTTTGTACTCACAAATAAGCATCGTTACTTCACCATTCTTATCTACGATTTCATCTACAACAGTTCCATCTTCTTTTGCGTTAATCACAAAGGAAGACGATAAATCAAATCGAACGGATTCTTCTGCACCATTTGAGATTAAGACTGGAGAAGAATGCTTTACAGGGATGACGTGCTTTGACTGTTTTACACCATGACCTGTTCGTGTAGGGTCATCTCTTGTAGGACCAAGAGGACAGAGCATTTCTGCAGGAGAATAAAGATTGACATCTTTTAACTCCTTCTCATCATTTGTTACTTTTAAGTATCCTCTAGCGGATACAACATTGGGTTCCATAGTCAATACTTTCTGTACGCCAACGGAACCATCAGGGGATGTTGCAAGTCCAATAATGCCAATCATGGAATCATCATAAACTCGCTTATCCTGAGTATAAGTATGATCAGAGTTAATTCCTCTCCAACCTTTATACATCGTAGTATGTTTTCTTTCCATCTCCAACAAAGGATTCAACGTAGAAACATCTTCTACTGTAGGAAGTTCTAGTAATCGATTGATCACGATATCCTTCGGAAGAGATAATTTCTTTTTCCCATTGGAGTTCTTATACACAATATACTGCTTTGCAATTGCATCATAAAGAATCGAAGGAACGATCTCAGAACTACGAATACGACATAATTTCTGGTTATAGTCCGGAGTATACTGAGAATCTGCAAGCAAAGAGTTTGCATAAATACACAAAGGAACCAAAGTAGTAGGAAGATTCAAATCTTCCAAAATCTCTTTCGTAATCGGGTCAATGGTAAACTCGTAGACGTTCATAAGTGCATTTGCGATACTACGTTTTCCATAAACCTTTACCAAATAATCCATGTAAGGCTCTTTGGTTTCCATTTCGGTAATCTTATACTGAATCGTTTCGATTGCTCGAAATCCATTCATTACCAAAGACTGCGCAATGGTTTCGGAATAGACCAAAGTACAATCAGCAAACTGTAAATAGTTCTGACCAGCCTTTAAATGACTGGGAGCTTTTGTCTCCAGGGTATACTCAATTCCAAGATTCTTCATCACACTGGATAATCCTTCCCAGAATCCAAGAAGCAATCCAAGTGCTACTGGCTGTCTCATGGTAGTAGCAACGGAATACAGAAGTCTCTTAGGAGCTTTCGTTTTCTCATAAGCAATCTGTAACTCTTCTGGAAGAGACTCAATAATAATATCCGTAATGGATTTATCATTTCCAGTTCTCTGTGTATTTTGATCAATCGTTACTGGAGTTCCTTTGAAAAACCCAATAAAGATCTCATTATCACCAATGGTAATTCCTTTCTTTGCAGCCGCTTCAATTGCTTGTGCTTGACTAAAATAAAGAATGGTATTTCCGTTCTCGAAACGAAGAAACTGCTTTGATAGTTCATCGTACTCTACGGTTGTGATATACTCAGCATTTAATTTTACAGCATATCCAGGGATAAAGTATTTTTCCGAAAGACTTTCTGCCTGAATGAACTTATTTAATCTTTCCAAGGAACTAATGGACTTGGTTCCTTTTCTCGCAATAAACATCTTGTTGTAATTGGTTACAATCTGAACCTCATCCGGACCAGACTTTACCACAGGATATAAGAAGTTCTGATAAAGAATCATCTTCTTACTTCCACCAATCCACATATAACGATTATCAATAAACTTCGGAATATCAACAGAAATGGTATGACGCTGTCTATTGACATCTTCTAGTACTACCGTATAAGTATCTTTGTAATTTAACTCATCCGATGTATCTTTCACATCATACTTAATAATCGTCATGGGAATGGATTTATCGTTTAAGGAAGCAAATGCATTTACCATATCTTTCGGAAATACTTTTTCTGTATAGGTTTGCTCGAAGTTTGAAAACTTCTTATGCTTCATATTGTCATTGGTTGTTTTCATAACGTTGGATACGTCAGATTCCGGAATCGGCATATGGGTAGACTGAACCGAACGAATTTTATCAATCGACATATTTCCAACGACGATCTTTCCTTGTTCTTCACGTATCTTTTTATCTCTTGCAGTAGAAGCAGAAGAGGTTGGTTTGTTATCTGCTACTGCTTGATCGTACAATTTGGAAAGAAGCTCTTTATCGTTTTGAATGGCTTCTTCTGCTAATCTCTTTGCTTCTTCCTCACTGGATACATCCGCAGAAATCTCTTCTGCTTTCTTATTCAGAGATTTGTCAATATCTTCTGCTAACTTCTTTTCTTTGGTATCTTCTTTTGGTTCTTCCTTCTGCTCCTCTTCTTTATTGATGACCGAAGGGAGTGCTTCAACATTCATGGTCTGATTCATTACTGTTTGGGAATGAGGATTGTATTCTTTTGTGATAATCTCTTTTACCACTTCCTCTTTCTCATCACTTTGAATCGAGGTCTCATCCGTAGAAGCAACAATATCCCTTGACACATGAGAGAGTAACTGTAAAAGCAAGGTTTTAAATCTTGCAGCAGTTTTTGATTTCTCTGCATGAGCAGGGTTGATTCGAATAGATCGATTCTTATAATAAATGAAGATATCATGGTCAAACTTTGCACAAATGGAAGGATCTTTTAAGAGGGTATAGTAAATCATAAACAACGGATTTCTAAGTTTCTCTTTTAATTTCCCTTTGAATGCATTATCATATCGATCTGCATTAATTAAAAGAACTTTTGTTTTATAATTTGATGTCGTAGGGTCTTCTAAAATCTTTGTTAAATAATCCCAAAAGATAAGCACTTTGGATTTACAGTCAATCTTTTCGGTCATATTGTAATAGATCTGAAGATACTTAGACATCTCAAAATAACAGTTCATATTAAAATCACTTAAAGTAATCGTAGGAACTGTCTTTAAGTTCGTTTCGTCTTTTATTTTCGTATAAATGTCTTTCTTCTCTTTTACATCTTTAATAAAAAATCTTCGATTCTTAATCTTTCCAGAATAGGTCATGGTATAGAAATAGAATCGATACATTGCAGCACTCTGTGGAGTGTAGTTAAGCGGATTTTCTATTTCCGCAATGGTATCTGAAACTGATTCGGTGTAGTGATATATCAGAGTCCCTCTTGTTGGTGGTTCTCCTTTGGGAAGGAAAACCCTCTTTGAAAACAAGACAAGTTCGGGGACATCATTGGTATATATCATGAATTGTCACCTTCTTTCCTTAACGTTAAAAAATTGTTTTCAGGTTAATTTCACACCTTCTATAAAAACGATGATTTCTTTTCTTGAGTGATATATTATTCCTGTGGAATAAAATACATATTGAAGGAGGAGACAAAAATGTTACACTTCATGAAAGGTAGTCCGATTACAAAAATAAAGCCTTTTCCAAAAAGGAACAAACTGGGAATTGAGACACTGGCAATCCTGGTGGATGATGTTCCGAAGAACTTAATCTTAATTAAGGAATATCCAATGGATACATGGAATGATGTGTTGGGATTCCAGAAATCCAACAAAGGAAGATTCGTTGATCAAAGGGAAACCTTATACGATTTCCCGGAAAGCAACTTCCATAGCACGAACGAAAGACCGGCGATCATGGACGGACTTCTTGCCGCAGAAGGAGATCGAATCATTACAAAGAACTATGATGTGTACAAAGTAATCGGATACCGTGGAAACAAGTTAAAAGAACGGTCAGTTTTGATCGTAGATGACTAAAAGAAAAAGAAGGAGTGAAAAATATCACTCCTTCTTTTTTATACTAAATCATTTCCAAAAGTAAATCTCTTTCTTCTTCTGAAATTTCTCCATACCGACAAGACTCATAAATCTCCAACTTGATATCATCCACGGATTCCTTCGTTCCATTTAAGGATTTCCTGTTTTCCTCGAGTCTATCTTTAATATCACGAACATCAGGAGCCTTAAAGCGAAGCCGGATGCGGTAGGGATCGTTTTTATTTGAGCTGTCAATTCTTTTTTGTTCGTCGAAATATCTTCCTCTTCTGTATCGATTTTCTGGAGATCTTCCAACATCTCCATGATTTTTCATCCAGGCTTTCTTCCCGAGTCTAGCGTGCTCCCTGTCATCAGGATTTCCTTTTCTGTTATATATAGGATTGTGAGCACTAGGAGATCCACCAACCCTCATCAATTTATTGGTTTCATGCCAAAAATCTTCCCAATCATCAGTTACTTTATCATCATATGGATCTTTATTAAAGGCATCCTGTAATTTATTTGCATATTTATTATATGCATTTGCTTCCATTACTACATCATATAATTCATCAAATCTACTCATTCTTTATATCCTCCTTACATAAAAAATCCTAGGGGGGGGGGGTACTTGAATTGTACTCCTCCACCTAGGATAAAGTTATTATTGTACTAAATCTAGAAGTATTTCTTTTTCTCTTTCTGAGATATTTCCATTTTTGCAAGACTCATAAATATCGAGTTGAAGTCCTGTGGATTCCTCTACATCTTCTCCATCAGAACCCATTTCTTTTTTCACTTTACTTACAACCTGCTTTAAGCTAATAATCATACCCCTAAGGGATTGTCTCTTAGCATTAGCGATTGCTGGAGATACATCTTTTACTCGTTTAAACTGATCCAACGTACCAACAACATTTTCAATCATTTTCTTTATAGCGTAAATACCGGTTCCGATACCAAACGTGAGTAGCTGTATAAGAAATAACTTTATAAACATAATAAACGAATGCACGATATTTCCTATAAGTGCAGATCCAGTTGTTTCGTCAATCTTGTCGATCTCATCAAGAGCATCATCCAAGTTTTTCATGATTTTGTCCAGTAAAGATTTCGCTTTTTTCGTTTCTCCTAAACGATAAGCTCTTTTTGCTTCTTTTAATAATGCTTTGTTTTCTCTCAGAGCACTCTTACCGATTCTAGAAACTTCGGTGTTTGCTCCTTCCAAATAAGCTTCTGCTTCCTCATAGCATTGCTCGGAAACTTGTTCTGCGAGCATTTCAAAATGATTCATATCCGTTTTCTCCTTTATATCATATTTAAAAGTATTTCCATCTCTTCTTCAGAGATATCCCCATATCTACAAGACTCGTAAATTTCTAACTTAATATCCTCTACTGATTCTTTTATAGATCTTCCTCTTGTAGCGATATACGTTTTGGTTTCTTTACTCATCTCTTTTAAGGTATCAATTGTTTTCTTGAATTGCTTTTTTACACTATTCACATAATGTGCATTGTAAGCATTGTATGCACCACCAGCAATAGCGGTAGTTCCAAGAAACTTCGTTAAGGAATATGCTTGCTTTGATAATTTCTCCTTAAAATAGCGATGCTTTATCTGAGCTTTCTTTTCCTCTTCTTCCTGTTCCCTCATGAATTTTTCTATCAACGAATCATTGTAATGCTTGTCTTCGTCAATCATCTTTTTCACATCAGGAACTACCCACAGTAAACTGATTACTGAACCAAGAGAAAGTAAAACGGCAGACATCTGTCTATATTCCTTGACATCTGTACTGTAATCCATTTTACTATTAATTCTTTCCAAATCAGAAATGATACCATCAATTCTTTTTACATCTCTCTTTAAAGAATTGAAATCATTTGATTGCTTTGCTCTATGAATATCATTTTTGATTTCTTTGATTTCTTTTTTTATATTTCCAAGATAAGAGATATCCCCTTCTACTTTAGCACTCACAGGTTCTGATAATTTCTCTATGTTCAATCAGAGTCACCTCCTTATATCAAAAATACTTATTTAAATGTCTTTTCATTTAAAAGAAGAAATGAAAATCGAAGATTGAGAATTGTTACGTTCTCAATCTTCGATTATCTTACATCATAATTACGGGATACTTCTTTCCGTATCTATCAGTTGCAACCAAAGTAGAATGGTTGATGGATATGCTGTCAATCGTTTTCGGAAGAGGATAATCATCAATGATGTTTCCATCTTCGTCTTCTGCAATAAAGGTCTTGGTATCGGATGCTTTATCATACATCACTTTTACGGATACATTGGATCCTTCGTACTTCAAGTACTTCTCTGCACTGTCGGATCTTCCTTCATATCCTTCTGAAGTTCTCATGTTAAACTCCATATCATCAAAGAAGTCATCGCCGTCGGATACATCGTCAATTCCATACCCAACACCTTCTCCAAACTCTTTGGAATTTCCCATGATCTGTTTTAAATAACTGGAAGCAAACTGACCCATGTTCTCTCCATCAAAGATGCTATCTTTTGCAAACTTCTCTTTTTCTTTCATGTTCAGTTCAGCAATATTCTTCTTGATATTTGCAATTTCTTTTACGATATCTTTTGACAAACTTCTAGAAGTGTTTAAGGTAGTGATAAGATCTGTTGTAAACTTACCAACTCCTCTAGCAGCAGACTTCTGCCGATCCAAACTGTCGTATCTACTCTGTAAAGAAGAAGAGAGTTTTGTCTGATCATTTAAGATACTCTGAAGGAGCATAATCTCTCTTTCAAAGTCATCACTATGATCGACCGGTCCGTTTTCTTTCTTCTTTTTCTTTTTCTTCTTTTTATCCGATTCACTATCTCCAAACAGATCTGCAATTCCTTTGTGTCTTTTCTTCTCTGTCCGAAGAGCCGTTAAGGTATCCAGCCAATCTCCATCATAACTAGAAGCATCTTCTATCTTTTCTTCTTTTTTCTCTTCTTCCTTCTTTTTTACGGAAGAAACCAAAAAGATATTTTCAATACTGTCAAGATCATCCAGATCTTTTAACACGTCTTCTTTCTTTCTTCTTTTCGGTACATACTCGTCAGGTTCTTTTTTACTCATAAGGTTCTTTCTCCTTTCTTATAAGTTCGCTTTACGAATCTGTTGAATGAATGGTAAATTAAGCGTCAAAAAACATGGGTATAAGGTTATATGTAGAAAGGATGAATGAAACTATGAATCGGTCAATTGGTAGAGAAGATTCAATGTTAGTGGATATTCAATACGTAAAAGAAAATAAGAAAGAAGGAACTCCAGACTTTTTATATATCGTCTGGAAAGATTTAACGACGTTAGAAAAATACGTCACCACAGTTCCGAATCCAAAGATGGATATTTATTTTGAGAAACCAGAGTATCGGACTTCTCATTTGGATGGATATGGGAAGCCTTATGCTTTAAATTATCAGTTACTCTCTAGGGTAGAGAAGAAATCCGTAGAGTATAAGAATATTTTATCTGCAATTATTGAAGATGGTGGAGATGCCACCAAAGCATTTGCAGATGATTGCTATAAGACAAAACGATTTGGAGAATTAAAAGAACTTTATAAGTATCCATATGTATATGGAGCAGATTACGATATCCGAGCGTATTATCGATACAAATGGATTACAACCTATGATAACGATTTACCAAAACCAATTTCCAAAGCATTTGCAGACATCGAGGTAGACTTCTTAGATGTGGAAGGTTCCTCAGATCCAAATACTTGTCCAATTGATTTGGTAACGTTAATTGACAATGATGGGATGAAGTGTTATACTTTTGCTTTGGTAGGAAGAGAATACCAAGTAAAAGATACTACCTTCATGACCCAAGAACAAAGAGAAAAACAAGCTTATTTAAACGAGCTTCATGAACAAAGACATTTACAGGAGATGGATTTCATCGAGCATCAAGACGAAGTGAAAAAAGAACTTCATGAGATGTTTGATGAATCTTATGGTGTCTTAGACTATAAATTCTTCTTTTATAAAGATGAAGCAAAGATGATTACGCATCTGTTTGAATTAATCAACAAACGAAAATTTGATTTCGTAGAGTTTTGGAACTTCGAGTTCGACGTAAACTATATTTACGAGAGAGCGAAAGTCTTAGGGTTAGACCCGAGAGATTTGTTTTGCCATAAAGATTTCGAAGTGAAAGAATGCTGGTTTAAAAAAGACAATTTTCATTTCGATATCAAATCCAAAACGGATTTCTTTTTTAATACCGGATATACGAACTATGTCTGCCAAATGAGAACGTATGCAGCGATTCGAAAGAGTCAGCCAGAAATGCGTTCCTTTAGTTTAAACTACGTTGGTAAGAAAGTCGTAAAAGATTCCAAATTAGACTATGGAGAAGAGGGAAGTATTAAGTTCTTCCCTTATCGAAATTACAAGAAGTATTTCATTTATAACATCAAAGACGTACTTCTCCAAAAAGGAATCGAAGATAAGACAAAAGACTTGGAAAACTACTACATGACAGCTTATCAAAACATCACACCGTATGATTCGGAGTTTAAACAAACCGTGAAACTTCGAAACTATCAGTATTATGATTTCATAATGGGTGGAAAGATTCCAGGCGAAAACCAAAATGTAACACCCTTCGGTTCTCAAGAAGAACCGGATGAAGAGGATGATGACGAAGAAGAGAGTAGTGGAAAAAAGAAAAAAGGATTTGAAGGAGCATTGGTTGGAGACCCTAGATTAAATCTTCCAGTGGGAATGGCTCTGTATGGAGATAAACCAACCAATAATATTTTCCAATATGGAATTGACATGGATATGTCTTCGTTTTATCCAAGTACCATATTTGCAATGAATATTGACCCGAGTACTTTGTATTTCAAAGTCCTACTGGATTCCGCTCAGTTTGATATCCGAGGAGGAAAACATCCCGTTCATACCATGTCTCATTTACCACTTCTTCCAAAAGAGTCTTCGGACTTTCATGATGATGTGGCAAAGGAATGCTTTGATAACTTTCAAACAAAGAACTGGTTGAATACAGGACATAAATGGTTTAACTTACCATCTATTGAAGACCTGTATAAAAAAGTGAAATCAAAACTAGATTGAGGTAATTACTATGGCAGATACAATAGAATCTTTAAAAGAAGATATTGAAAAACGAATGGTTGCCTTGGGTTATGAGGATTTCGAAGAACTTCATAGCCCAGACCATGACTTAAAAAGTTTAAAAGAATTAAAACGTAGAATCATGGATGAAGCAAAAGAATTAAAAGAAAAAAAGAAAGAGTTAACAAAAGATACGAAAGCCTTCCGAGATTTCTTAGTAAAGCTTACAAAGATTTATCGGAAAGATTTCTATCTTTATAATGGAACCTTTTTGATTCCCGGAAAGATATCTACGGAATCCTTAAAAGGAAAATACCTTTTGAAAGTAAAAGAAGATTTGATTCCTTTAATTCAAAGCATTTTACAATCCGAAGGAAAAAATGAAATGCTCTATATTCCAGATATCGCTTTATTGAAGAATCTGGTAGATGAACTCATAGAGCAAAAAGAATTGATACGAAAAACAGCAGAAGATTCTCAGACTCTAATGGTTGTTCCAGAGGAAAAAGCAACGAGTCTTCTTCAACATATGAACGAAGAATTGGAACACCTGAAAAAAGATAGTAATGAGTTTCTTCCATTAGAGATTGATCTGTCAGATGAAGAGATACTTAGTATCAAAAAGATCTTTCCGATTCAATATAAGGATTACCCAAAAATTGAGGTAAACGTTCAAGTGTTTCCGTTTTTTACTGAGAAAACACAGAACTTTATGGAGTTTATGTGTGGGAAAGTGGAAAATTCCGGGTTAGTAAAGATTTACTATGCTTGGGTTCATATCGACCATGAATACTTTGACATTTACTTTAAGTTGTATTATTTTTAATCGTATATTATTTTCTTGACATCATAGTTGTAGCTGGAAAGAAAGGATCTATGAAGTGAGTGATTGGTTTTGGTTTTGCTTTGTGATATTTTGTATTATCGTTATATTGATCTATTAAATCACAAAGAGAAAAATAATGAAGAAAGGAGATTAAAAATGAGTCCAATACTTTGGGTTTGGCACGGATCAGGTTTGTTTATTATGTTTTTACTTAGTATGGGAATTGGATTGGTGATTGGAAACGGTCTTCCAAAAATGAAGAAAGAAAGTTCTACGTATGTAGCACTTCTCATATCGATTCTGATTGTATCCTTCATCATGACCGTTTTGGCATCGTTAAATTTCTATATTTTAATAAAGTGAAAAACAGTATGAAAACATAAAAGAAAAATGGAGGAAGAAACAATGAAACTTTTTATTAGTCAACCAATGAGAGACAAAACAGATGAGGAGATTAAACGAGAGAGAGCAGACGCCATCCAAACAGCAAAGAAGGAGCTTGGAACAGATGATATCGAATTGATCGACAGCTTCTTTGAGAATGCTCCTCATGATGCAAGACCTCTGTGGTTTTTGGCAAAGAGTCTGGAACTTCTCTCAACTGCAGATGTTGCATATTTCTGCGAAGGATGGTCGAACTATCGTGGATGTAGAGTCGAGAATACCTGTGCACGTGAGTACGGAATTCAAGTGATGGGATACGAAGAGTAATCCCTACATAAAGAAGAGTTTGGAAAAATCCAAACTCTTCTTTATTATCAACAAATGGAGGTAATTATGAACACAGAAAATTCAGTAAATGCAAAAGGACTTATTCAGGTAAAGAGAGATTTCCTCTTACAGTCAATTGCAACATTCAACAAGGAATGTGAACAACTTGGATTCAAGGATAAAATGATTTGGATTAAAAATGATGGTATCACGAATTCTATGGTGACTGTTGAAAGTTCCATAAAAGAAACAGTTGAAAATTTGAATAGGATCTATGGAGATCATATATTTGGACATGACTACGACTTGTTGTCAGAACTCTCTAAACTTGATTTAGGCTTTGTAATTAGTAAAGAATATGCTTTTAGTATGTCTACCTACAAATCCAAGAAATACCCAATTGTATGTAAGAAGGTGTTTCTTCATGAAGAGTTTATTGACCGTACCTGTAAGATGGTATTTTATTATATCTAAAAATACATAAGAGAAAGAGTTTGGAATAATCCAAACTCTTTCTTTTTTATCGCGGTCCCGGAAAGTCAATATTATTAATGATATATCATTTTCGTGAATCAGAATAAATAAAGTAATTTAATTACTCAAATCTGATTTAAAACTTCATATAATTTACTGTGGTCCTAGTATGAATGAACGGACGAAAGTAAAAACAAAAAAAACATTTTAGGTGGAGATAATATCAAGAGCCTGGAGGTACTTATGATCGGATTGACAGAGTTGACAGAAGCTAAAATGAAAAATGCTGTAAGAGAGATTGAGAGGCATCTTGATTCCGAAAGATCAAGAATAATGATTACAATCAGAGCTTTCAACAGCAAGTGCCGCAAGTACGACTTGGACGAGTATGGAATTAGCATCAACTACGCAGAAGAGAACGCACGCAAGGACGATGAAGTAACCGTTACCGTTCTGAATAGAATCTATCACAAGAGAAGATTTCATGATGCACCTTCTGCAGCAATGTTTCTGTACAATCTCAGTCTTGGTTGCGAGTTCAGAAATCGTGACATTGACAACGTTTCTGTGGATGAGATAATCAAACTCAATTCTCTTCCTGGTGTTGTTTGCGGGGTGTTCTATGACAGAAGAGAGAAGAATTACGGAATTAAGTTCTATACGATCTAAATCAAAGAGAGAGGAGTATTGAATTATGATCACAATAAGATGTGAACGGTTATCCGCGTTTCTCATGAGTAATGATTATTCCTGGATGATTAATGCTATTGGGTTTCGCGACTGGCTTAAGAACCAGGATGTTTCCGAACTGGATAACATTTTCTATTCTAACTCGTCGGATGATTTCAAGGAATATTGCAAACGGGTACTTAATGACGAGATTGTATATGATCACTTTGGGTGGTTTGATGACATTGCATGTGCTGTAAAAGATTACATCGAGAAGATGTATAAGGCATGGAATATTGAGCGTAGTGAGAAGGACTGGAATGAAAGGTTACGTTATGATGAAAAATCAAAGATGTCTGCGGAACCTACTGGAAGTCCTAAAAAGCATCATTCTAATTCAAACGGACCTGACGTCTATGAGATTGCAAAGTCCCCAATGTATCAGAACGCTGACTTTATGGACATCAACACTGGTTTGATCTACAGGACTGCAGCATACAATCGCGCACTTTCCTTTGGTCTTCCTACAGTAGGAATTGAAGTAGTGGATTCCATGAATGGCGAAGTACTCGGAATTGCGAGGAAGATCGAAGAGTAATATCAACAAGTAAACAAAAAAAAGAGAAAAGAGAGGGATTTAAAATCCCTCTCTTTTTTTTTTGATTTTTTATATCAGGTTCTAAACGAAAATCCCTTTCCCTTTCAGAGATTTCACTCCAAAGATAGAAAGTTTAAAATCTTCCACAGATTCATTCTTACAGATTTCTGCGTTCCGTGAATCTTTGTCTTTGAGTGAATTCGATCTTTCGTTATCTATAGTTGAATCAAGATCTAAAGAAATCATATCCGTTTTCTCCTTTATATCATATTTAAAAGTATTTCCATTTCCTCTTCACTGATTTCTCCATACCGACAGGACTCATAAATCTCCAACTTAATATCCTCTACTGATTCTTTTATAGCACGCTGTTGAGATTTCAATTGTTTGATTTCTGCTTTTAACTCTCTACTCATGTCTTCTAACTTTTTTATTTGCTTGTCCAAATTCTTCTGCAATTGATCAATTCGCATACTGTTTATTCCACATAAAGATCCACCAGTGATAGCCACTGCTGCATTAGCTCCCATAGATCTTGTTAACGCTTCAGCACTTTTAATGCGTCTATCCGACTTATTGGCAACTTTCGTTAATTCCAGACCGTATCTCAACTTATCCGGATTAGTACTCATGTTTCCATCCATATTACGGAAGTTATCATAACACATTTTCCGGTATTTAGCGTCCGTTTTTTTCATCCTATTTGTTAAAGCAGCACATGCACCAAATCCCAAACCGATTATTGCTCCAGCTTGCATCGCTCCTTTGCTCAATTGTTCAAATAATTCTTTACTGAGTCTAAGGTCATACCCATTCAATTTTACCTTTTTCAGATGATCTATAAATGCATCAATTTCATGAGTGCATTTTTCCAATTCATCCACGTCCCCGTTTTTTTTTGCTTCCGTGATTCTTTTTGCAACATCTTTCAGTAAAAATTTTGTATCTTTTAATTCTTTACGTGTGTCCCTTGTTCCGTAATTTTGCGCCATTTCTTTTACCCTCTTATCTTTCTTAATTTTCGGTTATTGAAATCATTTATTAATTTGTTTTTTTTTGTCAGTGTTTTTGAAACAGATGAAATACCATTTTTTAAAAAACGTGTTACATAACGAGAAATAGTGAATTCTTTTCTAAATTCAGTTTTACTAATATATTATTTTCTCGTTATGCACTAAGAAAGGAGTAAACAATGGGAAAACGAAGAGTAGAAGTAAATAGGCTCAACTTCGATGTTTGTGCATTCACCGATGTAGCCGAAGGACGAGGGTTTTTCATTACAGATCCACCGGAAGTGGATATTGATGAAACCCGAAAGAAAGCGTTGAATGGTCCACAGTCCCCACGGTTTGGTACCACATTTTCAGACGAACAGGCATTTGCAGAACGGTATTCTTGTGATTGTGGCGCATTCACAGGGGTTGCCTTTAAGGATGAGATTTGTCCGAAGTGTGGTCAAAAGGTAGAGTTTAAGGACGTGAATCCAAAAATGACTGGATGGATTCCCTTTGGGAATAAGAAGATCGTTGCTCCCCATTATTATCGCATCTTACAAGCAGCGATTGGGAAAGACGAATTCCCAGAAATTATTTATACGAAGAAGAAAGTAGACCGAGACGGAAGAAGAGTGGATTTAACTACGGAGGAAATGAAAGAATTTGATCCCAAGTCACCGTTTTGTGGCATTGGCTTAGAATCATTCCGGTTTCGTTTTGATGAAGTCTTAGACTTTTATCGAAAGAAGAAACCCAACAAAGCCAGTACCTTTGATTTGATTTCCAAAGAGCGTTTGAAAGTATTTACATCATACGCTCCCGTTTATACTACGCTTCTTCGTCAACAATCCGTAACCAGTGAGAATTTTTACTTTACGGGAATTGATAAAGATATTAATACCCTCACAAACCTTGCTAGGAATTTGAGGGATTCGGAAGACATTGAAACTCCTGTGATCTTAGGAAGAATCCAACAAAGAGTCAATGCCATTTGGGAATTTAATTTTAATTTGATCAACTCCAAAGACGGTTTGATCAGAGACCAGTTGATTGGAGGATCTTTAAACTTCACTTCCCGAAATGTCATTTGTCCAGATCCTAGTTTAAAAGATAACGAAATAGATCTTGGATACAGTTGTTTCTATGTCATGTTTAAGTTTAAAATCATTTATTACTTAATGAAGATGTATGGAATCTCGTTAGCCGCAGCCAATACCATTTGGGAACAAGGATACGATTTTGATCAACGAATCTATGAGATTATGTTGATGATCATTAATATCGAGCATCCTTCGGTTGTGATTAACAGAAACCCCACTTTGAATTATTATTCCATAATTCTGATGGATATAAGAACGATTAGACCAGATAAAGGGTGCCTGACATTGATGGTTCCACTCTCGATCCTTAGTGGGTTAAATGCCGATGAGCTAAGTCATTGTCGGTGTATAGTAGTAATACTATACAGAGCTTCACGTGAACGCCTAACAAGCGGTGTGAGTTATAATATAGCTTGCTAACGGTAGAAGTGAACTAAGATTGCTTATATGACAATTATAAGCTGCTATATTTATATATATATATATAGTATCCATGAGCGAATAAGCTTCGTAAGAAAACCTACGGTCCAGAAATGGATAGCAGATAATACCGTGCTAAGATTATCTAGCAATACAGATAATAAAGTGTAGAGACTATTGAAAAGAATTTTGAAATATCATATCTAAGATATCAAGATTCTGAGTAGGGTACATTCTAGTTTGCGGGCTAGAGTGGGAGCGCGTGACTCCTTAATGTGTACATAGATTAAGGATGAAGATATAGTCCACGCCATATTGAAAAATATGGGATCTCGTGTTTGACGGAGATATTTTAAACATCATCGGAATTATGGATGAATCAGTAAAGAAGATGTTTCGTAAGTATGATCCAGTAAAGCATATGATTACATCGAGAGATACTGGTTTGTTAAATGATTACTTTTCTGTAACCAAAGGACAGAAGATTGATCTGTATAACTTCTGTACCCTGTAATAAAAAACAGTAGTGTTCGTCTTAAGAATTTGGTTTCTCTGGGCGAATACTACTGTCTAACCAGAAATAAATGCGGAGGACGAAAATGGACATATTTAAGATTTTTGCTTCACTTATAGTAGAGATCCTTTTGATGATTCTTTGTATAAAAGAAGGAATGAGAATGAGTAAGAAAGGATTTCTTATAGGTTTTCTCTTGTGCTTTTTCGTGTGGGCAGTATATTCTATACTCAAAGGAGAATATCAATAAGGAGATAAAATTGATGGAAGTATTGTTAAAGACTAGCATTCTGACTTTAATCATGTTTATGTTAGTATTTGACCTCATTGGAGAAATAATGAATAGATCTATCCGATGTATTATTCGATCCATTATAATAGCAATTCTAATAATAGTCATATTATTGATGAGTTATTAGGAGGTATCCAGTATGAGGATTTTTTGGACGGCTTGCTTCGCTATCATTTGGGCGTTGCAACTGATTATTATGTTTGAACATAAATACTATTTGTTAGCTGCATTGGAAATACTTAATGTATTTGTCTTTGCTTTTTTATGGGCGTGTAGGTGACTGAATTACTTTAAAAATTAAACCATATATTATTTATTAGAATTGAATAAATAACTCGAGGAATTTAAAAAGTAATTTCTTGAGTTTATAAATGAAAGGAGACATATCGTATGACGAAAAAGAAAGTGCCCGGAGAAGAAGAAAAGGTCGAAACCACGAAGAAGGAATCTGGTAAGAAAGAAAACCAGAAGACCAAAAAGGCAAAAACGACAAAGGAGAAAGAAGCAAAAGACGTAAAAAATGAGCAGGCTTATATGGACTATGTCCGGGCGGTGTCAGATGATGGGGAAGAAGATGTAGTGATGGAGAAGTATAAGACCGAGTATGAGGTGCATCACGTTATTTATGAAATTGAGAGTTTCTTCATTGAGCATTTTAGTAAAGAAACCTCACCGGTAACAATTTTACTTTTAACAGACGTGAAAAATCAGAGAGTTTTGAAGCGGTACAACCCTGACGTAACCTTTGAAATTCCGTCAGCATTTACGAATGAGCAAACGGATTATATCATAGGTAAAGTGCGGGATTATATACAATCTATAAACCCATGCGGATTTTCTATTACTATCTCCACAGATGTCAACCCGTATTCCGTTATAATAACGATTCAATTGAACGAGAACTACGGCAAACTGGGAAATCTTTCCAGGGATAATTACTGCGAGGAAGAGGAAGAAGATATGGTACGAGTGAAGAATGATCCCTACTACTCATCCTCTAGAGAGGATTTTAGTTATTCCAATTTATTCAAGGTGAAAGGAGATACCCTGATGAACAGACATAAGAGAGAGTATGAGGTGCATCGCATTCTTCATGAAATTAAGAGTTTTATTTGTAGATGTAATGACAGTGGATTTTCCACGGCAGAAGTTTTCCTTGTATCAGACCCGGAAGATCCGAGAGTAGTAAAAGCATATACTGAAGCTACACATGCTTTGAAAATACCGTTTGAGACTCCCGTTAGTGTTAATTTTATCGTGGATGCTATACGGAGATATATCAGTTCATCTATATGCAACTATGAATATACGATCGGATGCTTTAATAGCCCGAGTGCTGGATATGCTCATCTGGCATTCACTTGGGGAAGGAAATCTGAGGAAGAAACGAAGGAACTCTCAGGAAATCTTTCCGGAGACGATTACTACAAGATGAGTATTCCTATTCAAACATTTGATTCTCTTGATAAAAACATGAGAACCACCCCTACTCCTGAAAAGAATCTGTATGTATCTAATATAGCTCGGGAAATCGTTGAATATGCAAAAGAAGAAATGGACCTTGGAAAGACGGAAGTACCTATCAATTTCCGCGAGTATGTAGGAGTGGGACCGATTAAAGATGGAAGTTGTTATGCGAAATCAGACTTTGCAAACATCTATATTCCTACAGAACTTGGGTTGTCTTCTGAGGTAGATGCTATTATTTCGGAGATCAACGACTTAGGATTCTCTGTAGTTGATAAAAAGGATATTATAGGAATCAATAATCGTGTGAAATGTTCAATCACAAGAAAATCCAATACCGAGAAAGAAGAGGAGAAAGCAATGGAAGAGAAAGAAATTGAAAAGAAAGAAAACAATGAAAAGGAGGTTTCCAAAGGTCCTATCACTCTGGAGTATTTGCAGGATACGAGCTTCTATGCAAAACATGCAATTCCCTTGCCTTGTCACGATCTGATAGATCAGTTTGCAGAGATCATCGACAAGTATATGGTTTCCTGCGCTACGAATGGGTATGATGGAATCAACATCTTTGCTACGACCGAGAAGTACAACAGAGATGACAATCTAGTGAAACTGATTATCCCGGATAAGTACAAGAAGAACTTTGATGATATCATGGCTTTCATCTATTATAGATATACAAGCAAAAGATTTCGGGTGATCTTCGAAAAGACTGAATATAACGGATATGGAGACTTCTTCTACAATATCCATATTGATTGGATTACTCCTGGAGATCAGAGTCCTTACAATCCCGTTTTCATTGATTACGATGAAGAGGTAGAATAATATGAAGAAAAAAGAGCAGGCTCCGGTTACCATGAGTAATAGTCTTACAAACGATCTGAATAGGATTGAAACATTGATCAAAGAATTTTGGAATAAAAACCCTGGTATTTGCATTAATTCTGACTATAAACAGGAGGGTTTTAAATATGGCACGAAAATAGGATTTCATATCATGTCATATTTAAGCAAAATGAAACATCAGGGGAATTATTCTGCAGATATCATATTCATTGGTGCTGAAACAAATGACGTTAAAGTTATTGACGAAAATTTTCAGTTGCGGTTAAAAATCCCGTCATCGATTGCATATGGTGATACTATTAAACCGATTGAGGAAGTTTTCAAAAACATGGGATTTGAAACAGAAGTCCTTGGTAGCACCGGTTATCCTGCCAACTTTCGTTGCTACATGAATATTTCGTGGTATCATATCAGAGATAACTGGTCGGATGGGAAATATCTTAGCAAGGGAGTTAATGCAGGAATTAACGAGTTCCTTGATTCTCGCATGTTTTTAGAAGAAGCGAAGAACGATTAAGAAATGAGTAGAAAAGGAGACAAACTAACATGAAGACAAAAGAAATATTCGTGTCCTGCTTATTCGTGTTCATTGTAGCGCTTATCGGCTTTGTTTTAGTCGATATGGAACTTCGCTGCAGAGAAAACAAAAAGGGGAATCGTAATGGTTCCCCTACTAAAATGACAAGATACTACAAATGCACTTGCAAACGATGTGGAACGCATTTTGAAATCGTCACCCTTCAAAATGCACTGGATACAAGTACCACGTGTATTAGTTGCTCTAGCAAAATTGATTTACTGGATCCTTTATGGGCTACTAGTATTAGTAAAACCGAATACAATAAGTCACATACAGGAGGTAAAGAAGATGAAACTGTTTGATCAATTGATTTTGGGAGAAGAGATTGATGAAGAGGATTGTGTCGTCTCTTACAGAGAGTTTAGTGCAGTCCCTTCTGATTCTTCGGATTCCCCGAATCGTGAACCGAAGGATTTCTATGAAATTGAGATGGAGTTTCCTTCGGAGAATAATGAAGTTGTGATTACCTTCATGGTAGATGATTCTGAGAAGAAAACCATTTCGAAGCTGCAGGCTGTGGATGGATACGGCGTGGAAATCGATGACTTCGATAAAGAAACAGATACTGATAAAGATTTCTACGAAGAGTTGGAATCCTTTGCAAAAAGTTTTATAGAGGAAGATCAGGAGGAAAATGAAAATGCCTAGAAAGAAAAAGAGTGAAGAACTCACCGAAGAAGTGGTAGCGGCAGAGGAAGTAACTGAGGAAACCACTACCGAAGAGACGAAGAAAGTAGACGTCACAACTCTTTCTCCCAAGGAGTATTTTGATTATGTAAAAGGGATGAAAGAGACAACGAATTCTGAATATGTGAAGAAAGCTTATGATATTTGCAAGCAGATGATTGAGAAATTTGAAAAGCTCGGTCAGGTGCCAGCAGCGACAAAAGCAAAGCTTCACATGGAAGTGTTAAGAAGAGAATTAGAGCTTCTGGATCTTGGGTACGATATTTACGTGAATGCGGAGAACGTCCGCAATTTCATCGAGAATGTATCCGGCAGATGTATTAAGATTATTGCAATTGAAGATTATCCGAGAGAGATTCCAGATGATGTTGCAGATAAGTGGCTGGCAATCAAAGATAAATTTGACAAAGGCTACATTGTGTTTACGGATTACACAGGAGAGGCAGAAAAACAGGTCGAGAAAACTCGTAAAGAGAAAGACCCAATTTTGTTTGGTGCTCTGAAAGTAGACAGCTCCCGTAAAAGCATGGCTGGAAATATGTATGAGAAACTCTTCTGCATTGCAGACTGGGTGGATGAATACTGTGATCTTACCTTCGAGAAACTCGTTGGTAAAATGGTGATTGAAACAGGCGTAAATCCGGTAGTTCGAGTAACACCAGTTGAGACGAAGGAAGATTTCTCTAAGGGGATGAATGCATGAAAAGCTTACCGGCAGATATTGACTTAACGGTAGACCGTGACTTTAACGAACCTTTCTCAATCTCGCGCAGTCAACGTATTCCTTGGGTAAAAAGAGAGCACAACGAGGAAGATCAATTTCTTAGTAGACCTTTTGAATTCCTCTATACGGCTGGTACTGCGCAAGATTGGGTTTCCTCTCAAAATTGGAATTTGATTGATACCAATCATTGGTTTCGAGTTTCTGACGATGGTTTTGAAACGTCCACTTCATTTGCATTTTCTGATCTGACAATCACTTCTTCCAACTCGCTTGGGAATTTAAAGTATCGGTATGTGAAGGATAATCAGACAAGCATAATACATGATGATCTGGTTAAACGGTGGGATCAGTTTGAATCGGAGTTTGGAATATCTCCATGCGACCTCTCATTTAACATTACTAAAACAGAATTAATTGATACATTATTATATCGAGAAGCAAAAATACTAAGACCCGAATTTGTATTAATGGATTTTAGTAAGAAACGGGAGGAGTCAGATTTAAGAGATGTGGATATCGAAGTTCTGATGTACCAAGAAGATGATGAGGAAGAAGAAGAGATGGAGAGAAAGGCTGCACGGGATTTTGGACTTGTATCTTCGAATTCATTTCTTACTTCCGGCAGTCTGAACAATTTGGTAGTCAATGAAAGGATTGAGACAATTGCGGTATGAAGGAGAATAAGGTTCTAAACGAAGTAACAAAAAGTCTCAGAAAATCTCAAGCGTGTATTTTAGCGTTAGAAGAGATCTCTGAACTCATTACCGAATTTTCGAATATCTTAGAAAAGACGGGAAACATTGAAGACTTATGTGAAGAGATTGCAGATGTGGAAATCATGTCTTCTCTAATCATGAACACTTTCACCATCAAACGAAAAACCATTGACAAGGAGAAAGAGAAAATGAGAAAAGATCACAAGCAGTATTGTGACGCTTGCTCAGAAAGAAAAATCTTGAACTCTTGTATTTGGGAACTTGCAAATCTTCAAAAAGTCATTTGCAAAAAAGGAAGAGGGCGTCATAATAAGAAAGATATTATTGATGCCATTGTAGGTGTGGAATTAAGTATCGAGTATCTTTGTCATAAAAAGATGATTGAAGAAAAAGATATTATCAAATGGAGACACCTAAAAATCAAACGGATGCAAAAACGAGTACGTAAGCATCAGATCGTTTAACAAAGATGTGGTAATGATTCATTTCATTACCACATCAAAATACCTTATGAAACATTATTAAACAAAAAGGAGATTAAAACCATGTATTTTAACGGAGTAAATTTCGCTATTGCAAATCAAATTACCGAGAAAGTAATTGACGCCACCCATTATTCAGTACAGCGTATTATCGACCCGATTAAGTTGAGTCTGAAGAAGGCAGTGGAAGAGAATGTCTGCAACTTCTTTGAGGTGAGCGGTCACTATGATACTTATATCTCCAAGTCCTGCGTGAGTGTTCTTGAGAACAAGTACTTATCCAAGAAGTATGGCTCCACCCTGATGGATGTGGATCCTTCCTTCGCACTTTGCTCTGCATCTATCGAGAGAGTAAAGAAGAAAGTATCTTGCTTCCCGGAACTGGTAAACAAAACCATTGCTCCTGGACTTTACAGCCTTCGCATGGACAAAGACGGAACCAGAATGATTGTGGTGAAAGAGCCGATCTTAAATGATGACGATCGTTCTTCCAACGGCATTTCCGGCGTGGTGATGAACTTCTCCACAAAGATGTTCTTCGTTGGTCCTCACAGAGAGAAGTGGTATAACAAAGTAAGAAAAGAGATTGATGATCTGGTATCTGAAGTAAGTAAGTCCTCCCAGGGAAATAACAGACTTCGTTATCAGTCCATCTCTTCCGCAGGTGAGGCTTCTAATGATCTTCGCATTCGCCCGATGAACTTCCTTACCTTCCCTGCAAAAGAGGAACTCCTTGCACAGATTTCTGACTTCGTTGCAAAGGAAGCAATCTACAAAGAGTTCAGTGTTCCTTATCGTTTGGGAATCCTTCTTTCCGGTAAGCCTGGAACAGGAAAGACTGCATTTGCATTCTCTCTTGCACAGCATCTGGATATGAACTGTGTTTCTGTGAACCTGGACTACTTCGATAAGGAGGAGGGAGATAACCAGTTCAACAAACCGAACACTGTGTTCGTCATCGATGAGATTGACTCTCAGTTGATCAATCGTGCAGAGACTTCTCAGAAAGAGATTACCAATGCACTGACTCATTCCAGAAGATTGTTACAGCTTCTTAGAGCAATGGATACCATGGACAACTGTGCAATCGTTGTTGCAACTACTAACTATCCGGAGAAGCTTGATCCCGCTCTTAGAAGATCTGGAAGATTTGATATCTGCATAGATATGGATGACCTGTCTGAGGAGTATGCAAAGGTGATGGTTGAGAATCGCGGTGGCGATCCGAAGGAAGTTCTTAAGGGTATTACCTTCCCTGTGAATCCTGCAGAGCTTGAGCAGATAATCATCCAGAATGTGCTTGAAAAGAACAACATGCTCAAGAAGAATGTGGCTAGTTATGAGGAGCTCGGTCTGCAGGAGGAAGAGAAACCTGAAGAAGTAAAGGAATCTGATGATGATGGCACGGTTACTCTCAAGCGTAATTCACTGGATAGTTTCATTGGTACCGCTGAGCCTCGTAAGTTTAACTATGCACCTGCTTCGTATTTCGATGAAGATAAGGATGACGACGAGGATGAGAACGAATGGGAAATCGATGATGAGGATGATGACGACGACGATATGTAATTCATTCTCAGATTGACTAATTATGTTATTAACAAAAAATTAAAGGGTTTCTATAACCCTTTAATTTTTTTATATTATTTTAAATAAGGGGGAAATAAAATGATTAAATCACTGATTAATGCGTTTACGAATATATTTGCTAGTTCAAAAAAGAAACCAGAAAGTAAACCATCAGCAACGTCTAACAAGTCAATTGATCCGAATTTCGGTGCTCCTGTAAAATTAGATATCCCAATAGAAGATGCGGTTAGTGTTACCATAACGGAAGGTCAAATCACGAAAGATACCATCGCAATCAAAAGTGATGAGAAAGTCACGTTTAATACTGACGTTCCTACAGATGGGAAGTATTACAATGAGACTTTGTTAAACCAGATCTTTGCGCATTACAAAGGGACTGGAGTTCGTATTGTAGAAAAGAAGTTCAATGATAAGTTTTTTGCAGATATTAAGTTTGTTTCTTCGATACTTTCTGTTTTGGATCTGGATACAACTGATGATATTGTGATTGGTTCAGGATTTGTAAAAGCAGAAGCAGACAGAAGAGGAATCACAGAAAAGACTATGATTGATCGATTGAAAGCTCTTCCCACAAAGTATATGGAACTTTATGGTTTGTATACTTTGTTCATTCATGAAACAACCAATAAAAACTCTCATAGCTTTCCGGTTAGTTTCAATCAGATTGTCGATGCAAGCCATGTGGATGAATTGACAGAGTATTTCAAGAGTGGTCGTAAAATTATCGTTAAATAAAATAAATCCAAGATACTATTTTTAGTATCTTGGATTTATATTTTTAAGTGGTTTCTGTTTCTGTGTTCTGATCGGTTGTTCCCTGATCAGTCGTTTGTCCGGTCTCGGTATTATTACCCTTATCTGACTTTCCCTTATTCGCATTCTTAGGAACAAGTCTACGAAGAGTAAACATGAAATGAGTTCCACGATCTCTATAACCCATCAAAGCTGCCGATGCGAATACCTGAATTTCTCTTGATATGAGACTCAGGTTCTTCTTCGCATCATCACTTATATTCTGCTCTTTTTCAAAAGCTTTTAACTTTTGTTTCGTTGCATTTCGAAGAGCTTCCATTGCATCAGAAATCTGAGTATAACCGTTATTCGTATAGCAATCATCACAGAAGGTAATCATCTCCTGAACTCTTGTTTTCAACTGAGCTCCAGAAAGAGTAACCTTTTCAGGTGCTTTTGAGTTCGGACCAACCTTGTAGTAATTCTTCATATACTCATCAAATTCCATCCCAGATGCCGGAGTAAGAAAAGGAAACAGCTTCTTTTGAAGTGCTTTCTCATCTTTGAAACTAGAGAGATCTTGCGCGGTAAGAGAAGATATTCCACTGGAAACCTTCTGAATATCTGAAAGAATAGAAGCAGCAGGTAATCCAAAGTAATTGTAGATTTTCACGTTGATTCCTGTGAAGCTTCTGTTGGCAATCGCATCTCTATTCTCATTCAAGAATTTACTGTTATCACTAAGCTTTGTGGAAATATACTTCGTAAAATCAGGAATTACTTTTGAAAAGAAATCTTCTACTTTTTTACTAAGTTCTTTACAAAGATCTTTGATTCTTTCAGATAACTTCTTATTATCTTGAGCATTCACCTGATTAGCAGCATCTTCATTTTGCTTCTTATCCGTTCCAGTTTGTTCCGAAGGATTTTCCGTTACATCAGGAGTTTTCTTTTCTTCCTGTTGGGTACCTCCATTATTGTTTGTATCACCACCAGAGTTATTAGTAACCTCTTCAAACAAAGGAACTCCATACTCTTTTGCATATTTATCCTCTTTGAATCTAAGTACCTCAGACTCAATCATGAACATATTTACAATATCCTGAATATCCATGCAAGACTCCATAGCGGTCTTGTTGTAATCAGGTTTCATGGTAGGAGCAATATCCGTACAGTCGATCTCTTCTGATCCATGTAAGTCATGAGTCAAAGAAGTTGCTAAGTTTTCAAGCGCTTTGTATCGCTGAATCACATTCTGAGCAATGATTCCTACGAGATTACAATAATCTCTTTCCGTACTCTCCAACAGTTCCTTCATCTCTTTCATAGAGACAGGGTTCAGAGTTTCATCAGAAATATTTGCATCAATGAATCTCTTAAGATCTCCAATTGCCCCATAGCAATTTCCGATAACAGAAGCTAAATTCTCACAAGCCTCAGGAGCATCTTTCAACTCTCCTAAAATAGCTAAGAGAGTTTTCTCATTTGGATCATTGTCTTGATACTCGGAAATATCTGTGATGGTATTGAGGATCGCGTTAAACCTGTCGAGTAACTGGTTATCTAATCCAATCTTTTTCATAATCTCAACAGGAGAAGAAAACCGATCTCTCATTACCATAGGAATCTGTTTTAATCCTTCCGAAATTTCTGTAATGGAATTGCTAATCCCTCCATAAGGATTTGCATATCCCGTATACTTATCCACCAAAAACTCAACTGCAGAAGAACCAGAATTGAAGTTATACTGGCTCAGTACGGAATCATAAACTCTTTGTGCCCAGTCAATAATCGCCGTTCCATTTCCATGAATCAAATCATTTGTGATATCATTGATATCTGCAGATGCCAAGGAATACTCAAATACGGATTCATGAAATGCCCTCTCTCCTTCTGGAACATAATTCACTACTTTGGTATAAAGTTCATTGTAAGAATTGATGTTGAAGGTATAAGCATTAATCTTTGTTACCAACATAAATGTGGTATAAGTGATTAACTCTTCTACCACGCGATTCTGGTTGTAGAGATAATAGTTAAGGGTATTTACCACATCGGGTGTTAACTTCCCTTTGTTCTTCAATGCAACAATGGTATCTGTGTAACTATTGAGCAAGTTAGAAGATTCCGTAATTGCATTCTTTACCAATCCAACTTCCTGTGCCATTTCTTTTTTCTTTATAGGGAAAGAACGAAGAAATGGAATGCAAGTGTTATCAAGAGATTGACCATCAATCTGAATGATGGTTACTTGCGGTTGTGATTTAAAGTACTCTTTGATATCATTCGTTCCAGATAGCGCTGCAGGAGTTCGAATGACGATTTGTTTCTTAATCTTTACTGCGGGAGACTTCGAATAATAATTCATCAGATTCCGCATCGTTACTTTTCCATTGACGATATCATTGATGGTATTTGCCATGTCTTTTACATACTGAGTCAAATACTCTGGATTGATTCTTCCAATATCATTGATATCCCTCACTGGAGTATTCAAAGGAATCTCAGAAAAAATAGAGGATTGATGAATCGATGAGAAAAACTCTGCAATCTTATCATTGTCAAGTGTTACACTATCCAACAAAGAAAACGAGTCATCAATCTTTTTCATATACCCTTCGGTTGTAATTGGAATTACAGGAACAATTCCTTTGTCTTCTACCGTGTCAATCGTTGCTTTTTCACGAAGAAGTCTTGCACAATTCTTATCGTAATTAAATACATTCTCAGAAGATTCTGTAATAATACGATATTGATAATCTAAAACGTCCATTGTGATTTCCTCCTTTCATGATTATGCAAGTTTTGCTTCTAAAGATTTGGAAGCATTCTTTACGGTATTTACATCTTTGGAAATCGCTGACAAAACCTTATTAAACCCAGAAGTGATCGCACTTACATTCGAAGCATCATCTGCGTTCTGGGAAGACTGCACTTTTCGAACAAGATCTTCTTTTGTCTTATTGACTTTTGATACGGTCTTATCACAAAATCCCAAATAATCAGAGAAGTAATCCACAACCTTTTTGATAGCGTTGATGGGATTAACCGACTCAGAAACATAGTCTCCATCCACTATATCAGAAGCCGATGCATAAAACTTAGATTTCTCTTTCTCCTTTGCTTTCTGGTTCTTTTGTTTCCACTCCCACTCCTGTTTCTCTTTTTCCTTATCACTTTTTCTAGATGCTAATTTATCGATTGCTTGAACCGCGCCACCAACCGCTCCAACGAGACCGACTATTGATGCAATATTTCTTGCTCTGTTACCAAATTTCTCTAATGCTTCATCAATCTTCTTAGCATGATCTTTTTTATCAATCTTTCCTGTAGCAAGCTCATTTGATATTTTCGTTGCTTCATCTAAAAGCTCATCCAGATCTTTTACCGTATGAGCATTCACTTTTCCACTCATCACCCCTTGTAAGAATTGATCTGCTAACTCGGGGTTTTTGTTCATTGCTTCTTTTATTTTATCAGAAGAAGTTTTCTTTCTTATGTTTCCAACACTTTCTTTTATGGTATTTCCAACTTTCTTTAAGAAATCCACAAAAGATTCGAACAGAGAAATTACCGCTTCTCCAATTCTTGCGAATATATTTTGTTTCTCGGATTCTAACACCAATGTTTCTCCGTCTACTCTCTCTCCAAAGAAAATCTTTTCCTGAATGGTAGACTCTAATGCGATCAATTGGTTTTCTGCATCCTTCATATCAAGTAGAAGATAGTAAGACTCATACATGAACTGGTCAAATGGGGCATATTCATGCAAATAATTGGTTGAAATCATTCTACTATTAACCACCTTTCCATACCGTTTTTAGGAAATTGTTTTCCCCTTATTTTTAAGTCTAATTAATGTGTACTAGGGTTAATGAATTCTTTTGCAGTATTTGCGAGGGTACCAGGAGTGTTAAGTTCCTCACCAATTTTATTCTTCAGTGTCCAAGCTTGATTTATTCCTTTTCGTACATCTTTATTGGTAACCCACTTCTTTGCACCATTACGAATCAAATCCCGATGTTCAATACCAGCTTTTATTTGTTCAGTTTTCGTTCCAGTACCCATCAACTTGCCGAAGCTGTCATACATCTCATGCAAGCAATCACTAATGGATTCCTCTTTCCGAACATAAAACTTTGCCATGATTTTTTGAGCCATTGTTTCTTTGGTCAACTTATGAACTTTATTTTGTAATTTCATAACTTCTTTCTCACCCAAAGTGTTTTGAATGTTCTGAAGAGCCGCTTGGGAATGCTGTAAACTCAACTCTACTTTTTTTGCCATCTCTGGTGATTTTCTTGCAAGTACCATCGCCATATCTACTGAGATAGATGCAGTTGCAGTGTTTGTTAATGCTGCAAGGTTATTAAACAAATCCAACGACTTTGCATTATACCCGTTGGCATCTACGGAATCATCGTTCATCATTGCAACCAATTTCTTTTCCACATTATCATATTCTCGATTAATCCGATTCCAGTCTTTTACTTTGATCTGTTTGTTTTTTACATTCGGATTGTTTTTCACATATTCTTGAAATTTATTAAACTCTTCTTTTTTCTTTTTACTAAGGAGTCCATATCGAATTTTGTTATCGATTGTTCCGAGGGCTTTCTTAATCATTTGAAATGCGGTTTCAATAATGGATTTAATAGTGTTAATCGCTCTCATAATAAATCCTTCTTTTTCTTCTTTCTTCCCTCCGGCTTCGAAACAATAGATTACATCGATTCGATTTACTTCCTTCGTGCATTCTTTGATAATATCTATCTGATTTCTATTTTCCAAAAAGAAATCCATATCTGCCTGAAATACATTCGTTTCCATATGAAATTTCTCCTTTATTCAAAATTCAAATTAAGAAGAACTTGAAGAGTTAGATCCATTTAGGATTCCCTCCTCAAGTTCTATCTTAAAAGGATTTAATTAAACAAGTATCACATCAAATCCAGCCTCTCTTAATGCCTGAAGCTCTGCCATAACATCAAACTCGTCAGACTCTCTAAAGAAAGCTATATTACCAATTACCTTAGATTCGATACCACATGATTCCAGGAAAGATGCTAATGAATTTGCATCTGGATATCCATACTCATTCAATTCAACACTCTCGTTTAGATTAACATTATTGGTCTTTGCCCAATCCTGAATCTGTTTCCATTTTTCTTTATCTTTACGTGCCTTAAAGAAACTACCAATCTCACTTACAGGACGTTCTTCTTGTTGTGTTACTTCACCTTTCTTGTTTTTGGTCCTTACAACAAGCTTTCCTTTCTTTGCACTGTACATTACGCTTTGTCCTTTACTATTCGTCCAAAGCGTGTCCTCGGGTTTACCGGCGTTCTTAGCTTCATTTTCTGCATCTCTCTGCTTTGCCACATCGCCCATAACTCCTTTTTGGAATCCCTTGATTGGATCAGGAGTCTTATCAGGTCTTGAATCTTTCCACTGACCATCTTTGTCTTTAAAGGTAACTTTACCAGTAGTCTTATCAACTGCATAAGTTATTCCGTTAAATACTTTGGGTTCCAACCCGTTCTTTCGAATTTGAGCAAACTCTTTTTCATTTCCAGGATTTTCTCCATTCTTTCCATTATTCTGAACATTTTTCCCGTTATTGCCGTTATTGCCGTTTTTTCCGTTCTGCCCGTTCTGCCCGTTCTGCCCGTTGTTGCCGGTATTACCATTATTACCATTCTGTCCATTGTTACCGGTATTACCATTATTACCATTCTGTCCATTATTTCCAGTAGTGGGACCATTTCCATCACCGTTTCCCTGATTTTCATCCGGCTTAGCACCTTCTTCATCAGATCCTTTTCCGGTAAGTTTCTTGACCCAAGAGTCGATCAGATTTCCGAGTGATCCCACAACACTAGCAATTGGAGCAGTAATTTTCTGGAAAATGCTTGCACCTTCCTTGGAGTTTTCATCTGTTGCAGGAGGGTTTTTCTCCATCTCTTCCGATTTTTTGTTGATAAACGGAATTTTTTCTTTTATTTTTTCGAATGTCTCGAGAACATAACTTTTCGCATATGTTATTCTCTCTTTTGCTCTTTCAGGTTTGTGTAAAACGTCAATAGCAACTGCTACAATTCCAGTTCCAGTTACAAGACCAATAAGTTTTGTTCCATTTGCAGCAAGCCAAGAAGCAGGTTGCTTGACACCTTCAGATATTTCATTTATTGCTTTTTCCAGAGTTTGTAGATTGAATCCTAACTCTATCTGGTCTTTACTCTGTTTCAGCTTGTTATAAGCTTCTGTATTTTTTCCAGTAAAAATCTTCTGGATTGCATTCCATACTTTTGTAAAGAGCTCATGAATTGTTCTTCCGATTCTCTGAATCAGACTTTCATCACCCTGCTTATTATCATTAGATGCTTCTTTTACAAGATAGACAAAATCAGAAACCATACGGTCTTCTGTAGATTCCATCATAACTTTCAATTCGCTTTTTGCAATATTGATCTGCAATTTGGAATCGGACATAGCTTCCAAAAAAGCAATTTCTTTTGCAGCGATATCGTATTGCTTTTCAGCAATTGCTATTTCGCGACCAACGTCGCTCATTGCAAATACGTTTACCATTCTTTTTTACCTCACTTATTATTTATTTACATATTGATTCGAGTCAACGTAACCCTTGTTCTGAGTTTCTCGAAGTTCGTTCGTTGCTTTATCGATTTTCTGCATTCTCTCGTTTTGTTTGTTCTTTGTTTTCTCACGAGTTCCGCCCTTACCATCTTTACCAACAAATTTCTCTTCTTGTCTCTTCATCTTCTTCTGGTTTTTGAGTTGCTCTTTTTCTCTCTTCTTTAACGTTCTCGCCATTTTCGGATCGCGATAAGCTTGAAGGTCTTCTTCGCTTCGCTGACGTAAATAGTTTCTTTGATAAAGAATTTTCGCCATCTCAATTGCTTTTTTAGGTCCCTTTGCAGTGGTATCGCGAATATGATTTACTAAAAGCTTGGTTCCTTCATCAATTGCGGCTTGCTGTCCTTCTGCGGTCATATGCATAGAAGCTTTGTGAGCAATCTGGTTGGATCCATCTGCTTTTGTTGAATTATAAAGTTCTTCTGCTTCTGCTTTCCATTTTGCAATGGATTTATCCATGATCCCCATGGAAACGAAAAGTCCACCAAGAGTTAAAACAGTTCCTTTCAATGCATCAAAATTCATGTTCTGCTTTGTGATAAATCCTTTGACTTCATCCAGAGGAACCTCACCACGCTGACACTTTGCAAGCATATCTTTCGATGATTTGATATCACCGTTGATAAACTTAATGAGCATATTTGGATCTTTATCCAATTTTACCTGTTCATTCTCTTTTCCTTTTTCGTCTGTTTTCTCACCAAGAAGAAGATTTTTAATCTTCGTCCCGATGCTTCCAAGAAATTTAATAATTCCTTGAATCATACTTCCGATGACTCCAACTAATCCGCCGGATTTCTTTTCATCATTCTTTGCTTCAAACATATAAGGATCTTCATTTTGAATTGCTTCAAATCGATCCATTAAATATTTCCATTCTGCATCAGATTCCATTTTGATCTGTCTATATTCAAAATCGATACTTTCGATAAAAAGTGTGGAATCCATGAATCTGCTACCTCCTTTTTAAAATACTCCGTAGCTTCTATCTTCTTCCACTTCAGGAGAAGTCTCGTTTTGGTTAAGCTGACTTGTTACACTATCGATGGATTTCATAATTCCAGTGGTGGAATAATAAGCAACTCTAATGATAGATAAAAAGATCAGCTTATCAATATCTGTCTGTGTAAGATTTACTTCTTCCCAAGAAGGGATGTAAGTATTTTTAATCTCAAGCAATAACGCAGGAAGTCCAAATGCCTCTCTTGCAGTAATTTTTTCCGGTGAATTTTCACTACAAACATCAATGTCAAACAAAGATCTTATGAATTTTTCATCCTTACCGATTACCTCATCGAGTTGTGCTTTTGCTTCCTCAGAAAGCGTTCCATTTTCTTTTGCTTTTCCAATGTAAGTATTCATTCCTTTTAAATATTCCGAATACTGGGTAAGGGCATATTCAAAGTTTACTACAGATACTTCTTTGTTTGGATTTGTTCCAATGAAGTCTGCCATATCTTTGATGCTCTTTCCACCCTGATCCAAATAAAAGAAATTTTTGATACTGTCTTTTACATATTCCAAAAAGTCATGCAAATCGGTTTCGTAATTAAACTCACTTTCCGGATCCTGATTTGCAGTTCCAAACGCTAATGCACCGTTTTTGATATCTTCAAACCGTGTATATAAATCACTTACAATTGCCAAATTTACGGCTTCTATCATCTTGGCACCTCCTTATAAAAGAACATCATACGAGGAGGAATCCACATCATGTCTTGTATCTCCAAGGGTAAGGGTTGCATTGTCTTTCTTTCGATCCGATGCAGAATCTCTCTCCGCATGAGCATTCGCTACTTTGATCTTATCTGCGAGACGGATAAACAATGCTCTTGTATACTCTTGTTTTTTCAAGATTTTTGATTTCTTCTCCGTAGAAAATTCTTTATTTGCTTCTACACAAGCTTTATTCAATTCCAAGAAGTATGCCTGTAACATAAGAGCGTCCGACAATTTACTTCTAAGTCGATAAAACTGATAAATCAGTTCTCTGGTAACGGGAACGATTGCAACTACAACCGTTGCTGCAACCGTAGCGATTCCAACGGTGGTAGCACCAATGAAATTATCTCTCTCCGTATTTAACATCGAAGAAAGATAAGTACGATAATTGGAACTTGCTACGATATTATTGAATTTCTTTAAGTTATCGATATACAAAGCGTTTGCTTTATATTTGCTATTCTTTAGTTTTAACTTAAATCCCTCTAAGTCAAACCCTTTGATAAACTCTACGTATTCCGACAGTACTGCAGTGGTTGCTTCCACACAACAAAATACAAAGGTGTTGTACTCTAACATCACATATTCATTTTTCTGTCGATATCCTTCTTCATAAAGATCAGACAGATTTTTGATGTTACCAATTGCAGTAAGGATAGTATCAATGGATCCATCCGCATCGGAATTTCTCTCTTCACTTGATAAAGTCTTTAAGGTATTTAAAGTCTCCATCATAGTTGCATACCCACGGTAGCTGGTAATCTTTCCTTTGGACTGGGGAATATTATCGAAGTCTACATGGGATTTTTTCACAATCTGTTCATACAGATTTTCAATATACTTATTGGTTACGGGAGATTGGGTATCTTCCAGAACCGCTCTTACATCCTGTAATCTCACAGAGTCATCGGATTCTGCTAAGATGTTGGATGCTTCTTTGAAAAAATCATATCCAATCATTTTTCTAAATCCTTTCTGTGTTTACTGGGAAATCATTCTTCCAATTTCTTTTCCAAGTTTATTCGAAGACAAAGAAACTTCTCTCTCTAGAGTCTCCAAAGTATAAGTTTCAAATGCATCGGAAGACTCATACAAGATGTCGATGGTTTCGGATCCCTCATCTACAACGACAAAAGCAAGTAAGAATAAATCCTTAATTACTTTCTTTGCAAAATAAGTATCTCTTACATCCACACCAAACTGATTCTTCAGGTCTTCTACTTCAAAAGAAGAAAGAACCAAAGTTGCATTGGGAACCAACTTTGTAATTCCAGAACTAGAGAATTTCACTTTCTTTTCTTTTAATCTCTTCAAACTGGGAATAAAAGGATTCTTTCCATTCGCTTTGTAACTGGCATCGGTTTTCAACTCATCAATATGAAGAATCAAATCTTTTACCAAAGAGATCTCACCAGTGGTCCAGCGAATGAAGTTAAATACGGCATTTCGATTCTTTAGTACATCACCAACGCTGTTTACCAACTCTGCACTCTTTACAGGATGCATGATGGCTTTGATTCCAACAACGAAGTCCATGTACTGTACGAATTCTTTTTTATCATTGACAGCCATCAGTCTTACAGAAATTCCATAAGGCTGTAACTCATTGTATCTTTTGATATCTCTATCTAACAGCTTTGGAGTAGACAACTCTTTGCTTGCTTTGATATCAATATCCATCTTACTTAAGTTTGGTTGATCCAACATCCCTCGAATCAGATCTGACTTTGTAGTATCTGCTTCGGTTACTGCAAAGGGTCTGGTATCAAAGGAATTCAAATGAGACTCCAACTGTTTTAGATGAGATTTCATTGCATCGGAAGAAAGAACCGATTCTTTAATAGCAACACCATAAGAACCTGTCTTATCCAAATACAACTTATATTCTCCATTGTATGCTTTCTCCATAACGGAACCATACAAATCATCTGGAACCATGAGATTGGAACACTCCGATTCCATAAAGGATTTTATTTCCTCTTGTTTTCTTTTGGATTCATAAAGAGCCTCTTCATCAATCACTGACTCTAACTTCAGATTCTGATGCAGGCGTTTCATATAATCGAGCGGACCCCGATCAATCGTAATATCAATTAACGGGTCAGACGCAATTACCGTTTGTACAAAGGACGCATAGACCCTGTCCATATTCTTTGTAACTGCAGCTGCCATTGCCAAAGGAATAGAGTCCGCAATAATACAAGGAAATTGGCACGTAGAGTCGCTTGCTCTCTTCGAAAGACTTTTTGTATTTGCTTTGCTGATTTCATCAAAGTCTTTCGTCAATTCTCTGCCTTTCCTCATTAGGGAAAAGATTTCGTCAACGAACATCTTTTTCATCTCTCCTTTATTTAATGATAATTTAAATTAATGTTTTCCCACATGTTTCCGCTAAGAAAACAATATTTTAAATTTGAAACTCCTATAAAAAGAGGTGAGATAAGTAATGTACGAGGATTATGAATCTCTTGATGATGATTATATAAATGAAGCTAGTGCTAGTGCTATTGCAGGGGGAATTCTAATTGGTACTGCTCTAGCTGCTGACACCACTCCTGGAAAACAAATATATCATGACCGAATGGGAAAATCTATAGGAAATGAATATAAAAAGTGGTTACGCGGATATTGGAAAACCAATATGAAAGGGAAATATCCTAACTTTTCAACATTACGAAGAGAAGAAAAATATATAAACTCTGACGGAAAAGGTGAAAAGCGTTTAACGGGAATGAAACTTAAATATTTAAAAAATGATACTCGAAAGAAAAGAGAATGGTATGACGGAGATGAAAAAGTTTGTGAGGTATGGTATCGCTATAAAGTGGGAAAAAATCAAAATGAAAAAGAAGATGCATACGCAATATGGACAGTATCTCCAAAATATCAAGAATTCGAAAAATATTATTTATACAATATGAAAGCTGACTGTGGGTTCATAAGTAAAGAACTTGAAAATGATATCAATAAATTAATTGGTGTGAAGCCGAGAAAAGAGTCAGCGGAATATGAAGATGATTTATATAATGACGAAGACGAATATAATGAATCGGCTGATTCTGATGATGTCTCAATGATTTTTATTTATAAATCAGCTATGAAGCAATATCACGAGTTGTTCATCGGAGATTTAGCTCCAAAGTTTTCTTCACTGAAAAAAGAAAAGATCTATTTCGATAAGTATGGAAATGAGGTGAAGAAAGGAACTGGAGTTGTCCTTGAACTTTTAGAGCAAGAAAATAGTAAAACCACTTATTTTGATGGAAAACATAAAATTTGTGAAATTGAGTATACTGAAAAAACAACAGATAATTACTATAAAAAACGAAAATCATTTCAAGCAAAATATAATGTTTTTGGTAAATATGCAAAGTTCAAAGATTATTATAGAATTTGCATGTATCTAGATGTCGGATTTCTCAGTCAAGACATAGAGAAAGAACTATGGAGGATAATAAAAATGAATAGAGATGAGATGAACAGTAGAAAACGAAGACCGACTATAAATGATTTCTACTCAGAAGCAGAAAAAGAAGAGATGTTGGAAGAGAAAATTAACAAACTCGAGGAAAGTCTTGCAAACATTGAAAAGAAGAACACCAGAGGGTTTGAATCAGACGCTCAGACATCGGATGAAGTGGATGAGTTAAACGAAAAAATAAAGAAGTACAAAGAACAGTTGGAAAATCTGCAATAAAAAAATAGGAGTTGTGATTAAGTTCACAACTCCTATTTTTATTATTTTACTTCATAATCATTTAAATGATGAAGAGTCTCACGCATTTCCAGGCGGATTTTATTACTCTCTTCTCTTGCCCGATTCCTTTCTTCTTCGGGTATGTTCGGATCGTCGATTTTTGCTAATACCTCTCTCCACTTATAATTCAAATCCATAAGTTGATTCTCCAAATTCATTTTTGTAATAGGTATCATGATGTTTCTCCTTTCTTTACTTTATTTCAAAGGAATAATATATAAATCAAATATCGTATACTTCCTTCTGTCAGTGATATATTATTTTCTTGCCAAATGAATAAAATCTATAAAAAAGGAGGAATTTAATTATGGCAAAATCATCAAAGAGTTTATCCAAAGAACAGACAAGCATCATCGTAGCACAATTGCAAGCTGGTACATTAAGCAAGAAGGAGATCGCAAATCTAAACAACATGAAGATTGGAAATGTGATCAAGATTGCAAACCAGAACAAGGAACTAATTCATCAAGCTTTGATTCAGGAGAGTAAGGAACTCGCTTCTAAGAAACCGGTTGAGGTAGCAGAAGAGGTTGAAGAAGAGATTCCTACAATCGTTGAAGAAGAAGTGAAGGATGATGTCAGTGTAATTATTGACCTTCTATCAGAGGGGAGATCTGTTGCAGAGATTGTGAAAACAATGAATACAACGTCTTATCGGGTAAACAAAATCAAGAAGGATCTTGGTTTGGTACAACCACGGGTTAAGAAGGAAACCGTTGTAGAGGAAGTTCCTGAACCCGAACCAGTTGTAGCACCCAAGAAGAAGTCTCAGATTTCTATGATCCAGGAAAGGAAAATTGGCAATCCTTCTCCGGTATCCGTAGAAAAGAAACCTGAACCAACTGGGCAGTTCCAGATGAAGGTTGTTCCAATCATTGAGGGAGCTGTTGACGCCAACGATTTACAATCTTCTGTAAAGGTTGGTCTGATTGCAGAAAGGCATAACATGCCAGTGAAAGATTATATCTTTGAGGCGGATTATTTTGACATTCATGGATTCGATGACTTTGAAGATCAGGAACGTATCTGCCGTGAATTCATCACGAAAAACATTCCTTTCAAAGATGGAAAACCGCAAAGAGAATTAATCGTTTACTTATCTGGTTTGCAAATGCCTCTCTGTTCTTTAGTGCATGTCTGCACTGAAATGAAAACAAACTTAGTTGCAATGCACCACAATCCGAATGGTGGATTTGAAAGACAAGAAGTCATTTCCTGTTTTGATCAAGATGTAGAAGCTCCTTTGATTGACAGAATCATTGAGAAGTATAATGCTACATATCTTTACAAAACAAATATGAAAGATCTTTCTGATGGAACCATTTACAAGGCAGAACTGTTATTCTACAGAGAGAAGTCATCTGGTCTTAGAGGGGATGACGTAGTATATGCCAGAGTTATCTATTTAACCAAAGAAGAATCAAATGGGTGGGAGCTGTTTACAGATCTAGCTAAATACATTCATCAACATGACGAAGTGAAAATGGGAGTTCGTTTCTATGATGGGAATCTTACTCCTGGAGGAGCATTCTTCTCTGGAGTTGAGTTGTCCAAAGCACACAATTTCGATACTGCAAAATATTGGAAAGAATAAGAAACATCAATTCATATCTAACATCCTATCTTAAAAAAGAACCAACTGAGACTTCTTCTCAGTTGGTTCTTTTTTTGTTATTTTTTATTGACTTCTATTTTTACTTTCTTTCCTTCAGACATGATGTTATAGGTATAAAGTCCCGTTGAATCAATCTTTGATTCCAGCTTAGATACGGTATCTTTGATATCTGTTCCTTTCTTCATTGTCATAGAAACATACAAAGAGGAGTCAGAAGAAAATTCGTATTTCAGGGAATCAATGTTTTCTGCCATGTCTTCAACCAGTCGATAAAACTGGATGAAGTTTTTATACTTTTTGCAAATGATTGTGTAGAGTAAATCAATATCACACCCACTAATCTCTCTTGCAAAAGTGGTCATTTTTCTTTCCATTGGTCACACCTCAACATCATATTTTTTTACATTCTCAATATGGAATTTTGTATGTTATTTGATTTCATGTTCGCAGCATCTTTTTCCGCTTTTTCTTTATCTCGTTCCATGCGAGATGCTCTCGCATCCCGGAGCTCTATCAGCATTTTATAAGGAACCTTATTCATGATATCATCAAAGGTTAATTCTTCTTTGAAGATCTCCAAATAAATTTCTAAAGTCGAGGTAAGGTTTCTTGATTTATTTGCAAGGTTCCGAGCTCCTGAAATCTCAGAAAAACCTCTTCATCAATATTTACCGTTACAAACTTCGTTACGTTTCCACAGTTCGGACAAGTAACTTCCTTGATACCAAACTGTACGTTGTAATCTGCATCGGTCTGATTCATTATCGCTGCAATAACACCATAAGCCGTAATCGGAAGATTGTAAATCATGTCTACCATATTCTCCAGATCATCCTCACGAATGGTATATTCGCCGTTCTCATCCTTCAAATAAATTGCGGAAACATAATTTGTTACATAAGAGATGATTTCTCTTACCTTATTTGTATCATCCGGATACTTATCTGCCATGGTTGTTTCAATTCCATTAATGAACGGAAGGACGTTGTGAATCATCTCGTAGCAAGAACGAAGACCGATCTCACAAGCAACCTCAGTTCCGGGAAGTTCAATTACCTGACGGGTTACCACAGAAGAAGTCTCATGGTATTCTTTTGCTTCCGGACCACTCTTGGTACCAGCCTGCTCCATTGCCTCTTTGAAGTAATCGCTAAGGGACTCATAGTCAAGAAGGTTTCTTGCAGAGAAGTTTACAGTGAAGTTCTGCTTACACTCTTCTACACCACACTTAAGACCCATCTCAAGTACTTCCGGATTGGTAGCAATGTAAACTGCATAGGTTCCCAAAGGAAGATCCATGAATGCAAAGTTCTGAAGGAAATCATCAAAATCTTTGAACTCCCCAATAGAAGTATTTACCAGTGCTTTATAGATCACACTAAGCTTTTTCGTCACCTGATCCACATCAGTCATGGTATTTGACAAGGAAAGATCCAGGTACTCACCAAAGGTCAGACCACGAACGGTTCCACGAAATCTGGATGCAACGAAGGTCATGTTGACACTTCCACCGATTGCTTTGTACATCTGAGTGGTGTACTCTGCCATAAAGTTCTGAACCGGCTTCATCACCTTTCCAGTATTGATATTGATCTTCTTAATAGAAACCAGATTGATCTTAGAAGACTTCTGAAGTTTCTCTCTTTCCTCATCGGTAAATTCGATGATAGAGGTTCCCTCCGGATTTTCTGCTTTCTCAATGGTGACAGTTGTTTCAGTAACTTCCGGTTTCTCCTCTGTGGGAGTTTCTGCAGCTTCTTTAGTAACCGTGGTCTCATCATCCGTTCTAGGAACGAAAAACTTATTTCCCTGGAGTTCACCAGAAGTGAGAACCTCTGTACCAGAATTGATATCAGAACCAATCAGATCTGTTTCTTTAATCGTATCATTACCAGTTTCGTTGTTGGCAATTGCCTTTGCACTCTTAAGCTCATCAATATCCATGTTGTCAAGAGCATCAATCATCTGAGCCATCTCGAGATCACTCTTCGGTTTGGAAACAAGTTTTACCTGTCTTGCTTTCTCAGCAAGGTCATCCATTTCATCGAGTGTTTTCTGAACGCCGCTGATGGTGTCTTCTTTCATCATCTGACCACCAAGCTTTGGACCATCATCGTTTACATTCTGAATCACTACCCCCTGATTTTGTTGCTCTCTCATTCTCTGAAGAGGAGTCTTTACCTCACTAGGTGTTACTACGGCTTCGGTAGTGGGAGTGGATGTACTTGATTTTGCACTTTCGAAAAGTGCAGCAACATCCAAATTCTCATCCTGTGTTATTTGAATATCTGACATTGTTTTATTTCCTTTCTTTTTTAATCTTCGTCAATCCACTTAAAATTATAAGCGATATTTTTTGTATCTTTTGTAATTCCAATAATTAAGCTTTTGCTTTTGGACTGATACTGTGTTGGTATTACAAGCAATAATAAAGGGACGTCGTCCCCATTACTATCTTTTTTTGTTGTTTTGATTACGTCGAATTGTCCGTCATTTACGACTTGACTAAAGTCGGAACAGCAATCAATAAGTCTTGATTTTAGGTCATCAATATCAATGTCATCCATCATTCCCATGCAATAATCTTGTATTGCCATCCCAAAGTTAGGCATTGTTGGGTAAGACCCAGGTACAGCAAACAAACTAGCTATAATATTATTCGCAAGGGTTTCTGATTCAGAATACAACTTTGGTGTACCAAATTCACCAACGCCAAATGCAGGATCTACTGACATATGCTTATTTCACCCGCCTTTCCTTACAAAAGTGTATTTTTGATTATAAATTAATATAAGAAATCGTTATTTAAATACATTTGACAATACCTTAATGAAATTTGCAGGAAGGCAGGTAATAAGGGAAATGCAAAAAATGAGATCGAAAACACGCTGCAAATATTGCGATACCTTTTTTATAGATGTAGATGCTTATGTTCTTCACTTAGAAGAGGTGCATGGAGATATGATCCCAGAAGATATGGACGGGTGGCAGTATTACTACTATCTAAAAACAGGTAAGATGAACGGCAGTTGCATTATCTGTAAGAAGAAAACAAGGTGGAACACCTCTACTCATAAATACAATCGCTTTTGTGATAACCCGAAATGCAAAGAGATTTACCGAGAGATCTTTAAAAAGAGAATGATCGGAAAGTACGGAAAAGTTTCTCTTTTGAATGATCCTGAACAGCAAAAGAAAATGCTTGCAAATAGAAAAATCTCTGGAGTATATCGGTGGTCAAAAGATTTCCATGTAGAGATTCCATACACAGGAAGTTATGAAAAGAAATTCTTGGAGTTTTTGGATCTGGATTTAAACTTCGATGCAACCGATATCATTGCTCCAAGTCCTCATACATACTATTATCAGTATGAAGGAGAAACCCATTTTTATATTCCCGACTTTTTTATCCCTTCTTTAAATTTAGAGGTGGAGATCAAAGACGGTGGAGACAATCCAAACATGCATGAGAAAATTCAAGCAGTGGATAAAGTAAAAGAGAAATTAAAAGACGACGTAATGCGATCCAATAAAAATACATTTAATTATATCAAGATTGAGAATATGAATCATTTGAAATTCTTAAACTACTTAAACGTGGCAAAAGAGAAATTTCAAAACGGGGAAACCGAAAAAATATTTATGCCTTAGAAAGGGATGAATGCTATGAATTATTTTCAGAATGAGAATAAATTAAAGATTGGAAAATACTATGAGTTTTATCCATCAAAAATAAAGTCACAGATCTTAATGAACATCCGGGATTATGTGGATCCCTCCAGACTTCATTATTCTAAAAATGGAGTTATGTCTCCGTCGATTATGACGATTGATGATATTTATAAGAAGGAATGGATCCATACCTTTCAATCCGTTCCCTTTGGTTATTTAAACGAGGAATTGCGTAATAGCTTTTGTAACTTCTTAAAAGTTCTTACAGCAACGTCCGATACTTCTAGTATGATTGCTGTTTATACGGAACTTGGAAAGTTCTTAGGAAGATATGTCGATGAACTTACAAAGATTCAGAGAAAAGAATTATTCAACCGATTAGCAGATTTATTCATTAATATTTACAAGACGTATGTTTCCGCTTGTATTCATTATACGAAAGTAAGTTGTGATATTGATACGACAATTGAAGAAGGATTATATGAAACCATTTGTAAGTTGGAGTATGCAGCGAACTTACTTGGAAAGTATAATACGGATGCTCTTGCAGGAACACTGTATTCTTTCTACGATAGTTACAAGATTGATTGGAATGTGATTCCAATTGAAACCATTGATAAAAACGATGTCTTCGTATTTAAGTTTTTATGCAACAACGCGAATCTTGGCGATCAATCTTACTTTAGAGAGTTTGAGTTGTACTCCAATATGTTGAAAGCAAAACTCAATATGCTCAAAGAGCATGGAAGAGATGCTTTGATCAACGTTGTAGATGACTTAGACGCGATCAACCAAGTGATGATAAAAGAAAGTGAAGATACCATTGGATATGGAAATCGTTCTATTGAAGTATTCGGTGATCCGCTTACTCCAGATTCTTATAATCCAGAGATGGATAAGAAACTACTGGAAGAAGAATTGCTTCATTTGAATATTGATACGATTAAGTCTTATCTTCACAAAGGAGACGATGTAAAGATATCTTTCTCTGTTCCTGAGCAGTTTAAAATGTATATGAAAGCAGAATTAAACTGTAAAATGATGATTGTGAATTTGAAACGATCTGAGAACGAATGTGATATGCTTACGATCATTGAATATGAAGGACATAAATATTTGTTGTTCTTATCGGATACCGATCCGGATAAAGTCTTTGGTCTTAGTTTGGAAGAAAAAGAAATGAGAGAACGAGAACTTTTAACCATCGATGTAGATGATCAACTTACATTTAGTCTGGTTGTCAATTTCGACTAAAAAAAAAATAAAGGAAGAGATAGTTATGTATCTCTTCCTTTATTTTATCGTCCCTCCATACAAAAGGTTGAATAACCCAAAGGAATCCAACTCGATTTGTAATTCGTTATAACTATCATCTTCATATCCTCTGGATAACTTTTCCGAAAATACTCCAGAATACAAATCCTGATTTAAGGGTTCGTAAATATACATATTAGAATACAACCATTGATAGATGGAAAAGAATCCTAATTGATAAAGAGATTTTTGAATCTTTAAATCAAACATGTAGGGATTGAAGATGCACTTTTGGAAAAAGGTGGAATAAGTTTCTTCTCCTTTTAGAAGAACCGATTTTTCTTCCTGCCAAGTTAGAATCATTGGAATCTTTATTTTCTTATCGATGTTATCCGGATCTTTTGTATCTAGTTCCGATAAGGTTAATTGATTGGAGGGGTAAGTTCTTTGAAAATCTTTGTACTGATCTTTACTAAGATCTCGTTCTGTTTCCAGAAACTTTTTCATGTCTCTGAAATTTCGAAATCCTTCTGCTAACTCTTCATCGTTTGTATAAGCATAAAGGATCGGCTCTAAATTTCTTTTATCGTTCTTATCTCGAAAGTAAAACAAATATATCTTCATTCTTCATCATCCTCATCCTCGTCATCCCATTCATCATATTCATTGTCATCCATCACCACAGGGTCCACAATGATACCAGTGAGAACGTCAATTGTTGGGTCATTCCGGTAGGTTCTGTGCTCCCATTCAACCATTTTTTGAGGATGAACAACTCCTTTTTGAAATAGTAGTTCATTCCTTTCCCCGGTTTTATGAATCTCTTCTGATAAAAATTCTTCCCCATCGTTCCCATCTGTCTTCAACCGTGAATACATACGACGACAATTAGAATATATAGATGGCTCTGTAATCTCCCTTGGATCAGGATCAGAAGATTCTTCTAGGTGTTGTTGTAATAATTCATTTGCAATTGGTTTCATAAAATCTTTCATTTATCCTTCTCCTTTTCTTTAGATTTTTCTACTAATATATACGAATCTTCAATTCTTGATTTGGTAAAATGATTCGAAACAATTTCTACCATCAGTTTATTGTAAGAAAAATCATTCTTACGCCGTTCTTCATCAATGAATTCGTCTTCGATACGAAGTACCTCATATTTAAATCTTTCGTCATGAATAGAAGGATGTGTAAAATCAAATATTTTATATCTATAATCCGCATCATCCATATCAATCGGATGGTATAAGTCATGAGCTAAATCTATATAAATTGATCGCTTATGATCAAATGCTCGAGACTGTTGTAAAATACTATTAAGATCTTTATTTAAACTAGCTTTTTTCATCTTTCCTCCTTTTAATAAGGATCCAATTCGTTTGCAATCTGAATCAATTCATATGTAATGTATCCTCGATCGATAAGGCGATTCCCAACTGAGAAGTGTGTATCCGGTTCAACTTTCAAATTTAAATTAGTACCGAAATCATATGGTTCTAATCTTTCCACATTCATTCTAATTTCTTCAAGTGATATAATACATTGATTATATCGGAATATATCAGATGGAAGGGATGCTTCTTTTTCTATAATATAATTAACATCAATCATCCCATCATAATAAACATTTTTCATTTATAATTAACCTCCAAGTTATTCAAGTAAATAATATATGAATAAAATGTGACAGTAACTTCTTTAAATTAGAAGTTACTGTCACAATCGTCTTAAATGATATCTTTAAAACAAGCTTTGTATTCCTCATCGGAGATCGTAATATCTTCCACATTATAAAATGCGTACTCCGAAGGATAAGCTTCGTCGATACTGTTTTGATCTAAAAGTCTAGGAGCTCCTAAAACATCTTCCCACCGTGTAATGGGATAGATTGTTTTTTTCACGATTCCTACGTCTTCCAGTTTTGTTTTTACGTGTAAAACCACGTCTTTTATAAAGTTATCCATTCAAAAATCCCCCTTAGTTGTTTTTGATGTTCCCGGTATGATACATGGGAACTGGGTTATTTTCGGACTCTGCTTCTGCCGCAGTTGCCGTATCATTGAACAGTTCGATGGCAAACAAATTCGGATACTCATCAAACTCTTCAGGATGATCTGACGAACTACTATTTATGGTGACTACCGGGCAGTTATCAATCAAATATTTTTTATTCGGATTTGTAATACTAGCCATAAGTTCTCCTCCTTAAATTTCAACAAAATAAAGATTGGTAGGATCTTCCATCTGATACGTAAGTTCCACAACATCTTCGGTATCATGATACAGATTCTTTTCCAAATCTTCAAATTTTGTAGTAGAAGAGGTTTCTTCTGATTCTCCATCGGCATTCACGGTTCTTATCTCTTCTGCCCATACGGTATCCGTAGGAAATGAAGAAGGCTCTTCTTCATAAGACTGTACTGATTTCGAACCATTTGCATTTGATAACTCAACCATTGCCTCTTCCAAGAATACGGTATCCACAATCTGGTTGATAATAATGGATTGATTGCTTGGAAGTTCTGAAGCGGAATCGATAAAGTAAAGGGTATCAATGGATGTAAGGACCACCTTATTATCCGGCTCCAAAAGCTGTGTTAATGTAGGATCGATCCCACTGGCTGCAGTAGGCTCTGTATTGATATACCTTTCATACTGTAACTTCGGGAAACGAAGTTTTGTAATAACTGCCTGGATGGATATGATATTTTCCAACTCTTCCGCATAGTCTTCCGGGAATCGAACAACGGTATACTCATTGAGCTTTATGGTAGCAACCCCATCTTTTACATTCGTGATTACTTTTCCATTGGAATCCGTTCCAACCGTGGTAATTGTATACTCTACAATTCCAGTGCTCTGTTCCCACTGATCTAATTTTTTCCACTCTGTATAATTATACGGTGACTCATAAAGTGTGGAAAGATCTAACCAATCCGTAAAGTTTCTCACATTGCTCTTGAAGTCCGCATTTTCCTGTTCCAGGAATAGTCCAGATAGGTATCCACAACTCAAACGGTCACCATTACGAGTAATCGGCTTAATGAAAAACCCATTTGTTTTGGTAGACAAATCCAATCTTAAATCCTCTTCGGATCCAACGTTTTCACCGAAGGAATAGTTATTTTGCAAAAGATCTCTTTGATTATCTTCTGCTTTCATTTCATCAACATTCAGTTTTGTACCAAGTAAAAAAGCTCCTTTTGTTCGAGGATACTTAAATCCTTGGGAAGATTGAAACTGAATATCAAATTCTTCAATCGTTTGATAAACCGTCTGGGATTTTTGCTTAAAGCTTACAATTTTTCCATCAGACGGTCTTTTGATATAAATCTCACCAGTGAGTTTATCGGTCATTACTTCACCAGGTGCACTCTGTCTATTATTCGATACAGAAAGAAACGACGAACCGTATCTTACGTCGGAATCATAAACTTCCATATTCTTTTACTCCTTCTTTAATTTTTTACTCCAGATTCTCCCATAAGCATGACAAACTCTTTCTCCGGGTCTGCTTCCGATGTAGGAATGATTTCATAATCATTTGTCTGACTATCATAAATTCTTGCAGTCACATCTGGATTTAAATAAATCGTATCTGGATCATCCTCTTCTCCCTCAACCAAGAATTCCTTTGCAAGATTCGGGAATACTTCTGAGAGGTAGAGCTTATTAAATTGTACCGTGTCTGAATTTGCAAGACCAAGAGGTAACAACTCTTCAAAGAAGAAGATCTTCATCTCTTCTAATAATCCGTCTTCAATATCAAACGTAATGGGTTCTTCTGATATCTCATTTTCTTTGATAATTGCATTTGGATTCTTTACCGTTTCAATATACCGATTTACAATCTTTTTTGCTTCCGCTTCTGTCATGAAACTATGATGAAGAAGATCATTCGGAACATAGAAAAAGAGCGAATCTTCATCAAATCCTGCTTCTACTTTGGAAAATCCGAAGTATTCAAAATCTCTTTCTCTTTCATAGATCACCAAAGAGTTTTTACTATTAAGTCCACGGAATACTCCATGGTAAGGACCAAAAGCAAAAAGGTTTGGAAGTCCCAATCTTCTTCCGTTTACAAATACTTCATAGTATTCCGGGTCAATTGGTTTGTCAATATATTTACTAAAGTCAAAGATTTCATCAGGATCAAATTCATCCACTTCACAAACGACTTCTTTTGCATAAGGAGAAAACTCGAAGAAATAAGAATCTCCTTTTTCGCAAAATACCCTTGACTGAATATAATTTCTTCCTGCACTGGTAACAAGTCGGAAGGTCTCCTTTGGAGCAAGTCTTCCTTTAAAATACATCCTTCCTTGTTTTACATCTGGTGCAATTGCTAACGAAGTTAAATCAAATCTCGGATACCCATTTCTATTTGCAACTCCATAAGAAATAAAAGATCTCTTATTAATCACAACACGAATTGTTGCAGGGAATTCTTTGATTCCAGAAAGTTGAATATTTACATCGGTTACAATTCCGTATTTATTTACGACTTCATGTCTCTTATCTTCCATAAAATAATCGACTTGAGTTCTTGCTAATTTTCCCGTATAAGAATCCTTATCCAAAATCTCATTATTCATATAAACGGTGATATCGTTCATAGTATACTGAAGGTTCTCATATTCAATCAGATGAATTGTCTTCCATTCATAAGCATCCGTAAAGGATAACTCCACTACCTGAGGAGTTGCCATCGTATATTCTCTTTCCATCATGATATACGTATTCTCACCGATCATGGAAACGGGAAGATAAATATAATCTACACCAAGACTGTGAACGACAGATACATTGGAACAAATAATTCCGTCAATGAAAATTTTCAAATCAAGAGATTTGGTTCCACTGTCGTTTTTGAATGCAAAGACATATTTGTCATCCAGATTCGTAAAGGATACATAATCTCCTACTTCTGCACTAGGAAGGATCCATTTCACATCATTGATGTTTACTTCATAAGTAATATCATAAGAAGCAGAATCTACAACAAGGAAAGCATTTGGATCAGAAGCATCACATTTTACACACCCATCTGCAAACATAAAAGGAGTTGATTCATGATCTTCAAATCGAGTAGATCTTCGAAATCTTCCTTTTAAGTTAATGGTGTTGGTAAAGAAGTGATAGAGCTTACCTGTCTTCTTTTCATTTCTTACATACTTAGGAAGTGTTGTCCAGTCTGCTTTGATAAATTCATTCATGCGAGCAATTTTATACTGTAGAGGAATCTCATCTCCCACATACTGGGTCATGAAATCCGGAGTACCATACTCATACTTATAGTCACAATACTCCATCATCTTTTCAAATAATGAATAGAAATCTGTTAACATATCTCCAGTTAACTTTTTCTTTGCAAGTGTTTTCGGATCCGTTTCTTTATCAGAAACCGAATAGTTTAAATCATATCCTTCTTTATTAAAGTAAACCGTATTGATGATTTCTTCAATACTAAGTTTATTATCATAGTGATACTTCATATACTCCCAGTAAAAATCAAACAACGGTGTATAACGAATATCACTCATTTCTTCATAGAAATAATAAACTCGATATCTAGAATCAGCGGCTAAATTAATATCCGAAATACGATAGATATTCGGATAGTAAAGAGTAACAGTGGTTTCATAAGAAGGCTCATAATATCCAACGGTCGTTCCATCATAAACTGCTTTAAAGATAAAGAACTTATCTTCCGGAACTGGCATTGGAAGAACGTTTCCATCGTAAGAAGGAACGAAGAACTCTGATTCTGGAATTTTATCCTGTTCTTCTTCTGTAGTATAGGTCTTAAGTGAAACCGGAACAGTTCCATCGGAAGAGCAATAATTATGAACTCTCATATTCTGTATAAAGATCGCAGCAATGGAAATGGAAGTGACATCCGATACTAACTCTTTTGTAGCATTATCCAATTCCAAATTCATATATCCATCTTCGATTGTGGTTGGAATCAAATGGGATTGAGAATCTCCACAATCAATTGCACTAAACCATAATCCTGGTTTTTCCAATTTATCCATTCCAGAAATGATTGGTAACTTTCCAGTTAACACGTCTTTGCTGGTTGCATTTGCAAATCCTACATAAGCATTTGGAATAAAGAAAATACAAACATCATGGAACTGCTGAGACTCAATCTTTGTATACACATCTTTCGCACTCATATCTGGAAAGATAATTTTTGTTCCCTGTTCCAAAGGTTTTATCTTGATATTCATTTTTACTTCGCTATCTATAATTGCGATAGGAATCATTCGAAAGATATTCTTTTCTTTGATCAGAGTTGTTAAAGGGGTTTCTTCTTTATAATAAGAAGAAACTCGAAATCTTTCTCTCGTATCAGAATCCAGAATATCATAATCTACCATTATGGAAACTTGTCTTTTCTCATCAAGATACAAATCCCCAAATCTTACTTCTCCAAGATCTGCAATCTTTCTTTTTATCTTTGCAATCTCTTCGGGATCCGGGTCTTCTTGTTTTTCAAGTTCCATCAATTGATCTCCAAAAATCTTTAAATTGTTTTGGATATCAGAATAAGTCGTATTGAGTAAAAACTCTCTTGTCTGAAAATGATACTGTTTAAATCTTACGGAATCTTTCTGCATCTTATAAAGATAAGCAAAGGAGGATTCCATAGTACTTGTCAGTTGATTCGTAACCGCACTATCAACAAAAGAGTTATTGATTTCAGTTTCTTTTAAAAGTTCCTCAAGGGTATGAGGAAGACCTTCGTATGGTTTCCATGTATTTGAAGCCATTCTTTCACCTACTTTCTTAAACCGTATTAAGGGATTGTTTTTTGGTATAAAAATAGGGAAGACCCCAACTACTAGGGGTTCTAGTAGTTGGGGTCTTTGGGTGTTTCACACTAAATAATCAGTTTGAACGGGTATTTTCTATCGCGATTTTCATCGCTTACTATTCTGTTTACCTCTGATTACTTTTTTATTTTTCTAACGCACACATTTCTTTAAGGAAAAAATATAAAAAGAAAAAGAAGGGTGATACTATGTTTGACTTGGAAAATATTAGTACTCCCGAGGAACTCGTAAAAGTGGACCATAACTTGGATGATCATGATAGTGAAGTAAAACTAAAAATGAATACGGCATCGAATATTATCAATGATTTTCTACACAACTTATTGTCTGAAACTTTATCTTCTGATGTTCCAAAGGAGATCTATGAGTACGAAATTCATCCCCCATTAGTTCCGAAAGATATTTATGGTATTATAGATGCTGCTTTGTATTCCTTGTTTCATAAAAATTTCTATGCGTATCCTGAGGTCTATTATGGGACGAAAAAAGAAAATAACGAAACAAAGATTATTATCAATGCTTCTCTCGCAATCAAATGCATTGAGATCACAGACAAAAAGATTTACAATGACATCAATGAATTACTCTTAAAGGAATCTGAATCTTTTGAAAAGGGAGAAAGCGTTGTGTTTAAAGATTTCACACATTTGACGTATTCTCTCCCAGATGCTTACATTGTTACCAGATCCAAACGAATCATTGAGACATTGACAGAAAAAGGATATAAAGTGGCTTGGGATGGGAATACGCGTTGCATTACAATTTCAATTGCGTAAAAGAAGAAAAACAATAACGTAAATACTTAAAATCTTTAAGAAAGGTTGGTACTTGTTATGGGATTAATCAACACTGGTATTCGTTCCATCGCTGAGGAAAGAGCGAAGGATACAGCTAAAATAGAAAAAATTTATTCTGAAGTAGAAGAGTCTGTTGCAGATTCTTTGGTTGTTCAGGCTTCTTTCGATATTTTTTCCGAGTCTTCACTTGACATGATGGACGATGCAGAACTTGATGAACTGTTAAATGAACTTCCGGATGATGCTTGTGATGAGAAGGAAGAAATTGGAAGAATGCTGTTATCTGAAGATAACGAGATTGACATTGATGACATCATTGGTGTGATCGATAATGCCGAATAGGAGGAAAAATAAAAATGGCAAAAGTTCTTAATGGCGAGAAAAGATTGTGTGATGTAATGTTTAATGGTCCGATTGTGGAGCTTGGCTGCATCAATGGACCGGCATACAAATGTAGACTTACCACGTCTCAGATTCAGACTCTGGTAGGTAACGGTAAAAAGGTATATGAGATTAACCCTCTCGTAAGTGGTCAGAAGGTTCTTCTTACCGCTGCAAATTGTGGAGTATCTGCATTTGCAAATAATGCAACTCCCGTTGTTGAAGAGACTCCTGTAGTGGAGCCGATTAAGAAAGATGAAGTAACTACACAGACAACTGCAACTCCTCAGTACTCTAGCTTGAGCAAAAAAGAGAGAAAGAGACTTGAGTGGGAAGAGAAGCAAAAAAAGAATACCGAAGCTGCTAGCGTAGAGCCTGTAGCAGAGGTTGTTAAAGAAGTCGTTGAGACTCCTGTAGAAACCACAGAGACCGTAGAAACAGTAGCTGAGACCCCTGTAGAAGAGGCTGTAACTGCAACCGATCTGTAATATATGAAAATGAATACAGACACGAATTTTTTATCGTGTCTGTATTCTCTATTCTTTTTAATAATAGCAAATATCAGTACTCTCATCTGGACTATACACGTCGTCGTCCTCATCCTTTCTTCGGATTTTGAACTCCATTCTAGCACCTCGAAGATCATTGGTAGGAAGTTTGAATTGCATTTTCATAATTAGTAGTACTCCTTTCAATTTCTTTTGATTCAATACAATAATATACGTATTAAAATTTCCAGTTTACAAATTGGATTCTTATATTGAAAAAGACAAATGAATAATAAACGAAAGGAGGAAATAGAATATGTCTATTTCACGCTATGAGTACCAGTTTATGAACTGGGTATTTGACATTATGCAGAATGGTTTTTACCAGAAAAATGAGAGAACTGGAATCGCAACCAGACGTATCTCTCACATGGTACTTGCCGTAGATTGTGCTACGGAGTGCCCGCTTTTAAAATCAAAGCATACTTTTTGGAAATCTTCTGTTGAGGAAGCCTTCTGGATCTTCCGTGACGGAAGCAATGATATTCATGATTTGAGACCCCATATCTGGGATGATTGGGCAGATGAGAACGGAATCGTTCAGAAGACCTATGGATATCAGATTAAGAAATACGATCAGGTGAATCGGGTATTGAATGATCTTGCAAAGGATTCTTCTACCAGAAGAGCCGTGATTGATTTGTGGAACAACGCAGATCTTCCGGAGATGTCCATTACTCCTTGTGTTTACACAAGTACGTGGGATATCGTCGATAATAAGTTGAATGTCTTGGTGGTATCCAGAAGCTGTGACATTTTGGTCGGAGGAGTGTTTAACATCTTCCAGTACACGGTACTTAACAAACTCTTTGCAAAGCATCTTGGAGTAGAGCCTGGGATTTTGACCTTCGTTGCAGCCGATGCTCACATTTATGAGAATCAGTTTGAAGGATGCAAGCAGATGATTGGGCAGTACAGAGTGCTTCTGTCCGTTGGTCAGATCCGTGACAGATACCTTGCTTCTAAGAAAGAAGAGGATCCGGAGGAGTTTACTAACGAGACCTTCTTGAAAACTCTGGAAGCACTTGCAAATGGAAGTTTAGAGGATGATGAGTTTGATGTTGCATCAGTAACTTTCTTCTCCGCAATCAATGAGTATGTGAAAACTCTTATGGAGAAAGATCCGACGTTTGATTTCGTAAAGATTTACGATTGCGAGCCGAAGTTGGAGATTACTTCCGAAGGAACGAACTTCTTTGATACTACCATTGATGATGTCAAGGTAGAAGATTATTATCATATGCAGAGAGTTGATTTCCCTGTAGCGGTATAAAAATAACCCCTAGTAAGATTAGTCCATCTTACTAGGGGTTTTAAATGTTATTTTGCAAAAATCATTTATCTTTTCTATGGAAATTAACATATATAAAATGACATCTGGGATAATAATAAAGTTTTTAATGTACTTGGTCACTTGTTCAATATTCTCATTTACTAAAATTGATTTATTGTCAAGTACAGTAAACCCACATCTATTTAATTTAAGAGACTCATAGATCAAAGCTCTTATGTTTTGAATACTAACATCGATAGAATCGTACATAAGGTCCACCTCCTTCTACAAAAATCATTAAAGGATTGTAGAAGGAGGTGATTTCTTTATTCGTACATAACTAATTCTTTCTTTACTTTTGCTCCAATGGTAACGTCCGTAATAAACGGCTGTACCTCAGAGTATTTTACCATAGTGGTAGCGTCAAACTCTTCATCGGAAGTATCATCTGCAACAACGGTGTAGATTTCATCTCCCTCTTCATAAGACTCTGCTAAACACCACTCATCTTCATTGATGTCCCCATGATCCTGATTATAGTCAGGTTCCGGAACAACATCAGTCTCTTGATCCCAATCGGTATCGGGTACCAGAGGAGTTTCTGCAACTTCATCCGTAGTAGGATTGCAGACCTTACAAGTCTCATCGCATTTACACTCTTTTTTCAAAGGAGGCATTGGATAATTTCCATGGCAAGAAGGTCTGTTCACAACTGGAACAAAGTCAGAACACTCAGCGCACTCGCATTTCGTAGCTACGGTTGTAACACCAGAGTTTGCTTCTACTCTCTTCCAGATCTCTGCATCATTTGCTACATCACAGAAGTTATTAAGAAGTCCAACAAAATCTACATAGATGGTATTGGGAAGATAGTTGATCTGTTGTGTAGGGAAGGTTACTTTTCCCTGGGTATCAAACAAAACAACCGTGTTCTTATTAATATCTACTACTGTGGAAGAATTGTAAGCAAAGGTCATATCCTGAACGGATTCTCCAAGAGTAATCACGTCCTGGGTCATTCCGCTGTTTACAAAGTTTGCAAGGATTCGAATGGAGTTAATCTTAAACAGAATCTTATCCGGTCTCTCATCCATTACTCCGTAAGTGGAACTTCCGATCTTATTAATAACAAACTTCTTCTCCACGCACATTGCTCTTCGGTAAGGAAGCGCAAAGGTAAGTGGATCCATATTAAGAAGTACAAATACATCTTCTGCATTTGCCTGAATATAGCGGATTCCTCCATCCAGAAGGTTTCCTTGATCGTCATAGATGTTGTAATTAAGCTCAATCTTATATCCGTAAAACAAGGTGTTGATTCCTGTAACGTTTGATTTGTCTATGAAATTCAAAATCTTTTCATAGAGTACCTCATTCGCTTCCTCTTTGTAAAAGTCCATAGAGTTAATATGAACCATGGTGGTAATCGACTTATCTGTTGGAGTCTCTACGACAAGCGTAGATGATTTGAACGCGTCTACACATCTTGGTTTCTTATTTACTTTGGTAGACATTCGATAAAGGGTCTTATCAAAAATTCCATAAAGTTTGGACATATCATTATTCCTTTCTTTTTAATATTTTCTTTTTATTGAAATCGCAATCAAAGTCTTCCATATATTCTATAGAAAACTCAATTCGTGGTTTCCAAGAATAATACTTCATGGAGGTTCCCTCGACAATTAATGCATCGTCTACTAAAATCACATCCTGAAGCATATCAGTATAAGTCTTTACTATATTGTCAAAGTCAGGTTTACTGATCGGACGAATAAAACCAAATTCTGCTAAGATTTGATCTTTCGGATTCATGGATTTTGGAATCGGGAGATAAGCAACACAATTGAATTTACATGGTGTGCATATCATTGGTAAATCCATATCCTTTACATTTCTTAAGAAAAACTTTTTATTGTCCGAAGCTCCTTTGACATAAAAAAAAGATCCATTAGAAGTAGACCTAGGTCTTGGAGTAGCTTTTGGTAACAAATAAACAATAAAAGATTCTTTCTTCCATTTGACGGATGATAATCTTTTGATATCATCAAAAATGGATTCTTTCCATTTACTTGGTTTGATGGTTTGTAAATATTCTGTTAATCTCTCTACACTTCTTTTTGGAATTGATCCATAGTCTTTGTCATACTCTTTTTCCATTTTTAGCATGGTTGTTTCTTTTCCTTTTATAAAGATAAAAATCCAGAAAACTTTCTTTCAATGGTATCCAAAATTCCTGCTTTGACATTATCATCAATATCACGAATTGCAGATCCCCAGTTATTGATCCACATCTCTGCTCTCGTTGACATCTGTGGTTCAATTAAGGACAAACCAGAAATCGTTGCAAGATAATCAATCAAAGAAGTATTATTCTGAAACAGGTTTGGATCATTGGAAGGACTCATAATCAGATCCGAATAAAGATCTTTGATACGTAACTCTACATCAATTTCCGTAGGTAATCCATCAACACTCCACGCATCATCTGAGGAAGGTCTTGTGATATCCATAGATTCTACGATTCCAAGGTTGCAGTTAAATACTCCAGGGAAATAACATTTTACCAAAAACGGTGATCCATATGTATTTGCTGTACCCTGTCTAGGAATACAAAGAGCGAGTAAATGTAACAAAGGAACAATAACGTCTGTGTATACTGCATATTTATCTCCATAAGGACTCTTCAAATGAATATTAATTCCATAAGAAACACCATAACTTGAAGATTGATAGATCTCAGGGAGCATGATGTTATCTCCTTTTACCACAGCAGAACCAGCAGAAAGAACCTGGCTTAAAATCTTTCCTACACTACTATTTCCCGCAGTTTGAGACAATGCATCCAATCCACTTGACGTAAGATCTTCCAATCCAGTTAAGTCGAGACCAGCGGCTTGCGCAACAGAGGTATATTCTCTTACGGTACTTGACAAACTATCCAAACCAGATTTGATAGTACTGGAAGAGGTTTCATTGCCAATGCTTTGTTGTACACTAGCACTTGGATCTACATAAAACTGAACGAAGTTGCATGTTTTTGCTTCAGAAGAGGAAGAAGAAACATTAAGTGTCTTTGAAATATCCAAATCAGATACACTGGTTCCTCGAATTGCGTTTGAAAACTTACTCCAAGCACTTCGGATAATGCTTAGTGTACTTCCAATTACATAACTGGCTGTACTGATAGCTCCACTTGCATATTTCTCTTTGTTGAATCGATAGTTCTGCCAAGAGTATTGCTGTAAAGAGGTTCCATCCAAGGATTCAGTTAACTCCAAAAATACAGCAACGGTTCTACACATGGCATTAACATACTTCATGTATTCCGTATAAGATTCCTGAAAATCATAATATCGTAATTTATGAGAGGATTTGTCTGAAACCTTGTTCAATAAAGGTTGGAAACTGTTATTAGACGCTTCCAACAATGCATGAGCGGTAGATTCTCTCTCACTCTTTTTTACGTTTGGTAAGAATACAGACTTCCCAGGGATAATAAATACCGTAGGAGCAGTCAATAAAATCTTTTCAATATAATTATATCCAACCTTTTCAGAGGTTGTTCTAATTCTAGGATCTACTGTTGATGTGAACTGGTAAGGTAAACCAAAAAGTCTCATATTGGTTGTAACCGTTCCAGTCTCTCCTAAATTCATCGTTTTGATATTAGAAGAAGATCCACCTGTGTATGTTGGCATATTTTCACCTCCTAAATACAAAAGTTCATAAGGAGTGGGTTAGACTCCTTATGAACTTGTTTTTTGAAAGTTTAGATACCATCAGCGGCTATTTTCTGATGCAATAACCTCTTAGATACATCTGTTTTTGAAGCACTGGAAGTTCCAGTTGACTTTTCTAAATTGTTATTATTTGTGGTATTGGACTGGTAAACATTCGTTGTTCCAGAAAGATTTTTAATATCTTTCAGTCCATCCAATTTACCATTTGATTCCGTAAGTATCGTAACGATCTGTGACAGGTATTTCACAACATCACTGTTGTTTAATACATCACTTGTATTATTAAAGTCAGAGCTCGTAGAATTAGCAAGTGTGTTTACGGATCTAGACATAGAGCTTTCTTCGGATATTGCTTCTCCGAAACCTCCATATCCACCTTTACCACCTTTTCCTGCACTGAGTTCTTCATCTGTTGCACTGTACATATCATCCAGACCAACTACACCAACAGTAGAAATATTACCACTACTCAGTCCATTTCCATAGGTTTTATAATATCCATTTGCATACTTAATTCTATTTTCCATTATAGGTTTTCCAGCTACTTCGAAAGCACCCTCAAACTGTCTCGTTGCCATATCTACGTCTGTTGACTTTTTCCAATCTTCAAATGTAGTAGTGGTTGCTCCAGCGTTTCCTAGTGTGGTACCTTTAGATGGATCGTTTTTATCAAACGGATAATCATTTTCGAACCTGTTAGTTCTTCCTTGTAACTCTTTATCGATAAACTCAAATTGTGTTTGAGCATCGGTCCAATCTTTGTTTTTTGAATCTGCATAGTTTTTCAGGTCCAACCATCTTCCACTTTTAGTGTTATAGTCTTCCCATTGAGCAATACCAGCTGCAGGTCCTTTTCCCTTTCCTTGAATAGCAGTAGGATCTATATTAGATTCCTGCTGAAGGTTACCTAAGATAGCTGCTGTTGCTGCTTTACTATATCCATTATTTGTAAAGTATCTCCATCCTTTTAATGCTATATCATTATTTACAATTGAAGGATCCGCAGTACTGGAATAAGAGGACGCTGATGTACTTGAATCTGTACTAGAAGAGTCGTCCGTTGAAGTCGTAGCATCATCACTCGACGAACTATCACTTCCATCAAAGACACCAGACCAATCTGTATTCCATTCTCCAGTTGAAATTCCATTAATTGCTCTTGTTCCTAACTCAGACAAGAACGTTGTGATATTACTCAGGAATCCACCACTTGTACTAGATGAAGAGGAAGAAGAATCTGTTGTTGCATCTCCAGAAGAATCAACAGCACTTCCAACCGTTCCACTGGTTGTTGTACCAGCTTTGGAATCATCCAATTCAATCATACTTGTGTTAATTGCATTTGCAGGAAGATCATCCATATGCCTCCAGTAAGTCGTATAAGCGGAATATGCTGCTGGAGTTGAAGAAGGATTATTTACAGAAGCGTTACTTCCGCAGTTGTATACATAGTGTTTACCATTCTCATTGTATGCAAATATTTCAACATGTCCATCTCTTCCAATGATATCACCCTCTGTTAATGAATCCCATCCTGACCAAGCGTAAGGAGTGAATCCAGTATTCTTGATAACACCACTGTTTGCGTTAGCATACATATAAGAAGTTGTATTTGTGTTATCGTCCAAAACACCAAAGTATTTCAAACATGCTCCAACAAATCCGGAACAGTCTGTTCTCACCTTTAACGTTTTATTTGCAATAGTAATATCAATCCAATTGCTTTGATTGTATCCAGGAGATTGAGCTGCAATCGCTCTCTTTACTGCCTTAACAATCTTCATCCATGCCGTATGTGTTGCTCTCTTCTTTCCTTCGGTATAAGTAGCGTAAGATTCGTCCTCGGTATCACTGTACATATCATCCAGGTATACATTACCAACGGTTGATTCCGTACCTCTACCTCCACGTCCTCTAAATCCTCTACCACCACGAAGAGATCTGCCTTTTCCACCAATACCCCAAGCCGCACCGGTTTCTTTCATGATTGCAGACTTATTATATTTAGAAGCTCCCGATTTCTTATTAGGATCATTCACAATATAATTTCCTTCTGTATCTTTTCCAGTTACCACTACATAGTGACCTTGAGGGGTATAAGGAGTATCGCCATAACCACCGGATCTTCCTGATAAGATAACAGGATTTCCAGAAGCAATTTCAGAATCTACAAATCCAGTAGAAGGAGATGTAGACATTCTCGAACTGATACCGTAAGCATTTGCTGCTTTACCGATACCACTCCAGTTCGTACCCGTATCATCGCGAGCACCTACTTTTTTCATAACCGCAGCGGATTGTACAGGATTTATGTTTGCTCCAGTAGCTCCAGAAGCTGCCATTGCGAATGCAGTAGGACCGCATCCAGCAGTTCCCATGGTATCTCCAGAACCACCTTTATCATAAGACATATTTTTCCATTTCGGGTCTTTTTGGGAATAGAAAGGAACTCCTCCATATCCACCTTTACCACCACTTCCGCTTTCGGTATCTTCTTCGTCGTCATCGAGATCATCGTTGTCACCGATGGCAACCTTTTTCAAGATCTTAAACAAGGAATTTCCGAGAAATCCTAATTTCTCTTTTATCTTGTTTGCAACGTAACTAATCGTTGTAGGAATGTAATAAAGTATTTTCGCAATAGATCCAATACCACCAATCAAACCAGACATTGGTGTATCTTCATCAATTTCCATTTCGTATTTTCCAAGGGCTTCCATGTCGCCTTCTTTTGCGATATCATTCAGATCTGCCATGCTGTTTTTCAATGTCTTAAACATCTTGGGAATTCCATCTACAAAACTATGGAATGCATCAGATACCTTATTTCCAACAAAATGGAATGCCGTAGGAATATAATAGAATATTTTCTCAACTCCTACCATTGCCCGAACAGCACCAGCTAAAGGAACATCATCGTCTACATCTGCTTCGAAATTATTCAATGCAGAGAAATCACCGGTTTTGGAAATCTCTTTCAGCTGAGTCGTGTTGTCAAGACTCGTAGTCATTATCTTTTTGAGACCATTCACAGCCGACGTAATACCATCATGAATCTTCTTTCCTACGAAACTAAGTCCAGTAGGAATGTAGTAAATCATCTTTTCAATTCCGACAAGTCCTTTAACGACACCTGCCAAAGGAACATCGTCATCCACCTGAGGCTCAAACTGACCTAATGCAGTAAGGTCTCCAGTTTTAGAGATTTCCTTCAATTGTGAAATGTTGTCGAGACTAGAAGACATCATCTTCTTAATTCCATTTACAGCCGACGTAATACCATCATGAACCTTCTTTCCTACAAAGCTGATACCCGCAGGAATGTAGTAAATCATCTTTTCAATTCCGACAAGTCCTTTAACGACACCTGCCAAAGGAACATCGTCATCTACTTGCGGTTCAAAACTTCCAAGAGCTTTAAGATCACCGGTTTTGGAAATCTCTTTCAGTTGAGATGTGTTTTCAAGACTAGAAGACATCATCTTCTTGATGCCACCAATCATTGAAGAAATACCATCATGAATCTTCTTTCCTACGAAACTAAGTCCAGTAGGAATGTAGTAAATCATCTTTTCAATTCCGACAAGTCCTTTAACGACACCTGCCAAAGGAACATCGTCGTCTACTTGAGGTTCGAAAGCACTTAATGCAGAGAAATCACCAGTTCTTGATATCTTCATCAATTCAGATGTGTTATCAATTCCGGTCTTCATCACTTTCTTGACACCATCGACAATGCTTGTAATTCCGGCATGAATCTTCTTTCCGACAAAGCTAAATGCGGTAGGAATATAATAGAAGATCTTCTGAATTCCAACGAGTCCTCGAACAACACCAGCTAAAGGAACATCATCGTCTACCTTGGGTTCAAACTGACCTAATGCAGAGAAATCACCAGTTCTTGATATCTTCATCAATTCAGATGTGTTATCAATTCCAGTCTTCATCACTTTCTTGACACCGTCAACGATTCCTTTGATTCCATCGGCAATCTTATGTCCAACGAAACTAATTCCCGCAGGAATATAGAAGAAGATCTTATCCACATTATTAAGACCCCTCATAATTCCGGAAAGAGGACTATCTTCATTGACTTCCGGCTCAAAGGAATGTATTCCAGATACATCACCTTTCACCGCCATTTTTGTTAATTCGGTAGTGTTTTTAACATTATTCGTGAAATCCGTTTTTATGTTTTTAACAATGGATACTACCCCATCGGCAATCTTATGTCCAACGAAACTAATTCCCGCAGGAATGTAAAACAACATCTTCTGGAATCCAGAAACAGCTTTTACAATTCCAGCTAAAGGAACGTCTTCGTCTACCTTGGGCTCGTACTCATGCAATCCAGATAAATCGCCTTTCACAGCAATTTTTGATAACTCAGCGGCATTATTCACATTGGTTGAAAAGATTTTCTTTACTCCACCAAGCATTGAAACAACGCCGTCTTTGATTTTCTTTCCTACAAAACTAACACCTGTAGGAATATAGTAAAGCATTTTTTCAAATCCGATAATTCCACGAACGACTCCAGCCATAGGAGATTCGTCATCTATTTCTGGTTCGAACTCATGTAATGCAGAAAGATCGCCGGTTTTGGAAATTTGCTGTAACTTAACAGTGCTATCTACTCCAGCGGAGAATAATGTTTTGACTCCACCAATGAGTGTCTTCACATTACTAACAACAGATTTACCGATCTTCTTCAAGACTCCGGTAAGAACCATTTTCGGAATGGTTACGATCTTTGTAATTCCAAGCATCGTGTTTACAAGTCCGTAGAACGGATGATCTTCACTTAACGTATTTGCATCTAACTTCATATAAGAAGAAAGATCACCATCTTCATTGGTAAATTCTTCTTCAATCTTTTTTCTACCGGTATTCAAAGCAACTAATGCTTCTTTTGCAGAACTCATTGTATTACCAATTCCACTTCCGATAGACTTAATTCCTTTTCCGACAAAGGATGCAGCGGCTTTTACTCCACCACCAACGGTCTTTGCAATCGTAGCAGCTCCTTTACCTACTGCCTTTACTCCACTAACAACGCCTTTACCAACAGTCTTCACACCAGTAACGACAGCACCACCAACTTTTTTAATTCCGCCACCAACGGTCTTTGCGACGTTAACAGCACCATTCATTAGTTTCGCACCGACAGTCTGGTTGGTTTTATCGTTATATTCGTCGAATCCCATGATGTCTGCTTCAATTTCACCAGAAGAAACACCATTCTTATAATCTTCATAAGATAACTGGGATTCATCCAATCCATTGTCTTCTAGATATTGTGCATAACTTTCTTGATATGCATTCTCTTGATATTGTTGATAATCTTCTTTTAACGCTGCCTGAGATTCTTCCAGTTTTGCGTCATCGTCATCGTCTGAAATTTGTTTATACAACGAAGATGCCAAACTACAAATCAGGTTCTCACCTGTAATCGCTGCAAAGATTTCATTTACGATATCGATAATTGATCCTGGGGTTGTTTGTGAGAATCCTCCCCAAGCTGCTGCGATCAATCTCATTTTCCAGTCAACATCTTCCTGCTGGCATTTAAACAGATGAGCGGCTCCAGCTTTTCCAGAAGCATTCAGTGCACCTAACGTAACGAATGCACCTTTCTGTACAACAATTCCAATCAGTCCAACGCCAGTAGATGCAACAGCAGCTGTTCCAGTTAAGAGATTTCGTATTTTATTAATACCTTTCACAATCAGATCCTTAAATTTTCCATATAATCCTTTGGTGATTTTATCTAAAGCCTCTTCCACTACTTTTAGAGCTGGTTTTATAATGTCTGCGGCTTTTCCTTTTACTTTATTAGCAATAGTTTCACCAATACTTTTTAGAACTTCCGTGATCTTTTCGAGAACTTTCTTTAAAATTCCTTCAGAACCTTCTTTCGCTGCATCTTTGACAACAGATTTTGCACCATCTTCCGCAGCGCTTTTGGTCATATTTGCTACTGCACCAGAAATACCTTTCAGACCAGAAGCTGCATCGGTAACAGATTCAGCTAATCCTTTTCCACTGATAAGATTCTTTGCCAACTTAACCTGAGATGCAGCTCCTCTAACCATTCCGGTATTACCGGTGGCTACTTTTTGCACGATGTTCCTTCCGACTTTAAGACCAGCGCTAGTAATTCCATCCGCTTCTCCATCGGTTCCAAGGAGAGCTGTTCCGATGTCACCACTTGCAAGGGCTGTTGCTCTCTGAGCTTGATTACTGAGGTTGGTAGAGAAATCAGCACCATTCTCATAAGCATTATTTTCAGAAGTCCATTTGACATTCTCAACGGTGTCAGTCGCCACATCACCAATTGTTGTTCCGAGGCTTGTTAACAATTTTCCACCAAGACTAAGAAGACTCTTTAGGATATTCTGCAATGTTTCGCTTTTAAAGAACGCATAAATTCCAGCACCTGCAACTGCAACTTTACCAAGAATTCCAAGTAATCCAGATCCACCACTACTTCCGAACAAACTTAAAATCTTTGAGAAGAAACTCTGTTTTTCTTCTTTTTCTTCGGTTTCATTATCATCATCATTATCAGCTTTTACGTTATCGTAACTTACCAAACTATCTTTCTTTGATAAGTCTTTTTCAATCTGTGCTTTGTTATCAGTGTTTTCATCCAGTGTTGCTTTCGTACCGTAAGTTGCAAGCAAACCATTCTGACCTACGATATTCACATCCACGATTGCGTTATCTTTTTTCTCTTCATTCAGTTTTTTCGTTACATCATCGTCAATTGCAACCACTTGAACTTTGATTGCTTTATCGTTCGGGATAATCTCTTCGTTACCCTTTACTCTTACAAGTTCAGGTCCTTCTTCACCAACGGCTACAACACCAGGTTCTTCTGTTTCACCGCCTTCAGCGAATGCACGACCACCAGCTTTTACAAAATTCTTTACAGATTCTGCAAGATTTCTCCTTTGAAATGCTTTCGCAAATCTAGAATCTTTCTTTTCTTTCTTTACAGCTTTTTTCGTATCACGATAAGCATTGTAAGCATTCTCTAAATCATATCCAGATGCATCTCCGCTTTTTAACATATTACGGACAGCGGAAGCACTGTCTCGAACAGATTTATTTCTACTGAAGATAGATTTTACAAAAAGCCCAGCTCTTCTAAACTTCCCAAGTTTAAAACCCTGGTGGTTTTCTCTAGCTGCGTCTTCATCCTCTGCCGCCTGTTCCTCAGCAGCTTCTTCTTCCGACATAAATCCATGTTCAACTGCTTTTTGCCGATCAATTGCGTTCTGTGCTCGCTCAGCATCTTTCTTTTCTTTTTCAGCGTTATAGCCTTCTTCGAATTTCTTATTTGCTTCCGCGGAAGCATTTCTCTTATCAGCTCGATCAATTAATTTTTGGTCGTGATTAGAATATTCCTTTTCTGGTTCATTTTCATCTTTACCAAAAATACGTTGGTTTAAATAGGATATGACCTCAGTAACTTTGGTATCAATTGAATTAAGGCTCGTAGCAGATTCTTTTGCGGCAGTCAACTGCTCCTCAGCGTTATTCAACGTTTCCTCTTGAGTCTTAGCAGCGTCTTCATCTTTCTTCGGAGAAAGAAGCCTCATAACTTCTTCATTACTCATTCCTAATAGCTTTTTATTTTTCACGTAGTATTTGGAATCTTTGAAGTTATTCAGAGCAGCTTGTTTTGTCTCGTCTGTGATATCCGTCGTAGCACCACCAGTTAATCTTGCAATTAACTTCTTTTGATTTGTGATGTCTGCTCTTTCTTGTCTTCTTGCTTCACGAGTCTCTTTTCGAGATTTTCTATCCTTTGCCTGCTCACCACGTCTGTCTTCGGAATAATAGAATTTTGTTTTTGCTCTAGAATTAAAGTAATCATCATAATCATCATACTGAGATTTCTCTTCATCAGACATGTTTGCCCATGAAGAATCCACGTCAGCATAAAATTCTTTACCAGCATTACTATTTTTCCATTTTCCTTTGACACGTTTTAAGGATCTCTTTTCGTTACCTTTTCGTATCTTATTTCCGATTGCATTCATTGCAGCTCCAGGAGCTCCAAGAATCTTTCCAGCGATTTTACCAAAAATTGTTCCTTTCATGAAATCCATAACTTTCGATGTCACATTACTAAGAGCATCTACTGCGTTGTCTGTAATGGTTTTAAATAAGTTTTTCGCTCTCTCTTTAATTCCTTCCATGAAGTCACTTACGGAATCTCGGATACTTTCTGCAAGTCCAGCAAGAGGTCCCAAAAGATTTTCCAAAGGATCTACGATCTTATCAATGATCGCATCTTTTGCGCTATCCATGAAGTCCTTTGCAGTATCTGCTAAAGGCATGATAACATGAGTATCGATGATGTTACCCATCTTCTTTAACAGACCAGGCTCGCCTTTTTCCTTATCCTCATCACCGAAGAGCCATTTATGGAATCCTTCTTTTTGTGCTAACATGGAAGCACCAAGTCCCAATGCGGCACCACCAATCGGTCCAAGAGGTGTGAAGAAACTTGCAAGGATACCAGCACCAGATCCAACAGCACTCATTCCGAAAAGTTTTGCAGAGCTCTTTGCCTCTTTACCAGCGTCAGAACCAGCGAAAGCTTTCATAAGGCGTTCCTTCATACCACCGGAACGTTTACCTTCTTCATCTTCCTTACCAAGCCACATATCCTGGAAGGCACTCGATTTTCTTACCATCTGGACAGCCGTTCCCATCAAAGCACCAGCTACGGGACCACCGACCAAAGTACCAAGAAGTCCTCCACCAGTCAGTGCACCAAGACCAGCACCAACTACACCACCACCGATGAAATCGGTTTTGTTATTTTTAAAGAACTCTCTTGTTTTCTTATTTATAATTCCAGCATTTTCATCTTCGCCATCTTTGAATCCACCTTGACCATCAGATTCCCTACCGAAAACGATCTCCTGAAATTTTGATGACTTCGAGATAAATCCAGTAGCAGCACCAAGAACTGCTCCAGCTAAAGGACCACCAACAAGATTTCCAAGAACACCACCCATGGTGACTCCAAGACCTGCACCAGCGACTGCACCCATTCCGGTACTCTTTGCACGGTCTTTTAAAGTCTTCTGAGCTTTTTCTTTGAATTTCTGTGCTTCATCATCACTTCCAAAGATAGCAAGTTTCCAACCTTCAAATCCTTCTTTGAATAAAGAAGCACCTTTTTGAACGATACCCTCTTTTTCATTTCCTTCTTCTTTGCTTCCGAAAATGAAATCATGGGTTTCTTTCTTCACATTATTGAAGACCCGTTTTACTCCTTCAAAGATGCTCTCTTCTTTTTCACCGTTCTCGTCCTCTTTTTTATCTCCAAAGATTTTCTTCTTTAGAGGTTCCAAAACAGAATTGTTTAATTTCGATCCAAGATTTGAGATGGTACTTCCAAACATACCACCCATTTCTTTATAAGCAAGACCTGTGTTTCCAGTGATCATGAAATGCATCATGTTCTTTAATCGTTTGGAATTGTCTTGTATAAATCTTGAAGTATTCCCATCATTGCTTCCGTTGGATTCCTCTGCAGCTAATACATCTTTGATTGCACTCTCATCCAGTTTCGAATCAGAATCATTCGATTGCGGAGTGGTAGAATCCGTTGTCTGAGTCGAATTGTTTCTTCTGGATCCAAAAAGATCAAAAATACCATTTGTATCTCCAAAGTCTTTTACTACCTTTACATTGATACCTCTGTAAAGTAAGTCTTCGATAGATTTCAAATGACCCATAACAGAATTTGGATTGACATTCTGTGCTTGGGTCGCTCTTCCATCATCACCATAAAGGACAGCAGCGATCGCATCGTCAATGGTATTACCGTTCTTTACAAAGGTAGAAAGATCCGAAAGATTATTGGTTTCCAATTCCTCGATTCTGTCATTACGGCTACTTCTTGCTTTATGACGAATGGAGTTCACACCAAGGTTTCCTTCTCCTAAGTCAATCGCAGAATAAACGGACTCCTCCAGAATATCCTTCAATTTACTATTTCCAGCAATTCCATCAATGATATCTGAAATATCTTTTCCACGGTTGATATCAAGTACTTTTCTATCATCTTTTTCCATTGCAAGATAGAATTTATTGATCAACTCCTGAAAAGACTCTTTGTCATTATTACCGATGACATTGCTGTTTAAGACTTTCGTTAAATTCTTTCCAAGTTCACTATCGTTGAAAGTATTGATAATCGATTCATTAATCGAACCCATCATATCTTTCATGTACTCTCCATACTTATCGAAAGTACCTGTTTCACGATTGAAAATTTCAGAGTTCTTTAAAGCCTTATCTGGATCACCACCATTTAACGCAACCAACTGCCTCAAATACGATGTGCTTTCTCTTAAATACTTCGGGATTTCCGTTGTGATTGCGTGTTGTGTAATTCCATCAAAAACAGCAGCATCTTTTGTTACTTTTCCGCCGGTTTTAAATTTACTCTTTCGATCGGTTCCAATATTTAATGATTTTCCAAGAAATCCTCCAAACTGAGCTAATGGTCCATCATCCAGATTATCAAAATAATCGGATGCTTTCAAAAGCATTTCCGTTGTGAATGAAGCGAATGTTTTATCCAAACTCTTCATGGACTTCTCAATTTTTTCAGGAAGGATCTTCTTCATCAAAACCGTTGATATAACATTCAACGGATTGGAAACGATATTATCCATTCCGGTATCCAACATGGTTTTCAAAGTACCAACCATAGATGTATTAAACGCATCTTTGGTATTCTGACCTAATAATTTTACTAAGTCTTTTCCTTTTAAATTTCCGTTGGCATCGAGGATGTCTTTAAATCCAAGTCTCTTATCTTCATCGTTTTTCTTATCGTTTTTATTCGAAGTATATGCTTTCCCAATCGCGTCGTAAAATCCCATGCTACTTTGGATAAAGTTCGTCATGGTATCATTATTGTATTTTACTAACGCCTGAATTCCATTGTTGATATTCGAAAGCATATTCAGAGTAGCTTCTGCATTCTTTTGATTCATCGTCATCATTGCTGACGATGTTGCTACTACGATATCTGCATTTGCTTTTGCTGCTTGCAGCTGTGCTTTCGTTTGATTATTGATTGAACTATTGATCGAATTTAATCCTTCGGGATTAAAATTAATAACTGTTTGATTACTTCCTTCTCCCTCAGCACCGTCATCAAAGTCAGACATATAAGTGTGTGACTTTCCATCATCTACATCACCGAATCGATCCGTGTTGTTAAAATTACCTGTGGATAAATCCTTAAAAGCATTTGAGATTGCTTTTCTGGCATTCTTCACATAGGTATTATTATCGATCAGTTTCTTTACATTCTTTGATGTTGCACTACTTCCTTTTATGGAGCGTACAATATCAGCTGAAGTGGAAGCGGCACTATACAAACTTGGAGTAACGTCAGATAAAACTTCTGCAGCGTTTGATCCAATTGATTTTGTCGCGTTTTTAAGCCATTGCGCATTTAGCTTAAAAGAGCGAGTTTGATAACTATCAGTGGGTTTGATTTCTCTTTTATTACCCGCCATAATATTTCTTTTCACTTCCCTTCTGTGAAGTATTAACAAATTGTTTTTTGCCTAAAAATCATGGTATTCTCTTTTTTATTTCGGAAAACGACAATATGTTAAAGAAAAGAAAGGACGTAAAAAGTATGGAAGAACAAGAAAAAAATCATCCAGTGAAATATCTTCAGATGATGTCCTCAAGTGCTCATACCTACGGTAATGCCGTTGCATTTATACAAAAATGGTTGATTGATCTATTCCCAAAAAGAGATAACGGAGATAGCATTTTTCGATCCATTAACGTCAGTTCTAAGATTGCTCATATGCAACTTCGAAGAACTCCGAAAGAGATTAGTAAAAATACAAAGCCAATCCTTGCAATTCGACCGAGAGTTGACTTCCAAGAGGATCGTTTTTTACAAGGAACTCCTTTAACCGACCGACTCATCTATAACCAAATTAATTTTGGAAGAGATGGATTACAACCCTTCTTTTTTGATCGAGAGAACAAGGTTGCAATTAAGTATCAGATGAATCGAACAGTGATGTATATTGATGTTATTATGGTATTTGCTACACTGATGCAACAATTGGATTATGCAACATTTTTAAAGAATTCCTTACCATTAAATTCTCCGTTTGATTTGGATACTTGTTTTGAGAGTTATCTTTCGGTAGAACTAATGGAAATGATTTCTGAGTTGTCTGGCGTTCCGATTGAGAGAGATGGATCAATAAAACCGTTTCTTTCTTATATGAATCAACACTCCAATACACCAGTTACTTACAAATTACAAGGAAGCACAAACTCCAAAGAGTTCTATCGTTATTATCCTGCTAAAGTAATTACAACGGTTCAGAATATGGATGTAGATGATGGAGAACGAAGTGGACAGATCAGTGATGATTATCGTATCACAATGACCATCAAGATGGAGTTTTATTCCACAGGATTTTATTTCTTATTTTCGGATAAGGTATTTAAGATTAAGAAGCCAAGTCTTCCGGATGATAGTTCGATTATTCCAATTTACACCGATGTGTTATTACGAGAAGATTGGCAATTGAAGACGGGATGGTGCCAGTATAATCGAGCAACTTGTCGATTGGGAAAAGTGCATGATACGATCAATTTCAAATCCATGTTATCACCATCGATTATCGCTGCCGTAAATCATTACGTAGAAAAAGGATATTACTTAGGAGAAATTATAGATATTAAGATTCGAGAACAGGGAAGATTTATGAATCCCGAAACAGAATTTAAAGTTGACTTCAATAACTTTGAAATTCAATTCCTCAATGAAGATTTTGGATTCTTTACTTATACGATTATGATATGTATTAGCCCAGAAACGATTAACAACTTGATTTCAAAAATTTTCAAATTAGAATAAAAAAGAAACTAGATACGAATAAAATCGTATCTAGTTTCTTTAAAGGTTAAAACAATCCACTCGTTCCAAATCCACCGCGGGATTTTCTGCTGAGGGATTTTACTACACGAAACTGAAGTTTCGGTTGATTCTTCTGAATCCTGAACTGTGCAATTCTTGCTTTGTAAGGAATCACAGTATCCTCCAAAGCATATGCACGGAATCTCCAGATATCTTCATTTCCGTTGTAGGAATTGTCGATAACTCCCATGGAATTCTCCATTACGATATTTAATTTTCGGCAGGTGGAAGATCTAGGAAGAACGATTGCTTCATATCCTTTGGGAAGCCTCATTGCAACTCCCATAGGAATGTCTACACGTTCTCCTTTCTTAAGTACTATCGCCTGACCACACTTTAAATCGTACCAGTCACCATTCTCACTTTTAACAGGGAGTAATCCTATATTTGTAACGCGAATTACAACACGTTTACGTGGACGAAGGAATTCAAACATAAATTAATCCACCTTTCTTCTTGATGTTAAATAACTAGGGCAACGGCTCTTTACCGCCAGGGTCTTATGCGGTTGCTTTGTAATCTCAAAGGTTCCAATGACTTCGGAAGTTCCAGGTTTCTTACTCTTAGATACTTTCGTACCTCCCGGAACATCTCGTAACTCCAAGATCGCTTCAAATCCTTCTTTCTTAGGAAGTTCAAACCGATATGTCTGAAGGTATAACCAAAGAACCTCTGCAAAGAAATCATACATCCAATCCATTTTTCCAATAGGGAAATCTTCATTTTCCACAATCACAGATTCTACCGGATCAACTCCTGCTTTTTCAACCAGATTTCTTATCCACTTGCGGAACTCTTTTCCTACAGCAATATCTTGGTAACCCTGAAATTCGCCCTTTTTTATACGCGCTACATAAGCAGTGAAATTCGGATCACTTGCCGCAGTAACAAGGAACTTATTGAAGACTTCACGGTTAAAACGATTCTTTTTCTTCGTGTCATTTGCATATTCTTCATCTAGCATATCTTTCATTCTTTCTTGAACTACTTCATCAGCCAGATCATTCAATGCTTCTGAAATACCTGTTTCTGTCATTTCTTTCTCCTCCTTAATAAAATCTATTGAAAAGGTTTCCCTTTACAATCACTTTTTCTTTTTGTTCCAAAGATTCTTGGTATCTTCTTTCGCTCTTCTTTTTGAGAGCAACTTCTCCAAAGCTTCTGAGATATTGAAGTTTTCATACTTATCACTATACTTCTTTTTCTTCATTTCTAACTCCCCTTTCTCCTAATAAATTGTGAATAAAAACATAAGTTTTCAGTCAAAACCTCGTGTATTTATCTATAAAAATAATATATGTTTAAATTTTCCTTATTCTAATGGAAAAAACAATCTGTTAATATTGGAAAGGTCGGTGAAAAACGAATGAATGCAGAAGCTAAGAAAATCCGTCTCGCGAAAATCGATGAGGCGTTTTCTTCTTTAAAGAAGAATATAAATGATACCGTACCACTTAGAGAGATTGAAAGATATTTGAAAGAAATCTTTAATCAGACATTCTCTATCAAAGTCATGACGAATGTGAAAAAATCAGACCCTTGCTTTGTAATGAGTGTCTTTCCGGAAACTTCTACCATGGATAAGATCGTAAACTCCATAGTAAAAGAAGAACCGGTAAATATGATTCATGAGATCTGGAGTAAAAATACTTCTTGGTACATAGAAATTGACCGAAGAATTTTGGATGATTCCATCGTTACGATTTCTCCAAGAGAACTGACCGCTTTGCTTCTTCATGAGATTGGTCATGTGATCGACAATAATTCTGTTCCTACTCGAATTGTGAACGTATTAAAATACGAGTATGCTCAGATGGAAACGGGAGTAAAGAAAATCTTAAATTCTGATCGGTTTAAAGGAATCCTTTCTTTACCGATTATGGATACCTGTACCTTTTCTGCAAAGGATATCAAGAGAGAAATCGCTGCTGATAAATTTGCTTCTCAACTTGGGTACAATGCAGAATTAACTTCCGTGTTAAATAAGTTTATTGATCGGTTCAGTGACAAAGAGACCTCTATGAAAAACTGTGTACAATTATCAGAAGAGATTGTAAATAACTTCAGATATCGCAAAGGAAGATTGAATCAGAGAATCTTTGATAAGCTACTTATGAATGCACCCAGTGATTACATTGGAGGATGGATTAGAAATGCAAGGAGTATTTACACGGAAGGGTGTAATGATACTTCTGTTACAACTGATTCCATGCAAATGAAAATTACTTGTGAAAGAGCAAATGATATTGTTGATTCTTATTACACGGAATTTTTCTTTTCTAAAAAGAAACTGAAGAAATTAAGTAATTATGATATCGATTATATCGCCGTGGAGATTGATAAGATTAAGAGTCATGATGATAAACTTCTGATTTTATCTTATATTCGAAGCAAACAGGATACGGCTCAGTATTACATTGATATTTTAAACAATCCGAAATATGCAAAAAAATATGAAGTTCCTCATTCTATGGAATACCTGTTAGCATACAAAGAGAGAATGGATCGACTTCAAATGCTTGCACTGAATAAAAAGATCGATGAAAACAAATTTGGATTTACCAGTATTTATCCTGCTGGATATGAAGGATAACAAAAAAAGAAGCTGTGGTGGAAAACCCACAGCTTCTCGTTGTTGCTATTACGCAACTAATTACTTCTTCTTAGAAGTCTGAGCCTTCTTGTTGGAAGTCTTCGGTGCTTCTGCCTGAGGCTTGCTCATGGTCTCCTTCAGGATCGGATCCTTTGCGTTGAGCTCCTCAGTGCTGTTTGCAGTACAAACAATCTGCTCCGGACCAACTTCCTCTTCGATCGTCTTCTCCTCTACAACTTCATCAACCTGCTCTGCTGTCTGCTCGGTTTCCGGAGTCTTTGTGATGACGTCGTTGATGTTGATTCCATGATTAGCTAAAATATCTGCCATCTCCATCATCAGTTCATTTTTAACACGCTTGGAGGTATTGGGTAAATCCATCATGGAATCTATTGCATCATCCGTACTGGATCTCAATTCTTCATTCATTTCATCAAGTTTCTCATCAGTTAAAGCAAAGATTTTTGCAAAGTCATCAACTCCAGCCACCTCCAGAATAGTGTCATCCAACTCATCCAACATAGCGTCGTGGTATATTTTGGAAGCCTCCTCATCAACAATTCCAAGCATGTCAAGTACAACATTTGCAAATGATTCAGTCATAATTCTCATCCGACTGATGGACATTCCTAATGCTGCAACAAGTTCCGCGTGAGTCTTCTTGTTGGAAGTCTTCTCTGCAGAAGTGTCAGATCCATCACTGGATTCCTGAGATTCAACCTGGTCTTCAAGATCAACTTCAACGATTGCAGGAATCTCTTCTTCAACCTCTTCCTTCTTACTGATCTTGGTCTTGATCTTTCCGGTAGTCTCTCCAGCGATCTTAGCCACATTGGATGCTCCAGCCTTGATTCCCTTACCACCAGTCTTAGCCAGGGAAATTGCAAGCTTGCCAGTGTGGTAAACTGTTGTCTCGATGCCGTCAACAATCAGCTGAGATGTAACGTTTACACCGGTATCATAGCCAAAACGATGAACTGTCTTCACCAACTTCTTTCTCTCGAAATAGTTCATACCAGCCTTCTTACCGAATGAATCAACCTTCTTGTCAACCTTCTTAATTGTGATTACGCTCATAACCTTTTCCTCCTTTGGTTACTATTAAATTTTTGCCTCCGATTAAGTTTTTATAATCGAAGAAGTTCCATATGAAATTGTGGGTCGGTTATAATTCACGGTTTTTATACCGGTGAATCCGCTACTTTAATACTGATCTTTCCTGTTGCAATCATTGCTTGCACTTCTGCGGAAAGATAGATGGAAAACAGTTCCATGAATTTGTCTAAATCTTCAGCGTCCGATAAATTTGGTATTGCTAACCCAGACAGTGATTCAGCACATTCAATAGAACCAGTGCAAGTGTGAGGATGTTTTTCTTCACACTTGACTTTTCCTCTTTTGAAAACCTGGAAAAGTTTCATGTGATCACCTCCCTTTCGATATTCAGTTGTAATGAGGGGCAATGAATCAACTCATCACCCCTCGCAGTTTTGGAGCATAGAAAATTACTGATCATCGTCTTCGAGCTGATCAACTTCCCCGGAGTTCTTACCAGTAATCTTACGGCAAGTATTTGCAACTCCTTTTGCTCCAGCCTTCACTCCACGAACTCCCGTGGATACAGCAGTGAAAGCCAATCTACCTGCATAGTATGCAGTGGTCTCTGCACCATCAACGATCAGCTGAGATGCAACGTTTACGCCGGTGTCATAGCAGAAATTGTTAGCAGTCTTCACAAACTTCTTTCTCTCGAAATAGTTCATACCAGCCTTCTTACCAACAGCGTCAACCTTCTTGTCAAACTTCTTTCTTGCAGCCTTTACATCAATACTCATAATCATTTCCTCCTTGGGTTTCTCCCATCGATTTGTTGGTTGCCTTCGACTATGTAAATCACAATCGAAGATGTTTCTATATTCAGTTGTAAAGATCAAACTCGATCAAATGTAACTGCTGTAAGGTTATATTTGTTCGAATTCACAATAATGATATATCAATAATAAAAACGACTTTACGCCATATAGGAATATTATCATTTCATGGAACACACAAAAAGATACAAAAAAAGAGGAGCCGCCAAATCCAGCAAGCTCCTCTTTCGTTTTTAGAACATCCACTTGACACTTCTGGAAAACTCCAGTCCATAACAGTCATTTCCGGTGTTTGGATTAGTCTTCCTAATGATTTCGCATTTGATCGGATACTGCAAACTCTCGAATGATTTCAAATTGGCAAGTTTGTAATCACCTAATGCATTAGTGTCAATATAGATATATTCGAATCCATATCCAATACCTTGCAATCTTACCACAGCTGCTGTGTAACAACAAGGATTCTCTATTTTGCAAACTGTGTTGAGTGTTTCAATGATCTTGTCAATCATAACATCATAATCAATAGTATTTGTTTCCATAACTTTTTTCCTCTCTTTCTTTAGTCGAAGATAATACGTTGCATGGTTTCCATGTAGATGTTGTTGAATTCTTCCTGAGTAAGACCGCCGTAGGTTCCAATCAACTCCATAAATGCATCCGAAAGATCTGTTTCACTGTCTTCTCTTTGGTGACTCTCCACATACTCGTAGTTGATAATCTCAGAGAATGTTCTCATGGACTTATCCAGATTAGCCTTCACTTCTTGTCCACGCTCAGGACCATAGAATTTAACTGTCATCTTAACAGTGAGATCTTTCAGCTTAAAGAAGTAATCATGTGCGCTGTTTAATACTCCCTGCTTCTGAGATTGCTCATCACTATGTTTCTTAGCAGTGAAGGAATCTTTTACTCCATTGAAGAATGAACCAGAAACCTTGGTAAAATTCTTAGGAGTGATTGTGGTGATTTTTACATCTTTTCGGAACTTTTTCTCGAACCTTGACTTTGCATTTCTCATAACTTGTTTCCTCGCTTTCTTTGTAAGTAATGTGTTCTGGTTTAGTTCTTTGATGAACTGTCAGTTTCCTTTTTGTCTGAGTCCTTCTTCAAAATTTTCCGAAGAGTTTTGTTCAATATTTCTTTCTTGGTCTCATCCAAAATTTTCTTTGTGTCATCATAGCTCATTCCTGTTTCCACTGTAATCATAATCATTTCCTCCATGATTAATAGATTTCAGAATCGTTCGTAACCTACTAGATATTCTGATTGATGTGATATTCACTTTCATTCTGAATAATATAGCTTTCTTAAGGTTATATTTATTCGAATTCACAATAATGATATATCAATAATAAAAACGACTTTACGACTATGACAATAAAAAAGAAGGACCTGTATGAAATACATCATCCTTCTTTTTTATGTTAACATCAATAACAATCACTGAACATCCTATTACCTTAAAGGCAAACATAAATACACATGGTAAATAACGTTGATGAAGATAAACAATTTATCGGCAATCTCATCAAACCAATCGAAATGATCGTATATAACCTCATTTCTCCATACTTTATTGGAGAATTCAGAATGCTCATTTGTCTCATCCTTCGGGTGCAACATGTCAAATATTGTAGATCCACAAATCTCCATCAACCAGCTTGTGAACTCACCATCGTACATACAGTTCAATCCACGCTTTTTAAAAGTCTCATACAACTGTCTTGTCCCAACATCTCCAGTAACATCACTAGCCTCTTCATTTACGTCTTTCAAATCAGTATTCTCGATTGTTACATTTGCTTCATTGACAACATGAATCATCTCTTCCTCATGCCCATACCGAACGCAAAGTTTGTTTAGCATTTCAATTTGTGTTTCAACATTGATCTTCATTTCCTTTAATTCCATTCCAGTCATAAGTACCTCCAGGCTCTTGATAATCATCTGTTCTTGATATATCTCCACCTAAAATAATTTTCTTTCTTACCTTTATCCGTTCATTCATGCTAGAATCACTTCATGAAAATAATATATCATTGAGATTATTGACTTCATAGGATCATATAAATACAATAAAAAAAGAAACCACTGCGATAAACAGTAGTTTCTTTTTTATTGATTATTTCATGAACCCAATTTCATATTTCTTGGTATTCGGATCAATCCCAGCCAACTCATTATATAAAGAATTGGTAGATTTGATCTCTTCTGCTGGACCACATTCACAAATAGTATGGTCTTTGATTCCAATTAGTAAGTCACTATTTTCTATTGTAGTAAATCTGTGTGCAATAGAAATCACAGTCTTACCTTTTGACAGGTTTTCAATGCTTTGTTTGATGTATGTTTCTGACTCAGTATCCAAACTACTGGTTGCTTCATCCAGTATTAAGATTGGAGGATTAAGTAAGAATAATCTTGCAATTGCAACTCTTTGTTTCTCCCCACCAGATAGCTTTACTCCGTTGTTCCCAACATAGCTATTGTATCCATCTGGAAGTTTGCTAATGAATTCATGTGCATTTGCACGCTTTGCTGCTATCACCACTTCGTCATCTGTTGCATTGGTTCCATACTTGATGTTCTCCATTACTGTCATGTCAGAGAACAGGAAGGATTCTTGAGTGACATTTCCTATGATTTTTCTTAAGGATGATTTTGTAAACTGGTTGATGTTTACTCCATCAATAAGAATCTCACCAGAATCTACAGGGAAGAATCTATTGATTAGATTTACAAATGTGGATTTTCCACTTCCACTTCTTCCATAGATTCCAACTTTTTGCCCTTTCTCAATCTTCACATTGATTTCGGAAAGAACGTTGTCTGTATCCTCATAGGAGAAGGATACATTCCGAAACTCAATAGAGTCATTGAATTGCTTAAGCTCGATGGTTCCATCATACTCATCTGGCATTGATAACAATTTCTCATTATCATTGATGTGAACCATCATTGTTGAGGTTGCATCAATCACTTCCAACAGGTTGTCAAATGGTGCAAATAAGTTATTTGCTAAGCTGTAGAATACTAATGCCTTACTAATTGTACTTGTAAGGTTTCCATCATAAGTAAGTGATAGATAGATGAGTACTCCAGCATCAATGAATACATTCATTGCACCAAATACTGTCGAAGCATTTTGAATGGCTGCAGACTTCTTTAGAGAGCCCTTCTTATATCTACCAGAAATACCTGCATACTTGTTAACCTCATAACTCTCTTTTGCAAAGCACTTTGTTACAAGATAACCTTCAAGCCTTGTAATACAAGTATTCAGTTTGGTAGATAATTCCTTTCTCTCTTTTTCGTAATCTCCGACCTTTCTATAAAGACCGATGAATACGAATCCACAGATAGTACTTAACCCAATCATGATGAATGAAAGATTTACATCTGTGGTGAGCATTGCGCATACAGTTGATATATAAGTACTAAGACAGGAAACGATTGTCTTTGGTACTTCAACCATATTATCGGAGGTTGTATACGCATACTCTGTGGCTGATGTAAGTGTCGGAATACTGAAATCTTCCAAATCTTTTACAGAAATATTTTCTGTCTTTGAAAAGATGTCAGTCCGATACTTGTCCGCTAATGATTCTCTAACGTATCTGTTTAGATACCATTTGAATCTTGTTATAGCACATAAGGTGATCTCTGTGAGTAACAATATAACAATCAGCCGAGTAACCTCCGGAGTTCCTATCGCATTTGCTGCAAACTGAAACAGTTTTGTGATATAAACTCCAAGACTAGAATTGATAGCAGTAATCACTATCAATACCAATAGCGGAAGTATCATGTGATACCTCTTTAGAACCTTAAAGTAATTCTTCATATTAATTACCTCGCTTTCTCTTATGACGTTTTTTGTTCCATATTCAGTTTTTCTTGTCTGGTTCCATAAAAATAATATATCACTGACCAAAAGTGGTTTTCGAATCCATTCAAAAAACGTTATTCTAATGGAGGTCTATAAATATGGGATCTAGACTAAAAAGAATAGGAAATAAAATTTATGACATTGGAACTGCAAATACTTCTTTTTTGCAGTTAGCAAAAGACCTTAGAACGCTGGGTGTCAAGAAATGGTATTTTCTTCTCGAATTAAATGATCCGACATTAATCAATGTAAATCCTCATGCAGTAGATAGTAATGGAAATACAACACTTACCAGAGACCAAATTGCTAGAGTGATTACAGAGTGTAGAAGGAATCTTTGGTATTATTTAAGAGAAGTATGCCGAATACCAGACCCTGGTAATCCGAAAGGTGTTATGTATAAAGCAAACAGAGGAAACATCGCACAAGCGTTTTGTATTCTACATGGAATTGACTCCTGGTTATGCTTACCTCGTCAGCAAGGTAAAACACAATCTGCACTAGCTGCATTTGCTTGGGGTTATTCTTTTGGAACAACTACCTCTGATTTTATTTTTGTGAATAAACAACAACCAGACGCAAAAGAAAACTTAGGACGTATCAAAACACAAATTGATTTACTTCCTGAGTATATGAGATTCGAATCGTATTACGACGATGAAACAGGAAAAGCAGTAAAAGCAGTTAATAACGCTACCCAGATGAAACAACCTGTTACAAAGAACACCATTAAAATTCGAGCAGGTGCTGGATCTAGACCAAAAGCAGTATCCCTTGCGCGTGGTTTGACTGCTCCTATCATTCACTATGATGAGCCGGAGTTTACGGATTATATTGGAAGTATTATCAGTAACTCCGTATCTACTTATGAAACAGCAGCAAGAGCATCCGAAGCAAATGGAACCTTACATGCAAGAGTATTTACATGTACTCCTGGTGATTTGGATTCCGGTGCTGGTCAGGAAGCACAAGCTGTTTTGAATAATACAAAACCTTGGACCGAGAAAATTTATGACATGACAAAAGAAGAGATGCAAGCTTATGCAAAATCTGGTGGATCCAACAATATCATTTATATTGAGTTTCACTACTATCAGATTGGCTTGGATGAAGAGTGGCTTGAGAAAATCTCAAATGAGATTGGAGATCCTCTTACTGTTCGAAGAGAAATTTTGCTTCAAAGACTACATGGATCTTCTTTGTCTCCTTATCCGAAAGAGGATATCGAGTATATCAACGATCATGCTCATAAACCGATTTCTTCTCTTTGGATCAGAGATTATTATGAGTTTAAGATCTACGAAGAATTGGATCCTGCAATTCCCTATATTCTCGGTATCGACTGTTCTACTGGTACCAACCAAGACCACAATGCAATCACTGCATTAAATCCTTATACAGCTAGACCTGTTGCAGAGTTTGAGTGCTCTTATGTTGGTGAAACGGAATATGAACAGATTATTATTGAATTGGTAACACAGCACATTCCCAGATCGATCGTATGTATCGAGAGAAACAGTGTAGGTGATGGAATCATTGATCACTTACTCAATAGTAAGATTTCTCATAGATTGTATTTCGATAGAGCAAAAGATTTGGTTCAGGATACTATGAATGCAAACGAAACCGTAGAATCCATTCTTAAGAAGAAAGCTGCTGAAAAATCCTATTATGGAGTTTATACGGATAAAGAATCTAGAAGTGATATGTTCGCAATTCTTGCCGATCGAATTGCTGCAAACAAAGATGACTTTATTACGGCAAACATCATAAGAGATATCTCTGGACTTGTTCGTCTTGCTTCTGGAAAGATTGCTGCAGGACCTGGATCACACGACGATAGTATTATGTCTTACTTGATTGCTATGTATGTTTTGATTCATGGAAATAACCTTCCTTTGTTTGGTTATATTCCTGGAGAGAAAGAAAAAACAGAACCCAATAGAGGGTTACACAGAACACAGAGAGAACTAGCGGAAGTATTACCAGAAGATGTGGCAGAAGCAATTATAGAAGATCAGAAAATTGCTAAGATGATGGATTATGAATCCATTTTAAGACAAGCGATATTGGAGTCTCAAAAAGAGACTGCGAAGATCATGTCCTCTTCGATTTCTTTGGATACTGGAAATGTAACAAAAGAAGAGATGACCGCATTTGATGAAGACTATGGATCGAATTCCATTGATCTTGATTTATTTAATGAATTAAACGGGATTAACACTTTCGAAGATGATAATCCTTTCTCATTTTAACAACAAAGAGATCCTAGAGGATACTGAATTATCCTCTAGGATCGTTAATACTCAGTCGAACCCCCTATTCCGCCCCAAAATGAAGGCTACGCCGCTGAATGCCGCCTTCAATCACCGGTACAGCATTCTTTACACATTTTATGGAGTTTTACAAGCCATGCAAAACAACAAATCGAAGGAATCATTCCTTGACAGATATTGCCCGCAAGATAAAACAATAAGTAAGGAACAGGTATTTTCATTGCTACCGGCACGCCAACAGGCGAATCGGATCCGTCCCTGAGTATTACAAATATGTTATGATTGTGATAAATAATTATTTAGATAGGCACAATATAGTAATTTTTTAAAAGAAAGGGAACGAAACATATGAGTGAGATTATGGATGCTACAAAGGAACTTGACAAGCTTTTAGAAATTTATGAAAGCACCGTAGAGGATTATCAAAAGAGTGTGGAAGAAGCACTCGGAGAATTTGGGATAACCCAGAAATTTGCACGTATTGTTGCAAATATGTCAGATACTCAGATTGATGCTTTGGATCTTATTTCTATTAAAGACCTCCTGAAAAAAGGAGATTGCAATGAGAATGCATTCAAAGAAGAGTATTACAAATTAGGAGATACATCAACACCTTTCTTTGATTTCTGCGTAAAGAGAATTCATTCCATTAAGGAAAGCGTTATTTCCTATGATGAAACAAAAGACAGCTTGGAAGAACTGAAGCAGAATCGCGGTGAGTTGTTTGATGCTTATGTTAAGAAGTTAAAATCTCCAGAGTATAAAGCAGCCAAAGCAAAATACATTCATGAAGATCTTCTGCAAAGGATTTCGGAAACCACGGATCCTTTGGAGAATGCCAGACTTCAGAAGCAATATGATACTCTGAGAGAAACAGAAGATCTTACCTTCTTAACAAAGAGACTAATCAATCACCCCAAGAGTGAAGTAAAATCCGTAAAGGAATCTTACTTTACAAAAGAAAAAGGAAGCTATGTAATGAATAAATACTACAATGCTCTGAATAAACTCGGATGCAAGTACGCAGTTCATTACATGTTTTACAATCTGGAGGAGACACTTCTTCCGGAAGATTATCTTCCTTATAATAATCTCTTTTTGTTCTATGTTGTAAGATTCATCGGTTTCTGTGATTTAAGTTCTGACAGAGAAGTTGGATATATTACTGCAATTATTTCTGCTCTGAATGATGTCGTGATGGGAGAAGCAACGGAGGATACGAAGAACGCTGTATTAAAACAGATGCGAATCTTCTATTCCTACTTTGATAATCCGGTAAATCATGAATACTTTAAAGAACACAATACCAACTACAAGTATCATCCGGAAAGAATCAAAGCAGAAGAGGAAATGAATGCTAAGAAAAAAGAAGCTGCCAGAGAAAACATCAAGAGAGAGCTCGGAAGCTACTATGATGACTCTTACAAAGCATTGGCAGAAGGGGATGACCCGGAAAAAGTTCTTCAACAGATCATTGATGAAGAGTTGTTAATGTTAAAAGAGCTGGATGAAGCTGGATGGAATACAAAGCACGCTCATTCTTACGAAGAAGTCTTCATGCTTTATGAAAGAATGCAGAACGGTGAAGAGCCGAATGTAGATAAAGAAGAAGAGGAAATTGATGATGACCTTGTAGAAAGTCTAGAAGAAGTGGATGAATCTGATGTTGAGATTGAATTCGAAGATGAAGAAGATTTAGAAGAGGATTCGGATGAGGAAGAACAAATCTCTGAAACAACTGCATCCGTTACTATTTCCGGAGATTCCATAAGAGGCAAAGTACAAGAGATGTTATCTAATGAGGATGATGAAATCGCAGGTGAAGTAGATGAGTGATAAAGATAACAAAAAAGAAACGATGAGTGATGTTGCGAAAAGAAAGGGAGCAGTTCAAGTAGATTTTTCAGAAGTGTTTCCTGCATCAAAAGGTTATCGAAGGAATATAAAACCTTCAAATAACCCTAAAAAATAAAAAAGAGGATTCAACCGATTTGGTTGAATCCTCTCTTATTTAAACTTTTAAATCAGATTTGTCAAAGATCATCTCATCACAAATCACTGTATCAGTCTTTAAACCATAGACTTTACTATTCTTCTGTGGCTGGTGCTCTATATCATAAATCAAATCACATTTCCCAAGTCGGAACATATCCCATACAGTCATTCCCGGAACTCTGGTCCCGATTCGGTAAATCTTCTTTATGTTGTCTTCCGTATACGGAACCAGCTCTTTGTTGTTTACCACGTCTCTCGGAACAATGTAGTTCTTCCACATGGGCTTTCCGATTTCTCCATCTTCTGCTTCTAAGATTTCTCCGTTCTTTGCATAAGTCGAATCCGACCGGTAGAAGAAGGATTTCCCACTACTCATCTCAATGATCAACTCATCAATCGGGATTCTTCTCCAAGGGAAAGAAGTCGGTAAATGGTGTTCCAAACTATACTTCGGAAGATAGGTATACGCCTCTTCAATACTATCATATTTATTCTGTAAGAAATACGAAGAAAAGAACGACGGCTGATTCGAGAAGTCGCAAATCTCCCCTGTATGAATACAGAGTTCTTTCGGGATATAATACCAGATAACATCAACAGGATCTCCAGAAAGATTCTGCCCTCTTTCTTTTAATCTAGGAAGTCCTTCTGGATCTGTTATATAAATCTGGAACCGATACGTAAGTTGTATGATATATTCATCTTTTTGAATCATCATTACAGTTCCCAGATAAGGTCTGTGATTCCATAAAAATAACACTGAGTTTCCTACTCTAAAATCAGTTGTAATAATTCTTTTCATAATCGTTTTTCCTTTCTATAATTTATAGTCTACCAAAGATATAAATTCTTTCGGATATCCACAGTCTTTTCGCAAGATATTGTAATAAACTCTGACATTCTTAAACAAGAACTTGATATTCTTAAATATCTTTTTGTAAAATTCTAGATTTGTATCTTTTGCTTTGTTCTTCTTATTGAACTTTGCATCGTTGTCTGCGAAGATATTCAATTCCACATTTGACCCAAATAATCCCAGTCCAATCAAATATCTCACAATGGGTTCATAATATTTTCCTGTTACTGCAATCGTAATCGTGTTCTCATTACAGTAACCAAGATTGTAATAAATAGAAGCTGCATCTATCACCCCTTCGCATAGGTTTATGGTTATGAGTCCTTCGGTATAGGGATCAATTTGAGAAGATATGGAATAAAAGATTCTGTTATCCCGTGATTTCTCAGTGATTGGATACTTCACCCAAGATAATTTCATCTTGTCAGTAACATCACGAAACAGAATATGCGAATTCCCATAACTTAAAAATCCCACGTAGTAAGCATCAAGCATCCTTGCAATTTCTCGTGAGCACATTAATTTTTTAATGTGGTTTTCTTCTACGAAGTCTGCAAAGGATGTAATGACTTTTAACTTTTGATAATCCTCCATACGAAAGTCATAACCAAGCCGGTTTTTAATGTAATCCGTTTTCGGACCTAAAGTAATTTTAGGTGGATGATACTCAAAGATATTAATGAGTTCTCCACCAATTTGTTTTTTGTCAGGAACATCCGCGGTCTTATTCAAAAGCAGAATATCTGACTTTAACTCTATATCATCAATTCCCAGTCTTACTAGAGTATCATTGGTAAGAACTCCTCCTGCTGGGCATTTAAAACAGTTATAGACAATATTTGAATTGTCTTCCAAGTTCACGTTAATGTAAAAGTGTCCGTGAGAGGGATCAGAACTATCTCCACAATACGGGCACCTGGTTACATATTCCGTATCACTTTGTTTCTTCGTCCATTCGTCCCTAGCCATAAGACGATTAATAAACTTGATTTTGATATCTTTATTTGTCATGATTACTTCTCACTTTCATCGTCTTATAAAATTGTCAAAATGAACATAAAATAAGAAACCAATACAGAAACTATGTCTGTATTGGTTTCTTAATCTTAAACAATTCTCCACTGATGTTTCGATAGAAATAATCATGAAGTTCTTCTTCAGGGATTCCTGAGTCCCTGATTTCTTTTTGTAACGCATCATTGCATAAATCATAATCGACGAATGCACATCCTTTATAAACAGTAGCAGTCCCGTCGTTGATACACGCATCTAACGCGTTTCGTATAACAATTCTCTGTGATTCAAGAGATTGATCTGTTACATACCCCAAAAGGTTTAAAATCTTAAGAACATATGCTTGCTCATCGGATACGGTGAGAGCTGTTTTTGCTTGCCAATGATTGATATAAATAACCTCATAGTTTTCCACAAGAAAATCCAAATAACTCTTGTATTGATAAGACTCCATTGTGTTTTTGATCAATTCTTCATCATGATTCATTGCGATATGAATGATTTCCTTCGCTACATTTTCACAGGAAGGTAATCCTAACATAATCGTTGGCGAATGATTTTCATTTGGATGAATCATATCATCTGAAAATATCAAAAATTCCAGCGCATAGGAGTTATGAGTAAGAAACGGATAATCATGATCTCTCATATACTCAATAAACTCCCGTAACGTAAATGGCTGAATTAATCTTGAAGAAGAATCATTCTTTTCATTTTCTCCCATTTTTAATCCCTTCTAACATATAAATTTTCGAATGTGTCATACATAACGATTCCCTTTCCATCTTTCGATGTTTCACTCGTATGTGATAATTCAAAATCTGTAGTATCGAAAAACCATTGGGTATCTCCAATATTGCTGTTTATCACAACTCTTTCATAGATCTTATCTACAAAAGGCATAAAGGATTGAAAGGTTTGTAAACCTCCAATTACCCAAATATCATTGTACACGTCTTCTTTCAGAATTACCTTCGATTCAAAGATATAAGCTCTTGCCATTGCAAGTGCTCCCTCTGCCGATCTTGCTCTTACACAAATGCATCTGTCATTGTCCATATAAAGATCCGAATTGGAACTGATGATAATATTGATCCGATTGGATAACGCCTTTTTATTTAAAGACTCATAGGTTTTTCTTCCCATAATCACAATCGAGTTCGTGGTTCTTTCTTTAAACGTGGATAAATCATTTGGAAGATTGTACATCAGTTTATTATTAAGACCGATATATCTTCTACTGTTTACCACAACGGATAAATTGACATCTCGTACATTTGTCAAAGAGGATTCTGCAGCACTCCGAAAGAATACTCTTCTGGTAAATTTTACTTTGTTTAACTTGATATAATCCTCTAGTGCATAGTAGATGAAAACTCCAGCTACAATCTGACCTAAATAAATCCCAAGATTTATTCCAAGGTCAAATGTATGAACACGTAAAATACACATAATCACTAAAGGAATGATATAGAAAAGTATGTACGTTGTCAAAGCTTTGTATCCATAGACCTCTTTACAGATGATATCCCAACCAGACATCATATCAAAGTTTTCATTGGATCGTACTCTTAACTTCTCTAGTTTTGATAGTTTTTTAATGGATGATTTGATTCCTATGATATACGATAATTGAGAAGCCGCTATCATAGAAAGGGATGTAATGATTATCGTAATGAAGATAGGAATCACCATCTCTGTGATGTGAATGTAATATAAATAACAGAAAAACCCTAAAACCAAATACAAAAAGCCGGTGTATGCCATTTTCCCAGTGAACTTTGAAGCCGTTTCCATTTCTTCTAATTCATTATATATAGCATAACCATAATTATTATTCGAGAAAATATCTTTAGTGTTTTTCATGATTTAAATTATCCTTTCCTTTTATTTTTAATATAAAGTTTTGATAACTTTTTGAAAAATAATCTACATAGACCATATAATTCATAGTCTATGTAGATTGATTATTCACATCGTTCGTAAGAAGAATCCCAGTTCATCAGTAATAGAATTCTTCTCCACGTTGATTTCTTTTCCAAAGATTTCTTGATTTTCGTAACAGCAATAAGTAAAGACCGTATTGTTGATGGTAGAAAGAATTGTCATAATTCTGTCAGGATCAATCTCCTCCAGATATCGATACTGGTTATTCAAAAGATCACTGATGATATAACTATCTTCACAGTCTTCTTTAAACTTTGCATTACGAATTAATCTTGTATTGATTTTCTCCTTTACGTTTCCTGTCAATATGTAAGGAAGTGCAACTCTGTTTGTGAAAACAGAGGTATCGTCAAATCCAGAATCTTTTAAGATTCTTTTCTTCAATAACAAAGCAAGTTTAATAAAATCTACTCGACTTACACCTAAGGTATTTCTGAAAGATCCAAGGTTTGATGCAAACAGATTCATGATCAGTTCCTGATGGATAGGTTGGATATGGAAATTCTGAATGTAGTAGGTGAGCTCTTCCTCTGAAATATGAATATCATACTCTTTCAAGAGTCTGTCTACTTCACTCTCTACAGATTCATGTGCAATAATAATCGCACCTTCATCCAGTTTCTCCTGTTGCATTTCCATCTTATCTATTCCGGATAATCCATCTGCATTTCTTGCATAAGTAAGTTCAGTAAATCCTTTGCTGTGTTGCTCCTTAATGAAATACATAAGTTGATATTTAATTATGGTCTTGATAAACCCGGTCACGTTTTCTTTGTATTTCTTTTGCGAAGCATCCCAATTTTCATTAAACTTAAACTTGACGATATTTTCACTAATCAAAACAACTCTTATAAATTTATGGATAACAGAAAATTCATCAACTCCAAGGATCTCTCTTTGCTGATAAATCCTATCATTGTTGCTTTTATTCTCCATGACTTTCGTTTTACTCTCATCTTCTATGTCTCCATAGCCGCCAGACTATATCTTCTTCCAATATATTCTATTACCAAATATATTAGAGCCTCCCATTTCGGATTTTTGGTATTTTTACCTCACCTACATTTCGTCCTATGATTGGACCTACTCGCGTATCAAACCACCTAAAACTATAAAGTTCTATTTCGATATTTCTATCAGTGCGGTTGTCTAGCTTTCCCTAGTCGTTGAGCCTTCATACTTGCTTGATATAATTTCTTATTTATTCTTTTTGAGTTTGTCGATGGTTTCAATTTGTTTTCTTCTAATAGATGACAAACTTTATGTACTTGATCATTTGTATACAAAGAGAGTGAATTATCTTCTCCAACTTTGCTTAATCCAGTTTGGTATGCGTGCTTTTTATTATCGGTACCCGTAGACCATTCTAGATTATAAAGAGCATTGTTTCCTTTGTTTCCATCCTTATGATTTACCTCAAGCATTTCTACAGTTAAGTTCAGAGATGCATATTTTTCTGGTATTTCCAAAAATGCCATAGCTATAATTCTGTGAACATATTCTCGATATGTTTTGCCGTTTATTGATAAAGTAACAACATAATATTCATTCGGCATTTTTATAGGTTTTAATATTTTAAATACAGAATGTTCATATGCATTTCCTTTACGTTTGGTATTTGCTATATCCCCATTTTCATTACAAACATAAGTAGTTTCTAATCCTTTGTAAGATATAGGAACCCAATCATCATATACACCAATTTGCTTTAATCTATCTTTTAAGCTCATGCTTTTTTTATTCATATAAATATCATCTCCTATTTATATAAATAAGAATAAATTATATCAATCAAGTATGCTTGGTTGCGGATTGTCCGTATTCTTTACCTTTTTACTATACCTTTGGAGTTACCCATTGCCACTATTATATTGCTATAATAGTTTAGTAGTAAAGAACTAACCGGCACCTATAATTTAATAGGCGTACATCAGTTGATGTAAGTTTCCCGCAGTTAAAGAGGTTTAATGTACGCTAAAACGATTGTCCACGTACACGAATAACTTGTTGTACATATTACAAGTATCACTGAAGATGTCGAACAAAGGTCTATAAGCACGAAACAAGTACGGTGTTTCTTTGTTGATTATAACACCATTCTTGGAATAGTAATGGAAGATGATTGGAGTAAGCATCTTAATTCCAAAACTGATCTTTAATAAGGTTTTAATATGCTCGTTGGTAAACTCCAAAGATTCCAAATGTTTTTTCTCTTTTGTTACGTACTTCTTCGACCCATCTCCTTGTTCGATATCATCCAGATAGTTGTCTTCCACTAATTGATGAATCTTTTTCACCATGGAATCCGTAAACATCACATCATACACATAGTGATAGAATGCATTAATTGCTTCATCTGAGTTTCCACTAAAGTAAATATCTCCGTCTGGATTATCTACAGAGAACTTCAGATTCAAATAAGCATTGATCAGTTCTTGTTCTTTGTCGTATTCATGAATAAAGAAATTAATGTAGCGACAAATAATAGGTAACTGATTGGAATACGAATCTTTCTTTACTGAAAACTGCCTATATTTTTCGAGGATAGGCATTCCTAATGCTTTATCAAATAAGATAAAGCACTGAGAGGTGTCTGGTATCAAATATCGCTCTGAAGCGGTTTCGACCCACTCATTAATAGGTGCCTTTAAGGTAGACCTATCAATAAAAGGTTTATCACCTTCTGACATCAATTCGCTTTCGCTTTTCTTGCGTCTTCCCATTTCGATACTTTCCTTTCTTCTATTTTGATATACTCAAAGGAATAGTATATTGATAAAAATCAAAAATCCTATTTTCCAGTCCTTCTCCCAGCGGTAATCTTTTTATTCTTACCGATGGGTTGTTTCTTTGATTGAATTGGACTTTTTCGTCCACCAGTAATGGTAGATGTTACAGCGGTTTTTTTGGATTTTTTACCAATTCCTCTGTTGTCATCTTCTGGCGTTTTGATTCCTAACGCCTTTTTTACTTTCTTTGTGATTTTATCTCTATCGCTTTTTCCTTCTTTGATTGCTTCCTTCTCAATATCATACGCGGTTCGTCCTAAGGAAGTTTTGTTATCATCAATGGATGAAACCAAGAACCTAAAGTCAAACTTCGTGACATATCGAAGAGAAGGTTTTGATAAATACGTAAGTCGATTCTCGTAAAGAAATCTTACGGCAAAATAAATCGATTTATCAATGCTTAACGCTAATTGCGCATTGGAAACCACCGGAGCTTTACCTGCATACTCAGGATCTAATTTTGACTGTAGTGCGTCAATCATATATCCTTTTTCTTTGTAAAGAACTGCATATTTATAAATAAAACTCGGTGAATTGGAAAAGAACTGAATCACATAATGATCCAGGGTCGATTCAATTTCAATCCCCTTCGGGGGAAGAAACTGAATTACCACATCGTATTTCTTCCCCGGTTGTGAATCGGAAGGGATCCAAATATGAAAATAATACGAATCATCCAGGATAGCATATCCATGGAGTTCAATCCTCGCTTTACTCTTTTCATACTTAGGAGATAACTTCTGAATTTCTTTGGAAGCATCTACTCCAAAGGGATTATAAAAAAATTCGCTTAAGGTTTGGTAAACAGCACCATTTGCCATAAAACCATTTCCTTTCTTTTAATATCTTGCGGTGTTTGATCTAGAAATTACCAACTGATTTCCTGTGGTAAGCAAACCAACAAGGTCAGAAGAAGCAATTAAAATCTCTCGATCCGTTGCAAGACTATTTACCACTTTATCGTCGAAATAGATTACTGGCTTGGTGCTGGACTGATTCATATCCAAATTTAACACAAGACCCATGTAAATCTCAAATTCAACGATTAAATCAAACAAGGTGATATCTTTATATTTATCTGAGTTATCGATATGAAGTTCACTCAAAAGACAGTGTATAAAAGTAAACATTTTCGCATACGAATTTTCATCTTTTGTAGTGATTTCAACTCCTGAGTACTTTTGTAAAATATTGAAGAACTCATCGGAGATAATCCTTGTATCTGACGGTGCATCTTTATACTTGTCTTCCTTTCGATATTCCTTCAAAAGATTATTTATGCTAATGACTTTATTGTCGAAACCATTTCCAAGTACAGAGAATCGAACATGACAGAACGCTTCAAAGAAGCACTCCAATAAAAACTTATCCGATTCATTTGTAGATTTCTTCATCAGGTTCCGAATCGATCTCAATAGGCTGATGTGTCCACCAAGGATAATTCCATTGGAATAAGCAGACTGTGCCGCAAGTACGGCATCATCCATAGCATCTCTTAAAAACTCCTGAGAAAACTCAGAGGTTGCACCGACTTCGATCTGACCCATCTTCAGTTTCAACCCAAGAAGTCTCTTTCTTGCTTCATCAATCTCGAAGTTAAAAGTAGCAAGTCTCTTGTATTTCTCTGTTACGAGTTCAAGCTGCATCTCTGCATCTTTTAAATATCTATCGTAAATGATTTGATCATAATAGAATTTGTTGAAGGTGGATTCTCCGTCCAATGCCAGAGATACCTCACCAACAAATCCGACTCTCAAATAGATATCTTCTTCTGTACGAGAAGCGTCACTATAGAACATCGTGCCAAACTCTTCCTCCGTATAGGTCACTGTAACATGATCCAATGGAAGAACAATTTTAATTCCTTCGATATTTCGAAAATCCATATTGAAAGGGAAATCACAATCTGCTATTACGCCGTTATTATCCGGATTCATGAGGATCTTCTCTACTTTTGCACAAAGTTCATTCTCCATGGATTTCGTGATTACTTGGGTATTGCAAAGCATTGCCAAATCCGTAACTCTGGCTCTGTCGTTCGATGTCGTTGCTTTATATCCCATAAGAACCAAAGAAATATCTCTGGTTGCCCGATACTCTGCATTCAAAGCATTTTGGATATCTCCTTGTAATGCTACTTCATCGTAGTTCGGAGCCAAACAAATAAGCTTACGACCTCTTGTTTTCGACATATGGGAGAGGGGCTTTAAGATATAATTATAAGCCGGTAATCCCACCTTGTGATCAAAGATCAGAATGTCGTAATCCGTTCCTTCCTGCGTTTTGTTATCGTTATTTACATAAAGCTTATCCATAAGCTTTGCAGGAAACATAAATCCATCAATCACTTTTCCTCTGGTAACTCCATCTGCGGATTTTACCACATTGATTGCTGGATATTCCAGTTCTTTGTATAAGTTCACAATAATATCGGTCATTTCCTTATCCGCATTGGAAGAGATGTATACAACGTCTCTTATTGCGTTACACATCTCATCAACCGGAAGAGACTTGATATCGGTTGCATTGGAACTTAAATCCTCTATGATATCATTCGTAAGTTCTTTCATACGATTGATAATATTTCTAGGCAAGAAGAACTTCTGTGTCAGTTCTTCGTTATTACTTAAGAAAACCTGATACATATGGTTGGATGCAACAACTGCAGAAGTTGTGCCATCTCCTACTGCGAAGTTTAATCTTCCACAGATGTCTGAGATCATTCCTGCAATCACCTGGTCCACATAACCATACTCAGAATTGTATCTTAAGTTCTTCATGATGGTAAATCCATCTTTCGTCACATGATAAAAAGGGGACTGAGAAATAATGGTATGAGCGCCCATAGGTCCCAAAGATTTTTGCAGAATTTCTGCAATCTGATCAAATACCACGGCAACTCTTTCATCCATTACTTCTTTCCCAACCACGTTTATTTCGGGGTCGTATTTGGTTACTCCTTCAATAAAACTAACTCGATCTTCCATTTGTTCTTCCTTTCTAAAACTGAAATTTGTTAAGGTTCTGTTTTTAAGATCATTAGAAATCAACAAGTTTTGTAGGTTCCCCATTTGAAAATATGCTTTTCTGCTAGCTGATTCATATCTACTAAAAACTTCTTTTCTTCGGAGTCATCATAGTTGTAACCATAATCCGAAGGAATCATAATTGCGGAGTAATCCAGTTTCCCGACTTCCTCCAAGGTAAGGACATTCATAATGTCTGCAAAAAAATAAGTGGTATCTCCAGGAATAGTTTGCAAAACATCTTCCAGCTTTCCTGTTACAAGGGTTGCCTTCCCATCAAATTTTTCTTTTATATCGTTTTCTAATCCTGGATAAGGTTCTTCACAATAGATTCGAATATCATTAGTAAGAGCATTTGCTAATAAGTTTTTTAACAACGGATGAACCGTGGTTGTTAACTGTACATCAAAAAAGATTTCATTTGATCGATAAAATTCTCTTACCTGTTCATCCAACTCTTCATATGGAACACTATCTCCTTTCCATAAATCCGCCAAAGGATTTTTATCTTTTCGATTGATATAGTACTCCAATAAAGATGGCAATTCCAAATATCGAATTAATTCTAAGTCAAGGTATTTTTCTAACTTTGTGCTTTTTCTTATGGTATCTAATAAAACCATTCCAGACAGTTGCACACAATCTAGATATTCTGCAAACACACAGGTGGAATTTTGAAACAGTGTGGCAGAAGAACAAAATCGAATATCGTTTTTATCTACCATAATTATCCTCCAAAATATAAAAAAAGGAAGAAGATAAAAACTCTTCTTCCTTTTCTTTTTAATTAAACGGAATCTCTCCGTTGTCGAGACCAAAGTTACTTGCTCCTCCAAATCCTCCATAACTGGAAGGACCATTGGAACTAAAGTTGGTTCCAGAAGACTGAGGAAGAGAGCCACTCGGAAATCCTCCGCTCTGTCCAAAGGATCCAGAATTTGAACTTGTTCCTTTAAATCTTTCTTTGTTATATTTTGATACGTGCTCCGAATAAGGAAGAAGCAACTCTGTCTTTCCAATGATATTCAAAAAGAGATTAAAATCCGAATTGGAACGAATCTCTCTTTGGGAAACACCATTCATAGGATTATATCCTACCTTCACCAGTCTCTTTTGGAATTTGTGACGGAAGGTGTTTGCTTCTACAGCAGTTCCATTCTCATCCACCATTCCATAAAGAACGAAATACATATCCGGTGTTGTATCTCTTTCATCTTTGGAAGGTCTCATCTCAATACCAACCAAATTCCTCTTTGCATCTCTTCCCGTCTCTACAACAATTCCAAGGTTCTCCGGGCAGGGTTCCCCTTCCAAAACGACCTTGTTGTAAACCGGAAGAATAACATTCTTAAACTCTTCAAACAAGGAAGCTGCTGCTTCTTGTGTCAGAGCAGTATTTCCAGATCTACCCTTATCATATTGGGTAATTCCATTTCCATCCACACCAACGGCGGGACGAATCTTCAAACTGATATTCTGATTCCATAAAGAAATCGTTAAGGATGAAGTATCCGATGATGATGTACGCAGTATTGTGTTTACGTTTGTGTCTTGGCTGTTGTTCATACGGTTTTGATTTGTTCCCCACATAAACTTAAATCCACCTTTCTATTAATTATTCACGAAAATAGTATATGTTTATTTTTCTTTTTTGCTTGTTAATCTTCTAATTGATACTCCGAAAGTTCTGGAGCCGCTTCTCGGTATTTTTTCAAGATATTATTTCGAATTTCCGCTTCAATACGAATTCGCATAGTAGGTCTTACTAATTTTGCATAGGTCTTAATAAAGTTTCCTGTTAACGTAAAATCATCAAATGCCTTTGTTACAAACATCGTTTCTACACACGACTTATCTCCCTCACAATAACGGAAAAAATCATCAATCGTTAATCGATCATCCTGTATAGCGCAATCCATAAACTCTGACAAGTTTGCAAGGATTGTAGTGTCTTCCTCACTAATCTCTTTTTTAAACGCCTGACTAGTGACATCCTTATAGCGTTTTGCATTTGCAAGTAATTCTTCTTTGTGCTCTTTGATATAATTAAAGAACAGGTTAAAGAAGTTCTTTCGGATATTGATGATAAAGAATCGATAGGTAAACAAAATCAAATCTTCCTGATCTTGTCTACTGAGTTCTTCTAATCCTTCAATTCCTACTCCTAATTTTTCATAGATCATGGATTCCATAAACTCTATGAAATCATCATGTAAGGTAAGCAATTCTTCTTCCTCATCGGAATCTTCAATCGATCCGATCGAATAATTAAAAGAATCAATAAATGACGATACATAATCAATTCGAAAATTCTCAGGATCTTTAAATTGCGTTGTAATGTTTTCTTTTAATAACGACACAGGTACCTTAGAGAGAAAGGAACTAGATTCATATTTTTCCTCATCATTCATAAAATTAATACTCAAGTTAGTTTACCGTCCTTTTCTTATTTTGTAATTTAACTGAGTATTCTTCCTTCCTTGTTAAATGGTATTTTTAGGTGTTGTCGTTGATGGGTGTTCATTGTGTGGATTTCTAAGAGGATCGTTGTGATTTTTATCATGGAATTTTTTGACATAGTTTTCCGATTCCGTAAATGTTGGAATTTTTTCATTCCTAAGAATATGCCCTGCCATAAGAGCGGAATGTGAAAAAATATCCGTATGTCCGCACTGAGAACAGGTCACAATCTTCATAGCAGAACCCAACTTATTTCCATTTACTTCACCAGTCGATCCTACAAGATTTTCTTCTCCTTCCGCAAGCGGAGCAAGTATATTCACAATGTTTTTATCCTTTGATCCACAATAGACACATTTCCATCTATGTAATCGTTCTGCTGATATTAAACTCATGTTAATACCATCCTTTCTTCATTTTATCAGTTTCTTGTGATTAATGAAGTGTATTTTAGTATATAAAAATAAATTGAAAACAAGGAAAATTGATTCATATATTATTTGCATGAAATACACAGATAATTGAGTATGTATAAATGTATACATACTCAATTATAAAAGTTCTTTGCACTATTTATCACTATTTTCAAATGTCTCAAAACATGAAATTAATAAACTGTTTTAAGCCACCAAAGGAAAGGAGAAAAATATGTTAGAGTACAAATTTTATCTTGTATCAAATGGTTGTGAAGGCTTTATTGGGAAAGATGAAAAAGGGTTCGATGCGTATCAGTTATTCTCAACCGAGGATGAATACCGGGAATGGTATGAAGAGAACAAGTAGTACAAAGCAAGGAATAGAAAATAAGCTAAGAGATGCAACATACATCTCTTAGCTTATTTTTTTTGAAGTTTTTTATAATTTACCCCCCCCCTGTATAAAACAATAATACTTTAGTATTATTGTTTTATACAGGTACAGAAATGTAGACCAATAAAATCTGTAAAAAGAGAGGGAAATAATTATGGCTAATTTTGATGAATTGTATGATGTCGTGATGGAAGCAAATGCATATAATAAATATGCAAATAAATTACAGGATGAATATAAAAAGGATGTAAAAAAGCATATATTACTTAATAGACTAGCTAATAACGCAGATGACCCTGAATATAAAAAAGAATTACGAAAGAAAGCTGAAGATCATTTTGAAAAAGGATCCCATGCAGTAGGTAGATATAATGACAGTGTTGACGGAATGAGTAGTTTGAAAGATTACAGTAGACATGGATTTAAAAATGACGATGAACCTTACGGAGATAGATTTGCTTTTAAATGTGTTAAAAAAAATTGGATGAAAAAGCATGGTGATGTTGGAAAATCTCCGGAAGAACGATACAAAGCAGGCAGATATTTAGACCAACAGAAAGAACTCAAAGGAATCAAAGAATCTGTGGATGATCTTCGTTTGGAGATTTATGAATCCTGTAGGTATGGAGAAATCAGTGAAGAAGAAAGAGATATTCTCTTGGAAATGATTTAATGTAATAAAAATATGACCATGAACTTATCATAATCGATAAGTTCATGGTCATTTATTGTTTTATTAGTCCATAAGATCCAGAAGAATGTCCCTTTCCTCTTCTGTAATATCACCACATCGATAAGACTCATGGACAAAAAGTTTTGCATTTGTATCTTCTTCCGATTCTCTCACAAATTTAGAAAACTGGGCATTTCTTTCATTAATATCGGTTAAAGCGTCACTATATCTTTCTTCAATCTTACTCAATTCTTCAGTAAGTTTTGCCTGTACTTTAGGTGACACTTTCAACATCTTCACAGCGCTATTGAATTTTTTGAGCAACTTCTGTAAATCTTTATAAATATCGTTTACTTCTTTAACTAGCACATTGTATTTTTCAACTTCCATATTTAAGATTTCTCTTTTTTTAGAAGCATCCATATAGATTTTCGTAGAATAATTCGGATTTTCCTTTTCGGAACTCTTTCCCCTAATAAATCCAATTTTATTCTCTTCTTTAATGCTTAACCCTGCATTGGAGTTTTCCTCCAATGTAATAGTAACTTTTCCAATTTGGTTTGCAATTGTATTGTAACTTTGTGCAATTGCTTCCACCCTTTTTGTTTGTTGTTCAAGGTTAGTTACTGCTTTTTTGAGTTCTTTTTCTCTCTTGAGAATTTGATCTCGAAGAACTTTCATCTCAGGATTTTTATTATATCCATATTCTGTCCTCTTACTATCTGTAGCAACAAGTCCAACAATACCAGAAACAAGTACTCCAACACCTGCTATTGCTGCAGCTTTTTTAAGTTTCGAACTAGCGTCTGCAGACATTTTTTCTACGTAATAATTATCTTCATTAACCGATTCTACTGCGCAATATAACTCTGTAAATTTATCCATATTCATTTTCTCCTTTTTAGAATAAGAATGAGTCAACCTGTATAAAACAATAATACTTTAGTATTATTGTTTTATACAGGGGGGGGGGGGGTAAATTATAAAAATTAGTACGAACTTGTATTTGCAAGTTCGTCTTCTTTTATCACTAACTCATTCAAATACGTCACTAATTCTAATGGGTCGTAGTATTTGATTTTCTTTTTGTTGAACTCAAATCTACTAACACAGTTGTTTAGTTTCAGTAAGATATCCCAATACTGCGTTGTTCCATACAATGCTTCCGATACCGCATGAGGATTTTGCCGATATCTCTCATATTGAATATCTGTCAATTCCACTTCTAATATAATTGATTTTAAAAAATCCATATATTTTGATACCGTAGAAATATAAGGTATTACAATCTTTTCATTGCTCTCTCGATCTAATATTTCAAGCGTAGAATTTAAATCCCTATAAATCAAATCATTTTTCAATTCATTATATACCTGGGTTTCCAGTGTACTACTATTTTGTGTACTCATAGTTTACTCCTCTAATCATTTGAGAATGTGATTCCAGCAATGGTGTTATTTTTGCAATTGCAAGTAATTTGGGTCATACTCTTAATTTCTGGATCATCCCATGTTTTATTTTTCTCATAAGGAACCATGATATAGTTTTGGGATTTCAAAACGGTTGCTGCTTGAACTTTACAAGCGGGTGCGTTTTTAAACACCAAATTTCCTCTAGAAGATAGAGTGGATGTTTTTGGGGTTCCTGATTTTATATTCGGCATAAGTCTTGGAATATAAATTTCTCTTTTCTCTCCTGCTTCTGGCGCAGCACAAGCTTTTGCAATATATCCTGTTTCTTTTGTTTTAAATTCAAAGATATTTGATGTATTTGTAATCATATTATCTTCACCTCTTTAAAAAATTGTTTCCCAGTGTAAATTTAACGAAAAGAATAAGGAAGACACTACATACAGAGTGTCTTCCTTATTCAAAAAACAATGGGAGATTAAAACAAATCAGAAACTTAAACAAGCATTTTACGTCTATTTGGTATTTTCATTATTTTAATGTTAGTTTGCCTTAGATGCAAAAACAATCTGATAATTCTATGGAAAGTTGGTGGAAAAAATGAGTAATTTTGACATGCGACCTATTCCTGCAACTTTTGATATTCCTTTTACTTCTCGTTACATGGAAGCGAAAGTCGCAGAAGATATTAAAATTTTAGATGCAATTAATGACAACTATAATTTTGGATTTCTTACGGAATCCGAAGCCCTTGCAATGATTGATATTGTAAGAGCAGATGAAGAAGCATTGGTAGAAAGAGGATTGGATGTTTCCGAGCTTGGAGATGAGATTCCAACTGTAAATAATTTATTCTTTGGAGAAGCAGTTCTTCCTTTCAAAGAGATCATCAAAAGAAGGGAAGGAGATTCTTTTTATGAAGATTATACTTTGGAATCTACCTGGGAAAACGATTCTACGGTAGGAAAGATGGCAAGTCTTGTAGCAGATGAGAAAAGAGATGAACTTGCAAAATACATCGAGTCTGCTGGAGAGGATGGATTTGATGATCTTACAAGAAATCTTTACCGTGCTTTTCCGGATGAAAGGGTAAGTAGAGATTACTTATACGAAAAAGTAATCTGTAGCAAAGCACTTACTGGCGCAATCACTTTAGAGGATGCATCAGTACTCACTGGATTTACACAGTCTTTGTTTAATGACGATGAATCTGTTGGTGCAATGGCTCCTGTAATTCCTCTCACTGGAAATGTGTTATCGAAAGATCTTTCCGGAGTATCTGTGAAGGATATGGTTTCTAGTACAGATGCAGAAATTAATTCCAATGAAGACGATTTAACAGAGGATGTGGTAAGAGAAGAGGATAGAATGATTCCTAGGTTTAACTCTTTGGAATCCGTTTTGGGATATACTGGTCAATGGTTCCGTTCAAATAATCTCTTTGTTACTACGGAAGCTGCTGCAGTATTTAAAAACAATCCCACCTTTGATACCGAAGCAAGAAAGCTGTTTGATAAGTTGAAGAAAGATTTAAAACTTTCTAATCCTGGAGATGATGCAACTAGTTTTAAATCTTGTCTGAACACGAAAAAGAATAAATATGGATTTTCTTTTTCAAACGATAAAGCAGATCCTAATATGATTCGGAAAACCATCACTTCTTGTGGATTTAGTCCAGTAAAAGAAAATGGACAGATCACTCATTATATAAAACGCATAAAAGAGATGTTGATTACCTGCGAATTTAGTTCTGTAAATACTGGAGTTGATATTTCTTATGAAATTCAAGGTGCAGTAAAAGAATCTGCAATTGAAGACAAGGTAGAATTAGGATTGAAATCAGATGCATCCGATGTTCGCGACGCTGCAAGAAAGTTAAAGAAGATTCTGGAAAAAGATCCGGAAGATGATCCGAACTACGATGCAAACCGAGATAAAGCAGAAAACGCCTTTGATCATGCAATCGAAAACTATAAAGAGGTTAAGAGAGCAAAGAAAGAGGAAGCTGCGAAAAAGAAAGAAAGAGAAGAAAGGAAATCTGAAAAAGATGTCTTGGAATCTGTTAAGAACTTTAGAAAGGAGAGTATCATTATTAACGAGTGGGTAAATGACACGTATAATGGAACTCTTAATGAGAATCATCCGTACTATGAAAATTCCTTTGAAGAGGTGAGTGATAAAAAACTTTCTCTTATGAAGAAAGCAAAGGATTGCAATTACAACACCATCTCTGAATCCGTTGAAAACCGAAAAGAAGAATTGGTGTTTATGATCAATTCTGTTTGTGAAGAGGCTTGTGTTGATACAGATAATGTGTTTGATTACATGGTTGATCTGATCAATGAATCTCCTAGTACGAATTTGTTTGATTCTTGCTATAACGTATTTGAATCTGTGTTTGACACCAAACTGGATGATATCAAGTTTACAGAAAGAGTGAACCGATTTGCAACCGATTTGGTTTCTCAGAATGAAACAGAAAAAATCTGTGAGAAGGTTTTGAATCAGATTGACTTTGATAAGGAACTGGTTGTCACAGAAAGTGATGAAGATGAGATCGATGAGGATATTAAACCCATCGTAAATCTTTTGAATAAGCTTGGATATACAGTGAAGTATTCTTGCTCTGGACATAATAGATCTAGAATTAAAGAAGATGGTTATCGAGATGGTGTATACCATGGAAAGATTTACACTACTGCACGACTGACCTTTGATAAGAAGTATAAGTTTGATACGATTCCAGAAGGATGGTATTTGAATAAAAACTCCGATACAACTGGAATTTATGTAAGAGCATATACTTACAACGAAAAAGATGGAACGCCGAATGAAGCATTTGAAAAATGGAAGAAACGCTATATGGGCGCGCTGAAAGACTGGGTAGAACATCTGAAAGAAAGCAAAGAAACAGATGAAGATCAAAAAATGGAATCGGCAATTAATGACTTTGTAGATTCTATTTTAAATCCCAAAGTGGAAGAGAGACCCGTAGTGGAATCGACATTTGAAGATATCGATGTGTTAGAAGTAATTGAACGAGAGATGTCTGAATTATTATAAAAACAAATCTGGTAAAGGAATTTAAAATTCCTTTACCAGATTTTTATTACTTTAAATCATTTCCAAAAGTAAATCTCTTTCCTCTTCACTGATTTCTCCATACCGACAAGACTCATAGATCTCCAAACGAATATCATTTGCAGATTCCTTCGTCCCATTTATTTTTTGTTGGATGTTTAAATAACGATTTGGTTTGTATCTCTCTTCCGGAGATTTTCCAACATTTCCATGTTTTTTCATCCAAGTTTGCTTCGGAACAGAAGATTGATAAACACTTCTTTCGTCTCCGTGTGGTGAATAATTCATTTCTTTTTCACCAGTCTGAGAACGATATTGATCCTCGATATCATATGCGGCATTGAAATGTTTTTTAGCATCTGCCGCATACCCCCATACTTTAGATCTGGGGTCAAAAATGGATTTATTATTATTTATTATTTTGTCTTGATTATCATGATATGATTTCATATGATCATCATACTCATTTTTCAATTTATTCGCCCATTTGTTATACGCATTTGCTTCCATTACAACATCATATAATTCATCAAAATTAGCCATAATTATTTCCCTCTCTTTTTTTATATTTGTACTAATCTGCTTTCTGTACCTGTATAAAACAATAATACTAAAGTATTATTGTTTTATACAGGTTGACTCATTCTTATTCTAAAAAGGAGAAAATGAATATGGATAAATTTACAGAGTTATATTGCACAGTAGAATCGGTTAATGAAGATAATTATTACGTAGAAAAAATGTCACCTGCCACAAAGCAAAAAATTAAAAAATATGCTCCAATGGTAGGTATCGGAGCTTTGGTCTCTGCTGTTGTTGGGCTTGTTGCTGGACTTGTCATCACAGATAATAAGAGAAAAGAGAATGGATACAACAAAAATCCGCAATTGAAATCAATTCGGGATGAGATTCTAAAAAAAGAAAAAGAAATTAATAAAGTTACGAAGGAATTAAATGAACATGCCAGTCGCCTGGAAACTATGACATTGGCTTATGCTATAATCGCTGAAACATCAGGAGCTCCTACGGTAACATTGACTGAAAATTCCAACGGAGGATTATCTATTACTAAAGTTGCCAGTGATGTTGGAGGAATCTCTTCAGCAAAATCAAATACAACTGAAGTAATGAATAAGAATTACAATTCAAAGGAATTTGTGAATGCTACAAAAAAACTTTCATTAATAGATGCAGAAGTTACCAAATACAATGATCTCGTAACAGAATTGCATCGGATTTATAAGGATTTGAAAAAATTACTTATACAACTCAATAGAGAAGTTAAAAAAGTGAAAGTTGATTCCCCTGCTGTTCAAGCAAAGATCGAGACCAGTCTTGCTGAAATAGATAAAAGATATGAGGAAACCATGAGAGAAGTATCTGCAAGAAACGCAGTATTTTCTAAAATCATGAAAGAATCTACTTCTGACAATGATATCAAACTTGAGATTTATGAGTCCTGTCGGTATGGAGAAATCTCGGAAGAAGAAAGAGATTTACTTTTGGAGATGATTTAACATAATAAAAAAATATGACCATGAACTTATCATAATCGATAAGTTCATGGTCATTTATTGTTTTATTAGTCCATAAGATCCAGAAGCAGATCTCTCTCGTCCTCGGAAATCTCACCGTAATAGCAAGACTCGTAAATCTCAAGTCTTACATCATCAGCAGACTCCTTCATAGCCTTCTTCGCTTCCTCAGCAGCATTAGCTTTCTCTTCAGCCTCAGCAGCTTTCTCGAGAGCTTTGATCTCTTTGTTAATTCTTCTTGTTTCACTCCAAGCTTCTCTAACAGAAATTTCACCTGCTTTAGCAGACTTCTTGATCTCTTCAATCTCTTTCTTCAAATCATCTACAGTCTTAACAATCTCTTTGTTCTTTGTCTTATGTCTGATCACGGTAAGAGAAGCAACACCAGCGGCTGCTAAGAGTCCAACACCTGCAAGGATTTCACCTTTACTCAAATGAGCAAAAATTTTCTTTTGAGGAACAGTCTCGTCACCATCAGAGTTTTCTCTCTTCTCTATATCTTTCTGAATTTTCTTAATCCTTGCGTTGTCGAATGCACCTTGTATGCGAGCTTTGCCCTCTCTGAGATCTTCTTTTTTATTAAATGCAAATCTAGAGAGTTTTTCTCTAAAAGTAGAAGGACCTTCTCCATCATTGTCTGTGATACGTGTTTTTTCGAGGTACTCAGTAAGATCCCTGCAACTCTCGATATATGCAATATCATCTGTATCCATATCATCGTCAATCTCAAACATGGATTCATAAGTTGCACCATTAATCATATCATACAACTCATCAAAATTAGCCATAGTTATTTTTCTCCTTTTTATAAAAAGATTTTACTATAAAAAGTATTCCTGTATAAAAACAAATTTTTTATTTTAAAAATATGTTTATATTAAAATTGCTAGTTTGAAAATGTACAAAACAAAATACTAATATGAACCGTAACTGAATAGAAAGGAAAAATTATATAAAATGAAAGAGTTTGATGTATATCAGGAAGCATATTACGGAAAAGCTGGATTGATTCCAAATATTGAAAAACAAATTGGAATTATAATAGATAAAATTAAAATTGATCCCCATTATGATGTAACTAATTCCACAGAGAATAAAATATTACAGAATTTAATCACAAAGCAATTTGGGTTTAAAGAAACCTATTGCATGTGGTATAAAGATTCCGAACTCTCTCCTCAAATAGCCACATATTCTTCTATAGATTCTGTTGTATCCGGAAAATGTATGTTTGAGATAGATTCAAAAAAAGGGTATTATGACAAAACGCACTCTACCGTTGCATTGATCAATTTATCAACTGCACTTGTTCGCTCTATTGACATTACCCCGAGAGAGTACACTGCCCTAATCTTGCATGAAATTGGTCATAATTTTGATTTTAGTTTTTATAAAGGGGTTTCATGGTTAATCAAGTTCATTCGTATTGTGAATGAATTAAGAAAAAGAAATTTTATAGATCCGATAAGTACTTTATTTCATAATGTGAATTCTTTAAAGTTCATTCCTGGAAGGATTAATATGATTTGTGAAAAAATTATAGGTTTTATTTTTGAAAAGATTCCAATCATAAAATCTATTTACGGATTTTTACTTAAATCCGGCGATTGGATTGGTCTTCAAATCCGTAAATTATCCACCTATATAAATATTCCTTTTACACCTCTTGAAGTTTTATTATCCCCCGTGAGTCAATTGTTTACGTTACCTGGGAAAAAATCAGAAGAATTTGCGGATTCTTTTGCTATTGCGTATGGTTATGGACCAGAACTTATCTCCGCTTTATATAAATCGGATCAATCAATGCAATTTAAAAGAACTAAGAAAGTTTCATCTTTCCCAATTATACGAGTATTAACGGATATTCGATTGGCGGAAGCAAGTATTTTAGATGAGTTTACTAGTCCTATGCATGGTAGTTCTTCCAATAGAACGACTATCGCAATCGAACTTCTGAAAAGAGAACTCGCAAAAACGGGCGTGAATCCTAAAGTAAAAAAAGAGATTCAAGAAAGCATAAATGATCTTCAAACGATTTACCAGAATTATTTGGATGGTAATGTGAATGGGGAGTATCTTGTAATTACTGCAGCAACAAGAACCGCAATTGATACCATGTTCCAAGGAAGAACTGATATTATTACAACATTATTTCCGAACTTTTATGCTGGTGATAGAACATTGGAATTAGAATCTGGAGATGATTCAGATATTGATACAGTATTAATGATTATGGAATCATTTAATGACGGATTGATAACAGAGCAAGATAGAGATGAGCTAATAATGATGATCTGAAAAAATAGAATCTAGAAGAGATATATTAATATATCTCTTCTAGATTCTTTAAATCATTTCCAATAACAAATCTCTTTCTTCTTCCGAGATATCTCCATACCGACAGGATTCATAAATCTCCAAACGGATATCATCCACAGATTCTTTGATTCCTTTGAGTTCTTTCTGTTGGTCTAAATATCTGCCTTCTTTGTATCGCTCTTCCGGAGATTTTCCAACATTTCCATGGTTTTTCATCCACTCTTTCTTCTTCTTTCTTGCAATTCTATAATCTTCGCAAGTACCAAATCTATTCCCGTGAGGACAGTAATCTTGGATATTACCACCGATCTGATTATAGTACGCCGTATCTGCAACATGCATTTTTGTATCATGATAATTAGCTTTGTTAGTATAATCAACTTTGTTAGTATTATAATCAGCTTTGTTAATTAGGAGATTATCAGGTGACAAATTTCTTAAACGACGACGATAACTATCACGTTTCTTGCGTTCTCTATCATACTCATCTTTTAAATTATTCGCCAATTTGTTATACGCATTTGCTTCCATCACCACATCATACAATTCATCAAATCTACTCATTTATAATCCTCCTTATAATACTCTACCTGTATAAAACTGTAAAAATAACAATCTATCTATTAGATAGATTGTTATTTTTACAGGAAAAGAAAAAACTAGATAGAATCAAATAATGATTCTATCTAGTTTTATATTACTCTTCAATCATATCCAGAAGCAGATCTCTCTCGTCCTCTGTAATATCACCGTAATAGCAAGACTCATAAATCTCAAGTCTTACATCATTCACAGACTCTTTTATACCACGCTGTTGAGATTTCAATTGCTGGATTTCTGCTTTTAACTCTCTACTCATTTTTTCAAGAATTTTTATCTGTTTATTCATTTTCATTTGTAATCTTGCCCCACCGGTACTTTCTATTCCGGTCTCTATAGCTCCTACAGCACCTCCCATAGATATGATTCCAGTTAAATCCTTCATGCTTTCCCAATTAGAAGCAATTTTATAATCTCTATCATATCGTCTGTCACACTCTTCCTCTAATTTATCTCGTTCTTTGCTAGGAGGGCACGTATAAACTGCACTATATTCAATTGAACGATTCTCGATAGATTTCTTCATAAATTTCTCTAGTAATTTACCTTGTGCCACATACATCAAACCAAAAACTGCTCCAATTTCTAACGACAATTTAGACATATTTGCATACGTTTTTCTCTGTTCTTCAAACCCTATCCCATTCAATTTTACTTTTTTCATATGATCGATTAGTACATCTATTTTTTCATTGCATTTTTCTAATTCATCTACGTCCCCGTTTTTTTTTGCTTGCTGAACTCTTTTCTTAACATCTTTTAATACGAACCTTACGGATTTCAATTCGTCCTTTGATTTCCTAGGTGTATATGGCTGTTCCATTTCTTTTTCTCCTTTATCTTTCTTATTTTTTTCGTTTTTGAAATCATTTATTAATTTGTTTTTTCTAGGGATTTAAAAACAGGAGGGGATGATAAATTTTTATAAAAAGTTTTTTCCTCCTGTATAAAACAATAATACTTTAGTATTATTGTTTTATACAGGTACAGAAATGTAGACCAATAAAATCTGTAAAAAGAGAGGGAAATAATTATGGCTAATTTTGATGAATTGTATGATGTCGTGATGGAAGCAAATGCGTATAACAAATGGGCGAATAAATTACAGGATGAATATATCAAAGCAAGGAAAAAACGTGACATATTTGATAGTATGAATACTAATCTTGCACATAAAAAAGCTGATTACTATCATACCAAAATGAGTGCTATAAAAACTGATGCATTTAATAGACTTGGGTCTGATATCACAAAATACAGTCCTCGTGGATGTAAGAGTGATGCCGGCAAACAATATGCAAAAAACACGAAAAGCAACTGGATGCAGTATCATGGCAATGAGGGAGAATCTCCGGAAGAAAAATACAAAGCAGGCAGATATCTGGATGCACAGAAAAAACTCAAAGGAATCAAAGAATCTACGGATGATCTTCGTTTGGAGATTTACGAATCTTGTCGGTATGGAGAAATCAGTGAAGAAGAAAGAGATTTGTTACTTGAAATGATTTGAATTTCTATTTAGAAGATAGATACCAATTGGTATCTATCTTCTTTTTTTTGTATAAAAAAGTAAAAGGGGTTGTCCCCCTCAACTATAACTATATACAAACCCCTGATACTTAGTCATCACTATAATATATTTCTATTTTTCTTACAGATTACATTTCTTCGATTTCTGAATTTTTTGAATAAAAACAGTCCTTTAAGCTCAAAAATGAGAATCTAAGAAAGGGGGTATAAACCGTGTCACATTTTCATACAGACCATACGTTTATCTATTTGGATGATGACTACATGGAATTCTATATTCCTCTTGCTTTTTTTGATGAGCAGAAAAAATATGCGGTAGACTATTCTTCCTATATCGAAACTCTAGGTTTGTTTTACGCAGGAATTTTTGAAAACGGAAATTTCAAAAAGTACGAAGTTACAAAACATCCTTATCAGATTAAGATGTATGTGTACAATTCCTCAAACGAAGTGAAGGATTTCCCACAAGAGAAGGGAGTACCTTGTAAGGTATTAAGATATCACCGAGGAATGAAAGTCATGGATGCCAAAGTCATTCAAGATTCTCAAAATTCATTGCAGTACTTGGATATTGTCATGGATGGAAAAATTCCAAAATCCATTCCTTATGACAAAACCGCGGAACTATGGACAAAAAACCAAAGAACGAATAATGTGGGTTTTGGTGTAAGATCGGAAGTAGAGGAAATGGTACTTTCCCTAAATTACCGAAATCCCAAAGACTTATCTCAGACCTTCGCTTCCTTATATGGAAGTGATTTATCGATTTCTGCAAATGATTATGAAACCGTTGGGATTAGACAGATTTGTCAGTATGCATCCACCTTCTCATCCATTACGTTTGAGGATATGGATACCATGATTACAACGTCGATTAACCGAGCAAGAAAGAAAGGAAAAGAAACGTTTTCTCCGGTGGAAGAGACCATTAAAATGTGATTTTTTCTTACAAGAAGACCGTCTCTTTTTAAAAACAAATAATTAAATCAATATTTTATTGAAAAATGTAAAAAGGAGGTCGTCAATTATGGCGTCAGAAATTCAGATTGTCCCTAAGTGGCAATTCCCTCATGTCGAGACTTTTATCTACGACAATACTGAGGTAACTGATACCTCTACTGTCGAAGCAGATGATAGTTTTAAAACAATTCATGTATTTCGAAGTGGTAAGGGTATTGACAATAAAATCGTAAAGAAGACAGACCTTAGTGACTTCACGGACACCTTTGGCAAAACAGATTACAAAAAGTATGGTCAGCCTTTGATGATGCCTGTTGCATCACTCAACACTGGACTTACTTCCGTATATGCAATGCGTGTGATGCCGGAAGATTCCACTTATGCAAACGCTGTCCTTTATGCATACTATCGTACCGTTGATACGACTATTACAGAAGCTGTTGTAGATCCGATTACTGGTGAGCAGGCATACGGTGGGGATGATGGAGTAACTCCTCAGACCAAGACCGTAACCAAGAAGATGTTCCAGGTAATGTTCCGTTCGGTAAATTACGGTCCTACCGTAGAAGACGGTGTCGTTACTGCTGGAATATTTACTGCAAAGGATCTGGATGCAGCAGTGAAAGCAGATACAGTAAACAACAAGAATATCGAAGATCCCGATGGTGTAAGTCCTGAGTGGGTTTGCGTTCCTTTGTTGAAATTCCGTTCCGTAGGTCATGGTATTTACGGTAACGACTATCGTTGGAGAATTACTAAGAATACCGAGTATGAGAAGGATTATGAGAAGAAGATTTACACCTTTGAGATTCTTAACGATGACAACGGTGTAGAGAAGGTTGCTACGTATGTAGGAACGATTATCACTTCTTCTATCAACAGTTCTTCTGTACTGATTGATGATGTGATCTCCAACTACGATGATGGTACTTATCCGGTGGATATCTCTGTTTATGAGGACTCTGTAGATGCATTCTACACTGCTTATTCCAACTTCCTCACAGAGCTTGCAACCGATACCGGTGTAGAACTCACTGTTCCTGATGAGGATGAGTTCGATATCTTCTTTGGTAAAGAGTTGAACGCTGAGACCAGTTATTCCAACTATCTGATTGTGGATAGCACCAGTGATCTTTACCCTCTTCAGTCCGATGAGAACGCTGTTTCTCTGAGTGACGTAATGGGTAGCTACCTGGGTGGTGGTCATGATGGTTCCTTTGCATTTACTTTAAATGAAGATAACACCGTTACCAATGGTGCACTGACTCTCTTGAATTCCAGTGATTACACCAAGAAGTACTATGTAGATGCGGTAAGATCTGGCATCAATTATTTGGGCATCGAAGATGCAACGGTTGAGGATTATATTTATGCAAAGGCATTCAATGGTCTTTTGGATAAGGCAATTCTTTCTACCAGACGTACTCCTGCAGATTACCTGCTTGATGCAAACTATTCTTACTACACCAAGATTTCCTTGGCTCAGTTTGCAATCACTCGTAACGATGCTGTTTGCTATATCGATACTGGTATGGATTATGATACCTTCTCTTCTTCAAACTTAAGAACGCTTGAAGATAAGTTCAGTGGTATCTTTATGAACAGAGCAATCTCTATCAATGCTCACAGCTACAAAGTGGCTGATCCTTTCAGCAATCGTAAGGTTGAAGTTACGTCGACATACTTCATTGCAAGCGCTCTTCCTACCCATTGGAATGAGAATGGTATGCAGCAGCCTTTTGCAAAGTCCTTTGCAGTACTTACTGGTCACGTAAAGAACTCTGTATCACCTGTTGTTGATTTGTATGAGTCTGATCTTATGAACGAGCTGGCTAATCATCGAATCAACTACATCGAGGCAGTTGGTGAGAACGTGTTCCAGAGAGGTATTCAGAATACTGCTCAGACCATTAATTCCGATTTGCTTGAGGAAAGCAATATGCATATCCTCTTCTGGTTGAAGAGAAACATTGAGGCGGATAACTACAGTTATCTGTACAATTTTGCATCTGCTTCTGAGAGAACTGCATTTAGGCAGTATGAAGTTGCAAAATACGAGAACATCGTTGGCACACTCGTTTCCAGCTTTGATATCACCTTTGATATGAACGATTGGGAGACGGACAGACAGATCTTGCATTGCTACGTAGAAGTGGTATTCCGTACCATCATGAAGCGTGGCATCATCGAGATTGATGTTAACAGACGTTCTGCTGAATAAATTGAAAGGAGAAAAAGGCTATGGCTACTAAGACAAGTCAGTCTTATATTAAATCACATACAGACGAAAACCTGACAAAGTACGCTTTGTTCCTTGGTGGTCTGGATGTAACCCATGACGTGTTAGCTTCCTATGATCCTTTCATTGGTGGTAAAGCGCGTCTTTTCATGACTAGAACACCTAGTTTTATTGATTGTGCAGAATCCGGTATGCAGTCAAAGTTCAAGAAGTTCAAACACATCTTGGAGTATGCGAACACCGCTATTTCCGGCATTAATGACGTTGATGTAGAGGCACCGGATTTGACTGGTGGTTATGTTGGAAGATCCTTCCAGATTCCTACCATCGCAAAGAACAACACCAACAGCTTCACTGTTTCTACCTATGAGTTTTCTGGTAGACCAATCGGTGAGGTACTTCACTGGTGGGTTTCCGGTGTTATGGACCTTCAGTCTGGATTTGCTACTTATCATGGAGTAAATCTCCCGGTAAAGCAGTCCAACCATTCTGCTGAGTTTATTTATTGCTTGACCGATAGAACTGGTTCCTCTGATGGAATTGAGTTTGCTTGCATGTTTGCAAACTGCTTCCCTATGAGAATCAAGATGGATCATTTGAACTATCAGTCTGGTCAGGCAGAAATTGCGCAGATGGATATCGAGTTTACTTGTACCATGTATGAGTCTCCTTTGATCAACCAGTGTGCAAAGAAGCTGCTTGAGAAGTATCAGATTCTGATGGATTCCTTCGACTTCAATCCGAAGTGGGATATCACAAAGAACGATACTGCAGAGGCTACTTCTTACGATATCACAACTGGTACGTTGAAGACATCCTAACAAAAAAAAGAAGAAGTGACGATAAACTCGTCACTTCTTCTTTCAAACCTTTAAAACGGAATTGGATACTTTAACTTGCATCCTTTCCACTCGGAATTTCCCTGAGCATCTTTTAAAAACCCCTGCAATTCTTCGATGGCATCATTACATCTCTGATAAGTATTCTCCGCTTTCGCATCTGAAATATAATCATAGAAGATTGCATACAACGAAGTATCCCGGTCAATTTCTTTTATGAAGGGAAAGATCTTTGCACCATAATGAACTCTGCTTTTATTTTCATCACAAAGACCCTGGACGGTCATAACCGAAACCATAATATCATTCTTCGCCATATAAGAGAAATACTCGGTAACTGCTCCACTGACAGGAGTATCCAAAGGTTTCGAATAAATACGATTATACAACTTCTTCAAAATCGTATTCATGGTCATCTTCGGTTTCTTATCTAACGTAAGATATCCTGACTTATAAACGATGATGTCACTGTACAGTTCATAAGTATCCCCCTTCAATTCATCTAAAATCAGGTACTCCCTGGTTTTTCTTCCGATAATTTCCTTGATAACCCTTCCGTCTTTCATCAATAAGTAGAGAGTCTTCTTATGGTTCGGATCTCGAAGGAAGATCCAATCCATATCAAACCCTTGATAACGAAGACCGGATTCTCTGGCATCGTTTTCATAGTTCATCCATATGTCGTAGTAATACCTTGCATCATGCATTATGTAGTTCCTCCTTTATTTACGGTTTATTCAAGGAAATATTACATCATTATATTAAGAAAGAAAATAATGGATAGAGAACGAATTCCCTATCCATTATTCTATTACATTTGTTCGTCATCAAAGTCATCAATATTATCAGTATTTTTATTTTCAGGTTCCAGTTTCTTCTTCATCAGATTCAACTGAATCTCATCTTTCCATCCCATAATCTCTTCCAGGTCAATTGCCGGCATATATTTTGTAAAGATTTTTCTGGTAAGTTCTTCCGCAATTTCAATCTTCACTGGATCGTTATTCCACTGATCTCCAAGTACTGTTGTCAAGATAGACTGTTTCATTGCATCAAATGCTCCGAGGGCATCCTGTTTTACAACGTTATTGGTAAACTTCGGAGGAGTCAGCGTAAACTTAAAGTGAATCTCTTTTCCATTGTTATCGGTGATTCCAGAATACTTTGCAACCATCTGGTAGAATCTGGTGATGGATTCATTAAAGTCAATCTGGTAACTCATCACACGACCTTGGAATCTGGTGTTTGCCACTTCGATTGATTTTGCAAAGTCTGCTTCATTTAAGTAGTTCATAATTGCAGAAGGTACACCAGTTCCCAAGATATAGGAGTTTCGAAGAAGTTCCATTAAGTCATTATTTAACTGAACCTCTTGACCTTGTAAGATTTCCGTCTCGAAACCTTTTTCTCCATTTCTTCCTGTAGGGATGTACATTTCTCCACCATTTCCCACTTTCCGAAGCATGGTAGTGTAACTCATCAAATCCATGATATTGATCTGATGATTCTGTTTATCCCTTGCAATTTGCTGTATTTTATTTGCGATGTTTTTATCAATTCCAGAAGTTTTGATATAGTTTACCTTTTGATCATTGGAATACAAAATGATAGAGGTAATCTTAAATAACAACAGCATGAGATACAGTTTTGCATAAAACAAAGACGGCTGAACGATAGAAACACCATTCTTATTCTCGTCTTCGTTTACTTTAAACTCACAAACATATTCCACAGGAATATATTGGAATTTCAATTTCTTAGAATTTAAATCATAATACATCAAAGCATCTGCGATGATTTCTTTCACATCTGCGTTGGTCTTTAAAAACTTCTTATCAAAAGAGCAAACGATTCGATTCACCAAGTTATCGATGATCGTTCTCTGTCTTCCGTTTTTATCGTATTTATTATAATAAATCGTACTACTCAAAATTCCAGTAGACGGTTTAATATCTTCTTCCCGAATATAAAAATATCCAATGGTTCTATTTAAGATCTTTAATGGTCTCATATGAATCGGATCAACCTGTTTGATATAGCAATCAGTAATATTTCCGAAATCTTTTTCAGTCTTTTTAACTTTCTTCTTATAATCCTTGGTATCGTAAACACCCTTATCCATATGGGTGACTTCTGTAAAAAGATTCTTTTCTCCACTTTCAGAAAATTCCTTGAATAATTCTGCCAAAGAATCTGCTCCTTCGGTAACAAAAGGAATTGGGGTATCCTCGGGATAAACAACAATGTTATCCATGATGGTCCCAATTTCATCCATTACTTTTTCGGTGAAGTTTTCTTTATCTGTTGCATTCACAGACTTTCCAAGCGTACGAATCTCCACATCCGAAAACTGAGAGACAAATTCTTCTGCGCATTCTCTTAAGTAGTTTTCTTTTAAGTCTTCCATAGAAGTCTTATTCGTTACTTGATCTTTTACCGATTCCTCATAAAAATCCATCAGAGTAGATTCTTGATAATGCATGGCATCTGCTACAAAACTTCTACCTGTTACAGGATCATTCATCTTCTTTGAAAAATCACTAAAGATCTTTGAATAAGGGATGATATAGGCATAATACTGACCATAACTTAAGGTCTTTGGAATGATATGGTTTTTGACCATCTGTTGAAGTTTGAAGTTCTCTTCCATATTTTTGATCTTGGAAGAATAGTTCTCATCATCTTCATCTGAATCAAACTCAAAGGATCTAGAAACTCCACCATCCGTTAAATCTGGTGATACAATGGCATCACGTGTTACCAGGATTGCTTCATTTAACTCGATAAGCTGGGAACAGATCTCATTTAAATCCTGAAATTTCACCATATCATTTTTATAAGCATCTGATAAGAAATTGATGACCTGTCCATCATCGGAGTTTAAAAAGGTCTCTAAATCCGGAGAATTCCAAGATCTCTTTTTATCCGAATCATAAAGCTTTGCCATGAAGGACGATACATCATTTCCCTGTTGATGGTTTAAGCCATCCATTTGTGATTTCACAATCGTGTTAAACTGAGAAATCAATGATTCCTGATCAGCTTTTTTTGTTGTACCATATAAGGACAGCTCCATCTGATCTAACATGGAATCTATATTTTTAATGATTGATTCATTTCGTTTTTTATCAGAAGGACTCATTTTCTCTTCTGATTCATTTTCATTGAATAAATCAGGCATTATCGTTTCTCCTTCCCTAAAGATTAAAAAACTGTTTTTTCTCTAGTTAAATACAAAAAAGAAAAGAATACAAAAAAGAAGGACCTGCATAAAATGCAGTATCCTCCTTCTTTGTGTTGAGTACTAAGTAGCTTCTGACTTAGATTGCATAGAACAGGATCTTGCGAGGATCACTACTTAATTTATCGCTAGAATCCTTGTAGACCATCTGACATCCAATCGTGTTGTCCTTGTTCTTTAAAATTGCCTTGTATTTAGCAGTGAAGGTTGAAAGATCTTCAAACCCATATCCGATATCACGAAGACGATCCACAACCTCTTCTCCCGAACAGAACACCTCATTCCCACAGATACGGTTCAGCTTGTCAACTGTTTCTTCAATCTTAGACTTAGGCTGTTCCTGAACCTTTGCTACGTTTGTTCCGGTTACAGCATGAATCACCTCACTATCTAATCCATAATACAGAGCAACCTTCTTATTGTGAGCTTCAATTACAGCCATAATATCGATCGTTTCATGCTTTAATTCCATTTCTGTCATAAGTACCTCCAGGCTCTTGATATTATCTCCACCTAAAATGTTTTTGTTCTTACTTTCGTCCGTTCATTCATACTAGGACCACAGTAAATTATATGAAGTTTTTAAATCAGATTTGAGTAATTAAATTACTTTATTTATTCTGATTCACAAAAATGATATATCATTGAGAATATTGACTTTTCACTTTCAGGATCATACTAAATGGAAAACAGTTCTTTAAAATATTACTAGAAAAGAGGATGAGATTTATGGCAAGACGTCATCTGATACCGAGTTATGAAGAAAAGAGAGATCAAGGATTTCAAACGAAAATTCCTAATAAATATAGAAACTTACCTGGATATGATCAGGTAGATCCAAAAACAGCAAATGATGTACTGGATCATTTTGGTGAGAAATTCCCTGAGGTATACTCTAGGATGTATCGAAACAATGATATGCCAAAGGAAAAGTATAATCGAGTTTTGGGAAACTACGCTTATAACATAGCAAAAGAGAAAATGAAAAAAGAAAAAGAGGATTACGATAAAGAGTATGAAAAACAACATCCGCGTTTTTCTACACGCGTATCAAATACTGCAAATCATGCAAAAGATCTTCTTAAAAAGAAACCAGGAATGAAAGCAGCAATGGAAGCGGTAATAGAATCTGCGAATGATGGAATCATCTCAAGAGAAGAAGTAATCTACTTAATGAACGCTTTAAGATAAAAAAAGAACTTGCGGGTTTTGCTCGCAAGTTCTTTTTGTTTTTATAAATCGTTCGGAATCCCGTAATAAGGATAGACAAGTCTATCCCCAGCGTGAATACTATATTCCCAATCCAAACTGTTGATAGAACGAACTTCTTTCATCCATGCTTGCCTAGTGTAGTAATCAGCCGTATCCGGATGAATGTCACAAGCTCTGTCATAAAGACTCCATACCGTTTCTCCATACTTCGGAGTCATGCTTCCATATAACTTATAAAGCCCATCTGGAAGTTCTACTGCCGCATTTGTTTTCTTGTGGGATACTCCAACGAAGATTGCAATTACAACTAAAACGATGATGAATATTACTGTTTTCTTTCTCATTTGTTTTCTCTCCTTATTCATATTTGAGGTAGGTCAAGATCCAGCTTGCCCCCATGATGTCTTCCAACTCTCTTCCAGGAATATTGGATGTACGAATCTTTGCGTTGGATCCCCAACCGTGTTGTACACTCACTCTGCTGGTATTGAGTTTGGCATTAAACAAACGACGAACAACCAATCCGGTTCTTTGAGATAACTTCGGAAAATCGTAAGAATCCAACCAATGATCTTCCGTAAATTTATCCTTCGGGAACTTCGGATCATAACATTCGATATGAATATGCTTATACTCCTTCTCACGAATGTCTGCCTCTTGTAACCTCCTTGTTTCAAGAGTTGTAGTAATCGTAATGATGTTTGTAAGGTCGCCGACATGCAGTGTGACATACTCTAAAGCATCTTCAGAATATGTGTAGGTCAAATCACATTTGTTTCCACACTGCTTGATCAGCCTCCCCCTTTCATCGTACACCTCTTGAAGCTCTTCTTCAATTACGGTTACTTGCATAACGATACCTCCTTGGTATTTTTGCTTTATGAACTTTTCTGATCTGATTGTAGTGAAGTTATATACAATAGATTCAAATAAATATTATATCATTACCCGATTTTACTTTTCATAGCTGTGATCTTTTAGGCAAAAAACAGTCTGTTAATCCGAAACTATAAGAAAGTAGGTGTATTACATTGAAACTAGAGTTGTTGGATACGGAAGAGTTTATTAGCATGAATCATTTAAAACCAGTAACCTCTCCCGTTACACTTCAAAGAGGAAATATTCCTCACCCAAATGGGTTATTTAGTACCGAAATATTTGGAATGACTCCAAAGGATCGAAAACAAACCTTTGCCTATATTGATTTAGGGCATGTGTTCTTTCATCCTCATGTATATAAGATCATCAAAAGATTCTTTCGAAATGTAGAAAAAATCGTAGATGGATCTTCGTTTTATACCATCAATCAAGATGGACATCTTGTGATCTCTGACGAAGTTCATGGAGAAACGGGAGTTCAGTTTCTTTATGATAACTGGGATAAAATCAAATGGGAATATACTGATTCTTCTGCAAGAAATGAACGAATTGATATTGTAAATTATTCCAAGAAATCCGAAGTCTTTTTAAGTAAAGTTGTGGTAGTTCCTGCATTTTACAGAGATGTCTCTTCTGGTTCCGGTGGAGGATCTGTTCAGGAAATCAACAACTTTTATTCCAACTTAATTAGACTTGCCTCTATTTTAAGAGAGAACGATTCCTTTGGATGGTCTTTGTATTCAACACAATTTGCAATACAAGAACTTCTTGTGGATGTGTATGATTACTTTAAGGATAAATTGGAGAAGAAGAATGGTCTTCTCCGAAAATATCTTATGGGTAAGAACGTAGATCTATGTACCAGAACCGTTATTACTGGTACGCCATTCCATGCAAATAAACCGGATGATCTAAAAATAAACTTAAGATATTCTGGAGTTCCGATGCATCAGATTCTTGCTTTATGTCAACCGTTTATAATGGCATGGCTTAAGAATTTCTTTGATAGAGAACTAATAGAGAACAAAGAAAAATATTTGGTAGATCCGAAGACTGGAAAAGTTTTAGAAGTCTTAGAGATTAAAAATCCAGAAGCAGTCTTTACTGATACTTATCTACAAAAGAAAATGGATTCCTTTATCGACGATCCGGAAACACGATTTGAGATCATTGAGGTTCCGTTAACCAACGGAAGAAATTCTGCTTTGGTATTTCGTGGAACCAGAATGGATATGGCATCGAAAGATGAACTTGCTACGATTTCTACAAGACCTATGACCTGGACGGATTTGTTTTTCATGGCTTGCGATGATGTGGTAAAAGATAAACACTGCCTGATTACTCGTTATCCGATCATCGACCAGTTCGGTGTGTTTGTAACAAGAATTCGAGTAATTAGTACTGCAGAAACCATTCCTATGCAAGTTGGAGAAAAGATCTATCCGTATTATCCAAAGGTGCAAATAGGTTTCCCGGAAGAGAGAATTGCTACCTTGTTTATCGATAGTACACAGTTCTCGAACGCGTATCTCCCTGGTCTTGACGGGGACTACGATGGTGACCAAATCACTGTAAAAATCTTATGGACACAAGAAGCAAACCAAGAGTGTGAAGAAGTAATGAATAAAAAATCATACTTCGTAAACACAGGTGAAAAATTCATTCGATATGTAGAAATCGAGGTAATCCAAACGTTTTATAACTTAACTAAAGATCCAACTAATAAAAATAGATCATTGACTCCAGTAGAAACGGAAAAACTCCTTAATATGAAAGGAGAAGATTTTACATTTGAAGTATTGACAGATATGTTCGGTTGCGTAGATCATCCAGATGGAAAGAATTATCCTACGTTTTACCCAGAGGATACTATGACAATTCCTAAGAATGGATATTTAAAGAATACAGAACCTATCAAAACAACAGTCGGTAGATTTGTATTTAATAAAATCCTTTGTGAAAAAACTGGAATTGCTCCTGTAGTTGGATATGTGAATCTGGAAATCACCGAAGGTTGGTTTAGTGGTTTCGAAAAGAAGATTGCTAGAGATCTGCTTCTTGATAAATATACAACAGAGCAAATGTATGATTACGTAGATACAAGAGACTGGTTAGGAATGCAGTTACATGCACTCATTACTCCTTCCTTTACACCAGGTACAATCAAGATTCATCCTGAAGTTCAGAAGTTAAAGGATGAATTATTTAAAAAGTATGAAAAAGAAATTGCAGCTGGTGATGCTGCAGTTACAGAAATGATTGAAAAAGCTTTGATTGAAAAGACAAAAGAAGTCTTTAAGGATGATCCCGGAATGGACCTTTATAACTCTGGAGCTCGTGGTAGCTTGGGTAATAACTATAAAAATATTGCCCTGATGAGAGGAGCTGTTTATAATAGAGGAAAAGGAAAATTCGAAGTCGTGAAGAACTCCTTAAACGATGGACTTGCAATCAAAGATATTCCTATTTCTTCAAACACCATTCTAGAAGGAGCTTACCCGAAAGCTTGCGGTACTCAGGAATCTGGATACATTGCAAAGCAACTTCTTGCAGAATGCCAGACAGAATGGTTAGATGTGCATGGATCCGATTGCGGAACCAAGAGGGGAATCCCTATCGAAATCACAGACGAAAATTATAAACGATACATTGACCGCTATATCATGGTAAACAAAAAGCCAGTTTTACTGGATGACGATACCATCAAAAAATATATTGGGAAGAGAGTAGAGCTTAGAACTCCTATGACTTGCATCAAAACTGCAAAAGGAGGACTTTGTAATATTTGTGGTGGAGAGTTTTACTATCGAACGGAAAACACCAATATTGGTCTTTCCGCTTCGAAGATAGGAAATGCTCTTTCTAGAATGAACATGAAAAAATTCCATGATAACGTTGTTCACTTTAGTGAAATTGACGTAAACGATATGTTTATTTAAAAAAAAAAAATAAGAGGTTGGATTTTTCCAACCTCTTATTTTTATACTTCTGTAGAATGAATTCCATTCATAACACCAATAGCAATCACCATATTATCGATAAATGTCTTAAAGTCTTCTCGATCTCTATTGTCAATTACCACATCAATCTGTGCATTTCGATTGCGGTAAAAATTGTCGAATTCTTTTCTTTCGGATTCCAGTCTCTTTAGGAATACCTCTAGTTTATCTCCTCTGTCTTTACATCTTTTCTTAATCGTACTTTCTTCTGCATAGACGTAGATCGTAAAGATCTTGTATTTGTCTCCTAATTTTTCCTTTAAATATTTTAATCCGTTGGGATTAATAATATAAACCATAATATCTTCATTTAAGTCGGATTCTACTGCACAATATTCAATTTTGGTTTTCTCATTAATCGTATAAGCTATTACATTCTCGTTTTCTACCAACTTATCAAAATCTTCTTTGGTGTCAAACCAGTGCTCTTTTCCATTTGTTTCATAGTTTCTTTTCGGTCTTGTCGTATGTGATACTACTTGGTTGATATGTAATAAGTCTTTAAATCGGTTTGCAAGTGTATCCTTTCCTGACCCTGTTTTCCCAATAATTGCAATTATAGTTTTCATGGTATTTTGTTCTCCTTTAAAATAGCTTATTTTATTGTTAATTTTGTTTTATCCCAACATCTAGTGGGATACCCCTCTTTTAAAAGCAATTTTAATCTTTTACCATAAAAAAGAACTGATTTTTAACAGTAGTTAGAAGACCAGTTCTTTTCAATTTCATGAAATTCATGTTTAGGTATCACTTGTAACATCCATAAATGGATACCAGTCTTCATCCGTAAGTTCGAACTGTTCATATCGTATTTCATTTCGATAGCGATTATACATATCATCTAGATATTTTAATTCTGTTGGGTCAGTAATACAATCCAGCTCATCATCCATTTTCTTTTGCATTACAAGAATTGCTTTTTCTAAGGTTTCTCTTTCTTCGTTTTCTAGATCATCCACTTCAAACGTTCTCTTTAGAATTTCAATTGAAAATCGATATTCCGAAAGTAGAATATCCAGATTCTCTTTTGCAAAGGAATAGTATTTTGTCTGAATGTAATTCCTTCCAAATCGAACCAAATAGAAATCATAGTAGTCGGGTTTTCTCTTTATTACTTTCCCTTTGCATTTTACGAGTTTATATTTCTTTTGTCTTTTTGCTAGAGAATAGTAATATTGAGAAACCACCCTTCTACTTTCATGATATGCTATAATCTTTTCCGATTCATTTTTTCCATTTATAGAATCATCGATAACAGCATAGTATGTCATGTTAAGCTTCTCCTTTAATTAACTGCTAAGCAGAGCTTGTATAAAGAATCCATCTTGTTTAACGCACTTGTAGAGATTGCTCTTTTGACACTATCCAAAGATAAGATAGATACAATTAAAGTAGCAACCAATCTTGCAATGATTTTAACGATCGGATGAAGATCAGAAAGAACCTTTTTAATCTTTCCAAACAGATCTCCGGAAGAGATTTTATCTACTGCCCAGAGTCTTACCTTTTTACTCTTCGGCTCATAGAAACAAATCTTTCCTTTCTTCATTTTCTTTTTCTGTTTCTTCATCTTCTTTTTGTCCGCTTCATAGATCTGATACTGAATATCTTCAATATCTCCTACGATCTCCTGATACTGACTATCAATTTTAGAATCAAATACATCCATCATCTTTGAAGAACTTTTTAATTCTTTTGACATAGAATAAATTACCTTCCTTTCTTTTCTTTATTCTACGTATATAATATATTTCTATTTTCTTATTTTTCTTATAATAATTTATTCTACAAAATGAATTTATAAATTCATTTTGTAGAATAATTCAAGAAGAGAAATCATTTGATTTCTCTTCTTGAATTATATAATAGAAATATATTATTTTATTAGTTAGAAAATAGAAAGGAGGATAGTTGAAAATATTTTTAAATTATTTTTCATTAGCCTATAACAATTATTTAGCGAAAGAACCTTTTTGGAAATTCGCTTTTTCCCTATATTATATAATAGTATAAGGCTAACGCCAGAGGCGAGATTACATCTGGAGTCGAAACTTAAAGACCGCGGATACGAACCCCATAGAACTGATTCTCTTACCGGTTAACCGCTCCGCGGCAGCAATGTTTTGGTACTAAATTATCTTTGACATAATATAACAATTGATATTTGTAATTTTATATATCGAAAGATTATCAATTGCAAAAAATATTGAAAAATCGCGGTTTTTCGTTCAGTATTTTCGGGAAGTTGGACAACAAAAATAGGATCTATCCCAAAGTTCCCGGCAAAGTAGGACAAACGCAAATTCGCCAAATCGTCAAATGCGTAACAATGTACAACATCGTGAAAATACCCAGTAAATACAAGGGTTTCAGGACTTCAGAAAACGAATTCGAAAGGAGATTACAGATGGAAACATGCATACCAAACTATTATATGTCAGAAGATGAATTGAAGACCAAGTATTTGATAACAGATGAGGAATTAAAAATCTATCTGGAACGGCACTTGATCAGACCTGTGAAAATTGCAAATGGAAAATATTATTTCACAGATTATACCGTTAAAAGGTTTGTTGAAAAATACTTAAAGGTGCCGGAAGTAGTTGATGGCAAAAAAGATGTGATTTACATTAGAGTATCAAGGGAGACAGTAATGAAAGATGAAGAGGATGGTGGAGTCGAAGAAGTACAAACCACATACTCTCATAATTTGGCAGAAACCTATACTCAGTTTATTTTAAACACGTTATCAGCAAGGCATCTTGTCGCGCATAATATTTATGTTGATTATGTGTATAACGATAATGTGGTAAAACCTGAATTTGAAAAACTTCTGAATGAAATAAAAGAAGGTAAAATACGAAGAATCTATGTTCCGAACGATTATTTGTTTGGGTTTAATGCTATGGATGATATTCAAAAGATTCTCAAACTACTCAATGTAGAAGTAGTAGTTATTGATATCAATCAGACGGTTCTTGAAAACTGTAGAACGATTGTAACGAGATTAGAGACCAGAAATTTCTGGAAAAATTTACTTCACTTCATTTTGGTGGAAGGAAGAACACGAAATTGGATAAATGAGTACGGACGGCGTCTTGCTGTAGATAAGTATTTATCCAAATATTATAATATAGAAAACGTGAAACTGAAAAATCAGATTAGTAAAACGGTAAAGAGAGGAGAAAGAAGTTTACATGAACAGGATGGATGGCAGAATTTCTATCGATGAAGTTGCAAAATTTTTAAACGTTAGTAAAAAGACATTGAGAAGGTGGGATGCCTCTGGGAAATTCGTTGCGCACAGAGATCCCAACAACAACAGGAGGTATTATACTCATGATCAGTTGCAACAATTTCGGAATGGGCATTCGAAGTATCCGGAAGTGAAAGACAGAATTGCAGTTTATGTAAGGGTACCTGACTTTAATATGGATCGGTTGGATAAACAAGAAATTGAAGTCATGAAGTATCTGAGAAATTATGATTCCACAATTGATATATCTGCAATCAACGTTTATACAGATTATGGATATGAATATGATTTCAGTAGACCTGGATTTAACAAATTACTGTACGATGCCGCGAGTAATAAAATAGATAAAATTGTTGTTTTAGACGAAACCATTCTTTGCGGCGTCTTCAGTGGATGGTTTACAGCATTTTTAGATGCTATTTACTCTGTGAAAGTGATTACATGTGAAGAGGCACTTTACGATCCTCAAAGAGCTATGTATTCTATAGAGGGGATGTTAAAAGCGTTTACTGTGTATGGACAAGAAAATTCCGCGTTTCGGTCATCTGCTATGGATTGCTTATCCCTATTGAGAAAAAGGATTCTTGAAATACGGGAATTTCATCATTGTAAACAAGGGAACGGGATTTCAGATTACCACCAGTTCAACCAGATGACCGCTGAGAAGATTTATGATGCCGCAGTATCGAGTGATAACTTTCATTCGGGGCGTATTTCATATGGTTCTCCTATTGATCCTAACATAGCTAATAACATCTAACAAAAGATATCTCGGTATTAGGAATTTCCTAATACCGAGATATCTTTTCACATATTCAATTTACTTGTAAAGTAATCAACCAAAGTGATTGATTTTTTTATATTGGTAGAAATATTCTTAAGCTCATCTGAATATGCCTCGTTCATTCCTTCCAAGTGATTCAACAGATTCAAAATCTCATGTTTGGTTCCACGAATCATAAAGGAAGTCTTTGCCGTTCTTGGCATGAACTCATAAAGCTCCAATCTTCTGAAGTGTACCTTTTTGTTTTTATTAGAAGATTTCTCTTCTGCAGTCAATTCTTTCAAGGTATTTAACCGGTAATTATCCAGAGCAGACACTGCTTCTGCATAAATTTCTTGGAACGCGTGTATCTGTTCAGGTACCTTATATTCTGAGGCAACTCCAATCACTGCTTTCAAATCCTTATAGTAATAAACCAGATTACTGTAAGCATGAAAAGCAATCAAGGTTTCCATCGATCCATGAATTGCAAAATGGAAGGTAATCTCGTCGTCAATATTTTTGAAATTAGAAATTCCATTGTAATTCATTTCTCCTCTTAACACATCAAATGCTTTTGTCATATCCTGAACAGAATTAAGCTTTGACATATCAAAGATCATAAGAGGAGTACGAATCTCAGTACAGCGAACTTTCTCATCTGCATCCTTATCAAAATCGTAGAAGAAGTTTTCCTGCATCTTTACATCGGTCATAATATCCACTGCAGAAAGATTTGACTCTACAAAATCAAAAAAGTTTTGAATGAACTTCTTGACACACAAGTTATCAAAATCCGGTGTATTCGGATCAACGAAGTCTTCTAACTTCTTACTCCATAAAGTAGAATCCGGAAAAGCATCTAATAACGGAACGATGTTTACTCCAATGAATCTTGCAACGATTTTAAATCGCAAGGATCCACAGTCAAACATCCCATAGCCATCATGCCCAATCTCGGAATTGTCTTTTAAGAGTAACCGATAATACGACCTTAAAGAATTTGATAAGTTGTTTAAGTTATCGATCATCGTTTGCTCTGCTTGGGTACTTGGATGATCAAATGATAACACAGATTTACTGATATCTGATGGAAGTGAAGTGAATGCTTTCTCTGTGTTTAAGATAAAGATAGAACCGCAGAACTTTCGAAGCATTAACAGTTCAATTCCTTTCACATCCGAGATATACAAATCAATTTCAATGTTTTCAAAAAATTGATACGCTTTCGTAGAAAAGCTCGTTCGGTCAGAACCAGCACTTCGATAAGCATCAATCAATTTATCCACACCACTAGAAACAACTTTTGTGATTTTCATAAAGTTTCATTCCTCCATTAATTCATAAAGTTAATATCTGAGATGTATTCACAGGTGCATAATCCTTGAGAATACATTAACTTATTACATCCATTACAGGACTGGGGATCTCCTGTTCCAATTTTATTCATGATTTCCTCTTTCGATTGAAATCCTCTTTTACAAGAGACCACCTGTGTTTTCGTACTATTCATTATACTATCCATGAATATCTCCTTTCTAGAAAAATAAGTTAATATCTAGTTTTTGATAAAATTTTATTCAATCATACATTTATGTAAAGTTTTTATGAAAATACCACGTATATTTACTTTCTTTATTTTATAACATGACATGATGATATCGATCAATGACTTCCCAACATAAAATATAGACTAAGGTTTAATAAACCTTAGTCTATATTTTTTATCAAAGAATTCACATGTCCTTTGACTTCTCCAAATGTCTTTCCTAACATCTTAAGTTCCAAGTTATAGAATTTTGAAAGAACGGATTTAGAACTAACAATGTGCTTCTTTCTTACAATCAACTCTTCTCGATCTTCCGAATCAAGACCGGAAGTATCATTTAATTTTAAGTAAGAGATTACCAGATTCTCTTCAATCACCAATGCGTCGGAGCAAGTATTTACCACATTAAAGAAGTTTCCAGGTTTCCCTTCTTTTTTCTCCGAGAAGGTAGATTCCATAGGTTCCAGTAATTTTAAAAATCCATTTACCATAAATACCATATCCGAAGAATCCTTCTGAGCGAATACTTCATCCACCAGATTATCCAACTTATCAATGGCTTTCATGATATCTTTTTCTTTCTTTACAAAGTCTTCGTGTTTTGTAATATTACCAGTAATATAGGTTTCTACCGTCTTTCCAAGATCTGGTAATCTTTTTAAAGCATCTAAAGCAAGCAAAGGATTGGTGATGGTTACCGTTCTTTTTGAAAAGTTTACATCCTCTTCACACTTACTTTGAATCTTCTTACAAGCTTCAATATATTCTTTAAAAGTTTTATCTTGTGCTTCATTTACGGTCTTTTCAAAAGAGTCGTAAATATTATCACAATACTTCTCTGCATTTCTAATACTATCATATATGTCATAGGATTCTACAAAAAGTTTACTCATTGTCTTTTCCTCTTTTTTGTTTGATATTAGTAAATTGTTTTTTTTTGTAAGAAGAAGTGAGATGATATATTATTTCTTTAGAAAAAATAAGGGGTGATGAATATGAGTAGTTCGGAAGAAGGATTTTTAGATATCATTGAAGCTTTGAATAACGCCTTATATATTGGGAAATATATAACAAAATATGAAGGTGATTACAAAAAAGATAAAAAGCGTGTGAATAAGTTACTAGAAGAAACAGAGAAAGGTAACTTTTACAAATATAGGAAAGGCTATGACGGAATTGATGAAGATGAGTGATATTACGTATAAATATTGGCTTTTTATTTTAAAAGATGAGTATATAGAGGATTCTCCATTAGATATCTCTGAGGATTATCCTCTATATGCTTATACAGATTCCAAAGAGTTATACAATCAGTTTTTGGAAGAAAGAGATGAAAATCGATTTCTCGTAGTAAAGAAGTATTTAAGAAAAGAAGAAGTTTCGAACCTCACAAGAGAATATCGGAATTTCTATTTAGCAAAAAGAGAACTATCTACTTCATCAAAAAATAATGAACCGGAAAATATCTCTTTGGTGATGACCCTAGAAGAAGAGAAGATGATGAACTTAGAGTCGATGTGTATTTTAAATAACTTCGTTTATAAATTCGAACCATTCCCTGTGGGAATCTTTGTGGATTCGATTTTAAAAGCATTAAAGGTATTAAGATATCACGACTTAATGAAAGTTCATGAAGGAGAAAGCACAGTTTCCATAGGGATCAATGAACTTAAAGAATTTCAGATTAAGATTGATGAACTGGGAGTTTTCATTAAACTATTCAAAAACACATTTAAAGGGTAAAGACTATGAAAATTTACATTGCGCTTTTGAGTATTACGGACAAAGAGAAAGGTTCTACCAATGCCTTTCAATTAAATGCTCCTGTTTTAAAATGGAACTATATCAAAGAGTTGGATAAATGGGAAACCATTTACGCTTGGACGAACAAAAAGAAACTCATGAAAGAGTTTAAAAATATTCATGATAAATCTAAGTTTCGTTATTTCACAATTACGGGAGACGAAGCACGAGATGCTTACAAAGACTTATCAAATAATTACGAAATGATGAAGCTTTACATGGGGGAGTATAAAACCTTTGATAATGAAGAATCCGAATACACACTCCCAACAAACCATTTTGAAAGTGATTTATGCACTGGAGAAGATGTGAAGTATAGCTTCATGGAAATGCTTGTTTCCAATAAAGATTATCCAGATATTAGATCCTTTTCAAATAAGCTTGTAACCTCTTTGGAGAAACTTGGATATGGTGATTTTTATATGACCTTTGCGTTTTATGGTCCAGATCTTCCAGAAGATGAAGAAGAGGATGAATCCCTTATTGGTTATTTTGATCGGAGTGCAGTTTTTGAAGATAATAGATCGTATGCACCTTATCCAAATACATATCTTTCAGAGATTGCTCCCATTATTGGAAATGAAATTCAATTTGATGAATTGAATGCATATATCTTTGCATTCGGAAACATCCTCAATTTTTAGGAGGCAAATATAAATGATCGTTTATTCGTTCTTTTTAAAAGTCTCAGAAGAAGACGTTATGAATAAAACTTATAAGTTTCTGGAAGATTATAAGCACTGCTTAAAAGAAACTTACAATGGACTCCATCCGGTGAAGAAAACATCGGATGGAAATTATTTAATCCTATATGCAATTACAACAAATAAAGCGGCGAAGACTTTATTCCAGATGACAAGAGATCCGAATATCTTTACGCTTTATAAGCAAGATATTGACAAAGATAAATGGAAGCGTATGAAGACGCAGCTAACAGATGCCTTTATTAGGGAAGAAGTTTTGACAGATGTCTCAGAGAGTGAATCTGGTTATAAAGAAGATAAGGTTTCTTTGGTAATGACTAATTATGAATACGAACTTGTAAATGATGAAAATGGAATCATTCTTTCGATTCATGATTATATCTATGAAGAGGAATTAAAGAAGAATGAATCCGAAACTCCTTTGATTCCTGTTGAGTTATTCACGAAAAGCGTTCATAAAGCATTGGTTTTTACAGGATATCGATATATCATTCCCTTAGTTCAAGATAATTGCGGAGCAAATAATGGGGATGATCCAGAATATATGGAAACAGAGTTTAATATCGATTTAAGAAACTTCTTTGATAAATTTCAGGTGAAGACGTTTCCTTTATTTGTTTACTTGTTCGGAAATACATTAAGAAAGGACTGTTTGAATTGAAGGTGTATTTAATCTATGCTCTACCATCTGTGGTACGACCTGGATCGGTTGATACTGGTTCGAAAGAGCTTTATGCAATTACAAATAAGAAGAAGTATTTCAAGAAGTTTATGAGTATCCGAAAACCAGAGCTATTTACCGTAAGAAAAGAAGAGATGGAAAAAGAAGAATACACAGCGATCTGTAATCGCAATAGAGAGTGTGTTCTTCAGGAAGTTATCTATAACTCGGTAAAAGAGAATTCTTATCCAGAGAATTTAACCCAACGGTTTTCGGATATCTTAGAAGACTATCCATTGGTTCTCACCTTCTTAGAGGTACAAAGTGTGGAGGAAGCAAGATCTCAATTCTTGACAAGACTAGATATTAAATTTATTCCTCCCTATATTTTATCAAAGCATCTGATGAAATATTTAAAGAAGTTATATTATCATTGCTTATATCGAATGAATTTGGGTTTTTATCCAGGCTATTATGAGGTTCTCTCTGAGGAAGAGAGAAGGGAAAAAGATCTCGATTTTATGTATTACACAGCAATGAAATCGAGTCAGGAATATGATGATGATTATGAACTTCCGGATATTTACGTGAATGAACTGGATGTGTTTTTAATGATCTATGGTCATTTACTAAAATAAGAATATTGATATATTATTTTTGTGAATACTTATAGTTAATGAAACTTGAGTATAAAAAATGTAAAATGTTAAAGGAGGACAAAACTATGTCAGAAACAACAACAAACGAGAACTTGTATCAGGAGGTAAGACCTGTGGATAAACTGTATCCCACAGATCTTCAGCCTCAGGAAACCAAGATGAGTGTGTATTCCGCACTCACAAAGAGAAAGACCTATGAAAAGCGTATGCAGAAGCTGAGCAGCTCAGAGTATGTGATTGCGGCTAAGGTTGGTGAGAAAACCATAAACGGCGTAGACAAAGATGATATCGTCAACAAGTTGAAAGCAGCATACGATTCCAGGGTTGCCGTGATTCGTAACTATCATACATTGAATGGTGCAATTACGAAATCCAATGCCGTTACAGAGCTTACAGTGAATGGTGAGACTTATACCGTGGCGGAAGCAATCAGCCGGATGAATCAGATTGATACGGAAATTGGATTTCTCGATGATGTGAAGAAAAGCATCACCAGAGCAAATATGCTGGTTACCAGCAAGTCTGAAAACCTGCTGAACGAGGAATCGATTCTGGACTATGTACAGAACATGATGAAGGCTTTTCCGGAGAACATGGCAACTACCGATGCAGAAACGGTTGAGACTCTTCAGAAGAGATTCCGCCAGGAGTACATTGACAGAAATACTTGGGGACTGATTGATCCTTATGGATTGGCAGATTCCATCGATGACAAGATCGAAGCACTTAAGACCTTCCGGGATGAGTTTAATGAGGCTCTGAATGTTTCCAACATCCAGACCATCATTACTGTGAAGCTGTTTTAGTACATAAGAACACGGCACGAACTGAATGAAGTAGGTTCGTGCCGAAAAAAGAACCCATGAGGGGGATTCAGAGATTTTACCAATATCCGATGAAAATACCTCAAGCAATGATTAGTATGTCATGATATACTATTCAGTCTCCTAACAACTTTATTTACGGGCAAATATTTACGTTATTGCTCTGAATACTTTTGTGGGTTCTTTTTTTGTAGTGTGAAATAACACGCAAAACACATCTTTAAAGGTAGGTGTGTAAAAATGTCAAAAATAAAGAAAACCAAATTAGGAAAGATGCAATCTTTCGATTATGTTTTAAGGGTGGATTCTGAAAAAGCAAAAGATAAAATTATTAAAAGAGTGGAGAGAATCGTAAGAGGATCTTTGGAATATCGAGATTTGATGTTTTATTTAAAAGAAAACCTGGATTTTAATTCTTGTGCTTTCTTTCACAACATCTCAAATTCTGGAGATTCCAAAGCAAGAATTGAGATTCACCATGAACCATTTACGTTGTATGATATCGTAGCGATTGTATTAAACAAATACATGGAAACTGGAATGCCGATTAATGAATCTTATATTGCAGAGGAAGTTATGGAACTTCACTATCGAAATATGGTGGGGCTCATTCCTTTGTCAAAGACGGTTCATCAGTTGTATCATTCCTCGATAAAGAATGATACCGGAAAGTTGTTTATTCCAATCAATATGGTGTATGGGAATTTCAAAGAGTTTGTAAAAGAATATGCAGAGTATATCGAAGATCCCATTTACGAAAGATTCACAAACAGAATCGAAGCTACGAAAAATTTAACAGAAGAGTCTTTCCAATCCCTTCAGAAAGAATTTGAGTATCTTGAAATTGAAGGGGTAGATAAAGTAGAAAAAATGGAAGTAGAAGGCGAAGCCATAGCCTAATTTCATGTGAAAGTATCTATTGAAATATAAATAGATACTTTCACAATTCTTTTTATATTTCACAAATATATTATTTGTTTGTAAATATGTAGATTAAGTATTGAAAGGAGAATTTAACAATGGGTAGAGAGGTAGAAGAATTTGTACTCGATGCTGACTCAGAGAATCCCATAGATCTATCTCAACCGACGAATTTACAACCGACAAAAGATGTTGAGCATTCCATATTGGAACCTATGGATATAAAACCATTACGGTTGCCGCAGAGTCAGATCGATAAAATGTATGCGGAGTATGATGAAGTCTGTTTGAACGACTTCAAGGATATGTATCATATGTCCGAAGAAGAAAGGAAAGCGACGCTTCGATTCTATGAAGCATTCAAGGGAGTTCGAAAGATGAAGATCAAACACAGAAGATTGGATTCTTATATCGAAGCATATCGTATTTCCATGAAGTGCTTAAGAGAAGTGGCAGAAGGGAATCTTATCTATGATCCAGATGTATTTGTCCAGAAAGTATTGAAAGGATCTATTAAGGTATCTGGTCTTAAGATTCCGAAATATCTCGGAAAAGGAAAGAAAGACATTAACTGGGATATTGTAACGGAGTATATCTTAAACGAGGATCTGGATCCGAAGGATTTGATAAAGAAATCAAATGAATCTTTCTGGGAAGAAGTAACGGATGATGATGTGAAAGACTTCGAGAATCTGGAAGGATGTTCTTTGGAGGAATATATGAACTCCATTGAAACACTCTCCGAAGAAGAGATGGAGAAGATCGATCTGGATGAGGATGAGGTCGAAGGAAGAAACATCGTGGTTCCGTTAAAGAAGAAGAATCAAAGAAAACTTCTGAAAGGAAATCGAAGCCTTGTGATGGGAATCAACGATTCTAGAAAAGCACAAAGAGCGAGAGACCGGATATCCTCTTCTTGGGCATATGAACTTACAGCATCGTCTTTTGATGAAATCAGAGCGATGGATGATGAGAGGGAGAAATTAAATAAAGTTCCGAAGTTTAAAGGAAATATTTTCCATGGAGGAGATGTGGATAAATATCTGGCAACTTTGGAGCAGTTTGAAAGAGACCATGTAAAAGTGGTGATTCGGAATCGTGCTTATACGCAGGATGAAGCAGACGAGTTGGAACTCAAGGAACTTCTGGAACGAAATGGACTCAATATCAGAAAGTTCTATTCCTATAAAGAAGATGAGAAGAAAATGCGTCAGGCAAAGAAGCGGGATGAGAAGAAAATCAAACGGCTTAAGAGAAGTCTTGCAGAAGCAAAGAAGCGGTATGAAGAAAGAGATTCCGGTGGCGGTGTAAATACCAAGAAGAAGAAAAAGAAGAAATCCAAGAAATCCGATAATAAGATCGGAAGGTCTGCAGGATATGATTCTTTCGAAGATTACGCAAAGCAGATGGAGTCATGGGAGGATTAATGAATCATGGAAGAAATACAACTTCATAGTATGATTAAGAAGTATTTTTGCAAGGATTTAATCTTCGAATTGGATAAACTGTCAATGATGCATGATGTGGACAACAATTCAAAGAGCATTGTCTTGCAACAAACTCTGAGAGCATACAATGTAGACTTTAGTCCATTGGGAAGTGGAACGAATCGGTTTGCAATTCTGATTGAGGATTACTGTTTTAAGTTCGCATTGGATGAAGATGGCAAAACTGATAATAAAAGAGAGTTCATCTATTCGAAAGCGGCGCAGCCTTATGTAATTAAGTTTTATGAGTGTATGCTCAATGGATTAATCGGAGTTTGTGAATATGTAGAGGTATTCACAGAGGATGACTTTAATATGTCATCCAATCAGATTGCGATGAGAAAGATATTGAAGATTTTAAATGAAACGTTTTTGATCGGAGATATCGGAATCACCACAAAGAATTATGAAAACTGGGGATATCGACAAACCGATGGAGCAATTATCATTTTGGATTTTGCTTACATCTATCAGTTATCCTATCAGGTATTTCAGTGTACTTGTGAGGACAGAGGAATACTTTATTACGATAACGATTACAACTATCTAATTTGTCCGTTTTGTAAAAAGAAGCACTCCTTTAGAGATGTGCGAAGGAGAATCCCGAGGAAACAGGAACAAGATGAGATTGGAGATATCCGTACGAAAGGATATACGGTAAAAGAAGAATATTCCATGGTACCGCTTAATCCGAAGTTTACGGACGTACCGAAGAAGAAGGTAAAGAAAGAAAAGCCTGTAGACACGAAGAAGAAATCTCAGTATGATTCCTTGGAGGATTATCAACCAACAGCGGATGAAATGTTAGAGAAGTATATGAAAGGAGACAACTAACGATGGGAAAGAAAACAAAATTTTCCGGGTTTGAGACTGATTATGCAAATATGACCGTGGATGATCAGTTGAAGAAAAGCCAGGAAATCGAAGAAATGTTAAATTCAATAGGTGGTGCGAAACCGGCACCACCTGTGAAAGACGAGGAGAAGTTTAAGAAATCTCCTGCAAGACTTACTGTGCATACCATTGATTCGTATCCGAATCAGGAGCCTTTGCGTATCGATCCGTCCGTTAAAAGCACGAATCAGAAATCCGATGTAAAATCCATCGGAGGACTTATGGGTGGATTGGAAGAGAATGAGGAAGAAGAGGAAACTGGTCTTGCCAAGATTCTTTCTGAAAAGTTAAGTGAACGTACAGAGAAAACGGTCCCACTCTTTACCCCAAACGAATCTTCCTGCAAAGTTTTGGGAATCCAGATTCATTCTGATTCTCCTACTGAGACTGAAGAGGATGATGATGAGGATGAAACCATTGAAGATATCGTGGAAGAGAATGAGCCGAAAACTTTAGATGAAGCTTTTCCGGTTTTGATTCTTGATGATGAAACAGGAGATCAGGTAATCAATGATCCTTGGAAGACTTTCAAGTCTCATGTGCTTAGCACCTTCGGACTGCTTAAAGCAAAGTGCGATTATACATCAGAGGATTACAAAGCTTGCAGGTCTTTCGTTGAAGTTGCAATCGCAATTATCGCTGGACCCGTATTGGTAGTTCGTCAGGGAAATCAGTTGTTCAAGAGCTTCGTCAACCAGTTGGTGAAGATGGATAACACGAAGGTTTTCGTAATGAGTTATACCGAAGATGGGGTTACAGCAAACGGAGAACCTGTAGTTGATTTTCTGGTGTATTATATCGATGATACCACAAAGACTGGAATCCAGCAGTTCTTAGATCAGGCAGAACTGGAAGAAAACTCCATTGCACTGGATTATATCAATGAGGTATTGACAAAGGCAACCTCAAGATTCGAGAATCCGTATGTAGATTTTGAGTATCTCTCTGGTTTGATTGAAGATACGGAATCTTCTGATGATGATATTGAGTACTTCTTGAATCTTCTTCAGGATGAGGATGACACGGTTTTGGGAGATGGTGGAATCGATTACTTCCTTGAGACATTTGTGATGGATTTCAAAGAGATCATCAAAGCGTTCAAGCATTATGCAAACGTTTTGAACTACTACTTCACAGTGTACAGGGAAGATCATAAGGATGAAGAGACCATGGAACTTCCGGAGAACTTCTTGACAATTCATAAAGTCGAGAACACAGCTACTAAGAAAGAAGAAACGAAAGTAGAAGTGGAAGTAAATGCTTCTACAATAACGCAAGTAAGTGAAGACGAGAAAGGCGAAGACAACATGAACGTTATTCTTGTTTCAAACGGAAGCGATGAAAAGATCGCAGAGACACTTGGGATCCCTATTGATGAAGCAGATGATATGGACTTTGATATCGATGTTCCGCAGGAGCCTGTAAAAGAGGAAACTGAGATGGAAGAAAAAATCGAATATGCATCGTCTCATGAGGGAATCCAGAGGCTTGGATCGAAACCTCATAATGGTCCGTTGATCATTAAGAGAAATTAAAAGTATAAGGGGTTGAGAAAAATCAACCCCTTTCTTTTTTACAGAGATATACTATTTTTAGGAATGAAACTTATACACGGAAAGGCTAGGGTGATATTATGATTTATACGATGAACACAAAAACCTTTATGAAAGTCTTTTCAAAAGAGGATCCAAAGAAAATTGAGAAAACACAGTTCGTAATCATTTCCAAGAGAATTCGGAAAAACTATGATGAGAAGTCTGTGATTTTATGCAGAGATTTATTCCCACCAGATATTCTTCTTGCAGATTACCGGATTGGATTGGATCCAGACTTTTTCGAAAAGGAATACAAAAAGTATTTAGACAAACACAAATTAACTCTTGCGGTGATTATCAAAGGAGTCATTGAAGAAAGAATCCCTGTGATCTTCCTTTGTACTTATAAGGAATGGGGACTTAAGTATATGAAGGTCTTATCCAAATATGTGAAAGAAGAGTTTGGGTATCCCTTGGTAGACTATAAGAAGTACAAGTTGAAAAAGGAAGTTCCCACCATGAGGGAATTAAACTTAGAGGCTTGCATTGAACGGTGTAACGAAGTCATTGAATCTGAAACGAAAAGGAAACACAAGGAATTAATGAAGACTCCTTCTGGGAGAAAAGAACTTGTGGTGAATATGAGTACAGAAGAGATGAAGAAAACCTTAAAGAAGATGAATATCTATTCTGCAGGGTTAGACAGACATACAATGAAAGAACTTCTTTATGAGTTCTTTGTGAGGTAAATTATGCTACCAGAACACTTTGAAAAGAAGTCTGCGTTTACGAATAAAAATATTCTCTATCTATTCAACCGCACTATTTATGAATACGATATGCACAGCGCGGATATTAGCTTAATTGAGTACTACAAGTTATTACCAAACAAAGAGATTGAAAAAATTCGATCTTTAGATAAACAAAGAAGAGTTGTCTATATCGGTAAGAAGAGAAAAGACGCTGAGTTTTCAAAGAAGTTAAACGATGCTTTCGAAAAGATGAGAGCAAAGTTTTACGAAGAGAACAACTTAGATCTTAATGATATTATTTCCGTAAAGAAAGATGCCATATTCACAACCAAGCTTTGTGAAAAGACTACCTTCAAAACGGTAGAGTTCCAGGTAAAGAATATCTATTCTTCTTTCATGCAGTTAAAGAACTTAGAGTTTTATTATTCTCCTGAGAAGTTAGATGTGAAAGGAATCGATGATGAGATTCTAAAACTTCATGAAGATGGCATGATGAAGATTCTTAGAACTTACTTTAAGAAGATGGAAACCGGAACGGTACAAGACGTAGTGGTGTACTTGAATCGAATTTGTAGCAGGTATAAACTGCGTGATTTATCAGTAGATTTTTACAGGGAATTTAATACCAACTCAAAATTTAATGTGATTGGAACGGAGGATCAGTACAATGATTATTGGGAAGACAAAAAGAATGAACTGGACATCTCTTACAACTTCACAACGATTTTGATTCCTTTAGTGAAAATCGCGATATAAAATATCTTAGCATGTAAAAAACATGCTAAGATATTTTTTTCTTATTTTACAAAATCAGATGTCTGTAATTCTGAGTTATAGGACTCCACTGTTTGTAATAACACAGAATACGTTTTATCCACAATATAATGCATGAGATATTCTGGAGTGTAGAATAATCCTTCGGTTTTAAATAAAGCCGGATTAATTCCTTCAATCACATTGTTACTAATTTCTTTGATCCCTACATCCAATTTTGTAATATCGTATTTTTGACGAATTGCCACAAAAGATCTTAAATAACTATAAGTTTCATTTGCAATCATATCGTCAATGAGTTCTTTCACTTTATTGGTAAGCTCAATATCACCAATCCCTAAGGGTTTTGTTTCTTGGGGTTTCTTATTCATCTCAATAAGCTCATCTAAGTTCGTTTTGAGTTTGATGATCTTTTCTTCCCCATATTCCATTTTCTCTTCGTCGGACATTGCTTTGACTTTGTTTAATTTTTTGATGAGACGTTTCTTTTTTCGTGTATTAACACTTTCATCAACATAGTTATCAAATCCCATAGCTGCGCCCCAAAAGATTCCAAGGGAAAGCACACATCCAATACATATTAATGCGAAAATTTCAAAAGCACTCATAATAAAGTCCTCCGTTATTTTTATACTTATATGGATTGTGTCAAAAGATGTGAAAAGTCAATATTCTCATTGATATATCATTTTTGTGAATTCGAATAGATATAGTAATAAAAACTATACTATCCAGAATGAAACTGAATATGGAACCATAAAAACTTAATACAATTCCAAGGAGGAAAAAGTTATGAGTACAAATTTTATGAATCGTTTTAGTTCTGTAGTGTTGGCGCTGAGCGTTGGTATCATGGTTGTCTATGCTTTAAGCTTCGTTGTTGCAGCAATGATAGTTCTCTAATCATGGATAACAGATAAACAAAATAGTCACAATGAAAAGGAGGAAAAGACTATGAGTATTATTAAGGATTTCGTTGTTTTAAAACTGGAGCAGGTTGATTGCAAAGTGAAGTTCTGGAGAAAGCATAAGGTTATAGGAACTGCTATATTACTAGTTGGTACTTACGTTGCTATCAGAAATATCGTTACCCTGCATCGTTCCGCGAAGAAAGCCATTACTGAGATCGTTGAGAGTCAGGAAAAGATCGACAAGGATATTGCAGAAGCAAATACATCCGAGGATGATCTTGAGTTCCTTGATCTTGATGAAGAGGATGACTATGATGAGGAATCTCTCATGAAAAAGGCGGTAAGTTGGGACGAAGATCTTTAATAAGCAACAACATAAAGAAGGATGCTGCTGGTTTTGGCAGGTCCTTCTTTTTTGTATCTTTTCTGTGTTCCTGAATATCCGTAAGTCGAAAAGTCATTTATCTCAGTGATATATCATTATTGTGAATTCGAATAGATATAACCTTAAGAAAGCTATATTATTCAGAATGAAAGTGAATATCACACCAATCAGAATATCTAGTAGGTTACGAACGATTCTGAAATCTATTAATCATGGAGGAAATGATTATGTTGAAAAATGTGAAAGAAGTTGTAAAGAAAATGGTTGCTGAAATGAATATGAATCTCCCAGTACGTAAGTATGGAGAAACATATTTCGATTGGTATTGCAGAGCTTACAATCTTACTCCTCATGAAGCTGGCAGAATTATTATTTTAGCAACTGATGATGCAACTAGACAGTATCGCCTCGATGATCCCTTCATCGAGAGAGCAAGCAGGATCTTCAATTCTATGATTGCCGCTTGTAGAGTGGTTGATCCTACCCATCCTGATCTTTATGAATTTAACTTCAAAGATGATCCGGATTTCTTCTTGGAAGAGGATGATGATTTCTACAAGTTCTGTTTCATCGCTACCTACAACTCCGAATTAACTAGAACCGATGTTGCACAAGAAGTATTTAACTGGTTCAATACGCTTTGTGACAGAAACAACTTGGACGTTCTTGAAATGCAGGCTCGGATACTTACAGCAGATTTTTAACAACTGTTTCTATGATCCAGAGGAGGGAAAGACATGACAGATGAGAACAGAAAAACGTTCTATGAAATTCAGCAGCTGGAACAAGAACTTCAGGATTACAAGGTATTAAAAGCTCAGTACGAATACGAGATTACAAATCTTGTAGACAGAGTTTGCTTCCCTGAAGAACGTAAAAGTGCAATCAGCAGACTGAAAGAGTCCATAAGAGATTTGGACAAAGCAATTGCAGAAACCCGTAAACAAATTTCAGAGTTGGAAGGAAGGTTTATACCTGAAAGAGGAATGACACCTAAAGAGTGTAAAGCATTCTGGGGCTTGCTCTTGTTTCCAGAGAGAATGAGGAAAATGCGAAAAGAAGTTGAGGAAATTAAGAAATTGAGGAAAATGCAAAAAGAAGCTGAGAGAATCACTGAGCAGGTGAACCAAATCAATGAACAAGTTAGAGAAACCAATCAGGTCATTTGCAATGAGCAGAACGATTTGTTCAGACGCACAACCAAGTAGAAAGGAGAATCATTATGAAAGACTTTTCAAACAAATTATCACTGGACGTTACCGTATCGAAAGAGGTTGTATGGCTTTCGATCATCGGTGCAGCTACATTTGGATTTTGCTACAAGTCAAACAGGGACAACAGGCTCAAGAAGGACATCGAAGAGATGAAGTTAAACAAAGAGCTGAGAGAAAGATGGATCAACATGCCTCCTGAAGCAAGAGAGAAATATCCGATGTAAGTCGAACCAATTGAGTACAAAAAATATGGAGCTGGGTTATTCCTAGCTCCATATTTTTTTGTCTAAATCAAGTAATCCGTAATCGTTTGAACCAGAGATCATAGATCGATCAATGTAACGGTTTATTTTTTCTCTAAAATCAGGACCTATCGCTTCATTGTATTTTTGAATGAATGCATTTAAATCCCCATATGCTTGATCAATTGAAATAAAGATATTTCTGTCATGAACCTGCTCATGCATTGTAGAAGATAGCATCACCAACTGCACCATATTTTTTTCGTGACAAGTTAATACTTCGTCAGCAATTCGGTACGTTGTGATTTTATTCTTATGCATTAAGTTCCATTCTAACACAATACAGCAATAGTCATACAGCGTAAAGATTGGTCCATGATGCAATTCAATATCCGCATCGTCCTTTGTAATATTTGTTAAAACCTGACAGTGGTCAAGCTTTACTTCATCCATTAAGAATTTCTTATATTTGGAATACCGATCCGAACTTCTTACTTGCTTTTCAACGTCTTTTACAAATTTCGTATAAGAGTCTAAATTTGAAAAGTAGTCTTCGTCCTTATAAAACGGTATTTGATAAAGGGATTTCTTGGAATCCACAAATGGTAATATAGAACGATTTTCAGAATTTTCTGCATATTCAATATCAGGCAAATTTTTTGGCATGTTTTTATCACCATCCTTTATTCATTTTGTTGAAGGGATGAAAAACGAGTGACCTTAGCAATCTAAAGTCACTCATTCTTCTTTCGACATAGCAACGGGTATTTTCATCAAACCTAAGAAAAACACGGGAGGCATTTAAACTGATCTTACCATGAAAAAGAACACCAACTTACCAGCTAGAAAACGTGAAATGTTACTATGCCTTATAGAATTGTCATATATTTTAAAACATTTTTCACGGCACATTTCTTTAACCAAAAAGAAAGAAGGTATATTGAGATGAATTATGAGACTTCGGAGTTAAATCCGTTATCGCAATTATACGAAGAATTAAATACAATTCTTTCTGGTCTTGTAGTGAAATTCAGTGTCAAAGCAGAAGCTTACGAAACTTTGGAATCAAAGAAATATGTGGACTGCTATATTGATGCAGTAAACCAACGAGATAGCTTTGGAACACATGAATACACTGATGCAGATTTTAATGCAGCTGGAGTCTACAGTGAATATCTAATCGAAAGATATAAGACAGATCCAAAGGTGATTCCATCTGCTGTAGCAGATTTGCTCTTAGCAAATAAAAGAGCAGAAATTATAAATAACTTTAGTGAACCGAATGACTACTACAGAGAGCTTAGTGGTCTTCCTCCTTTAAAAACTTCAGGAGGAACGATTGTAACCTCTCTTATGAATCGATCACTCACCGTAGTAGTTGATGAAGATAATGAACTTAAGAATGATTATACCTCGATGAGAATTACCGAAACCGCAGCGTA